TCAGCAAGTGTTGGAAGTATGAAATCCTATAATGGAACTTCATATGATTATACTATTACACCTGCAAAAGGCAAAAATATAAAACTAGAGCACATTCAAAAGATTACTAATCCACTAGATGCTGTAAATGGAGGCAAATTAACTCCTAATACAGATACTATTGTTTATGCTAATCAAATCACAACTGCTACTAGTACAGTTTCTAGTTTAAGTTCTAAATCTGTTACAGCATCATCTAGGGCAGATACAGGATGTAAATCTAGCTGCAGTGGATTGTGCTATACAGGATGCTATAGTGGCTGTAGTGGCTGTAGTGGTGGTTGCAGCGGAAGCTGTGATGGTATGTGTGACGTAGCATGTGCTAGCCAACTTATGAGTGGTAATTGTATGGGAGCATGCTATGAAAATTGTGATGGAGGTAATTGTACTGCAGATTGTGGTGGATCCTGTGGAAATGCTAAATTTTGGTTGAATTAAGGAGATAAAATATGGAATATTATATAAAATCAATAGATCCAGATAAAATTGTTGATCAAGATCTAGCTCTTTTTCATTTTTTGAATAGAGAAGATTTCTCTGTTAATGATATTTATAATCATATAAATGGAAATATCAATAAAAATAATATAGTTTATATTTTATATTATATGGGTCAATTCAATAAAATAGATAGTAATTATGTTTTTAATTCTTGGCTAAATTATGTAAAGTCGAAAATAGATATTATTGCAAATGGATGCAATTATAAATTTAATAATGATTATGAAAAATATATTATCTCTTTAGGACTTGCAATAAGAACTTTTTATTTCAAAATCTTAGATAATAATAAAAAATATTTTCAAAATGTTTTTACAAAAGATTTTACAGATTCAATTATTAATCTTAATCTTAGTGAATTATCTGATGAAATTATATTTTCTTTATATTATATAATTTCAAGTATGATTTTATTTTTTAGAAATTCTACTGATGATAATTTTTCAACCATGATTAAATTAATAAAAATGAGAATGGATATTCAAGAATCTTTTGAAAAGATCAGTAATACTCAATATAATATAATCCATGGAGAAAACTAATATGGAACATAAAATTGAAGATATTCAAGAAGCAGAATTGGAATATATTGAACGATTATTTTATATATATAAAAGCTATGAAATAATGGTTAAAATTATTTTCGATTCACTACAAGAGAATGAATCTAATAGTAAAAAAGAAGAAGTGCTAAAGAAATATTCAGATAAATTAAGACTGTCTTTTATTGAATTAGATTATGCCCGTAGAAAAATTATTTCTAATCACTTACCAAAATTAGATCATGAGATTGAATATATTTTTGATTTTGAAAATCGTGAGGTACGATATAGTGATTAAACGATCTGAAGATTATTCTAAATTTATCGAAAGAATTTTTAGAAATGATAATAATAACAATGAAAATTATTTTAAATGTAGAACAGTAACATTTCAAGTCACCAATCAATGCAATTTGAGATGTTCATATTGTTATGAGCATAATAAGAAATGTGGATCAATGAACATTTATACGGCTAGAAAGTGTGTCGATACACTTTTAGATATGTATAATAATGGTGATTTTATTGGTGATTTTTCTAAAGGATTGATAATCGATTTTATTGGTGGCGAGCCTTTGATAGAAGCAAAGTTAATTGAATCGATTATCGATTATTATTTTTACCAATGTGAAGAAAGAAATATACCACTAGCACCATTTACAAGATTTTCATTTGCAACCAATGGACTTTTATGGTTTACTCCAAATGCTCAACACCTATTTAAAAAATATCATAATTTTTTAAGATGTACAGTATCGATTGATGGGGTACAGGAATTACATGATAAATATAGAATAGATCAATTCGGAAATGGATCATTTGAAAAAGCATATGCTGCTTTTCTTGATGGAAAAAAGAAATATGGCTGGATAGATAGTAAAATGACATTTACTCCTGGGTCTATTAAATATATTTCTGATTCTATTAAGATGATGATAAATAATGGCTGCATGAATATTCATTGTAATTTTGCATATGAGCCAGAATATACAATAAAAACAGCAAATGAAATATATGCAGAATTAAAGAAATTATCTAATTATTTGATAAAATCTAAATATAATGGATATATCACAATGATTAATGACAATATAGGAGATATTGATATCTCTGTAAGAAATTATTGTGGAGGCACTGGAGCAATGCTTGCATTTGCTCCTGATGGAAAAGTATATCCTTGTATTAGATATGCGCCTATATCCATTGGTGATGAAAAAGCATCTAAAATTTGTATTGGAGATTGCTTTAATGGCATTTATCAACGAGATAGTGAAAAGAAAATAAAAGAAGAATTAGATTCTATCACTAGAGAATCTCAATCTCCTGAAAAATGCATGATTTGCCCAGTATCTCAGGGATGTGGCTGGTGTTCTGGATATAATTACGAACTTTATGGGACAGCAAATAAAAGATATACTGGAATCTGCTATGCACATAAAGGTAGAGTATTGTCATCTTGTTATTATTATAATAAACGGCATATGGAATTAAATGATGTTGAACCTAAGAAGATCAATCTTCCATATAATGAGGTAGTAGATATTCTTGGTAAAGAAGAAGCAGATTATCTATTTAATCTAGAAAAAGAAGCATTTAATAAGTAACGAATAATATCCATTTTATAAATACTGAAATATAATATAGAGGATAGAGATCACTCTCTATCCTCTATTAATTTTTGATTTTTGACTTAGCATTATAATAATTAGGAGGTTTATAATATGAAAGATAATATTCTTAGAATTTCTATTATTAAGGCATTTGCATATCATATAAATATTAAGAGATATGCTATATTCTTAGAAAGATGGTCATTAAATGGAAAAGAATTATATTGTATCGGGCATGTAAATTTTTTAAATTCAAATTGGGGAATCGAACATAATATGCCTTGGCTAAAAATATATACAAGGTCTGAGTTTTCATTAAAAGATGCTGCAGAAAATAATTATAATGATCAAATCTTAGCATTAAAAAATCTTCCAGATATTGATGATATTACAGAATATAAAGATATTAAAAATGATTATAGAGAATATAATATTTTTAATGCAGGAAAAGAATTTTATAAAGATCCATATGGAGGTATAGATCTATTTGATAACTGTGAAGAATTTAAAAGGAGTATAAAAAATGGAATATAAAATTAAAGCACTTAAGGTTTCTAGTATTCGTGGATATATTGTTGTCCTAGAGGAGTATAGTTTACCTGAAAAATATACTACTTATAGAGTTCATCTTCACATACCTGGAATTAAGCAAATCTTTAAAGATTATCCGTCTACTGCAATTTCTGCAGCTGATAGATATTCTAACTTCAATGAAGACTATAAACAAATTCTTGATACTTATGCAGATTGGGTAACAGAAATCAATAATATTGATATTGATTCCGATACCATTGCATTTCTTGAATATCCTAAATATGTAGATTCAGATAAAGATAAAGTTCATATTCCAAATGGATATTATCTGTTAAGAGGAACTATTGAGCATGATATTGAAGTTTCTATAAATGAATGTGCTGATAGTAATGAATACGTATATTCCGGAACTCTGAAATTTGCCGATGGCGATACGTATATTTTTGTATATGATTATGATACAGCAAGTGCTGATGATTTAAAAGATTTACTTAATAATTTTATACTTGAATGCTATGATCTAAATGGAAACTATATTCATAATTATGATGTATTTAAAAAGCATGGATATGATACTGATACATTTGGTAACATTATTGAAAATATTCTAAATGAAAAAGTAGATGCTTTTCGTGAAAAGAGTAAGGAGAATAAAAATGGAAGTACAACTTAAATCTATTAAACATGAACTTCATAAATGTTCTACTGTAGATTATGTAGAAGAATTTGCCGAATGTATTATTAAAGATGAGCATACTAGAAAATGTATCATTGAAAGACATACCAGCAAATATACTACATATAAAAATACATTAGATAATTTTGTATTTAGAGATGCCGATGATAATATCATTGGAGAGATTAAATATGAAATATGCTATAATAAAAAATCTTATGAGATTATAAAAGAATTACCTTATGAATATATTGGTCAACTAGATTTTATGGCATTTCTATTAATGTATATTTATTATAATCCTGCATGGAAAGGATTTATGGAAATTAACAATGAAAATTAAATTAGAACCAAGATATATCTATAGACAATTTTAATGATAAAATATTCCGGAAGAGTATAATCTCTTCCGGATTTTATTTATTTTAATTAGATATTATAAAATTGATAAAGGCAAATAGTTTCTTTATCAAAGTATAAAAATCTTTTATAAGGAGGTCCAAAGATTATGGACATCAGTAAAATGAATAAACTTTTTATTTCAGGTGGATTAAATAATGATAGAGAATTATTACTTCATAGAATAATTGATTCTAATGATGATAATGTTAGACTTGCATATTTGTTTAATTCATCTAGTATACAACAATTTATTGGAAATACCGTTGCGATTACTGAGAATAGATCATTTATCATCATTACATATTTAGATGATGAAAAAGTATCAATTATGGTTGGTTCTAATATTGGCAGCGATTATAAAATTGAATCATCTATTGATAAAAATACATATTATCTATCTGATATATTTGATACAAATATTGATCGCATAACTAATGCAAAAGTTTTAATTGCTGGTAAAAAAGAAATAAATAATTATATTAAATACATGGTATCAAATATAATTATTCAACTTAAAATTCTTGCTATACATTCAGAATATTTTAATCAAAAAGTTGTATATATTAAAAATACAAGTAAAAAAGGAAATAAAACTCCTCATAGAATACTTGAATACAGATTTAATAAACAATATTTTATCACTGATTATATTGGTGAAAAATATATGTCACTTGATCGTATCAAAATATCAGGAGAATATATTAGATATGATCCAAAGCATCTTCTTAATCCTATATTTCCTTTAAAATCTGGTATTATTATTTCAGATACAATAAATATTATGCGAAAGGAAAATATAGATAAATTAAATGATGATTGCTATCATTCAAAATTAGCCATTGTATTTAACATGATAAGAAAATCTACTATTCATCTTGATGCATATATGCTGTATACAGATGGTAGTATATGTAAAGTTACAAATTATACTCTTGATTATGAATATCAAAACGAGAAAGGCATATATGGTCATTATGAATACTATCCAATAGATCCACGTATAAATACAGATCATGCAAGAGATAATTTTAAAGATGCAAATCTAATGTTCACGCTTGATGTGTTGAAATATATGGCTTATCATATAGAACTCGTTTCCAAAAAGGATGTAGTTATTGGATCTATAGAAACTTCTAGTAACTATACTCCCAAAGAAAATAATAAACCTCGCTTTGAAACTAGTATCTGCTCTCATAAAGTATATGGAATTACTAAGAAAGTAACTCCTGTTACTGAAGCAGAAGCTAAAGAGAAACGGAAATATACTCCTTGTCAGTATGCTGTTACTGTCAAGGGACATTTTCGTCACTACAAATCTGGTAAAGTAATCTGGGTTGAGCACTATATTCGCAATAAAGATAAAGAGTTTAAACCTAAAGATTACGTTGATAAAAAGAAAGAAGGATGATAAAAAAGGAGTGGGTGAATGAAACCCACTCCTTTTATTTTTTTATAAATTTATATTATCAATTGGATATTATAATAATGAGAAGATGAAGGAAAATGTATCTTTGTCTTCAATATATTATTTCTAAGATCCATAATAAAGGAGGTTAAAATTATGGGTAATGAAAAAATGGAAATGGTGAAAGCTGCGACCATGGCAGCACCGACTATTAAGGTTAGGATGTTCAAAGAATTCATCTTTGATGATTATCATCTCAAGACCGTTTTCGTTGGTGAATTGATCAATTTCAAGTCTGAATTTGATCAGGAGCATTGCTATGTATCTCTCAATAGCACTGATACAAATGCAAACAATATCGATAACTATTTCTTCAGTTTTAGCAATGAAGAAGAAGCTATCAAGAATGCAATTTTCAATTGGAATGTTGCAGACTACAAGCACACGGAAAAGGATGTTTCCTATATCCGTGAGTTCAATTACAACTTACCCAGATTTTATGGGTGGAAGTCCATGAACTATGCAGAAACATTTGTATCCGTGAATATTTGCAACTTTGTTGCAAATATCATCCATGTGGCACGCTTCAACGAATATACCCACAATGGCAAATATGAATTCATTGGAGATATCTGCATCAACAGCAATCACAGGAATGACACGATCTTAACGTTCAGTGCTATTCCTTCCGTTAACGGATATAGCATTGAACTGAAGGGCCCATACAATGCATATCTCTCCGACCCTGAAATCAATCATATCCTGAGAGATACGTTTGGTGTCGCTAACGATAGCATTATCAATGCTATCTATGCAGTGATATCAAATTATATCTATGACCATATGCAGAACAATAATACTAGCGTTCGTTTGGCCATGGATATTGTTGGAGATATGCCTTTTGATAAGGCAAAAGATCATATCAGCAAGATGTTCAATGGAGGCATGATCGATTATTTCATTGCAAGCATCGTTATTGCTATTTTGAGCTAAAAGGAATATAGAAATAAGCTGAATAAATAGTATAATCCCAGTGGGTTAAAACCCAAACCCACTGGGATTTATTTTTTATTTTTAAACTTAAGCAGATATTATAATAATGGTAAGGAAGATATCTTTACCATATATATTTTATAAACAGAAAGGATGTACACTATGGTTTCTGATGTTAGAACTCGAGATCTAAAGCGCAAACTTGTCAAAGGCCACAGAATTACCCTTCAGGAATGGGTAAGTAATACTGACAAGGATATTTGCAAATATCTTGTCTTGGATGATATCGTGTATTACAAACAGATTACTTCTAATCCTAAATATGAAAGGTATGAAATTTTCAACTGCAATAAATATGGGTTCTTCGATAAGATCGAAGATGCAGAAAAGAAATATGAAGAGGCTATTTCTCAGTATGCAAATATCAGCCTCATTACTTTCAGGGATGCTTTTCAGAGATACTTTGGTGAAACTAGTGACTTTGATTTGATTTCCGCAAAGGAAATGTTTACCTGTAGCGAATTTAAAGTAGACTTCTTTATGATTGAGCCTACTGCTATGATGCTACTCAGTGGCAATATTACAGCATTTGATAATACAGAATATGATGTAAATATCTACTTTAATTTTGCAAAATCAAATGATGTATGTGTGGCTAATGATTATATCATCATTGATATCACAGATGCGGATGGAAATCTTGTTGTAAAGAATTCTGCAGAATGTGATGTTGATCGCATTAAAGCTAAGCCTAAGGAAGCAAAGGGAAAATATTTCATTAATGCAATCTTAGTAAAGTACTACCATTCACCTTATAATCAGAAATGTGAAACATCTAATGACTTCATTGGTAAATATCGTATTGATCCGGGGTATCTTTGTCAGCATATAATTACGCAAGCTACTCCCACGATTATTAATGAATACAATAAGGCTATCTATAAAAAAGGAGAATAATATTATGAACTTCACTCGTACTGATATCGTTAACAGCACCTTTATCAATGGTCACTATTTGACCATTTTTGAGCTGAACTACTGCACTATTACCAATCATCGTAGATATATTTTCCAGGATGCGGTATATACCCATAGCGCAGTTCTTGAGCCTAATAGCAATACTTTGAAATACTATCCTGAGTATATGCCTATTTATAATTCTCGTGCTTATAATGAGGATGAGTATAATGATTGCTTTCATGAATTTCAGGCTTTCTGTGATATGTATCGAAATACTCCTGATAGTACTACAAGTATCAGGTCTAAAGCTGATTTTGGTACTGATGTATCTAAGACTTACTTCTATGATATTGCGAAAGAAGTAATTGAAGTAAATAGCGATAATATCAAATTCAATGAGCCTACCAGTGATATGCCTGCATATGTAGAATTCGATTTCTATATCTGTGGGCATAAATATACTGCATGCGTTTATATCAATGCCGATATTGATAAATTGTCTGGTAACATTACCTCTAATATCGTCGATGGTAATGATGGCAGTAAGCATATTACTGGTATTGGTAAATTCTATATTGGATATGATGAAGAATGCGGCTGCTCTGTTGGAGCTGATAAATCTATTTATATTGGAGAATATCCTGATATGGATAACGACAATACTCTTGATTTTATGAATGAACATGGTATTCCTACCGATAATGTATTCCTGTTTATTCATGGTAAGGCACTTAGTGTCTTTACCAAATACTTTATCCATAAGGAGAATGAGAAAAATAGCTAATATCAATATTATCAGCAAAGTATATCAAGCATAGTTAAAAATCCTGTAGAGATTAACTCTCTACGGGATTTATTTTTTATTATAAATCTAATATTTTAATAATGTTTATTCTTTTGAATAGATATTATATAATTGAGAGTATGAATGTATTGCTCTCAATAACAAAAAAAAAAGAAAGGAAAATAAAAATGGTAAAGACAGAAAAGCAACGGTATATTGAATTTCAGCGAGCACTCGATTACTTCTTCGATGATGTTGCAGGTGTTAATGATGAAGATTATTTCAAATTTAGTGAGGTAAAGACTGGGATTATCTTCTTCATGTGCAAAAACAAGTTTCATGAAAATGGCACTTGTTTCTTGGGATGTTGCAAGAGGCAGATCTATGAGAATTTGAACAAACTTGTAGTGAAGCATAGAGATCTTCGGAAAAATGCTAAAATCCTGGCAGAGTTTATGGAAGATTTTTATCCAGACATTAAAATCGACTATGACAAGTTGTGGAATGATAACATTCTGCTGTTAGATGAAATGGAAGAGGAGAAATAAAATTATGAAGTATGTTTTTAATAATTCCGACATTAAGTCCATCTCTTACAATAGCACTTCTATTGTTAATGGATTTATCAATACTAATGAGATCGGTCAGACTCTCAATTTCGGTAACGATGATCCTACTATGCCTGCAATTGTATCAGCTTTGTTGAGTCTGGCAGTTACCAATAACACCGATCATTCGCCTTCTGAAGTTGAAAGCGATAATCCATTTACTAGCAATTACCAAGGTTTCCGTGGCAATATGAATGGTTATTCGGTTATGTTCTATTGGGTTAATATTGATAATACCGAAGATATCAATAAGATTAATGATCTTCTTAAATTCGGTGTTGATATGACTCCGGATGAATGGAAGAATGCATTTGTCTTTTCTAAGAGTAAAGATAAATGTGATATTTACAGAAGGTACTTTGGCACCAAAGCATGCTCCTGGGATATCTTTAATCCTATTGATCCGCATTATGAAGTTGCTCGGTACATGATTTATTCGATTATTTCTGAGATTCGGAATATGTTTATGAGATATAAAACACTTGAATGCATCTTCATGAATGATCCAAATAGTCCGAGCAATATTGTTATCAGGGCAGAAAGAAAAGTTCGAACCCTCAATAAAAGTGATAAAAATGTAATCGAAATTTTTATCGAAGCAATTTAAGGAGGAAAATAAAAATGTCTGAAATTTATAAGATTCACTGCTATGATAACTTTGTTGATGGTAAAAATGTTATTCCTTATTGTGATGATGATCTTCTGACATCTGATAGTAGTAATGCAATTGTTGGTGTTCTCAATGATATCAATACACTGCTTACAGAATCCATCAAGAGAATGGATTTTACAGAGTATATCGAAACAATGCCTACGGTTAAATATAAAAGCATTGGATATACTGCTACTGAGCGTTATATTACGCTCATGTATACTAGTAATGGCCGCAGACATATTCGGAAGTTCACTGTTACAAAGGAGAATGTATAATGAAAGATATGAATATTTCTTTTTCTTTCGTCAATACTCATATTTATCCTATTGAATATGGGTTCAATATCGAAGATTTTCGGAAGCAATATGAAGAAAAATATTCTAAAGCAAAGGTGGAATTCACTAAGACTGATCCTTCTCCATATAATATGCTTCGAACATGGGAAGATTCAATGATCAATATTGCTAGTAATCTTGAAGAGGTATCAGGATTATCAGATAAAGGCAGAAAAATTTGTCAGTATATGACTACTGATAGAGATCTTGAAACTTTGACTATCGAATTCGATAACAATTTCAGATTTGGTAGTCTTGTCGCACCAGGTATTTATAAAGTGTTCCAAGATTTTGTTCATAACTATGATGCTCTTGGAAATCATCTTCCTGGTATCTATAATGGACGATACAGTTTTGATCCATCAGATGACTATGATCCTCATTGGATCTATACCATCGGCCTTTTGGATTTTTGTCTTAAAGCAATGTATAATATGCTTGACGAAACTCCATCTGTAAAATCAGTGATACTTTATATGTATCCAAATTCTCTTCATAAGATTTCTATGAGGAAAACTCATGAAGGATGTATTTGTACAATCAGAATGCCTGGAGATTCTTTTCCGATTACTAAAGATTTCTTTTCTAAGATGCATACTTTTAGAGAAGAGAAGATGTTGGAAAGGGCAAAATATGAAGTCGAAGCCAAAGATTCTAGATATCACGTATGACATTGATTGGTTTATTGATAAAGCTAAAGAGGAGTGTGAAGAAAAAAGATATAACGAATATGATATTGATTGTGCTTTTGGAAATTTAAATTTGATATATAGATCTATTGCTGATGAAATTCATGATCATAAAGCCTATTATAGTAAAATCATTAATATAGATCAAATAGATTTTATGGTATCAGCATCAACAATTGGTCATTATGTAATTAGAGTCGATTCATCATTTAAATTTTCAAAGCTTATTCATTCAGATGCTTTATATGAAGCCGTATCTAAAAAGTTGAAAAAATATGCAGAGTGTTATTATCCAGCAATTCAATTAATTGACACTATGCTGATCGCAAGTGCAAAATTGTTAGATAATCATAGAGATGAAATCTGGAAAATTATGATTACTGGAGGATATGAATATCAAAATAGCATTATATTCACAGCTTCTAGAATAGATGATACCGATAAAATCTCATTTGTATTATCCATTTATCCAGTTTGCGATGTTATAGATAAGGATGGCAATAGAACAGTTTTGTATTGAGAATTCGTTAAAAAGAAAAGAGTGGTAATATATGGCAGAATTATTCGTAGCTCCATTTAAGGAAACTACTACAAAGGAATATGATATCATAAACTTCGTTCCTAAAGAAAATGATGAAGGATATGCTATCATTAATTTTATCGATCCTGGCTTAGCAGATCTATGCAATGGTGTTATCATGATATGCAGTAACTATGCATATCGTGATAATAGAGTCTCTAAATATAACAGTATCCTGTATACAGTATACAGAGATCTTTACGATACAAAAAGAATCGCTAAGCTGAAAATTGTGATTCCTGATATTACTGATACTGGTAATATTATTAAGATCAGGAGACTCTTTAAAGACTATCTTGATCTTTATGATCTTATCAATAAGACAAGAGGAGGTGAAGAAAATCCGATTGATGCAATTATTAAGAAATATGGATATTTCCTGAATAAAGCAAAAGGATTTAATCCGTACATTGCTGGAAAGTCATATGAATATGCAAAATCTACTATTAGTAGATGCATTAATTTCCTGCTTTATAGTATCCTTTATAATATTGGAGCAGGAATGAAGAATGGTATCCAACAGCATGTAGCAGCTGAATATCCGATTACAACGGTTTATGAAATCACTGATAGTAGTAAGAAGATTTCATTTAAACTTGAAATTGATAATCTAAATAATTCAGCTGTTTTCACAATTTCTTCAGAGATTAATAGGAAACAATAATCTCTATAACCAGAAAGGAAATAAAACATGGAACTGAAATTTGCGATGCCACTCATATATACGGATAAGACTACTCGGTACTATAATCTTCAGCATGTGATCTCTATTGTTGGCGCTTTGTCTGAAGGTTTTGATGTCAACTATCGTATTGGCAATGTGCCTAGCTTTAGTGGACTAACGTTCTCTCTGATCAACATGGCTGCAATCGGTAATGATGATAATGATTACCATTGTAGCTCTGAAAAGTATAGCCGCATTATGAGTTTCGATACTCATCATTATGAGAACAAACTTGAAAAGATTTTTAAATCTCTTCAGGCTTGTACCATTGAGCCTCAGTTCGAAGTTGCTCTCTTTGATAATGATAATTATAATACTAAAATCGATGGGTTTACGTACTTTGATTTAAAGAATAACGCATATGAAGGCGTTATGTTTATCATTAATCACGTTATCGAGGAAAGCATCTCTGAGATGGAAAAAGACCTTTCTCTGATTAAAATTATTACCAGTGATGCCTTCACTTCTATCTCTATACGTAGAATTTCTTTCTCTCCAAATATTTACAATATCACCATTAAAGCATATGCAGATAAATGCAGGGAGGTTTAATTATGGAAATCAATATTAAATTAAGCACTACGGACATCGAAAAAATGTTGAGCAGAATCTATGGTTTTAAAGATGGTTCTGTTAAAGTTTCTATCAATGGTAATGGAGAGATCATTGCTACTGCCAATGAATTTCCTACTCAGCCTGTTCCTAGTATTTACTATGGTACTGGTGTAAGAAGCATTGACCCTAATCCATCCTGTACTACACTTAGTGGCAATACTTCTAATATGGATCCTAATGATGGATGCAGTGCTTTTGATACAATCATGGAACGTCAGCATAGTCAATTAAGTAAAACCAATTCCAGAGCATCTAAAAGCATTATGAAGTAATTGCTGATGCTTATTATAGATTTGCGATGATTTAAATGAATTTGTAAAATAATTAGGTATTATAATGATGAGGGATAAGGTATTCCTCATCATTATATATTTATAATCAGAAAGGATGTATTTACGATGGCAGAAATGAAATTTATTGCTCCCGCGATGTTCGAGGATTCCATTACCAGGACATACAATCTGGATGAAACTGTTTATGGTATTCAGACCATGTCGACGGATTTCAATGTAAAATATGGGGAAAATGCGCCTCATATCAATGGGATGCTCTTTAGCCTTATCAACGCTTGCATTGTATCCGACTTCGATAAAAAGTTTGGATACAATTTCAAGGCAATTAAAACCGCCCGTAATGCAATCATCAGACTTGCTGCAGATGATGCACCTAGTATTTTTAATACTCAGATGGAAACTCTTATCAATGAGACCATTGATGATAAGATGAAATCTGCACTAATGGATGCTGATAACTTTAATCATAGCATCCATGGCTTTGATTATCTTGATCTTCATAATGATGCATATACCGGTGTTATCTTCCTTGTGAAGAGTATCATCGAATCTGCAAAGGAGGAGTTCAAGAAGTGTAACAACCTGTCTAATGTTTACTATCGTGATAACGATATTCTTACAAATATCAGGGTTCATAAAAACAAGGATGGTAAGAATTACACTGTTCATATTGTTGCATTTACTGAGAAAATGTGCAAACGGAGTTATACTCCGAACGATGAGATGAAGGGTTAAAGTAATTTGATATTGAGGAGTGGGTCTCATTTGCCCACTCCTCTTTATTTTTTTTTTGATTAATTTATTCCTACATTCTAATAAAATCAGAAACTTTTAATTCTGATAATCTTTACTACAAAAGGAGAATAATATTATGAGTGACAATAAGATTAATTGGAAACAGAAGCTTACTTCTCGTAAATTTTGGGCAGCCGTTGTTGGCTTTGTTACTCCTTTGCTTATCGCATTTGGATTCTCTGATAATCAAATTGCAGAAGCAACTTCTATTATCATGGCAGGTGCAACTCTGATTGCATATATTATTGGTGAAGGTCTGGTTGATTCTAGCCGTATCTCCGCTAATACTACTGCTAATAATACCATTACTACTACCACTATTAAGAACGATAAGAGTGATGATCAATGAAGCATGCTAAAAAGAAAGTTCCCATGAAACGGAGAACAAAGTTTACTATTTTAGCAATCATGAATATCATTTGGTACACTATTGTAGTACTGGTACTATCTTTCTATGATCATACTGTTCCTGCTGAATTGACCACTGCTTGGTTTGCAGCTTGGACAATTGAGTTAGCTTTACTGTTTGGCATTAAGGTCAAAAGTAAAGACGCTCCTAGTACTGAATATAAAGACATGCCAGATTACACAAATGAACTTGATATTCAGGATATTCCAGAAACTATCACTGCTCAAGTTTCCGAAGAGAAAGCCATTGATGTGCAGGATGAATCAAATGTCCCAGATTATGATGAAGATTTGGGATAAATCTTTAAAGAGGTGATTACCAATGGCTAATCCTTTTCCTATTTTGACTTCTAAGCCAAGGAAGACAGATAGGTATGCATATCTATACAATAATGCATCTAAAGGTGGTAAATCTAGATGTATTACTGGTAAGCCTGCCGATTCTGATTGCAATGTGCTGTGTAATTGTGTTGGTTGGGCTTGTGGTAGATTTAATCATATTTATAATCTTCTTACTGGATTTAATGGAATCAAATATCCTAATTTTTGCTGCAATGCAGAAAACTTTATTGAAGTAGCAAAAGCATATGGATTGTCCGTTGGACTTACTCCTAAAGCTGGAGCTATTATGGTTTGGCAAAAAGGTGCTACACTTAAGCGTAGTGATGGTGCTGGTCATGTAGCAGTTGTAGAATCTGTTATAAGCTCTACTAGTGTCAAAACTTCTGAATCTGGATATAATTCTTTTGCTTTTAGAAATAGAGTCAGAAGTAAAGGATCTGATGGTAACTGGGGAACTGCTGGTAAATATCATTTTAGAGGATTTATTTATAATCCAGCTGTAAAAGATACAACAGTAGTAAAAGAATCCACTACATCTGTTATAGCTGTTCCTGTAGCTAGAAATACCAATGTTAATCAAATTCAAGTTATGACAAATAATCTAAGAATTAGAGATAATAATGGCAAAGCTATAGGACATGCTAAGCAAGGTTATTATAACTATACTGCTACTGAGAATATGGGTGGATATACTCGGTATAGAATTGCTAATAATAACTGGATTGCATATGATCCTTCTTGGGCAAAACTTCTTCCTGCTAGTAATACACTGGTAGTTGGAAAGCAAGTTACCATTACTAAGAATGCTCCAATTTATAATTCTACTAAGACTTTCGCATCTTGGGTTTATACTTCTAAACTATATATAAGATCTATTAGTGGAAATAAAATTGGAATTTCTGTATATCAAACCGGTGCACTGACTGGATATGTAGATAAGAAATATCTTACCGTTGTATAAAAATAATGGGATAGAGATGTACTCTCTATCCCACATTTATAATAATATTATATAAGGGGTGATTATTATCTATGAGTATGAGAAATAGAATATATACACCAGAATCTAGACCTTTGGATTTTGGACTTAGAGTAGAAACTTCTAGCTGTGAATACGATGATATAAAGTATGCTTTAGTAGATATTAAAGATTCTCTTAAATATCTTTCTGATAAAGAATATGAAAAACATAGAAAAAGAAATAATGATATAAAAGCAATTAATAGTATTGACTTTGGCATTTGCTATATCATTAATACTATTTTTAAAGCTATTAAAGAAAATAATATTGCAGAACTTGCTGTAATTTATTATATGGTTTCTTTATCTGAAGTAGATAATATGAATATTGATTATTCTTTTTATTTCTATTTTAAAAGAATAATAAAAATTCTTCTTAAGATTGTAAGAAAAAATCATAATGAAAATTTTTATGAAAAAGGTTGGATACTTCTAATGGGGAAGTATTATTTCAAGACGTTATATTATTTATATAAGAATGCAGATTATAATTTGTATTTTTATAATTGGACTAAAGCTTTAGATAAGATAGCATTTAATTTTTAACATTTGGGATAGAGTAGAAGCTCTATCCCGATATTTTTATTAATTCAACGTTACATTAAATGATTAAAAAGGAGAGAAAGAATATGATGACTGATAGACAAATTAATGCATTTTGTCAAAAGAAATTTAAGTCTAGATCAGATAGATATTTTGAATTCAATGAAAGAATTAAATCAGATCATGTATTTGGATCTATAAATGAATGCATAGATTTTTTATCTGCAATTAATCATAATGATATCTCTGCTATATGTGGTAATATATTTTGTACTTCTTTTGAGCAAGCTCCTGTATTTACTATTAATGCTATAGAAGATTCTATAACCGCTATTATATATGAACTATTTAATGCTAAATATAGAGATGATATAGATACATTGGTTCATACTGATTCAATTTTGTATACCTTAATTGATGATATTATTTATTCACATGAACATATTTTTTATGCTAATGGTCCATGTAAAGAAGCTATTATTCTTTCTAATATATCTAATGTATTATGCTCCATTAGATATTTATGTAGTCCACTGTATGAAGCTAACCAGGAAGATATATTATTTAAAATAAGTGTACAGTATTATTCATTAATGGAGAAACTATATTTCTTTGCATATATTGGTAATAACGAAGAAAAAGAGTATTTTGGAAAAATGCACTCTAGATATGTTTCTGTTTTAAATGCTGTTGCAGAAGGAGGTAATAACAATGATTGATAACTGTAATATTCTTATCGAATATGGATATCTTCAGGACAGTGATCCTCTAGATAGATTTTTTGAAAGTATTGATCAAGATCCTGATTGGACTAGACTTGATGAGGCTACTTATCAAGACCGTGCAAATAATGCTGTTCTACAACTTGAGGTTCTTGATGTTCCTCTATATATTAAGCAAAATGAACTTAAAGAAATTACTAATCCTACTTTCTTTTCTCCTAGTGGAGCTCCTACATCAGATGGACTTCTTTCTAACGAAATCTTTGGTATGACTCAGAAAGAAAGATCTGGTATTTATGCATATATCGATCTTGCAGAATATTTCATAGATCCGAGCTGTTGGAAGACTCTTACAAAACTTGACTCTAAATTTAAAGGAATTATTAATGGTATTAATAAATATATTATTACTCCTGATGGTGAGCTAGTTGAAGATGAAACCGGCAATACTGGCATTAAATGGCTTAAGCAAAACTTTGGCAAAATTAAGTTTAAGAAAACTGATTCTCGCACAAGAGATATGCGTATTAAGTATATAATGCATAACTATAACAAAGGAAGAATGTTTATAAATAAATATATTGTTATTCCTCCTTACTATAGAGACGTTAATACAACTGGTAAACATACCGGCGTTGGACAGATCAATACTTTCTATGTTAATTTACTTACTGCTGCTAGAGCATTGAAAGAGAATAATGATTATGGTCTATCTATGGCAGATACTACTTGCTATAGAATTCAGAATACATTGAAAGCTATTTACGACTGGTTTTGTGGAAATTCTAATAGTGATATTAAAGATAAAGGTTCTGGTCTAGGTGGTAAATTTGGTTTGATTAGAGCAAATATGGGATATACTTCTGACTATTCTTCTCGTCTAGTCCTATCTGCTCCTAATCTAAATACAAATAGTGTAGATGATCTAATGGTAACAATAGATAAATCTGCTATTCCACTTGCTGCTGTTGCAGCGGATTTCTATCCTTTCATGATGTTCCATATCAGAAAATTCTTTGAAAATGAACTTCAAAATGCTACATCATATGAATTCGTAAATGATAATGGTGAACAAGTTTCTATTGCATTAGCTGATGATCCTATGGCTTATTTCAATGATGATATGATTAAAGATCACCTAAAGAAATTTGTTTATTCTCATGATACTCGTTTTATTCCTGTTGAATTACCTACAAAGAATACTGACCATACATATTATATGACTTTTAAAGGTAAGAGATGGGACAGTGTAAAAGATGCAGAGCTATCACCTGAACCTACTTTGCAGAGACCTCTTACTTGGGTTGATGTTATTTATGTAGCAGCTATTAGAGCTACTGATGGTAAGCAAATTTCGTTTACTCGATATCCTTATGACTCTTATTTTAATACCATCTATACAGGTATTGAAGTTGCTACTACTAAAGAAACAGAACCTATTATGCTTAATGGAGAACTATATAAGTTCTATCCAAAGATTAGGCTTGAAGATATCAATGCTCCTTCTGCTCAGAAATTCATTGATACAATGCAAATTTCTAACCTATATCTAAATGGTATGGGAGCTGACTATGATGGTGATATGGGTCAAGTTAAGGGATCTTTCTTTAATGAAACCAACCAAGAGTTGGCAAACTTCACTAACTCTAAAGCTAATTTTATTAATATGGCTTGTACTAATATTCGTGTTTCTGAAAAAGAAGCAGTTCAATCTCTATACAATATGACTTTGGTCTTAAGAGATGATGTTAGTAAATTAACAGATCCAAAGTTTTAATTATTATTAACTGAAAAACTTATTAATACTATATAAATCTGATCAATAAATGTTATACTGATATAATATAATTATGAACCTGATTGGGTTTATGTTCGAAAAATTCTATTTAATAAAAGGAGATTTAACTATGGCACTCGGTGGAAATTATCAGAATAATAATTCTGGAAACAATGGTAACAGCAATAACAATCCCACATATTATTCCCGTATGCGTATTAAGAATTACACTGATAATAAGATGATCGGTTTCAACTATTGGAAGGGCACTCTGAAGATTTCTATTAGTGAAGCTTCTCAGGATGTTGGTACTCGTCCTAATGAATTGGCAAGCATTTATATGTCTCCTACCAAGGCTCGTATTCTTGCTGAAGGTGTCAATCGTATTATTGCATCTGAGGCAGATAATAAGTTTGGTGTTGATACTGGATCTGGTACAACTAAGGGCTTTATTGTCATTGGTCGTGAAAAGGGTAATCCTTTCCTGTTTATTTCCAAGGTCAATGCTGATGGAACTTATGAGTCTTCTCAGCGTTATGATTTTAACGTAAATGCAAATGCCATTTTCAATGTTAAGGATCTGAATACTCTCAAGATTCAGAAAGAGTATATGAACAATGTTGAACTGGAAGAGTTCAGAGATGTTCTGATTGATTATGCTCGTGCCGCCTCTGGTGCATTTGCAGCTAGTGTTCATGATATTAACTATTATGAATCTAATCGTATGAATGTGCTAATGCGTAGTATTGCCAATAAGGTTGGTGTTGAGACTCGCAATGGTAATGGTGGTAGCTACAAGAATAATAATTTCTTTAACGGAGCTAACACTGAGTATTCTGATCCTTCTGCAAATAATCATTCCAATAATAATTCTCATTCTAACAAGTATGAGAATATTGATGATCTGGAAGATGCACTGGAGTAATTTGAAATGCCAAATGAACACAATCTAAATGGTCGAGTTGTTACATCTGTAATAGACTTCGATCTAATTGTCAATACTGACATTGGATTGATTAAATTCATTCAAGGCAATTTTCAAGATGATAAGGTTTTCGATTTAGAGAAGTTAAATAGGAGTGATAGAACAATGCTATCACTCCTATATTCTCGTAATAATCCAAATCCATTGTCAGTTATTGTTAATCCAGATATGCTTAGTGAAATCGATTCTCTTTATAAATCTTTCTTTGAATCGTATAAGCAAGAAATTATTGATAATGCTATTATTTTTAGTGATATCTTTAATTTTGTAAGTTTAGCAATTTCATCTAGAGCAGATGTTGGAATCAATACAGCTATTGCTGTTAACGATTCTATTGAAGAAGAAGAGATTTATAAGCATTTTAATAGACCAGTTTTTATCAATAAAGCAGATAAACTTATTTTATCTAGAGAAGTTTTTTATATAAACGATTATAGATTCTTTGATAGATATAATAAGAATAAAATTGTACATAAGAAAATCTATATTACACCTTTGCAATATAGTCTTGATTATATTGATAAAGATGAAACTAGATTTGCAACCCAAAACCAATTTATTCTCTTTGGAAAAGATTTTAGAAATTTAAAAGGAGATAATACTAATGGCAATAGCTAACCAGATTTCTATTGGTAGTGTAAACAATGTTGTTTCTGGTACCAAGCTTCGTGATGTTCAGCAGAAGGTTCTTCAGGATCTTGCAAATGCGATCATTCCTTCTATGGGTCCTGCTGGATCTAACTCTCTAATTATCCGTGGTAATTCTGATGCAGATATTGTTGCAGAATATACTAAGGATGGTAATAAGATCATTAAGAATGTCAAGTATCAGGAACCCATTGAAATGGCTATTAAGTCTGAAATTGAAAATGCTACTCGACATATCGAAAAGACTGTTGGCGATGGCACTTCTTCTATTGTTGTCATGTCTTCTAATATCTTCAATGGTCTCTGTAAAGCAGAAGCTGAAGGTAATCTTCCGTCTAATCCTTATGAAACTATGAGAATCTTTAAGAAAGTTATCTCTAGTATTTCTGAGAAGATTCGTGCAAAAGGTCATGAATGCACTCTTGATGATATTTATGACATTGCATATATTTCTACAAATGGAAATGAATATATTGCAGATACACTAAAGGAAATTTATTCTGAATATGGAATGAATGTCTTTATTGATGTTTCTGCATCTACCAATGAGAATACTTACATCAAGACTTATGATGGTGTAACTATTGAATCTGGTTATTCTGATCCTGCAATGATTAATAGCATTGATACACATTCTTGTGTAATTCATTCTACTACTACTCATCCGTTGCGTATCTATCACTTTGCAGAAACTATCGATACGCCTGAACAGCTTGCACTATTCCAGAAGATTATTGAGTCTAACATCATGGATCATTTTACTCGCAGAGATGGTAAGTATATTCCTACTGCCATCTTTGCACCTCAGATTAGTCGTGATGCTCAGGCTTATATGCGCCGTATTGTTCAGATGCTACTTCAGTATCCTGAATCTTCTTATAGCCAGAAACCTCCTATTCTGATTGTAACGAATTATGTAGGGCTTGATGAGAATTATATCGATTATATTTCTCAGCTATGTGGTTGTAAGCCCATTAAGAAATATATCGATGATAAGATCAAGAAGCAGGATCAGGAAAGTGGTCTAGCTCCTACTCTAGATACTGTTTGCGATAATTTCTATGGTACTGCAAATGAGATTGATGCTGATGAAACTCGTACTAAGGTTATCGATCCTGCTTTGATGTATAAGACTGATGATAATGGTAATATCATCTACGATAATGATGATAAGCCTGTATATAGTGATACATATAACAGTATTGTAAACTTTATTCAGGCACAGTATAATAGTCTCTCCTCTCAGGCAGGAAATGTTGGTACACTTGGTTCTCTGAAGCGTCAACTTAATGCAATTCGCTGCAATATGATTGAAATCTTTGTTGGTGGTATTTCTATTTCTGATAGAGATTCGCTTCGTGACCTTGTTGAAGATGCTGTTCTGAATACTCGTTCTGCTGCTAAGAATGGTGTTGGCTACGGTGCTAATGCTGTTGGATATAGTATTACTAATGGTAAGACTATTGAAAATGATTTTAGAGATGCATCTGATGAAGAGTATAAGTATGCTTGCAATATCGTTAACATTTTGTACAATGCATATAATGAGGCCATTCATTCCCTTTATGGCACCATGTATCAGAGTACAACTGTTAGTGAGATTGCTAATAACATGGCTAAAAATGGTATTCCTTTTAATATGAATACTGAGCAGTATGATGGTAAGGTTCTTACTTCCATTGAATCCGAACCCATGATTCTTGATACTATTTCCAAGATTATCACCATCATGTTTACTGCAAACCAGGCTATTCTTCAGACACCTGCTCTCGCTGTGCGTTATTAATACATAAATCATGGGAGAAGAGCATCAACTCTTCTCCCATGAGTATTATTATATGTGGAGGTTGAAATGACATACGACCAATACATAAAGAATCCTATGGGTGGTTCTGTTGTTACAAATAGACAAGTACTCATGGATATGTACAATCGGAAATGGAACGATCTTCTAGTTAGAGAAAATGGTAAGATTAATTACTATCTCTATAGAGATAAAGATAATTACTATCTTCATTTTAAGATTCCTTCTGAAGTTGTACCAAAATTTTATTATGATACAGTAGCTTTATTTTATATTGACAAGCATAAAACTTCTGGTACTCTTCCTTCAAGTTTGAATACATATGAAGTTCAATTTTATTCTAATGATCCTAGCTTTGTATATACATTTGCTCATGCTTTTAAAAAGAATGGAATGTTTATCAAAGATCTAGAACCTAAAATGATCAAAGCTGCTCTTGATAAGAAAGCAGTTGAGAAGAACCCTAAGGATGAAATTGGCTATGTAAAATCTCTGGTATTCATGTATTTTGCTATTAAGCAATTTAATCTATTTTCTAAATCTCAATGGGATATTAAGGCTAAACCTTATTCTAAAGATATATGGAAACAGATTGAGCATGCTGAGGATAAAATCAGAGAACGTCAAGAAAAAGGTAACGCTATTGCTAGAGAAAATCGTAGAAAAGAAAATATCGTTAAATCCCAGAATAAAACTAGGATAACAAACCCAATTCCACCTGTATTTGCTAGCCCTAACAAAAAAGACTTTGGACATTTTAAGAAAATTGATTTTAACAAGAATGGACAAGTTAAATTTGATTTAAAATTTAAAAAGCCTTTTAAATAAAGCATCGAAAAGATATTATAATTCTGATAGATATAGAGCATTATCTGTCAATAAAACTTTTTAAAGGGAGAAAACATAATGGGCGCATCAATGGAAGGTAAACTTAACGCAATATACTTTTTGGATGAGTTCTGTAAACCTCGAAGAGATAATAGAACTCAGTTTGTACCTGTAGACCTCTGGACTCCTGCTAATGAAAACGAAGTAATTATCAACTGTAAACCTGGTTTCTTTATTGCACCACTTAGTATTATCTTTGGACTCAATATCGATCCTAATGATAAACTGAATTATTTCATGCTTTCTACTAAGAAATGTTATAATTCGGCTGACATGCGTACGCATCTATTCAAGTACATCAACTACTTTTGCAATTATTATGATCCTGATTGGGAATATATGTCCGTGTTGCTTAAGATGAAGATGAACATGGATAGATACGATGCATCTGCATATTCTGCAGATGCTTTATTCTATGATATGGATAGATATATTATTAGAAGCAATATTGCAAAGAAAGTAGAACAAATGGTTCAAGATAATTATTATCAAGAACTCAATTATTCTAATATCAAGAACCCTACTTTGCAATATACCAATGAACATGCAAAGCTTCTGCATAAGATGTCTATTCTAATTGATCTGTGCATTCCTCTTTTAACTAATTATGCTTATATGCATAAGGTTGATGTCATTGATGATTTTCTGCTTGCATTCTATGATGTGATTCTTCATATGGATCCTAGTGTAAATATTTATGCTAAGCTCTATGATACTGCATTTACTAATGTAACTGCAAATCAGAAGAATAACCAAGGTATTTGGGTTAAGCAGGATATTCGTTCTATTGACACAACTACACATAGCACAGATTCTGTACATAATATCATTCTCAACATCATGCCCAAGTATACATTCGATAAGAATATCATTTCTTTTAACTATGCGTCTATTCGTAGAAATACTAGTTATAAGATTACTGATATTTCTTTTGAATTTTCTTATGTTCCTATTAGTTCTTCTAAGAGAGATAATGATTCCATTTCTGATTTTGATAAGTTTGAATCTAATCTTATCAGATCTAATGAAGGTCTTTATCTTCAGAATAAAATTAATGGTGAAACATGTATGAAGAGAATCGAGGACATGTTTGGACCTTTTGATCCTGTTGAGATTGAACACTATACCCAGAGAATTCTGATTGATGCTAATGGAAATTATACGATCAATTCGTTCCAAAAGCAACTTATATCTAATCTGTTTTCTCATTGGTTTGGTGATACTCAGTCTATTCATTCCATTAATCGAGTAGACTTTATCAAGTTGGTAATTGCTGCTAAGAAACTTCTCATTTCTAAGAATATGGTAATTCTCCCGTATATCATTTCTGGAAAAGTTGAGAAGCTTGTCCAACGCAAGAATGTGAATAAGAAAGAGAAGGTTATGGTAGAAGCTTCTCCTTCTTATCCTCTGATTCTTGAGAAATATAAGAGTGATAAAGTGGTTGGCGATATATTAAGCATTGTCGCTACAATCATCTCTTCTGATTTCTCTATTGTTGATATGGATCCTAATATTGATGGTAAAATCCTCAATACCGTAAATGTAAATTCTATTATCGAAGAAGTAGAAGTCTTCGTATTACTTTGCTAAGGAGAATATATTATGGCTATTGCAGATAAGAAAACATATCAGAGTAATACGTTTAATCTTGGTGGAGATAAACGTATGGAATTTATTCTTGCTGCTGATAAAGATCATCCTGATTATTTTATGTGGATGACACAGATCGATGATCTATGGATTAGAATCGTATCTAGTTCTCTTTATTCGCACCTTAAGAGCTATCATGAGTCTTGCACAGGATATAATTTTGATGATTCTGGTAACTTTGCTTGCACCATTAAGTATTCTATCTTTAAGAATATGATTCTTGTTGGTGAAGCAGTTCGTCTTCAGGATTATGCAGAAGCACTTTGGGCTAGACTAATTGATCTTAAGCTTAATGGTGCCATCCATGATCTTGTTTCTATGGCCGTTAATTTTACATCAACCTCTAATGATAATCATTTTATTACTATTCTTCGGTATGGTGATATGATTACCATTAATTGTAAAACTAATGATGTTCCTATTGAAATTGCGCAATGATTAAAACTGAGGAGAACTCATTACGAGTTCTCCTCTTTTATTTTTAATATAAATTATGACTCCAATATAATTAGGAGGAAATGTATATGAATGAATTTTTGTTTGGACAGCAATTTATAAACTTTATTAAATCTAAAATTCCTGGAGCAAGAGAAGTATCTGGTGGTAAAGAAATTGTTTGTAGATGTAGATATTGTCCAGATTCTAGAGATCCTTCTCATGGACATATGTATATCAAAGTACCACAACAAGCAGATGATCCTGTATTGTTTAACTGTTTTAAATGTCATGCTGCTGGCGCATTAGATTCTAGAACTCTTTTAGATTGGGGAATGTATGATCCTACTATTGCAGTAAATCTAGATAAGATTAACAAAGAAGCTGCGAAAGCAAATAAATTTGTAGGATATGACAAAATATGGTATAGCTTCAATAATGTAATTTATAATGAGCATCTTGCAAAAATAAAATTAGATTATATCAATAATCGTTTAGGAACTAATCTTACTTTTGCAGATTGTATTCAAGATAAGATTATATTGAATCTTGGTGATTGCTTAGGATCTATGAATCTTCCTCTTACAAGACATCCGAATATTGTATCTCAATTAAATGATAATTTTGTTGGATTTCTTAGCCTAGATAATAATTTCGTTAATCTTAGAAGAATATGTAATGAAGGTATTGTTTATGAAGGAATTGATAAACGATATATCAATTATAATATTCATAATAAGAGAGACAATACTGAGAAGATGTATATACTGCATTCTACAATAGATCTTACACAGCCAGTCAGAGTAAGTATTCATATTGCAGAAGGTCCATTCGATATCCTCAGTATTAAGCATAATCTAAGATCCAATGATCAAAAGAATTCTATATTTGCTGCGATTACTGGATCTGGATATAAGAGTTTAGTAATGCATTTAATCAATACTTTTAAATTATTCTATTTTGAGCTTCATATTTATCCTGATAATGATGATGCTGGTAGTAAATATATGATTGAAGATTTAGTGAGATCTATGTCTCCATATAGAGCTTTTATATATGAGCATAGAAATATATTTCCTGGAGAAAAAGACTTTGGAGTTCCTCTTAATAGAATAAATGAAAAAGTTATTACCCATCGATGGCTATATTAAAAATATTATTTTATAACACGTATAACTACTAAGTAGTGGCAAGGAGATGCGTCTTTGGTTCCTCTGAACTGTTCTAGGGTTGAGTTTCACATCCTTTCGAATGCTTGACACAGATTCCATCACATCATCTATTTGTCAAAATGCAAATTCATATCTTTTTGACTATCTATTTATGCGCGGGAATAGATTCGTCTTCAAATTCAATCATCATGTTGAATCTCCTTTTTATATGAATTTGACATTTTTCTTTGTCGATCTTCTTGTTCACTCCCGATAGATATCTCCGTGGTTAACCTCTGTTAATCCAATCTATCGGGTTTCTTTGTTATAAGATAGAAGTAATTCTATTTTATATAAAATATAGTGCGTCCATCACTATATATTCAGTTTCATTTGCGTCCATCATTTACCAAAAATTTCCCAAGTTTTATATCTCCACATAAGGGCCTAAGGAGTAAATCCTTAGGCCTTTTATTTTTTTTAAATAATTCAATATTTCACTTGTATAGTATAAAAGTGATAAGAAGGATAAATATATTTCTTCTTAGAAGAATATTCATTATATTTATGGAAGTACAATTAGGAGGTACTTATGATGATCAACACAGCACAGAAGAACGAATTCCTGCAGATGGTCAATGACTACTGCAACCGTGCGAAGGTAACTGATGTCACCTTCTACAAGAAGGCAATTACCAGTACCTATCAGGTTACTGGAATTGCCAAAGACATTTGCCAGTGGTCTGGCAAGGCCGAGGCCTATGTCGTCAAAGACGGCAAGACCATTGGCGAAGCATTCCTGGAGAGGAATGTTGCTACAAAGGGAGGCAATGATTTCAACCATTGTCTCTATGGTGGCGTCAGCTTTGGGCTGAAGACCTATGGTAGCAATGGCGGCTATTTCCAGACCGAGATCAATGTAAAGAAATTTGCAACTGATCTCGATAGCTGGATCAGCGAGATCTCTGATCATACTGGGCGTAATCCCCAGCAGGTCCGAGAAATCGTTGCGAAGATCACAGCCGTTCTTGACGAATGTGCTGTCAAGATCTAAGAATAATTGGGAGTGGGCAAATGCTCACTCCCTTTTATTTTTTTTTTGTTAAACCATGAAAACTGAACAGATAAGTAAACAAATAATTTGGGAGGTTTTTGAAAATGGTATCGACACCACTGAATATCATGAAATACGCTTACAAGCGAACGATTTCGCTTGAACGCAAAAGAGTGATTAAAGAGAATACTGTTGCATATCCTGACCTTAATAATGTAAAGAGTAAGGATATCTATAGATATCGAACTGAAACATTTTTGAAAGAATGTGTATCTTATAAAGATGCATTATCTCTCATGGAAACAATGTATATGGACAATCAGTTTGATATCCTTGAAGAAACTGTAAATTCTACTATTATTAATATTATTCCTACAGTGGAATCTTCTGAACTTCCTAATTGCATTGCAGCAATCAATAATTCTGTAATTGGAGATATTAACCGAGATAGACTTACTGAAGCTGCTAACAATTATAAATCAATCGATAGAATTCTAAAGAATCATAAAACTCTTTCCAAGAGATTCAGAATTGACTCTCTAAAAGGAAAGAGTGAGAAAGATAGAATGCATACTGTTTGTGAAATGGTATGTACTTATGGTAGAAGTAATTATATTAATTTTAATATTGCACTGGAAGAAGCTGCTTATCTAGAGAGTATTAATAATTTCAGAACTGGTTCTATGTGTGAGGATCGTCTTGTAAAATATATTACTGATTATTTTCTTGAATTCGATAATAACTCTGCTCAAGATATTCAGAGTTACCGTAAAGCTATTACTGAATCAAAGATTCTTAGTAATAATGCTGCATGTCTAGTTCCATATCTTATGAATGGGCCTATTAAGAATGGAACTTGGTTTGATAAGCTTAATGAATGGAAAGTTAATCCTAATAAATCGATGCAATCTATTATTGAACTTGCTAGAGAAAACTATTCTGATGTAGGTGCTTTTGATGCAATCATTAACACTGCAAAAGATTTTGCTAAGATTAATGAAATGGATTTCGATATTAAAACTGTATTCGAAGATTTCAAAGATCCGATGGATGCTAAGCAAGCTCATAATATAATTGGCATTATTGGAGAAAGTAATATTAAGAATTCTGATGATTTAGTATGTAATCTACGTTCTCTTTGGGAAGCAGAAGTTAATGATTCTTCTTATAGCGATGGCAATACAATTCCTATGAGCTTTACTTCTGATGACATCGATAAATTCAAAATGCATAATCTTATTACTGATGCTCAAGATGCTGGAGAATTTATTGATCATAGTATTGAAGTAGGAAGTAAAGAAACTCCTATTAAGATTGAAAAGATTGTTTCTGATGGAGATATTTCTGATGTCAATGAATCTACAATATTGAATTATGTAGATGAATCTGAATATATTTCTATTAAGCTTAGATCTTATTCTTATAATGGAAATCCTGATGTTTTACATAGACTTGTAGAATCTACTTCTAAGTGTGCTAATAATATTCTTTCTAATAGAAATTCTGCAGTGTATTATAATATCCAAGAAGGATATTTTGATTTCTGTCTACGTAGTAAGTATAAAGTTATTCTCAGTGAATCTCAAGAAAATGCAAAAGATATTACTAGAGATAATAAACGTAATATTTGCAATGTATATAGAATACTTGAAGCAGCAGAATCTTTAAATGATTCTCCGATTGATGAAGTTGTTAATAGTCTTCGTTTTGATCGCGATCTCGCTGCAAATATTTCTATTGAAGAAGCACAACTTATCTTTGATATTATGAATCCTATTCTTGATAAAGATAGTGGAGTTCTAAAAGAATTTGTTCATAATTGTTATACTGAAGGAAATATATATTATGATATGATCAAAGAGGCTTATAATAGTCTTCCTTCTAATACAGATTTTTCTATGAGTTTAGTAGAATCTGCTGCTGATAGAATTAATCTATGTGCTAGAGTTATTGAGCTCCATGAAGGTATTGTAAAGAATGCTGCTAATACAGCGGTAGCTAATGTTAAGAAAGCTGTTGGTATTAAGCCGAAGACAAATAAGGCTTTCAGAAAGCTTAATGATAAAGATAGCAGTGATTATTATGAAGATAAATCCTCTGATAAGAAAATGAAGAAGAATGATAAGGATGATAAAAAATCCGATGATAAATCTTCTTCTAAGAAAGATGACGACAAAGAAGATGTAAAAGATAAAAATGATACTTCCAATGAAGATTCTAATGATTCTGGAGAAAATGACAAGGCATATGGAAAAGCTGTCAAAACTCTAAATGATGCAAAACTTGCACTAAAGGGTCTAGGATCTAAGGGTAAGGATCTACATTCTAAAGAACAAGAAATGTCTAGAGATCTAGATATTGAATTCAATCATCTTCTTAAGACTGTTAAGATGCTATATACTACTGATCATAGAGAAGAAATTATTACTGGTGAAGTAAATCATAGTATCTCTAAGATTATTAAGATTGGTATTGGATTGGCTGGTGCAGGTCTTGCTGCACATACAGTGGTTGTTCCTGCCGTTGGCGCTATTGCACTATTTGCTCTATCTAAGCATGCTTCTCATAAAGAAAAGAAAATGATTCTTGATGAGATTGATATTGAACTTCAAGTACTAGATAGAGAAATTAGTCGTGCTGAATCTTCTGGTTCTACTAAGAAATATCGTCAGCTTCTTACAATTCAAAAGAATCTGCAGCGTAAGAGACAAGAGATATACTATGGTATTGCAAAATCTGGTCATCGTATTCCGATGCAATCTACTGTTGGTCTGAGAGATAGGGAGTGATAAAATGGGTCTATTCAAATACTACTTAAATGAATTGTCAGTTGATGGTGAAACTGTTGATGACAATGATGATTTTAATGTAGATGATACTGATGATGAAAATAAAGATGATCAGGATCAAAATACAGATGATTCTACCCCTTCTGATGACACTTCAGATACAGCAGATAATGCTGTAGAAGATGAGAATGAAGATACAGGTGACGACAACACTGGAGATGAAACTACTACAGATGATAGTGATGCATCTGAGGATGATTTTACTCTAGATGATGAAGACGATGGATCTATGGATGATTCTGATGGTACAGATGCTCAATCTGACGATGAGAATGACGACTTCACTGTTAATGATGATACAGGAGCAGATGATCCTGATACACAATCTGATGATGGTGGAGACGAAACTTCTACAGATGATAATACTGGTAACGATGACCCTGATTCCGAAGACGATACTGGTAGTGATGATATATCTGATGATTCAGGTGACGACGATGGTTCCGATGATTTCACTATAAGTGGAGATGGAGGTTCTGATGACTCTAGTGACGATGGTACAGATGGCGGTTCTTCTGATTCTGGTTCCGATGATTCCGGGTCTTCTGATGGATCTACTGGTGGAGCTAAGGATCCTTCTTCTACTATTACAGATGATGATCAACGGGCTGCTGAAGAATCTTTGTATGATTCTCTTTCTGACGATGACAAAATAAAGAGAATTGTAAAACTTAAGGAAAGTTATAGAGATATATATGATACCATTAATACAACTATTAATGCTGTAAATAATATCCCTAAAAATGCTAATAACCTTGAGAAAATTCAAAGAGTGCAAGTATCTCTTTCTAAACTGAAAGAGATTATTGTTGATTATGTAACCTATAATTTTGATAATAGATCTTATATAGATAACTATAGTAACTATATCAAATTTATCGCTGTTCTTAGAACTGTATCTGAAATTATATCATATATAAACAGTGATAAATAACGACCATTTTCGGTTAATTTATCATAACTAATAAATAAATATTTGTAGGAAACCTCTCTAATTCCTGCTTATATCTTTATATTAATTTAACATTTTCGATTTACTATTTGTCACGTCCTTCAAATAGTAGGTCATATAACTAATCAAGGAGGATATACCTAATGCCTATCGGTGCTGTTAACTCTAAGACTGGCTTTGTCGGTGGCAGCTATACGCGCGATCCGATGAGTGGCTATACTCAGAGTTTTATTAATCTTGCTCAAAATATTCTAACCGAATCTAGTATTGATATCTTCGAGCAGCCCAAGACGCTTCTGCGTCGTCCTGCTGAGCGTGAGACCCTGAAGCAGTTCTTCTGCGAGAACTTTATGGATCAGGATACTCGCGATCCGTTTGTCAATGATCCTGGTTATCTCGAGGATCAGCAGGCTATGATGGAACAGCAGTTCGAGAACGATGCGAATGCTATCCTGGAGCATGCTAATATGGCAGATTATAACCCTGTCATTGGTATGACTTTCCCTGTTCATAAGAATATTCTGATGAACATGGTCTTCGATAAGGGTGCAATTCAGAAGGTTGTTGCTGAGGGTCCCAAGTTCACCATGACCATGGAGCGTCGTCTGCTGGTCGACACCAAGGGTAATGAGATCGATATGTATCTGAATCAGGACAAGATGACTGCTGCCATCGATGAGTCCAATCCTGTGTATGATATCGAGCTGACTCTGCCTGAGATGGGTGGCACCGATATTCTGAAGCGCTGTGGTGGTACCAAGCAGGATGATCTGTCTATTAAGACTCATATTTCTGCTATTCAGATCGCGAAGATGTACATCGCTGAGGGTGATATTATGCCTGATGCTGATGGCTTCATTCGTAAGAATGGTAAGGTTGCTACTGCTGCTGATGCAGGTGAGGTCCAGAATGTCTGGTTCCAGACCAATATCAAGTTTGCTCCTGGCTACAATCAGTATGAACGTACCTTCACTGCTCCTGTTGAGCTGTTTATCCGTAAGGATGCTGACACTGTTGAGAAGATCAATGATACTCTGTCTGGCACTATGGATAAGAATGTCTTCAATATCTTCTCTGCTGCTGGTAAGATCACTAAGGTTATGCTGTCTGCTGAGCTGGATACTGCTAACCACATGATGGATACCTGCACTGTTAAGTGGGATACTGATACTCGTCTGATCGAGATTCCTAATGCTATTCCTCTGTCTGTTACCATCAGCCCTGAGGAAATTAAGGATCTGGCTGCACTGTATCAGGTCAATCAGCTGACCAAGATTATGAGCATGCTGAAGACTACTCTGGCTAACTACAAGGATGATAAGATTAAGCAGTATCTGGATGATTCTTATGATCGTCTGGATGATCGTTCTCGTGGTTACATGGAGTTCGACTATGCACCTCCGACGGGCTATGCTCTGGATCCTCTGACCTGGCGTCATTCGATGTTCTTTGATGCATTTGACACCGAGATCACTCGTATGCTGCAGGTCCTAAATGATCCTAACATGGTCATCACTATCTTCGGTGATCCTGATCTGATCCGTAAGATTACTCCTGTTGAGTATTCCTACACTACTCCCAACTCTATTGGTGCAGTTGATCTGGATTATAAGCGTACTGTTGTGACTTCTGACAAGCGCATCTATCAGTTCATTGGTTCTGATAAGCTTCGTTGGAATGATACTCTGATTGTTCTGCTGATGCCTCATAACACTAACCGTGTTACTTATCGTATCTATGACTATCAGATGTATGTCTCCAACGAGATTCGCAATGCAGCTAATCCGACGCTGCCTGCAGTCACCGCATTTGAGCGCTTCCTAATCGACGAGTATCAACCAGTACAGAGTCGTTGTCGCATTCTCAATAGAAGCGGAATCAGGAACGGTCAAAACTAATTTAATATATAGTTGAATAACTAGGTATTAATTAATAATAGGGATAGGCCATAAAGGTCTATCCCTATTTTTTATTTAAACATTACGCTAAAATCAAATTGACTAATCGGTTTATTATTTTCATCAATAAAATATATTGCATTAGGAATTACTTTATCATTTCCATTCTGATCAGTTATTGGAGCATTAAGAGCTTCTTGTACAGACATTCCTCGTTTTAATCTATGAGAAACTGTACCACTAGAAAATCCTCTAGCTTTTTCCCAATCAGAATAATTCATTGTAGTTCCATAATATGTAATATAATTGGGCATTCTATCAGTTGACACTGGCGTATACAATGCTTTATCTACATCCCAATTCTGTTTATAAAGTCTATCATAAATCAAATCACGATTTAATCCAATAATCATAGACCATTCAGAAATAGTATGAGATTCTCCATTAGAATTAGTTATTGTTTGAATATAATCATTTACAGGAGTATTAAAAATTTTATCAATATCCCATCCATCATTTAGTCTTTTGCGTAAAGTAGCATATGGAATGCCAGTAATCATAGACCATTCAGAAATAGTATGAGATTCTCCATTATATTCAACATAAACATTTGATCTTCTATTGTTTGCTTGAATTACCATTGTAACCCATCTACAATTATCAGGAGAATAAGGGCCATTGTTATCTTTACGGTCAATAGTTAATTCCTCAGTATATCCATTAGCAAGAGCCCAATTCATAAAGTTTATAAAACCATTTTCACCTCTCCATTCATCACAAACATAAATTCCTCTAGCACCATAATCAGGATATTGAGCTAAATTTTTATTATAACATCTATTGATCATTCCTCTGTAAATACCATACAATCTAGTGCCGTGCATACCATGTTTTGTAGATGCTTCAATTATAGCACAGCCACAAGATGTTGTATGACCATTACGAAGACTATGCCCTCTTACAATACATTCCCTGCCGCAGTCACACTTGCACCTCCATTGAACCTCGCGCTCATTTCTTGGACTAATGTAATCTTCAGCTCTTCCTATTACTGTAAGTTTTCCGAATTTTTGTCCTGTCAAATCTTTAAGTTTATTCTTGGATTGGCATCCACAATTCCATGTATGGCCACTTCTTAATTGTTGTACTGGAACACTTCTTATGTTCCCGCAAAGACATTTGCATATCCATCGAGCTGATTTCCTACCAGTGCTTGGAGTGATGTAATCATTTCCAACATCCCTTCTTATTACGGTTAGCATTCCAAATTTTCGTCCAGTTAGATCTTCTGTAGTATATTCTCTCATAATCTAACTACTCCTTTCATTTGTTTATTACTTAAAGTATTAGAACACATTTTATATTTTATTTTTTATCTAATAAATAACCAAAAATTAATTAAAGGAGGTATTAAATATGGCAAATGAAGAAACTGTAAGATTGAATAATCTAGTAAAAGAAATTATTAATGATGCTGAATGCCATTGTGGAATGAAACATATAGCATTAAGAAAATCATTCTGCACTGGATATGGTCCCATGGGTTGTCCTAAAATCAAACCAGAACGAGGAATGGAGAATAATCTTTATCTTACAATATCATACAGGAATCATGACGTGACAGATATGTATGATAATGTATGGATTGTTATTGTAGAATGCGGAATTTGTAGATGGGAGAAGATTACTACAATTAAACATAACAGTCCTTATTATGATAAAGAAATGTCTCAAGCAGAAGCATATGCTAGAATGCGTCAAATGTGTGGAAACTATACTGCTACTAGTGACGATAAGGCAAAACTTTTTAATTTAATTAAAAATGATGCTAAAATCGTTTATAGTGATAAAGAAGATATCATAAGGCCTTACATTGAATGCAATGCTACAACTCTAGGATTTTTCTATGTTATTAAAGGTATTGGAGTATTTATCACAACATCTGTACAGGATAGAGATTGGATTAACTATAGTTGGTCACTATGTGTAGATTTAGGTCTTACTAATATTACTGTAGAAGAACTTAATAAGAAACATGATAAGTATAGAATAGAGAATATTAATATAGATTCTTATAGGACTATTAGTAATAGTTTAAAACAAACTCAGTCTATTAATATTACTCAAAATATTTCTGGTAATGGAAATACTGTCGTTGGTATTAGTATGACTCAGACAGCAAAAGATGATTGTGATCAAGCCCAGTCTGTAGTAATTAGAAATTCAAAATCTGAAAAGAAGAAGAAAGATACTATTATTGGTATATTTCATCAGTCTTTAATAAATCTCGCTAAAATATTAGAGAAAGCTTCTAAATATCTATTAGATCATTTCATGGATGATTAAATTTTAGTAAAAATAGATATTATAATAATGAGAGTAAGTTAAATACTTACTCTCAAATATTTATATTAAAGGAGATAATAAAATGGTTTATGTTGCAAATGATGGAAGGTATATTATCAAAGATAGAAGTATCACAAATTCAATGGATCTTCCTGGGAATATTGAAATTACTTATCCTATGGATAATTTTGAATGCGATGATTTACTTGCTCCTGCAGTTGCTGAGCTTCTTAAGAGAGGATATCAGACTAAGTATTGCTGTCAAGGTCATATAGCTCCTGATTTTGTAAATGATATTTCTACAGTACACGGAACTGATATTCCTATTGTAGAAAATTTTGAAGTGCCCTCTGCTTCTAACATATGTGTTCCTTATATCATGTTTGAGAAATCTATTACTCGGCATGATCTTTATAATCTTCCTTCTAGCTGGCAAATTAGAAAAGGTAAGACACATGGATGTATTACTATTGAAGCAAAGATAGATAATAGTATTGTAGATCATTATGAATTCTTTACTTTTCATAGAAGAGCTATTGAATGTGCAGAAGATCTTTATAAGTGGGCTTGTGGATTGGAGTGGAGAAAATGAGAGATCTATTGTATAACTTGTATAACAATGACGAACATATGATCACTAAAGAAGATTATAAAATGATTCCTAATAATGATACAGAAGTTCCTGTAAATGATCCTGTAATGGGATTATTCGTTCCATTCTTTGAAAAGCTTGGAGTTAAATGTAAAGTTGTTGGTGATCTTAGCTTTGGTCATTATGTGGAAAAGCAAGAAACCTATAATCGAGATGGATGGATTTATATTCCTTATTTGATTCTTGATACTAATTATAAAGAAAATCCTGAATTTGTTTCAGTAATGGAAAATATGCTTAGATGTCCTACTAATACTGATATTTTCAATCATATGGAACAGTATCTGAAAGGAAACTATACAATTCCTAATAAAATATGGGAGTTGACAGATATTGCAGATGAAAATTCTAAATTTCATGTAGCAATAGATGCTTATGGAAATCCACCACGTGTTAAACATGATAGATATGTTCTTAAACTTCATATAGCTGATGATGTTAGACTAGGGAAGTTGAATAATTTTAGTAATAATACAGATCTATATTACAAGCTAGCTACTATTATTACTGATATTGGCATTCTTATGAAGATGCTAGTAGAAACATTCGATGATGAGAAAAAAGGATAACATCTAATAATAGAGTCAGAGATTTTGCTCTCTGACTTTATTTTTCTCTATTTTGATTTTACTCTCTAGCTGAACTTAATAGTAATCGACTTTGCTCGAAAGAAATTTTTACTTTAGGAGGAAATATCCAATGGATGAAACTATTAAAAAGATTCATAATACAGGAGCTTTTCACTTTCGTGCTATCTTGAATCATAATTCTGATGGTGAAGATATCGAAACCATTACTAGTGTTATTGCCGATCCGAAAATTGGTGATGTAGCCACTGTAAATGGGGAAAATTTCTTCAACTCATATACTTACGATGGCAGTAATTGGGTCAAGATTGAATCTGTAAATAAGGTTGTTGTAAACGTTGTCAAGAGAAATGGTCAAATCGTTCCGTTTGATCACGAAAAGATCATCAATGCTATTCGTAAAGCAAATGCTTCTGTCGCTAAGAATGATAGAATGTCTGAAAATGAGATCAATAATATCGTGATTAAAGTAGTCAATGAGTGTTCTAAAGCTACTGAAAATATTGGTGTTGAGGATATTCAGGATCTTGTTGAAACTGGTATCATGGAAGCTGGCGCATTTACTGTAGCTAAGCACTACATTACCTATAGATATCAGCATAGTCAGATTCGTCAGAAGAATACTACAGACGACAAGATTCTTTCTCTTGTTGGCTTGAATAATAAAGAAGCCAAATATGAGAACTCTAATAAGAATCCCATCATTAATTCTACTCAGAGAGATTATATTGCAGGTGAAGTTTCTAGAGATCTTACTAGACGTTATTTGCTTCCTCAGATTGTTCTTGATGCATGGAATGAAGGTGCTATTCATTTCCATGATAGTGACTATTCTATCTCACACGCATTTAACTGCGATTTGATAAATCTCGATGATATGTTAAAAAATGGCACTGTTATTACTGGAACACTCATTGAGACTCCTCATAGTTTCTCTACTGCATGTAATATCACAACTCAGATTATTGCTCAAGTTTCTTCTAATCAGTATGGTGGTCAAAGTATCTCTCTAACCCACCTTGCTCCCTTTGTTGATGTTAGTAGAAAGAAAATTCGTGCTGAAGTCATCAAAGAGCATAATGAACTTGGAATTGCACTTTCTACAGAAGAGATTGAGAAAATTACTGAAATGCGTCTTCGCATCGAAGTTCAAAAAGGCGTTCAAACTATCCAGTATCAGGTTGTAACTCTTCTTACTACTAATGGTCAGGCTCCGTTTATTACAGTATTCATGTATCTGAATGAAGCTAGAAATGAGCAAGAGAAAAAAGATCTTGCAATGATCATTGAAGAGACTCTAAAGCAGCGTTATCAAGGTGTCAAGAATGAATGTGGCGTTTGGGTTACTCCTGCATTTCCTAAATTAATCTATGTTCTTGAAGATGATAATATTTCTGAGGACTCTCCTTATTGGTATCTAACAGAACTTGCTGCTAAGTGTACTGCTAAGCGGATGGTTCCTGATTATGTTTCTGAAAAGAAGATGCTTGAGATTAAGGGTGATGTATATCCTCCGATGGGATGCAGATCTTTCCTTACTCCTGATAGATTCACAGATAATGGCATTGGTAATATTGCTAATGCTAAGAATTATGAACCTGGAAAACATAAGTATTATGGCAGATTCAATCAGGGTGTTGTAACTATTAATCTTCCTTATATTGCTATGCTTTCTCATAGAAATAAAGAAGATTTCTGGAAGATCTTTGATAAGTATCTTGATATCTGTCATACTGCACTGAGATGCCGTCATGAAAGACTTCTTGGTACACCTTCTGATGTTGCTCCTATTCTTTGGCAGCATGGTGCAATTGCTCGTCTTAAGAAAGGTGAAGTTATCGATAAACTCTTGTATGGTGGATATTCTACTATCTCTCTTGGTTATGCAGGACTTTATGAATGTACTCTCTATATGACTGGTAAATCTCATACTGATCCTGAAGGTGAACCTTTTGCTATCCAAGTTATGCAGCATATGAATGATAAGACCGCAGAATGGAAGAAAGCAGAGAATATCGATTATTCTTTGTATGGCACTCCTATGGAGAGTACAATTCAGACTTTTGCAAAGGCTCTTAAGAAGTTCGAAACTGTACCTGGCGTAAATGACCATGGATATATTACGAATTCTTATCATGTATGTGTACGGGAGCACATTGATGCATTCGAAAAGCTTCATTTCGAATCTAAGTTTCAGGAGATGTCCCCAGGCGGTGCAATCAGCTATGTAGAAATCCCTGACATGAAAGATAATATTGAAGCTGTACTCCAAGTACTTAAATACATCTATAATACTATCATTTATGCAGAGCTAAATACAAAGAGTGACTATTGCCAATGCTGTGGATTTGATGGCCAAATTGAAATTGTAAGGAATGATAAGGGAGAACTTATTTGGAAATGTCCTAATTGTGGCAATACTGATCAGAATAAGATGAATGTCGCAAGACGTACCTGTGGGTTAGATGAATAAAATATGGCTCACGTTAAATTGCTTAAATTGCGGGAACAATCCCATAATCCCAACCGACTACAACGTAATCAGAAATGATAAGCGTGATAGTGGCACGAGTTTAAAACTCAACAGCTTGAAATATAGTAGAGACCATAAGAACTGGTTGGAGTAGGATCAACCGAGTGTGCAAGTCACTCAGACGCAGCGAAATCTTCTATAGAAATATATGAGAGACGTTCAACGACTATAATAGCAATAAGTCTAATACTATAAATTAGGTGATAATGTATAGTCTACTCCCGTACTTAAATATCGGGAAACCGAGGGTATAAAGGATATTGGGACTCAATTCTGGAATCAGGGTCGTACTGAGGAAATCAAGGATCGAGTTCTTCATCTGTAAAGTTTAAAATTGAGGAGTGGAAATTATTCCACTCCTCTTTATTTTATTTGGAGGAAATATTATGAATTATTGTAAGATTAAACAATGTGATATTGCTGATGGTTTAGGTGTTAGAGTATCATTATTTGTTTCTGGATGCACCAATCATTGCAAAGGATGTTTTCAGCCTGAAACTTGGGACTTTAATTATGGTTGGGAATTTGATAAGAAAGCTGAAGATGTCATAATTGATTCTCTTAAGCAGTCTTATGTTAATGGACTTACATTATTAGGAGGAGATCCGTTTGAACCTAATAATCAATATCCTCTGTATCAATTTCTTCTTAGAGTAAAGAAGGAAGTTCCTGATAAAGATATTTGGGCATATACAGGATTTAGATTTGAAGACATTCTAGATCCTACTGTGTATCCTCATACTAGTTGCTCTGAAGAATATATTAAACTTATCGATGTTCTTGTTGATGGACCTTATGAAGAAGATCTCCATTCTCCTGCATTAAAATTTAGAGGGTCTTCTAATCAGAGAATTATCGATGTAAAGAAAACAATCAAAGAAAATAAAATCATTCTTCTTCCTATTGAAGATAGAACTTATAATCCTAATGTTTAAAAGTATATAGGTTGGAATACATCTATATACCAATAATAAATATAAATTTTTGGAGGTTATTATTATGGATTTCACTAGTGCTTTTATTTCTATGCAGCAGGGTCACAAAGTAACTCGCACCACTTGGAAAGGCTATTGGTGCATTCTGAATGGTGAAATTGTTATGGTGACAAAGGAAGGTAAAGCAGTTAATCTTCGTGAATCACCTGATATGATGCATACTATTTCTAATATGCTCTGCGATGACTGGGGTGTATGTGATGATAGAGTAGTTTCTATGCTTCCTGGTGAATCTGCTACTGCAGCATCTAAGGTTGATCCGAAGAATCTTCGTAATGATGCTAAAGTGAATAAGCATGAAGAACAAAAGAAACAGCCTATCAATAATCCTATTAACACTAATCCGAGATGTAATGTAAAGTATGATAAGGATAAAAGAGAGTACAAAATTGATCTCAATGAGATTCCTGATAAGGAGTATCCCAGAGCTACTATGGACTCTTCTAAGAATGAGACTAAAACTACAAAGAATAAATATTATAATGCAGTCGTAATAGATGATAATGGTGAATTTCATAGGATCAATTTGGACAATATTCCTGGGTTGAAACAGTTTGCCAAAGATGATAATACTCTTGAGAGACTTATTAACTGGCTGATGTAAAAATCCAAAATATAGAAATGAGAGGTTTTATATATGGGACTACTCGCAGATCGTTTTAGAGCACAAATGGCAAAATCTAAAGATCCTAGAATGGAAGAGGCTGTATCTGATGTTATGTATCCTACAGGATTTCTTCCTTTTGATTTTCTAAATGGATATAGAGTTCATGTTAAATCTGATACTCAAGATTTTTGGTATGATTCTGTAGGAATTGTGGATGGATCATCTGTTAGTTTCTGTGGGCGCTCGGGATCTGGCAAAACAACAGCTGCTATTCAAATGGCTGCAAATATTGTTAGACCTTTTCCTGAAGCTACTATCTTTTTTGATGACATTGAAGGTGGTTCTAATGCTACTCGTAGAGAACTTCTTACGCATTTCTCTCCTGAAGAATGTCAGCAGAAAATTATTTATAGAAATACTGCAGTATCTGCAGAAAATTTCTATAAGCGTATCGCTTCTATCTATGATATCAAATTGAACAATAGAGCAGACTTTGAATACGATACTGGGAAATATGATTCTTATGGTAATAGAATCTATAAACTGATTCCTACAGTATATATTCTTGATTCTCTTGCTATGCTTACTCCTGAGAAGTTGACTGAAGAAGAAGAACTTAGTGGGCAGATGTCTACTACTGCTACAGCTAAAACTAATACAGCTGTATTCAAGAGAATTGTTCCTAAACTTAAAGCAGCTAATATCATTCTATTTACTATTAATCATATTAATGATAAGATTGAGTTGAATCCTTTTAGTCATACTAAATCTCAAGTTAGTTTCTTAAAGCCTGGAGAAACTCTTCCTGGTGGTAAAGCTGCTCTTTATCTTGCAAATAATTTGATTAGAGTAGATGATGGTGCTAAACTTAAATCTAGCGAAGGCTTAGGAATCGATGGCAAGATCGTAGATTTTGAAATCATTAAATCTCGTACCAATGCTGCAGGTAGATCTGTTCCTATGGTATTTGATTTTGCAAATGGTTTTGATGATATTCTTTCTTTGTTTATGTTCCTAAAGTCTACTGGTGCTATTGTAACTGGTGCTACTTGTTATCTTCGTGGCCATGAAGATATGAAGTTTAGACAGAAAGATTTCAAGAATAAGCTGTTTACAGATCCTGAGTTTGCTACAGTATTTAATCAGGTAGCAAAAGCTGAACTTGAAACACTATTGGGTAATCCTGTTGAAGAAGAAACAAAATTTACCCAGCCTAATCAGGCGATCATCAATAGTATTCTTGGATTGTAAGGAGAAAATAATGCTAGAAGGACGTATATTGAGTACTATGATTTTTATCTTTGCAATCATTTTCAGTGTTGCACTGATTTTGGTTATTAGAGATAATATTATCAATGAAAAGAAAGGTCTTAATCCTCAGATTGCAATGGTAGTTGGATTATCAGTATTATCTATTGCAATATTAGAAGCTGCTGGATATTGTATTATCAAACTTGCTATGGTGGTTATTAGCAAGATTGATACAATGTCCCACATGTCTAAGCTTATAATGTACCTTGTAGCTATTGTTATTGCCATTGCAATGTGCATTTACTTTGCAATTAAAGCTGATGAGTTATCTGAACCTGCTCCTGATGAAATTGATCCACAACATGGAGCAGAAGAAGAAACAAAATCTGACGTAGTTGAACCTATTCCTGAGGAGCACACAGATATTTAAATGAAAAGAGGTCTAGAGAGAAATCTCTAGACCTTTTATTTTTTAATGGAGGATATTTTATATGAGTAGTATGTATAATATCCAAAGTGGAGATATCTTTGGAAGACTTGTTGTTATCGGAAGAGTGGAAGATTTCATAGATCCGAAGAGTAAAAAGCATTGCTCTCAGTATTTGTGTCAATGTAGTTGTCCAGAGAAGAATACAGTAGTGGTAAAAGCAAAGAATTTAGTAGGAAATATTACTAGATCCTGTGGTTGCTTAAGAAGAGAAACTACTGCTGCTAAGTTTAATCATAAACCAATAACAGAGTATCCTCCAGCAAAATATATCGTAAAGCAGGTGATTTATGCATATCATTATATGATATATGAAGCTACTAGAGCTCCTGAGACCAAGCATTTTAATATTCCTATTTATGGAGAATGGATTAATTCTAGAACAGGAATTAAATCATTTTATGACGATATGTCTCCTACATATGAGAGTGGATGTAAAATAGGACGATTAAATGAATCTATTGGTTATAGACCAGATAATTGCATCTGGGTTGAATGTAGTATTAGACAATATGATAGAATCAATGATATGGTAATTGCATATAATGATTCTTGCTATATGGTATCTGAATGGAATAGAGCAATGGGATATGAAAAGAATACCATTAGAGATAGAATTATTGATGGATATGATTATCAAGAAGCTATTACTGGTACTTGGGAAGATAGAGATTTTGATCAAGTAAATGCTATATTCTTTATGGATAATAATGGTAGACCTCTTAATAATGATTACGTAAGATATATTATGGGCTAAAATATGAAAGAGCAAGATATTATAATTATGATTAGAGATTGATAATTTCTCTAATTTAATATTAAAAGGAGTTGAAATGTATGAGTCGATTAATAGACTTAACAGGTAAACGATTTGGACATCTTTATGTAATCAAAAGAGATGATAAAGATCATTATCCAAGGAGAGAAGCATTCTGGATTTGCCAATGTGATTGCCCTAATCATAATGTGATTTCTGTATGTGGTACAGCATTAAGATCTGGACATACTACATCTTGCGGCTGCTATCAAAAAGAGAATAATCATAGAATAGTAACTTATAAATCTGCATATAAAAAAGGTATAACAAAAAAGTACCCATATCTTACACACACTTATTATAGACTAATAAGAGGTCATTTTAATGAATTATGTGATGAATGGAAGGATGAAGAAAAAGGCCTTTATAATTTTATTAACGATATGAAAGATGACCATAAAAAGCATCTATATCTTCATAGACATAATGTCGAAAAGAAATATTCTAAAGAGAATTGTTATTGGGATACAAGATATTATGTAGATATGCCACCTAAAAAGGAGTTGTAAATTTTGGGTAAGCTTAAGGGAACAATAATTCAACCTGGAGATGTATACAATCATTTAACAGTGATTAAGAGAGTAGAAGATAGAAAATTTGCTTGTGGAGATAAGAAACCTGCATTTCTCTGCGAGTGCGATTGTAAAGATCATACTAGAGTAGTAGTAATTGGTGAGTATCTAAAAACTGGGCATACAACTTCATGTGGATGTGTATTTAGAGAAATTAAGAAACATGTTGGAGATAAAACTAGAACTCATGGATTATCTAAAACAAAAGAAGCATGTGTATATTATCATATGGTAAGTAGACATCCTGAAGAGATCTGTGAACGATGGTCACGAGATAACCCAAATGGGCTATTAAATTTTTATAATGACATGCACATCTCTTATAAGCAAGGATGTAGACTTGCTAAGAAACACCCTACAGAAGACTACAGTCCAACTAATTGTTACTGGTTATGACTTTATAATGAAAAGGAGATAAACAAATGGCAAGTAACTTTGTAGACCAAGTAAGGGATTCGATGAGTTATTTGACCTCTAAAGAGCAGATGCTCGGTAAAGGTCTAAATATACCCAATAATGCGACTAATAGTGGTGGTCGTAAGATTATGGGTAATACTCATCAATCTCATTCGCTTGTTCTTACTCAAGGTGAGATTCCTTATGTAGCAACCGGATATGAAAACAGATTCGGTGAACAATCTTCGTCTATTATTAGAATGGACGATGACTATGAAGTCATCGCCAAGATTCCTAAATTTTCTTATGCTCCTGATCACCACTATTATCTTATTCTTAGAAGTATCAATAAGAATGAGATTACAGTAGTTGAACGTATTTCTTATAAATACGTAACAGAAGTTTATGGATATCTTCATAATAATTCTATCATGGATAGTATGAGCGCGCCTGGTACTATTATCCATAAAGGAGATATTATTAGAAGATCTACAGGCTTTGACAGATATGGTAATAGAACAAGTGGTAAAAATATTAATGTTGCATATATGGCATTGGACATTAATATGGAAGACTCTGTTCTTATTTCTAAAAGATGTAGTGAACTGATGTCTGCTCCTCTTCTTCGTACTGTTAAAATCATTATCAATGAAAATGATATTCCTCTGAATATCTATGGTAATGATAATATGTATAAGGTATTTCCTGATATCGGTGAAGATATCAAAGATGGTATCCTTATGGCATATAGACGAGATAAGAAAGAAGAAGCAATCTATACTCAGTCTGTCAAGAGATTACAAGAGATCATGATGTCTGATGACAAGATTACTATTAAAGGTAAAGTCATTGATATCAATATCTATTGTAATAATCCTGAATATATCAAGACTAATGCATATAATCAGCAATTCTATTCGTATTATAGCGATCGTCAGAGAATGAATCAGGATATCGTAAATGTTGTTGGCTCTTATGCAACTCAAGGATATCATTTGAGTTATCAATTGAACAAGATGTTCTATAATGCTAAATCTGAACTTGAAGGTAAGAAATTTATCGATAAGAAACAGTTTAGCAACATCACAATTGAATTCGTTGTTATGGAAAATCGTATTCTTGATGTTGGTGATAAAGTCTCTGATAGATACGGCGGAAAAGGTGTTGTCTCTAAGATCGTTGATACTGAATTAATGCCTAAGATGTGCAATGGTCAGCCTATTGATATGATTAAGAATTCTTCTACTATGTATAATAGAGAGAATGCTGGTCAGATCTTTGAGCATGAAATCAATTATATTTCTATGAATATTCTTGATAGAATTAGACAAGGCGATATGAGTCTTCAGGATTCTTTTGCTATGATTCTTAAGTTCTATGAGATTCAATCTCCTGAACAGTATCAAGATATCAAAGCATATATTGATTCTCTTGACTATCGTAATCAAGAATATTTCCTTGAAAGTATTCTCAATAAAACTTGTATTAATGTTTCTAATAAACCTATATCTGAAACAATGAACATCGATAAACTTATAACACTGAAACAAGCGTTTCCGTGGATCGATGAACAGAAAGTACAAGTTCCTATTAGAGACTCTAGAGGAAATGTTAGATTCGTATATACTAGAAGACCTATGATTGCTGCTCCTCAGTATGTAATCAGATTGAAACAGTTTGCTGAAGAAAAATTCTCTGCTGCTAGTTTGTCTTCTACTAATCTTAAGAATGAGAATGCAAAGAGTAAAGCATCTAAGAATTATAGAGAGCCTAACTCCAATACTCCTATTAAGCTAGGTCAGATGGAATCTGGTGATCTAGATCACATGGGAACAGAATATGTTGTTATCAACCTTCTGTTGCATTCTCTGTCTCCTCATGCAAGACGTTTGGTTGAGCAGATTGCTATTACAGATCCGTATAATGTCGATGTTAAAATCGATACTAAATCGAAGAATAGATCTGCTGAAATTCTAAATGCTCGCTTAAAGATTATGGGATATAAAATTACATTCTCCAAGAAGAGAATTAAGAACCAATATCCCTTTGGTATGAATGCTATTGAATTCCTTGGTAACGAAGATGGCATGACACCTGCTATCGAATTCATGGAGCCTGGATATGACTTCGATCATTGGTATAAGACCATTGATGAAATCAAGGAAATTTCTAAGCATCTTGGATTCACTATTGAAGCTATCTCTTTTAGTGAATCTAAATTGGAAGATCATCAGCCTCAGATTCCTGATGAAGTAGAAGAACAATAAAAATACTGGATAGGAGAGAAATCTCCTATCCTTTTATTTTTAAAAATCTATCTAGTAAGATATTATAATTATGAAGGATGATACAATATTACTATTATTTTAACTTCGAAATACAAATTAGAAAGGAGAAACTAAATGAATATTGCAATTCAGAATGTTCTTAATGGTCTTCGAAATGGTAATATGGCTTCTGCATATGAGTATAAAGGATATTTAAATGACGTAGCTATGACGTTATATAATAAACCTCAACTCACAGCCGAAGATATTGAAGATCTTAAAGGTATCATTACTATTTGTAATATCACTTATAATGATACTGATAAAGAGCTTCTTCCGATCGAAGATGGATTCTATGATCTTCTTCTTGAAAAATATAAGATCTATGATCCTAATTTTCAAGTAGGTGCAGAAGTTATTAATTTCAAATCATCCAATGGAAATAATAAAGTATATGCAGAACAGCAAATGATTCCTGCTATTACTTTTGAAGAGCCTGTTGATGATAAAGAGTATTTCTTCTTAAATGATCTAGTAATCCCCGATACTAAGTTTATTGATCGTAGAGATTTTGAGAACAAATCTGTTCCTATTAGTGCAGATTATATTACCAAACGTTATCATGATACTCAGCATAATCATCCTGAACTTGTTGGTACTCTTGATAAGTGTAAATTTGTTCTGGATAAAGATGCTGCAGAACGTGGTGTATTGGATGACTCTAATGTGAAAACAGTTGAAAGAGACTTTTTCCAAGATCATCTTCTTAGAGGTATTATTCAACCCAATCAGAAATTTGATATTATTCTTGAATTAAAGTATGATGGAATTTCTGTTGAAGCTGATTGTACTGATGAAGTAATATCTGCAAGATCTCGTGGTGATACTGGAGTTGGCAGAGCAGCAGACTTAACTCCTATTCTTAAAGGATATAAGTTCCCTCATAGAGAAAAGAATGCTCCTATGATAGGTGTTAAGTTTGAAGCTATCATTACTCAATATGATCTTCCTTATTTCAATGCTGCTAAAGGATATGAATATAAGAACTGTAGATCTGCAATTGTAGGTCTATTTGCTTCTGGAGATGCATGGAAATTTAGAGATTTTATTACTCTAGTTCCTCTAGCAGTTGAGAGTGAAGTGTATCATACAACTTGTCATTCTGACAGACTTCAAGAGATTAAATATCTTAATGATAATTTTGTTTCTAAAGGATGTCCTCTCAGATGGGCAATGGCAAGTGGAACTTATATTGAGAATCTTGTATGGATTAATATCTTTACAAAGAATGCAGAGATGTTGAGAAGTAGAATTCCTTTCATGTATGATGGCATTGTATTCTCTTATAGAGATGAAGCAATTCGTCAAAAGCTTGGAAGAGAAAATTATATCAACAAATATAGCATGGCTGTTAAGTTTAATCCTCTTAGAAAGCAGACTATCTTTAGAGGATATTCCTATACAGTAGGTCAAGATGGTAGTATTACACCTATGATTCATTACGATCCAGTAGAATTCTATGGTACTATTCATCCTAAATCTTCTGGACAGTCTCTTGCAAGATTTAATGAACTTCAACTGCATAAGGGTGACATGATTGATGTCGAATATGTAAATGATGTCATGCCATATGTATCTAAGCCGATCAACGATTGGAATATTGATAATGAGAAAGTATCTCCTCTCGAAGTATTTCCCAATATCTGCCCAATCTGTGGAGGTCCAGTTCAAGTATCTGATTCTGGAAGATCTGCTAAATGCATTAATCCTGACTGCGGTGGTAGACAGCTTGCAAGAATGGTTAATATGTGTGCTAAACTTGGTCTTATTGGATTTGGTGAAGCAACTATCAACCAAATTGGTGTTTATCATTTGAGAGAACTTTTAGAGATTACTACTGGAACTAATTGGTTACAGAATCTTCAGAGCAAAGGATTTGGCCCTATTGAATCTGATAATATCCATTCTCAATGTATGAATCTTCTTACTAAACCACTTATGGATTCTGTATTACTTGGATCAATTGGATTTACTAGCATCTCTACCAAAACATGGGAACTAATTCTTCCTGAGTTAAATTATCAGAAGATTAGAGACATGTTCAATATGCTCGATCCTTCTGGATTTTATCGTAAGAGAGTAATAGAGCATATGTCAAGCATTAAAGGAATTGGCCCTACTACTGCTAATACTATTGGTAGAGAATGGGATTATTTTAAAGATGATCTTGAATATATGTTTACTCATGGTAATATCACTAAGTATAAGAGAATCGAAGGTAAGAAGATTAGATTTACTGGATTTAGAGATAAAGAACTTGAAGTGTATCTTAAGTCTCTTGGTTTTGATGCAGATCAAGATGCTCCAGTAAATAAAGACTGCTATGCTTTACTTGTTCCTAATACTAGTATTAATACTACTAAGACTCGTAAAGCAGAACGCTTTGGTGTTATGATAGTTCCGAAAGATGATTTCGTAGCTAATCTTGACAAATATATGAAATAAATAAGGAGAGTTATTATGTCGTACAAATTTATTGAAGATTCTGGTATTGCATCCGATTCTACTGAGGTTCGTAGGATTTTTGATCTTAAGAATGAAGTAAATGAACTTATGGAATGTCTGAAATCTGAAGGAGTCGATGTTTCGAAAACAATGATCATGAGACTTATTGAAGCTATTCTGAGAAATTGTGGTATCGATAGTAGTGATAATATCAATAAGAAGCTTAATGCTGTTATTGGATTGATCACTATTAAGAGTCCTTATACACTCGTAAAGAGTGAAGAAGAGGAGAAGATTTGTGATGAATCTGTTCGCAAATATTTCGATACTATGTTTGATGATGAAGATCCAGAAAAGCCTATCGTCATGAACAATACTAAAATCATCTACGATGAAGTATGTACCTTTATCAATGATCTATTCGATTATATGTATAGCATATATTTCGATGAATATGAAAGATATCATAAAGATGATGTCGGCAATAAAAATGTATTTATCTCTCATCATTATCTTATCGTAGAAGGTGAATATATTGATGAAGATGAATACTATCTTATTGAATTTGATGTATACGCAGAATCTTCTATCAATAAGCCTATTATTCATATTATTGGTCAGACTTTTTCTAGTGAGGATAAGAAATGTGAACTTGTCCTTCCTTCTTTCACAGAAGAAGATAGGAAGATTCTGATGGCAAAATTCATGAATACAGCAGATCTTTCTGGTGAAAGTGTCGAATACTAAAAATAGAATTGGTAAGATATTATAATAATGATCCAATAGAAGGATTTAATATTTCTAAAGGAGAATATTTAATGAAAAATGGGCCGTAGAAGTTAAAACTTATCCGTATTACAACACTAAAGTACAGTGAGTAAAACTTACTGTAAAATATTATCAATCAATTAAAAGGAGATTTACTACTATGGAAAAGAAGTTTAAGGAAACCAGCATTTCTGAAGATTATAGCAAGTGCCTGTCTGCTCAGCACTATCTGATTGGACCATCCCATGTTTGGAGAATTCCCACCATCCTGTTCCATGGTGCTTCTATGTATCTGGCAGCTGTTAAGAATACTGCTACTCCTAAGGCTCTGGTCTTCCGTGCAGTAGATGGACGTTTCCTGGCAGCCGCAAAGGTATGCTACATTCCTAACAATGATGATCCCACAAACCCTGCGGCAGGGCAGTGGTCTTATACTTGGACTACTGATGAAGATAACATCAAGGATTGCGATTGCTGTGATGTTTCTAATAATGCAATGATCGTTCAGTTCTTTACCACTGCTGGTATCAATCTGTATAACCTGAAGTTTGCAGGTCCTGATGTTTGCATTACCATGATGGTAGAGATGGTAGAATTTATCATCAAGTGGCTGAAGGAGAATGTTACTGCTGAGGAACCTGCTACCCTGATTCAGGATGGTGTTTTCCGTGCAGATGCTGCAGTTGATGAGAATGGTGAAATCAATGTTGGCATTATCCCTGATGGCCAGATGAAGGTTCTGATTAAGGATGATAGTGCTATTCAGGATGCAGCATAATCTATAAAGTAAGATAATATAAGTAAAAAATAAGATAGTGGGCTGGGGAGGGAATCCCCAGCCTGCTATCTTATATTATTTTTGGGAGATATTGAAATTATGGATCTTAAAACTGCTACTATTGATGGGAAAATTATGGACGTTGTCTCTGAAGATAAGTACAGATCTGAGTATGAAACTTATACTAATCCTAGTTTAATCTCTTCTACTGCTGTTGAAGTTTCTGATCAAAATGGTGTAGGTTATGTTCTTCCATTTAGAGGAAAAACCGATGATAAACCTGGTATCTATCCAGATGGATGTATCTATTTTATCAAGTATCCAGATGAACAGGAAGCTTCTCAGTATAGATCTGATAGTGTAAATATGGTTGACTTCAGTGATGTCAATAATATTTCACAGTTCCTGGATAAGAATAGACAGATCCGTGATATGGAAACTAATGTTCTTACAGATGCTGATTCTATCTTCACACCTCCATTGAATCAAGATGATAGTCCTGAAATGAGAGCATTCAAACAAGCGATTGCTTCTAAGCATATGGACATCAATAGATATGCTCCTCGTTTTGGTGATAACTATCTTAACGATAAACGTATTCTTAAAACCAGTTCTATTACAATGAATAAGCTAATTGCTATGAGTAAGAAACTTGATATTGAAGTTGAACTTACTTTAAGAAACTCAAGTAGCGATGTAGCAAATCCTATGGATAAACCTATCACTGTAATTCTCACAGGAAACAACGACGATAAGGAGTGATATAATGGACTTTTCTCAATACAATATACAGTATGGAAATCTACAGACTCCTCAAAACATTAATCCATATATGTCTAATGGTATGGATGTAATGATGCATGCTCCTGAACAGAAACCAGACATTGATCAGTTTCTCTATAAGTTCAATGATCAGCATAGAGAGAAATTCAATGATTTCTGGTTTACTAGAAACGATGATGATATTATCGAAGGAATGAAACAGGTTATTCTGTCTTGTGAACGAGATAAGTATTTCATCATTAAAGTTATCGGATTCGAAGTTATTAAGGACTATGAAGAGATTCAGAAGATTCTTTATAATTATTATTCAATGAAGACTAAAAACGGTAAGAAAGTCAGCAATGAATATGATTATATCACTCTTAGAGATTCCGATATTATGCTTCTTAAAGTAAGATACTATATTAAGCTTAATATCCCTGAAAGTAAAATCAGAATTGATCCTAAGACTGGTGAGTTGGAAAAATCTGAAGGCGAATTGGAAGTTCTGATTATCTTACCTATTTATGTGAATAAGTATTATTTCAGAATCCTTGGTAACTATTATAATCCTATCTTTCAGATTGTTGATGGTAGTACCTATAATAATTCTACTTCCAATAGTAAAGTCCAGAGTATCACATTAAAGACTCAATTTATGCCCATTAAGGTATATAAAGAATCTTATGATATTATGGACATTGTAGATGGTACAGTTCATAGATGCGTCTTATTTACTTCGTATATCTTCAATAAGAAAACTGATTCTATCAAGTTTATTCTTGGAAGATATGGATTGTATGGTGCAGAAGAGATGCTTGAGCTTAATGGTATTTATACATCTAAAGGCGATGCATCTCCTATGGATCCCAATGTATTCTATAACTTTACTGATCCTCATCATAAGATCATTGTATCTGTAATCAAGAGATTGTTTGATAAAGATAATGTCACTCAGTCTTTTGTTTATACTATTCTTAAGTCTGTAAAGAAGCTTGAGAATTTCGATGATATCTATGATCCGAGATATTGGAATAGAATGCTTGGTGCAGATTTTCAGTCTGCTACCTTGGATAAAGGTATTCCTGTTTTGGATTCTTTCGAATCTATCTATGATATTAGAACTAAGCAGTCTATTAAACTTCCTCCTGAAGATAAAGAAGACTCTTATTGTATTCTAAGATGGATGATGAGAGAATTCTCTTTCCTCAAAGCTAGAGATAATATGGATATCTCTACCAAACATCCTAGACAAGCAGATGAGTATCTTCCTGCTATTTATGCAATGAAGATTTCTCGTGGCCTTTATCGTATTTCTGATAAAGGTAAAAATGTTACTTTCAAAGATGTAGTTAGAGTTCTGGATACTCCTCCTAACTATATCCTGAAGAACATTAATGCTGCTAACCTTGTTGACTATGTTGATCTAGTTAATGATAATGATGCAGAACTTGCAATCTCTTATACCTATAAAGGAATCTCTGGCCTTGGTGATCAAGGTTCTGGCACTGCAGTTCCTATTGTATATCGTTTCGTTCATCCTAGTCAGCTTGGTCGTGTTGATCTAGATGCATCTTCTTCCTCTGATCCTGGTTTGTCTGGTTTGATCTGTCCTATGGCTAAGATCAATAATGGATCCTTTACTGATTATAAGGAGCCTAATGGATGGAAGCAATTTTATCTTGAGACTATGAGTGAACTTAGATCTCTTTATGGAATGCAACAAGCTATTGATCTTAAGAAACGTTGTGGTCTATCTTATGACTATGTGAAAGAAGATATGGTAAGAGAAACCATTGAGTCTTATCACAGATTAATTCCTGCTATCATCGATATCGATGGTAAAAAGGATTATACTCTAGGTGTCAAATTGTCTGAGACTACAGTCTCTAAAGGAGATGACGATGGAGTCGGAGATGTTACCACAGATGTAGAAATTCCTCCTTCTGCAGACTAATAAATAAAATTTATTCTAAGGAAGGAGGTTTTTATATGGGTGCTAATATCGACAAAACAAAAGATACTTTTGTTTACTTTCTGTATTCTGAACAGCAATCTGCTGAACGATCTGATATCGAAAGACGGATGTCAAGAATCTTTACTCCTGGCACAGTAATTGTCAATGGAAGAAAGAAAATCTTTACAGAGATTTCTACTAAATCCGCTAATAGATATCCTGATTGTAAAGTGGTTGCTTCTGGATACAGATCACAATTCGTTTACACATTACCCACGACTAAATAAGGAGGTTACTCATGGCACACATTCTCGAAGTAATGACTTCTGTTTGCAGTCAGCTTAATTACCTTGCAAAAGAGTATTTTGGTGACGGTAAAGCAAGAACTATGCCTAAGATTATGGATTCTATCTATAATTCTGTAGACATTGCTTCTAAATCAGTTCCTAGTATTGATAAACGCGAAGAACTTACTATCGATAAAGGCATCTTCGCTAATAATGGAGATAAATCTAATCCTGTATATGTTATCTCTGTTAAGAATCTGAAAGAAGCCTACGTCGATAAGTTTGTTTCCATCAATAAGTCTGGTGACAATGAACTTGTGAATGCTATGTTGATCGCTGTTCCGTATTATGTATTTGAGAATGAAGCAGATTTCAGTACTGTATGCGATATTATCATGAAGATGTATTGCAAAATTCTCGATACCGATCTTAATATGGAATTCGATGCAAACTCTGGCATTCTAAGATTCTGCCAGTCTAAGGTGGTTACCGTTCATTCTTATGATATTGAGATGATGCTTGGTGCAGTTCTTTGCACCTGGACCAATATCAAGTCGTGGTTTAAGAATTACGACCGTGATGATAATCAGGTTCCTCCTGAAGATATGCTTGAGATTTTCTCTGCTACGGAAATGCCTGATAATATCCGTACTGGATGTATCGATGTTATCAATCGTCATGGTAATGGTGGCACTAATGATATTAGAGATGGTATCGTTTCTGGTAGTATTCTCAAAGATTTCATTGATGGTGTCAACCGTAAAGCATAAAGAATTCTAATCACTTTTAAACAAAAGTATGGTAGGACTTCTCCTACCATACTTTATTTTTTATTATGGAAAACAATACTTTAACTTCTACTTCTGGATTTAATCAATTTCCTAGAGGATATAAAATGGCTATCATCTATAATGATGACACATGCCCATATTGTGGGTCTAGCAAATTAGTTCCTGAATATAATACTATTGAAAATAAAAGAGTATTTATTAGAATGATTTGCTTAAGATGCCACTATAGATGCCCTGGATATCATCCTATGAATAGTCCTCTAACATATAAACCACTTTATGATGAAAGAGTAAATAATTTCATTAATAATTTTGGTACAGATATTAGAGAACGAGTTGCTAAAATCATTCAAGGAGGAATTGAAATTTAAACTATATCACTTTATTATAATGCATTGAGGAGAAAGTGCTAAACCTAAAAAGCAAAGCATTCACGGTTGGTTTCGGTCATAATTTCTTTTTGCTATGCTCACATTTAGTTCCATACCTTTTCATAATAACCTCCTTATATCAAGGGCTAAAGTAATCAGTTCAGCTTTACTCGCCTAATATATTTGGTAACTCTCTTGGATTGTGTGTATCTACATTTTTCTCCTTAAACTCTCGGGATCACGTTGTACGGATTTTCTATTTCATCTTGATCTTTAATGTTTTCTTAATCATGGTTTTCTGGAATAGACTTCTCAATGCATAAGGTAGGTAGAGGCGGTATCTCTACCTACCTTTTATTTTTAGTTTCAAGCAGATATTATATTTATGATAGAATAGAAAAGATCTATTCTCAAATATTCATTTTAAGGAGAGTCTATCATGATCGTCGAAATTACCATTTATCCTACATTTGAAACTTCTGATGTTAATATGTACATAGCAACATATATTCATCAGCAGCTAGTTGGTAATAGCAATTACATTAACAGTGCTATCATCGTCAATTGTGATGCTAAACCCAATGACACTTATACTACAATTATCAATATTGATCCTAATCAGCTTAATGAGCATACTCCCAATATCGCTATTGATTGGCAAGCTATTGATCATATTGAGATTGAAGTTATTAAACCTGATATTATCGATCGTATTGCTAAGATTGTCAATAGCATCAAGAGTAACTATGATGAATATCCTGCCATTGCAAATTATGACCTCAGCATTAATTATGTAGGAAGTAATAAAATTGCTCTTAATGGCAATTGTATTTCTCATATTGTTTTCAACTTGGCTGATTGGTTCAAGGACGAAGACTAATATAAAACATAAGGAGATAAAAAATAATGGGTAAAAAGCATTTTGTAATTACTGTGCATTCTATTGAGCATAAGATTCCTAAGCATGATTATAACATTGATGCATTCAGTGCAGATCGTGCAATTGAATGTGTCGATAAGAAGATCAAAGCTAAGTATAAGACTCATATTGGTGATACCAATTATACCGTCGATCAAATCAATGACGAAGGTGAAGCTACTAGAATCTTCGAAGTAACACACTTCTAATATTAAGATGGGAGGGTTGAAATATACCCTCCCATTTTTATTTTTAATAAATTTGAAACCTCAGAATAAAGGAGTGTATATACAATGAGTATTGATTGTTTTAATATTTCTGAAGAAGAATTAAATCAGATGATACAAGATATGAAGAAAATAGATAAGAATGTTCTTGATCATCCTCAGATCTTCAGTCAGTTCCAAGATTCAGAAACTGTAGATTTTCCTGATCTAGATTTATCAAATATAGAAGGTGAAAAAGCAGAATGAAGATTGTATATTTTAGATTAAAAGGATATATCAAAGTCTTAAATGGTATGGGACTTGATGAAATCGCAATAGACTTCTCACAATTCAGAAATCGTATTGTTCTTATTCAAGGTGAGAATGGATGTTCTAAGTCTACCATTATTGGTGCAATGACACCTGAAGTAGATTCTAATGATTCTTATAGAACAGATGTATTCATTGATGAAAATGGAAATAGACAAATCATTGAATATCCTGCAGAAAAAGAGATTCATTATATATCTACTAATCCTAATGGCACTCAAGATTATTATAAGATTCTTATCTTGTCTACTGTTGATGGTAGTAAGACCCATAGGCTGAATAAAGCATATATTTCTAAGAATGGAGAAGAGCTTAATCCGAATGGAAATATTTCTTCGTTTAAAGAAATTAGAGATGCAATGCTAAATATTGATCCTATCTATTTGGATCTATCTTCTATATCTTCTGAGAACAGAGGTATTGTTGATATGAATCCTTCTGATAGAAGAAGATATATGGCAATGTATATAGGGTCTCTTGACACCTATAATAATATCTTTAAGACCATTTCTAAGAAAGCCAATTCTCTTAAGTCTTATATGAATACTCTTAATACCAAACTTAGTGAATTTGGTAATGAGAATGAATTGAGGATGAAACTTTCTCAACTTGAATCTCAAAAGAAATCTTATAATGAAAGACGAGATGAATTAATTAAACAACTTGCTGAAGCAGAAACTACAGTAAGAATTATAGATCCTGACAATCATATGCAAGATCTATACACTTCTATTTCGGATAGATTAGGATCTATTGTTTCTGAATTAAAGCAAATTGATACAAGTTTAATACAAGAATACACTAAACTTAAGATATCTCCTGAAAATCAAACTATTGAAAGTATAACTTCTTTAGGTAATGATTTGGATAATAGAATTGCATTCTATACTAAATCTATTGAAGATAATAAATCTTCTATATCTGTTTTAATGGCTCTAAATGAAGCTGCTTCTAATACCATAGATCATGACAGAAATACAATGGAAGCTCTCAAAGCCAATTTAATTCAAGATAACCTAGCAGAGTCTATCAAACAAATTCAGTCTCAAGTTGATTCTTATAGTGGATATATTACAGATGATGATGCCTCTATTCTAGATAAAGTATCTGTAGAAGATCTTACTGAATTAAAACAAGGATTGGATTTACTAGTTTCTAATATAAAGGTGGCTGAAGATATTGGATCAGAGGATACGTTTATTTCTAGTATTGAGTTCTATTCTAAATTCAATAATAGGTCTGTGGCTACTTTACAGAGTAGAATTCAACAGATGCAAACTAGCATTAATAATCGCACTATTACTATCGGCAGACTTACTGACAAAGTTACAGTGATGAAGTCTGACTTAGAAGAAGTCAACCAGATGATTAAAAATAGACCTACTAATTGTACTATCGATACTTGTCCTTATATTGCAAAATATGTAGCTAAGAAGGATACGGTAACTCAAGAAAAGATAGATGATATTGTAGGTCAGATATTGGTTCTAAAATCTGAGAATGCTTCTGATGAATCTGATAATCATACATTTAATCAGATGCTACAGATTATTCAGCTTATAGATGAGGCAATGACTCAGATTAAAGGTAAGAAGTCTACTATTAATAAGATTCCTTCTATTAAAGAGATTTTTACTACTAATATGATTTATGATATGATTATAAATCATAATAGATTTGAAGAATTTTCTATTGTTAGTGATCTTATTGAAAAAGCTAATATCTATATTATTTTGAAAGGATTGCTTAATCAACTTAAATCTATGGAAGCTGATTATAAAATTTATAAGAATAATAAAGATATGATTGATAGACTTCAGAGATCAATCAATAAATGTGAAAAGGAGAATAAAAAAAGAGAAGATAAATTAAAAGACTTAAATACAAAAGTAACATTCTTTGCATCTCTATTGGAAGAATTTAAAAATAATAGGATGGTGGTAGATTCTGTTCTAGAGCTTATGAAAAGAAAATCAGAAATGCTTAGTAGTAAAGATTCTCTTAAACAAGAATTTGATTCTGTTAGAGATAAAATTAAACTTGTTAAAGAGAAAGTAGATTCGCTCAATGCTATTAAGAATGATATTTCTTTGATTGAAGAAAATCTGAATCCTATCAATGAATCTATTAATAAGATCAATTTTTGCCTTGCTAGTATTATAGATTATCAAGCAGAATACGCTGATGCTAGTGGTAAATTTGAAAAGATTTCTTTCATTAGAAATGCATGTAATCCTGGTAATGGATATGGTATTCAATCAGAGTATATCAAAAGATATATGAATGAGATTATTATCGATTGCAATAAGATGCTAGGATATATGTTTAATGGTACTATCAGACTTGAGGTTCCTGTAATCAATGAAAAGCAATTCTCTATTCCTTTTATTGGCCCTAATGGAATCATAGTTCCTGATATTGCAGCTGGATCTACTGCACAGAAGTGTATGATTGGACTTGTATTCTCTTGCGTAGCAATGATGAAGAGCAGTACCACCTATAACATTCCTAGATTTGATGAGATCGATGGTGGCCTTGATCAACAGAATAGAATTATGTTCATTAATGTTCTAAATACTATTCTAGATTTCATGGGAAGTGAGCAATGTATTATTTGTTCGCATAACATGGAATTTGATACGCAATCCACTACTAGAATTATCTGTTCTCATACAGGTATCAGAATAGAGCAATAATAGATAAATTCCGAGAGGATATACAACCCTCTCGGATTATTTTTATTTAATTCAATTTAAATAGATATAATAAATATGAGAGTGAATGAAATATTTCGCTCCGGAATATAAATTTTTGGAGGTTTTGAAAATGCGAATTCGTTTTAATCGGTACGGTGAAGGCAAGTTTGGTGATTATAATTTCTTTTATAATCATAACTTTAGCATTCATCGTGACAGCATTAATAATTCTTACTGCTGTTACTATCCGGAAGTAAAACCTGGCTCCGTGTTCGATATCGAATACAGTGGAGAAAAAGGCCCTGATGATTATGTCATCAAATTTGTTCGGTATGATAATATCATGCCGTTTGGTATTGGCCATAAAGCCATTGAATTACTTATTGAAAAGGAGGAAGTAAAATGAAAAGATACTTTGCGTATTTGAATACTGCTCCAGAGTTATTCAAATATGCTCCTGAGGATGATACAGGAACAGTGAGTTTCCCAATCAATTCTGTTATCTCCAAAACAGCTGAGTACAATGAACCAATCTTCGTATGCATTGTTGTTTGGAGAGGAATTCCAGATTCGACATTGATCGATTTCAAGCAGGAATTATATGGGATTCATTCTGAAAATACAACTCTAAAAATTATCAGAATCAAAGAGTTGTGGCCAAGATATTTGATGAGCCTCACCGATTATCTTATTTCCAATAAATATATTGAGAATAAAGATATCATGTATTGGGATGCATCAAATTCTTTGGTTGCTCAATGTTTCCATACTCTATTTGTGTACGGATGTGAGTTCTTCGACGAAATATATTGTGAAAAAGTTGTTATGGTTCTTGGAGATACAATCTTTGACGTGACAACAATGACCAATGTTGAAGAATCGATTCGTATGCTTAAAGCATCTGGTGCTTCTCATTATGATGATATCATTCATCAGATTCTGACAATGGGATACGGCAAATAAAAAGTGGGAGAGACCCAATAAGTCTCTCCCATTTATTTTTTTAAAAATTGTTAAATTCTCCGTTGTTAATGACAACAACCTTCTTAATAGAATTAAGATTAGTGTTTTTGGCAAGATGAGTACGAGGATCAATAGTATAGTCTTCAAGAATTAGATTAGATGTGATAGGCATATTAGGAATAGTTTCACCAGTTTTAGTATTCATCCACTGGAAATACTTAGCTCCTGTAGCTTGATCATATACAATAACTTCTTCGATATCAGGGTTATTATCATTAAGCATTAGATTCTGTTCAGGAGTTAAATGATTCATAAAGTTATTCATTCCTGCATCAACACCAGCTTGGATCTGAGGAGGATAATCAGATCTAATAACTCCAATACCACCTGTCATAGAGCTAGTATTAGGCAGGATATATGCAGGTGCTCCAACAGGTGCAGAAATAAATGCAGAATATGCATCCATGATTGCTTTATTATCATCAGTCTGATCAAGAGCACGCATATCTTTATAACGACGATAGTTATTATCAATGATTGCCTTAGTTGTAGCATTACGCTCTTTAATAGCAGCAAGCTTAGTAGATAGTGCAGAATTCATAGCAGCACGAGTTTCATTGATATAGTGATACTTGCCTTTCATAGATCTCTGAGATTTCATAAAAGCAATATCTTGAGCACAATCCATGATAATACCATCAGCTTGAGCAATAATAGTATTAGTCATAGCATTTGTATCACTATATTCGTCTGCATAAACAGTGTTTTCGACTTCTTCTCTAGGAGAAATCTTATCTGTTTCTACATCTTCATCATCTTTCTTTTTTCTGGACTTTTTCTTTTTAGAAGGAGCATTAATATCTGTAACTACAGTAGATGGATCTACAGTAATAGGAACAGGTACATTGCTATCAACTAGGCTAGAAAAATTAGGAATAACTTTAGTATCAGAATCAGTAGACATAATTACAGATGAACTCTGATTTTGAGGCTTACCATCAGTGGTATAACTCTGATGTTCATCTACCATATTGGGAACCCTAGGGAAAGAGATAGCCATATTAAAATCTCCTTTATACATGTATTATAAATTTGAATGAGAATAGAGAAATCTATTTATTATGAAGTGTAGAATTTCAAAGATTATAAAATCTTTGACTTACTATTACTAAAATGATTATGGAGGTATAGATATGATCAATCAAGAAGAACGTAAGAGAAGATCTTATATTATTGATAATAAGCAGTATGAATTATTAATTCCTGGATATCCTAAAGGTTCTAATATCACTGTAATTAATACAGCATATACTCCTAGAACTAAACTAGATGATGGATCTTATGTTAAAGATTTTATTGGTATCCTTTATAGGGACAATACAACCGGAGCAAAAAAATATCATATTATTGAGGAACCAAAATATACGTTTTATAAAGTTAAGAATCCTGAAGATGAAGTAGATTATAATAAATTCTTTATTGAAAAAGAAAAGGTTATTCCTTGTACTTGTAAATATGCTGATATTCTGAAAGCTATTGCAGAAGTAACTGATAGAGTAGAAGAATATGAAGAGAATAGAGCTAATAACCAATTTGCAGAAAATAGAAAACTTCATACAGATCCTAGAATCTTTATGTCTGATATTCAAATTGAAAACTATTATAAATTTCTATTTAATTTATCATATAAGAACAATGTCTTTAAGTTGACTAAAGGATTCATTGATATTGAAACTGATACTGCTTATTGTAACGGACAGTTTCCTGAACCTGGTGAAGTTCCTATTAATGCAATTGCATATTGTGATGATGCACATGGAATAGTATATCAATTTATTCTTAATGATCAAAATAATCCTTTGATTGAAAGATATATGGGATATACTAGGCAATCTGGATTTCAAGATGAACTTAAGAATTTTGTTATCAATGCAGTTGGTGGATATAAAAAGGCTGTTAAATTTGGAGTCGATAAAATGACTTATCGACTTGAATTCTTTGATAACGAAATCGATCTTATTCAAGCGGCTTTTAATGTAATTAATCAAACAGTTCCTGACTTTATTGAAGCATGGAACATGGCATTCGACCTTGCTTATATTATTCATAGAATTGAAAATCTTGGATATGATCCTTTGGATATTATCTGTGATCCTAGAATTGAATTAAGATTCTTAAAGTTTTATATTGATGAGCGTAATAGAAATAATTATGAAGAACGAGGTGACTATGTAAACGTTTCTAGCTATACTGTATGGCTTGATCAGATGATTGAATTTGCATCTAGAAGAAAAGGTCGTGGTAGATATCCTAGCTTTAAACTAGATGCAATTGGTGAGATTGTAGCAGGTGTTAAGAAGCTAGACTATTCTCATATTACTAGTGATCTTGGTAAGCTTCCTTATATTGATTTTAAAACATTTTCTTTCTATAACGTAATGGATGTTATTGTTCAAAAATGTATTGAATCTAGTACCAATGATCTAGAATATGTGTTTACTAAATGTCTAGTTAATAATACCAATTACGCTAAATGTCATAGACAATCAGTATATCTTGCAAATCGTTTCTGTAAAGAATTCTTTGAGTATGGATATATTCTTGGTAACAACAAAAATCTATGGAATGAGAAACCAACTACCAAATTCCCTGGTGCTATGGTTGGTGATCCTACTCATAATGCAGAAATTGTAATGATGCATGTAAATGGTAGACCTACTTTATTAGCAAATAATGCAGTGGACTTCGATTAACTAGTAGTCGCATTTTTATAGGAATATAGAAATGAAAACTTTATTGCCAAAGCTGGAAAAGGCTAAAGCTCTTCTGCTATTAAAAATAATAGAATCGAAAGATAGAAATAAGTGAAGAGATGGACCATGGTGAAATAAAAGCTATATATTGAATAAGAGATAGATATATAGTCCTAAAGTCTATTAGTAATGTCTAATCAGCACCTGAATATATGATGAGATATTTTCAAATAAAAAGAGGTGAATTAATATACAAAAATTTAAAGATCAATGTATTTATTTCCAACCAACTTATTGTGATAAATTCTTTGGAGAAATGTTTATCGATATAACTCAAAATATTATTCCAGGAATTTATGATTACTATATGATCAGTAATTGTGGACGGGTATTTAATAAATATTTGAATATTTATTTAAGTCCTGGGGTTAGTGGATCTGGATATTTGTTTGTTTATCTATCTACTGATCATGGCCAAGTAATGGTTCAATTACATAGGCTTGTCATGATGTCATTTTACCCAATTCCAAATTGTAATATATTTCAAGTTAATCATATAAATGGTGATAAATTTGATAATAGAATTTTTAATTTAGAATGGTGCACAAGAAGTGAAAATCAAAGGCATGCTTTTATGACTGGACTTCATAAAAGGCCAAGTGATTTAAATGAAGATGATATTAGACATGTATGTGATTTATTAGCAATGGATCAATATACTAATCTTCAAATATCATTAATGGTTGGAAATGGATTAACAGAAACTATTGTATCTGATATTAAAAAGAAAACTTGTTGGAAAGATATATCAAAAGATTATACTTTTCATTCAAGAAAAGGAAAGAAATTCTCTACAGAAGAAATTGAAAATTTATGTACATATTTTTCTAATAATAATATTGGAAATAGTACAGTAAATGATCATTGTAGAAATGCTCTTAAATATTTTGGATATGATGATTCAGATTCTGTTGTAGATTGTGCGCGAAAAGTTTATACAAGAAAATATTATACTAATATCTCATCTAAGTATAATTTCTAATATATTCAGAGTTCAACGACTATTCCGAAAGGAATTAGGGCCAAGTGGTACCGAAGTATAAAGGGTCCCAATGCTTATTAAGTAAGTAATGGATCGTGATATAGTCTCACCTTCTAGGTAACTCCTAGAGAAGTTCATAAGAGAACTGCAAAGATTAACGACCTTTGTGAAGAAACGTGTACTCATCTCTTTATCCCTCTATTATTCTTGAGAATAATCTTGCTCCTAATACTCAGATTGGTAGAATTATTATCGAAGATCCTAATGATCCTACTAAGCCTTTCTCTCTTAATGAGCATCCTGATATGTATTCTTCGAAGGATGATGTAGCTAAGTATTCTCGTGGTGGTGAATTCCTTGAGAATATGATTAGTGGAAACATCCTTGAATTTTGCAGAAGATGGATGAGACTTGGTAATGTGTATGATTGCATGGATGATATTAGAGAATACTTCAAATTTAATCCTTCTTATGGCAGAGGAATTGATGATGAAGGTCTTAATCAGCAGGCAATCTATTTTGTTAAAGATAATATGATCGATGCTATTAGTTTTAACGAAAACAATTATGGAAATAATTCTACTGGATTTTATTTATATGGAACACTTGACAATGAAGTAAAAGGAAAATTAAAAGAAACTATTGAAAAGGAAGCATTTCGATGAATGATAATTTTGAAGATTTTTGTAATTATGTGCAACCTATCATAAACAGTTGTTCTGGATTCATTAAAACTGATGGCTATATGACTCACTTTCCTGGAACTATAGTCATTATGGATGCAGATCAAACTTTTTATGGAATTATCAGAATTCCTGTAATCTATGTATTCAAATTTACAGCTATTATTAATGATTTTATGTCGATGAAAAAACCAGAACAGAGGATATTTTCTAATTTATATTTCTCTGGATGGAATGTAAAACATGATGCATTAATAAGAGCATTTGATCTATTTAATGGAATTGACAATAAAGTTCAGTGTATTTATTATGAACCCGATTGTTATAACATTGATGGATTTACAGGAACTGTCGCAAGTACTAATATTAGTAAGATAAACGTATCTACTGATTCTTCTAGATATATAGTACCATCTAGTAAAGCGATTACTCCTTTGTCTAAAGGAGATACTGCTTCTCTAAGAATCTATGATTATATACTTAATCCTCTAGATTACAGAGTAAAGACTATTAGATATTCTGTATTAAAAAAGAAGTTTAAATTAACAATAGATATCTTTTCTAATATACTTGTAGTTTAAAATATGGAGAGATAGAGCAATCTATCTCTCCATTTATTTTTTTAATAGTTCAATATTTCACTTGTATAGTATAAAATTGAAAGAAGGATAAATGTATTCCTTTTTAGAAAGAATATTTGCGTTGAAAGATAGTACTTTAGGAGGTACTTTACTATGAAGAAAAATAAAAAGGAGAATAAGCAGCATGCTGTTCCCTCACCTCAGCTCCAACCCCGCAATAATTATCCGTGGAACGCTGAAAAGCGCTTCAAGGATAACAAGGTGGTGTTTGTCGAGGCAGAAGGAGAGGATCAAAATCCTGCTCCTAATGTTGGCGATAGACTGCCTGCTGGCACGTCCATTGATAGCATCATGTCTATCAGTGGACAATTTGTCGTCGGCAAAGCTATCTACAAGTTCGAAAATAACTCTTCCGATAAATCCTTGTATGATGAATCTTTCACCATCGAGGATAGAGATGGTAAGACCATTTTCGAGCAGGGATGCAGAACTGGTGATCTAGTCCCTGTAGATCAGACTGATGACAGAGATGCTTTCATCTCGTGCATTAGCCGATTCACCGGCTGGCACTTCAATAATGTGAAGTCTACGCTTGATGAGCGTAGACAGATCATTATTGATTGTGCCTTGTCTTGAGAAATAAAAGGAGTGGGTTTCATTCGCCAACTCCTTTTATTTTTTTTTTTGAATATTTCTACTTCCAAAACATCCATATAATTCAATCAGTGTAAGGAGGTTATATTAAATGGCTAATGAGAAAAAGACAGCTAATCAAAAGAAAATTAATGATTCGCTAGATCTTTTAAATCGACAGGTTAGTGATCTATATACAACTACATATTCTACCACTACTACTTCTGATGATCTTAGATCTCAGCTTTCTGATAAGCTTGATGATGCTATTAAGAAGTCTACTGAGGAAGATAGTGATATTCAGAATCTATCTAATACCTCTAAGATTATTATGAAGCTTATGAAGCCTGAAACAAATACGGCTTCTGCTAAGCTTAATAAATCTTTTGGTAAAGGAACGGGAGATGATATCTCTGCATTATTCCAAGATTCTAGTATTCAAGCTTCACTAATGGACACTTATGCAAAGACTAAGTGGATCACTGAACTTGATAATGAATTTGATCTAATCTGTAAGTATATGCCTAAGTTGCAGGTTGCTCTAGATATTAAAAGGGATGCAGTTCTTTGCTCTGATTCTTATACTAAAGAATTTCTTAACGTTAGACCTAAGTATGAGAATCCTACATCTTCTAAGAATGCTGCTATCACTGCTAATATTGATGAAATGATTAAGAAATACGATCTTTCTAATAGAGCAGAAAAATGGTATGAAAATACTTCTAAGTATGGAGAACAATTTGTTTATTGTGTTCCTTATTCTTCTGCATTTGCTGAGCTTATGAAGCGAAGAAAGAATACAGGATATGCAAATACTTTTAATCATGAATCTACAATTTATTCAAATGAGAAAAATACTAAGAAACCCAAAGCAAGCGCTGTTGCAGCTACAACAGAAAATGGAGATATCTGTATTAAAGTCAATCTTGATACATCAATGCTGATTGAAAGTGCTGTTGCTAATGAGTATTATCTTAGAACTCATAAGGCTAAAGTAAATAAAAAGTTTAGAGGTCTCTCTGAATCTTATTCTATTATTAATGAAACAGGTGAATCTTTTAACGATCATCTGAAAAAGAATGGAAAGAATTCTACTGAAGTTAAATTTGATAATACTATTGGTGATAGTATTGAATGGGAAGATGATAAAGCAGCATCTGATGGATTGATCGATCCTAATGAAGATAAGGATTATAAAATTAATCTAAATGGTGCTGTTCTTACTGATATTAAGCATGATAGAATTATTCCTATCTACATCGAGGATATTCTATTTGGTTGCTATTATATCAGATATAATGCTGAGCAAGATATTGATATCAATTCTACTGGAAATATTACTGGCTATAATTCTGTCACTGGTATGTTTAGCGATGGTCCTATCGGTGGATCCGCTACATATGATGAAGATGAAATTAATCAGAAGGATATGCTTCTGAGAACTTTAGCTGCTAATGTTTCTAAGAATATTGATGCAGCATTTATCAATTCCAATGTTGATCTTAAGAGAGAACTATATCTACTTCTGAAGTTTAATGATAAATATAATCAGCTTGCTCATACTCCAGATCTTGATATTGTTTTCATTCCTTCTGACGATATTCATCATTTGAAATTCAATGATGATCCTATTACTCATAGAGGTATCAGTGATCTATGGAATTCTCTTGTATCGGCTAAACAATGGATTATGCTTAATACAACTTCTGTTCTTGGTTGGACTACCAGAGGATTCGATCGTCGAGTATATTATGTGAAGCAATCTCTTGATACTAATACAGCACAATCTCTTCTAAATGTTGTTGCTACTATTAAGAAAGGTAACTTCGGTATTCGTCAGATGGAATCTGTCAATAATATTCTTAATATTGTTGGTAGATTTAATGACTTTGTTATTCCTGTTGGTCCTAATGGTGAAGCTCCAATTACATTTGATACACAAGCTGGTCAGCAATTTGATTTCCCTCAAGATTTAATGGGAAATCTAGAAGAATCTGCTGTTAATGCAACAGATGTTCCTCTAGAAATTGTTAATAGCTCTACTAGCATGGACTTCGCTGTTAGATATACAATGACTAATGCAAAGCTCCTGCGTAATGTTCTTAAGAGACAAGCAAAGATGGAAGAATTCCTATCTACTATCTTTACTAAGATTTATAAGTTCGAATATAATGAAGATGTAGATCTTAATGTAAGTCTACCTATCCCTGCATTCTTAAGTATGACTCAGGGTTCTCAACTTCTTCAGACTGCTATGCAATATGCAGATTCTATTACAGAAATTGAAATGGCTAGTGAAGAAGATGGAGCTAAACAAGAATTTAAGAAACAGGTTATTCGTAGACTTATTCCTTCTTATCTATCCGATAGCGATATAGAAGAAATTAGAAATACTATTAAGATGAATAATAATATCGATCATTCTATGGATGGACTTAACCCTGGAGATCTAGCTGATTAAAAAATAATCCCGATAGGAGCAATCCTATCGGGATTTTATATTAATTCAAGGAGGATTCAAGAATTAACTTAGCGAGACTGACCCAGCTGAACACCAGCAGATGTCTTAGACTTAACAGCAGCAGCGATACCATTATTAGACAGAATATCACCAACCAGGCCAAAGCCAGTATTCTCAACCTTAGAACTATAAACATCATACTTATAGTTGTTAGAATCAAGAATCAGCATACGATCCTTCTTATCGGTAGTCAGGTCATTCTGCAGCATCATGTTAGCATATAGGTTAATTGTATCACCCATGATAGGATAGCAGTTAAACGTCATGCTAATTTCCTGGAACTGAATATCGCCATGAGTAGAGTTATACATCTGGCTCATCGGAGCAGCAGTCGGCTGAGCATTGCACAGCAGATATGCCTTCTCAATAGAACGCATAGTATTATCAGTTACATAATACAGGAAAGTGAAGACCTCATAATCAGGACCAGGATCAGTAACAGAACTACCAATCAGACCATGATAAGTCTTAGCCTTAGAATAAGGATCCTTAATACCGGTCAGATAATAATTCAGGTAGTTAGTCAGTAGACCACCAGAACGCTCAAAGAAGGACATACTAACCTGAATAGAAGTATCCATATTGACATTATTGATAACCTGCATCTCATTGACACCGTTACTAATAGAACCAGCATCAGCAGTGATATCAGGAATACCATCTAGGCCACGGAATTCGCCTTCCAGAATATGAACAAAACCTTCTTGCAGATTCTTAATACGAGAATCCTGAGCAGCAAGAAGAGTCATGAACTTAGGAACAGAAACAACAGTCAGAAAAGAATAACCAGTCTCATAGAGGTCAAACTGCTTCAGGTTAGAGAAGTCAGTGACACCCTTCATCAGAGTATACTCTGTGACACTACGAGGCATCTTAATATAATTCAGGCCATTGCCTGCAGTAGTCTTATTAGCCATAATTTAAGATGCTCCTTTCTTAAGAATTAGAAGATTCGGTAGTAACACCAGGAATAGGATTAGTAGAAGGAGAACCTTCAACAGCAAACACATCAAAGATCTCAGCCTGCGGGAAGTCTCTATAATAGCAATATAGAGATGCATTAAAGATCTTATTAGCAGTCTGCACATCATCCTTAGTGTAAACTAGAGTGATAGACTTAAAGAACTGATCATAACGGGAAATGACGTTATCCTGAATCAGATCCTTATACTTACTAAAATCAGTAGCATCAGGCTCCATCAGCATAAAGCGAATGGTAGGAACATAGCGGCGAATAGCCTTAATAACACGCTGGGTAACCAGAACGTTGTTGATAAAGGACAGGGGACCCATATGATCCTGAGAAGTATAAGTAGACTGGACAGCAAGCATACGATCAGAAGTCAGATTGACAAAGTTCACATGTAGATCATCCAGAATCTGCTTTTGATCAACGTCAGGAGTAACACGAGGAATGATGTTCAGAGTTCCCTCAACAGCATCGGTGATAATGAAGTTATTAAATTCACCAGCAACAGGTGCAGCAATATTAGTGTTATAATGATTAACAATCAGCGGAGCCAGATCGTACATCATTGTTACACGAATTTCCTTATGAGAGAAACTATCGATGACATCATACACAGACATATAGTCTGCAACAAAGCAGCTTAGATTCCAGCCACTACCCATGTCAAACAGAGGCTCAATATCTTCTAGAGTATTGATATCCAGACCTAGATCACGGAAATAGAAGAAGTCCTCACGGAAGTTAGCAAGAGAAACAATTGCATTCTTAACCTTGGTAGGATAGTTTGCATCGAAGCAGAAATCAATCTTATACTGGTCAAGATCAAAGATCTCATTACTAAATTCACCACTGAAGAACTTAACAGCCTCATCAGCCCAATCATCAGAGCAAGTCTCTCCAGCAAACGGAGCATCGCCAAACTTGCCATTGGAACCAGACATCAGACTCATACCATACTCATTGTTGATATCAATACCTGTATCATCCAGACGAATGGTATCCATCTGCTTACCCTTCAGAGTGCAGCCAAACAGAGGATCGAAGCCATACAGCTCATCAGCGGTATAGCCAGTAACTTCTGCAAGCTTTGCAATAAATGCATCAGTAAAATCAGTAGCGCTAACAATCAGCTGATTCATCGTACGAGTCGTCAGCAGCATATTACGTTTCTGACCATTTATAGTAGCAACCGCATTAGGATAGATAGAAAAACGTTGAGATTCAACCTTAGTTGTATCTTCAATGCTATCAATCTTATACATCATGTAAGTCATACGACGAGAAGTTGCATAATCAGGCTCAATACGAACCTTCTTAATAGACTTGCCACGACCGTTATCACAGATAACAAATAGCGGGAAGACAGAATCTGTCTTCATAGCCTTTGCCTTCTCAACTACTTCATCATAAGTCTTGACATTCTCGACTGTAGAAGTAGCATACTTAATCTTAGCAAATGTAGTAGTTGCAGGAGTATCAGTAACAGTAGTAGTTTCCTTACCAGTACTATCAATGTACAGAGGATTACCTGCAGCATCAGTCTTATTCTCCTGAGCAGAAGTAATCTCAGCAGTGATAATCAGGTTTGCCATAGTAGCGTCAGGAGCAACAATACGCTTGCCCATGACACGACCGCCAGCTTCCAGGATACGATGAACCTGGATCAGAGGCTGACCATATCTGAAGAAGTCTGCATCGCTTCCGTACATTGCTTCCCAGTCTTCCTGGGTGTATTCTGTAATTTTCTCTGTGCCTTTATCGGAGGAAAAGACACATAGAAACAACGGCAGCGAATCATCGCTAGAAGCAGCTGATGTCTTAGGCATCAGCACTTCATGCCAGTTAACTTTCATTCCAGCATACATAATAGCTGTTTCCTCCTTGTTGAGTAAAATTAAAATTGGATTATAATTTTGATTATGTAATCAAATATATAATTATTGTAATGTTGCTTTAAGTACTCATTCTGGCCTATATAATGTGGCATCTTACATAGTAATAACTCTTTCAAGAGGACTCTCTTTATGAGTACGTTTACCAGCTTTTTCCTCATCAGACAACAAAACAGCACTCATAATAGCTTCATCCAAATTCTCAGATGTCAAAGAGACAAACGGAGAAACATATTTAGAAGCTTCCTTAATAGAAATAGAAGTATAGCCTGTCATCTTTTCATTTGCAGTTTTAGATAGCCTAAAAGGAGTAGAAATATCTTTAGGATCTCTGCAAATTTTAGAATATAGAAGACCCATTGCTTGAGCATGGATCTTATATGTACCAGAATTCAATGCCATACATTCAAAAGGATATAGATATAATTCATCATAAGGAATACTATTTGGAATTCTTCCTGTTTGAATATGAAGTCTAAACAATTCTGCTAGATTATCAATATCCTGTTCAACATGACATCTTGTAATAAGTTGATCATCCTTATAGAAAATAAGTACTCTATAATCACCAGGATCTAGATCATTATCGAGTTGAATATCTTTTCTCTTTTCAATTTTTCCAGGTCTGCAAAGAAACATTGTAGGAAAATTAAATGCTTTTAGATTTCCAGGAGATCCATTTGCAGCGATTACTCTGTAGTTAAAAGAGCCCATTAGCTTGACATAAGCACCTTCAACTGTAGCAGATGTGGATTTACCAGAACCAAAATAATCTTCTGGAATATAGTATTCCAAAGACCCATCTTGATTAAACAATAAAGCATCTTCTTCCCTTCTGGCGAAAGGAGGAATTTCAGTATGTTTAAAAGTTAATGCCATCGTTATTTCTCCTCCTAAAAGGTATTTATAAACAAGTTAAATCCAGAGATGAGTATCTTCATCTCTGGAATTTTATTAAAATTAAATTACTGTAGGATAATAAATGCCTGTTTCTCTAGCAAATAGAATTGTTTTATAATTTTCAATAATTCTGCTATCAGATTTGTTATGATCATATGCTTTTACGATATTATCATAAGCAAGATCAATATTCTGCATATAATAATAGCAAATAGCAAGCATATCTTCAGCTTTAGTAATCCAATTGTCGAATCTTTCAAGCCAATCAAATTTACGTACACCAAATTTAATACCCATATCTATATATCCAATAGCCACTGAATATAGTTTCTTAGCTATATAAATATCAGCAATACAAAAATAAGGTTCTCTATAAGTAGGATCTATAGCAATCCATTCATTATACCATTTAATTGCTTCATCATATTCTGCTTGCATAAAATAGCAATCTCCAAGATGTCCAAAGCAATCAAGTTTAATACCATTCTTTTCAGGAGTATTAATATCTTCATATTTAAGAGTAGCAAGATATTGTTTAATAGCATTTTTGATATCATCTCTTAGAATGTATTCTCTAGCAAGAAGAGAACTTACATGAGATTCTGTAGGATTTTCTTTAACTGCTAGTTTCAATAGATTAAGATAAGAGCTTCTAGGTTTACTTGTATCAGGAAAATGATGAAGATAAATATTTTCTCCAGCATCTAAAACAAATTCTTCTGAATCAGGATCATCTTTTACAAGAACTTCATGCACAGGAAATTTCCAATGATATCCTTTTGTATGAATTTTATCATACATAAATACATCTGTAGGTTCACCATCTATGTTATGAGACCATGCATATGTATAATGACATCTTGTATCTGCATCTTCCCAATTATCTCTAAGAACTTGACACCATCCATTTTCAAATAATTCATCAAAATCTGTGCATACAAAGATTTCTGCATCTTTAGGAATCAATTTCATAGATTCATTGCGAGCAACATCAAATCTCCAAGGATTAATTATTTTTTGTTCTACTCTAGTTACTCTAGGATCTTCTTTAAGTAGTTCAAATGTACCGTCTGTAGAACCTGTATCCAATACAACAATATAGTCTGCTTCAGACATATTGTCTAGCCACTGAGAAATAAATTTAGATTCATTCTTACAAATAGCATATACGCAAATCTTTTTATCTGTCATCTTTAATTTCTCCCTCTTTTGCAATCAAATTACTGGTTAATTCTTTACCACAGCAGATGCATAAACATTGTACATATCCTCTTGAATTCAATATTACTTGTATAGCTTTATTAAAAGGAATTTCTGTGACTACACCACAATCATCACATTTAAAAGCTACTACATTCATGAAGATTACTCCTTACTAGATACTTCAATGATTCTATCACTTTCTACATTATTTCCACAATGTGGGCAAACGCATCTGCATTTTCCAAAAGTCTTAATATAGTCTTCTCCAAATTGAGTTACAGGAACTTCAAAGTTTTCATTGCAATCAGGGCAGTAAAAAGATACTACATTTCGCATAATATTTAATCCTCCTAATTAAAACAAAGGGGAAGGAGCAGAGAGCTCCTTCCCCACTTTTATTTAGAAGTCTTGATATTGATAATTGATTATCAATAGTTATTACCCTTGACAGAAACACTATGAGTATGCTGTGCAATGGTATGAGTATGAGCAGTCGGCTTGGTATAGGTATGGTTGTGAGCAGCAACAGCCAGATCATAAGTGAAGGTGTTAGTGGTCGGAGTAATAGTATGGGTATGAGCCTGAGGTGCAGTATAGCTATGGCTATGAGCAGCAATAGTAACACTATGGCTATGACCACCTGCAGAAGTAGTATTGATAGTAGCAGCACCAGCAGCGGACAGAGTAGCACCAGTGACGTAAGTGATCGGAGTAGTAGGTGCAGAAGAGGTAACACTATGAGTATGTGCACCTGCAGAAGTAGTATTGATAGTAGCATCACCAGCAGCGGACAGAGTAGCCCCAGTAACATAGGTAACAGTTGCCTTTGTCGGAGTAATGCTATGAGTATGTGCACCTGCAGAACCGGTAGCGGTGACACCAGTAACAACAGTCATAGTTCCAAGAGTCAGAACTCCATCCGTAACACTAGCAGGAGATGCTGCAGAACCAGTAGACGGAGTAATGCTATGAGTATGACCACCAGCAGAACCGGTAGCGGTGACACCAGTAACAACAGAAGTAGAACCAGTAGCTACATTTACAGTATGACTATGGGCAGCGATAGTGACACTATGAGTATGTGCACCAGCAGAACCTGTAGTATCGTCAACGCTAGTAATCGGTGTAATAGTAGCAGTAGCTACATTTACAGTATGACTATGAGCAGCGATAGTGACACTATGAGTATGTGCACCTGCAGAAGTAGAAGTAATGGTAGCAGCTCCTGCAGCACCAGTATTAGCTGCAACGCCAGCACCTGCGGAACCAGTAGCAGAAGGTGCACCTGCAGTATCTGTAATAGTAATGGTGGCAGTGATTGCACCAGCATCACCAGTATTAGATGCATCACCTGCACCAGCAGAACCAGTAGCTGTTGCACCAGCAGTAGCTGCAGTACCAGACAGGGTAATATTCTTCTTCTTAGCATAGTCGCTCAGGTCAGTCTCAGTAGTACCAATCTTTTCCCAGACAAAACGAGTGGTGACATCTTTACCAGTGCCCTTATCAACAGTAATGAACTCAACATAAGAGCCAGACATAGCACCATCGCCAGCTACCATGTAGATCTTACCCATGGTACCAGCAGCAGCTGTAGTAGCAGGTGTTCCAACGCCACCATCTGCAGCTGCTTCCTTACGAGCAGCGTCAGTAACCAGCTGAACACCAGCATTGACCAGAGCAGTAATATCAGACCAAGTTTTACCATTTCCAGAACCATCTTGGATATACTTAGAGTTGATATCATAAGATACGCCTTCAACTTTAATCTGTTTAATATCAGCCATTATAAATATCCTCCTATTGATATTATATAGCATATAATAATATCACTAGTATATTACTACTAGCATTTTATTATTTACTAAAATGTTTTGTAAAGTACTATGATTATTAATCATAATTTAGCATTTTTAATTAAATAATAAAATACCCTCACCTCGTGAGAGATGAGGGTACATATTAACTAATTATGCAACAGGTATCCAAATAAAACTGTTAAAATTACTTGACAGTGACAGTAGCAGTCTTCTTGGAAACGGTCGGGGTAACAGTAGTGGTCTCCACAGTGATGGTACCATTCGGAGCCTGAGCATCCTCGGTAGTAGCAACAGTGGGAGTGACAGACTTCTTCGTACCAGCAAAGGTAGCAGAGAAGACAGGCTGAGTGACAGTAGCAGCAGTAGTCTCAGTAGCAACGGTAGCACCAAGAACAGCACCAGTACCAGTAAACGTAGCCTCACCATTGTATGCTGCCTTAGCAACAGCACCAGTTGCAGTAGCAACTGCAGAAGTACCGAAGGTAGGCAGAGCACCAGACAGCTTCGGAGCAGTATAGGTAACAGCACCAGCAACAGTGACAGCAGCAGCATAGAATGCGGTATCAGCGGCAGCAGTAGTGTAGTCCAGGGTCAGAGACTCATCTTCTGCATCAACACTAAACTTAACACCCTTCTGAACGAAAGATGCAGTGGTATCAGCAGCCTTCTCGACCTTACCATCAGTCATAGAGTAAGCGGTACCCTTATCGGTAACCGTTGCAACATCAGTGGTCTTCAGCTCAACACTAGCAGTCAGAGCAGGCAGAGCAACCTTACCAGCAGGAGTATAGTTTGCTGTATGAGTCTCATCGGCAGCAGTAGCAGCAATGGTAACACCAGAAGTCTTCTCATAAGTAGCAGCCACATCAATAGTCTGATCAACAGTAACACTACCTGCTGCGGTAACATCCATAGCAGAATAAGTCTTAGGAACTGCAACAGTAGTACCTGCCAGAGTATACTCGCCAGACTTAGCAACAGTCAGGTCATCGATCTTATCAAAGACCTCAACAGAACCAGAAGCAGTATCCTTATGGGACAGAGCCTTCAGATTCAGAGCAGTAGGACCTTCCAGCTCCTCAGCAGTAATGTTATCCTGTAGATCAATACCAGCAATGGTAGTGGTCTTTGCAACATAAGTAGCAGCTGCAGTAGCAACAGTCAGGTGAGTAGTCTGGTCACCCAGCTCCTCCCAAGCAGTGCCGTTATAGATATACTCCTTAGAGTTATCCTTCATAACAACAACGTCACCAGACTTGGGATCGGTAACAACAGCAGCAATAGCAGTCAGATCATCTGTGCCCTCTTCAGCACGAGTGATGACACCACGGAAGTGCATAGCACCTTCCAGAGATGCAACCTTCTCCTTAATATACTTAACAACTGCACCCTCAGTAGGCAGAGCAACACCATCTTCGGTCAGCTCAACAGCGACGTCCTTATAGACGGCATCGTGGAAACCTTCAACAATCTTACGCAGGTCAGCATCCTTAACGAAGTAGACTTCAGCACCGACTGTAATCTTCTTCAGGGTGTTGGCATTATCATAAGTAGTCTTAATAACAGCCATAGTAGTAAATCTCCTTTAATATTTTTTGTAGTAGATAAGTGAGATTTTTATAAAAAATTACAATAACTTAAGAAACAGTAAATCCATCTTTAAAGATAATGGATTCATCTTCTCCCTTAGAAATTGTAAACTTTTTATTTAGTTCATCGGTAATAGACTTCTGATTCATAGTACCATCAGTCTGATCACCAGGAGCTCCATACAGCTTCATCACACCAGGGATAATAGAAGTTGCTAGTGGAGCTTTATTAATTTGTTCGAATTTTTTCTCAGTGGTATTATACTCATATACAAAAGTACTGGGGATATCGATATAAAGTTTATAATCGTATCCTACAATAGACTCTTTGTAATCTGTAGAAGTATAAAATTTTCCATCATGAAAATATCCACGAGAAATAATTCCACCATTGGTGAAATTAATCTTACTCTGAGGAATAATACCATCTGCAAAAGAATCAAAGTCAATTGTTACGGTGCCATCATCATCATTCTTAAGTCCTGTGCCAAGCTTAATAACACCATACTTGTCAGCAAGAGCTTTAGGAATATCTACAATCGATTCATCAATAGGAAGAGTTTCACCATCAATAGTAATAGCATCAATTTTTGAAGAATTTACGAGTGTAAATTTGCCAGTATCTGTAGCTCCGATTTCTTCTTGTGTTCTATCTTTATCATAAATATAAAGAAGTCCATTTTCTTTACAAATTGTAAAATACTTATCGGGCATCATGTTGTCTTTGATGTCACGCATTTCTTTCTTTGTCATCAAAAGACGTGCATCAATAGGATCTCTAGCAGACAGCTTGAAACCTTGAATAACATTAATCATTTAAATTACTCCTCCTTTCTTAAAAATCAGTCAGTAAATAGGAATGTAACCTTAAATCTAGAAACTGTAACAGGATCATTAGTATACCAGATATAATAAGCAATATTAGTATCAGGATTTGTATATGTAGCCATTGACCATCCATCCATCTGTTCAAACCCATTAGGATCTTTAATAGACAGAAGTTCACCAATACTCTGCTTATATGCAAATGCAAGATGTTTATCATCTGCAGTATATCTAAAGAATACACCATCCTTCAAAAGTATAGTATCTTCAATAGATTGACTCGTAAAACCTTCAATATTGGTAGGAACAGTATCAGGAGTTCCAAAATAAACAAATTTACTAGCAGGAGGAGCAGGAGGAGCAATAGACATCTTCAGAAAGTCTGTAAATGACGTTCCTGTAGGAATTACTGTTCCAACTTCAAGAGCACCAAAGGCCTTAGTAACAGTAATTTCTTCTGTTGTTTCACCAGCAGCAGATGCACTAATTACATTGCCTTTAATGGTTATATTATCTCCAGCCTGAAGCTTTTCTTGTTTATCGCCAAGAGAATTGTTAATATTGGTTATTTCCTGATTAATGGTATTGATCTTCTCATTAACAACCTTCTCAACAGCAGGACCAATTAGCTCAGTAGTATGCTCTTCAAGATATTCTTGAATCTGAGTAGATGCCATACCAGTAATAAAAGTAGCAATATCTACAGGGTAAGAGATAGATAGCCAAGCATTCTTATCATCCAACTTAATTTCGGTTTCTCTATCATAAGTATGGAGTTTCTTATACTGGCTCTGAGTTCTCTTATCAAAAGGCTCAAATTCACCAAGAGTAGTAAACTGAACTTCTGCACCAAGATCAAGCTCACCAGTAGAGGAGATCCAATCACCTAGAATAGTTTCACCATTATAGGAATCAATGTGCTCAACTCTACGGAAAACACCGATCTCTCCATCACGTTCCATAATGCAGTCGGTGACAAACTTATTACCTTTAATGGTAAGATTAGGCTTAGCGGCCTCTGTCTTAGTGGGAACAGCACGAAGAGTAACAGCATCTGCAAAAATCAGAGATTGATCTTCAATCTCAGAAGGAGAAGAAATATCAATTTTCTTCAGCTTAACACTTCTAAGGGTCTTAGTATCTGTATAGCCAAAGATTCTCAGATCAATAGGCCCAATAACAGTATTCAGAAGGTCAGGATTTTGGCCCATGAAGAAATTGGTAACCTTGATACTACCATCACACATTTGCTTAGCAAAGTCTTCTTCTGTTCCAGTAAATCCATAATCTACAGCATATTCATATGCAGATTTACCATCTTTGCCGGGATCTCCCTTTGAACCAGGCTTACCGGGATCTCCCTTTGCACCAACAGTCATAGGACCAAGATATTGATATCCAGTGATAGTCGTGTTAGAATTAACTACAATATTCTTACCACAGCCACAAGGACAGCTACTGGTAGTGGTATCACTGGTTCTGATATATAGTGTAGCACAAGGAGTTCCTAGAACAGCAACAAACTTTCCACGAGGAACAGTATTCTTCTTTCTTTCTGCTTCTTCGATAGAATCAAAGACACAGTAAATTTCAAATTCACCGGGATCTCCCTTATCACCCTTAAGACTCTCTAGCCATTCAGCCTCAGTTCCCTGATATCCCATAGCAACTGCACATTCATATGCAGACATACCCTGAGATCCAGTAGCAGTATTCCAAGTAAGTCCATCAAGACTATACTGGAAAACTCCAGCTTCGTTTTCTCTAATCAATCTAATGCGCTGATCTTCATTATCGACACTACAAACAGGATTACTAATAGTATCAGAAGTAGAGATAATATCGATATCAAGCACATCATTAGGCTGAATATATACTACCTTACCTGCATATTCTGCAGATCCATCAACCTGCATATATGCATTAGAACCAAAAGCACCGAGAGAGGAATTATAATTAACACCAATCTTAGATACCATACCAGTGATAGAATTAATTACACCATTCTGTTTATAAGAGCAATCAATTTTATCACCAGACTTTACGATAATAGACTTAGACATTCCCGTATCGTAGGTCAGAGAAAACCTAAGATTAGGAAGAATGGTATATTTACTATCAAGAAGCATGGCCATCAACCAATCCTTTCTTTAAATAATTATTATAAAGTTTACGTGCAAATGCCGATAGGAACCTGCAATCCTATCGGCACTGCATCATTTTTAAAAGGAGTAAACAAACGATGAAAACGAACGACTACAACCCAACAAAACCCACTAGCTGAGAGAAATAGATTTTTGGAGGTACAACTTCTCATGGCGAAAGAAACTGTGTATTTCGGTCAGCTATTATTTTAATGTTACATTTCTTTCAAGTAGATTGTTAATACATTCACGAATATTTGCAACAAAAGTATCGTAGAATTCTTTATCTTTTCCAGTGATAGTAGCGTATCCTTTGCCTCTAGGATTAATACGATCAATGACGATAATATTACGAATGAAATAATACATGAAGGTATGATCTGCAATATCATTAGCATTCATGTTTGCACAATATTTACAGAATGCAAGGCAAACAGACATTGCCTGATCTCTAGTATATTCATTCATATGGCGAATAATGATATCAGGACAAGCTCTAATATCATTAATCACAATATCATTATGCTCATACTTGAAATTGAAATTATCGAAGACTCTACTAGGCTTCTTAATTTCAATAGGCTTAATTCTACAATGCTTACAGTATTCTTTAAAATCGGTAAGGTCAAAAGCTTTATCGATGTTTGCTTTAATTGTTTCAAGCTTCTCTACATTTGCTGTATTTCCAGCTTTCTTAGAAGCTTCAATTGCAATATCAATCTGCTTTTTACGTTCGATATCAAAACCGAGCATCATGTTGCCAATCTCAGTTCCCATCTCTTTATTGATATTATCAATTTCTTTATCATAACTTGCAAGAACTGTATCAAGATCAACAGCCTTAGAAGTAGAAGCGTTATATTCTTCAACAAGCTCATCAATAATCATCTTAGCAACCTGATTTCTGTGCTTAATCATATTCTTAGGCACATTCTCAGTATTTGCATCTAGCATAATCTTATTAACAGATTGCTGCATCATAGTAGGCATCTCAGAATAATAATCTACACTATCATTCAAAATTCGATGGGCTACAAGCTTAGCAACCTTATCTGTATCACTACTAGAGGCTTTAAACTTATTATTCAAAAACTTCTTGATATCTGCATCAAGATCAGTAATAGCTTTTTCTCCAGGATCTACGAAAGCATTACTTAGAGCTTCAATTACTTTCTGCTGAGTTTCTTCATCTACTTCATCTTCTGTAGGAGTAATATTACCGGTCTTGGGATCATATACTCCCATAACTTTCTTACTTTCTACATTACTAGGAGTAGTTTCTGTAGGGTAATTCACAACATTTGTAGGTGCATTATCAATAGCATCTTTTGCTTCATTAATAGCTTCTACAGCTGTATCAGGAGTAGCATTAATTAGAGTATCATAGGCCTTGTCGATAGTATTTTCAGACATAAAAATATTCTCCTTATTATTAATCATTTTCAATATCTCTACCAATCTCCTGAAGAGCAAGCTTAACATAAGTAATCATATCAGCAGCATCAGGAGATCTTAAAACAAAATCTTGATAATAATTCTTAAAGAAATATCCAGTAGGATCAGAAACAATACTTGCTACATAAGCAGATAGATTAGGAATATTTCTATATACTGTGAATAGGATAGTTTCTAGACTAATATTAAAAGAATCCATCTGAGAAATGATATAATCAATATTACAATGAATTGCAGCAATAGTAGAATTCTTAAATAGCTTCTTAGAATAACCAAAGACAATATCATTATCTTTTCTCATTTGAGGAAGATTAAAGGCTTCACTAATAGACTTTCTTTCTTGAATAAGATACATTGCATAAAAAGTTTTAAGATGCTCAGTAAAATTAGATACAAAGAAATCATAAAGCCAATATGCAGCAGAATAATAATCAGTATCATCATGAGGATTAAACTGAAGATTATAAAAATTACAAATAACATTAATGATGTTTGTATAAGTTCTATTTCTTGTATTTAAAATATCATCTGTATTAGATGAGAAACCATCTGTAAGATGTCTAAATGTAGCTTCATATGCAGAAATAACATTTGGATTAGCAGATTGATAAGCATTAAATCTATTCTTTAAAGAATCATTCACTACATCAAGAATATAGTCATCATTAAACTGCCCCAGAATACCTGCTAGCTGATTGTCAATATTGACATTAGTTACTGCAGGATTATACTGAAAGGGCGAACCATTAAATTCAACAGCCATAATTTACTCCTTCTTATATTTTATAATATAAATTTAAATAAAGCATTTTCATGCTTTATTCTAAATTATTATCAGGTTACATAAAATTTTATATTTTAATTTAATGGATAAATTAAAAAGATATTATAAAAATGACATTAGAATATGGATATTTCTTTTGTCAAAAAATTAAGCAGAAAGGATGTTTACAATGAAAAGTTTTTGCAGAGGCCATTATTTGAATGAAAATGTGAAGATTGTCGATAACTGTTTTTGTATTGATTATCATTATAATTTCATTTCTAGAGTTCCTGCAAAGAAAGGCTATAAGCCTAAAAGAATCATGCGAGCAATCAATACAATGAAGATCTGTAACAAGAGATTTAAAGTTGTATATGATAGCGTTGTAGATCATGTTGATCTCAATATCCTTAAAGCATGCGATCCTAACAAAAAGTACATTATCTGGGTTATGAACAAAGGTTCTTATCCTACGCATTCAGTTATTATCGAAGTCGAAGAAGCAAGAAGAATGGGATTATTATAAGAAAGGAAGTATTAGAAATGAAAAAGAAAACTTACAAGAAGCATTATTCACAGCTATATAAGGGATCTTGTATAGTACAAACGGTGTGCAATAGTGATGAATGGCCTGCTCCTGCTGATAGTTACAGTTTTGTAACTATCAAGAAATGCCGCAAGCATTTTACTAAGAAATCTTTCTTAAGATTGATTTCTGACAGGAAGGCTATTGATCAATTACGTATTGATCAAAATGTAGAAACAGTTGTTACTGTTGATCAAATGATTGACATCATTAAGCACAACAATTTGTATAAAAGCTGTAACCGATTTAGCATTCTTATGATGGATGATATATTTTGCATTAAAAAGAACTAATGCAATTTATATATTTTAAGTAAATTAAGAAGGAAGGAATGTCTATAAGTACAACGTGTCCGCAGTAGGAAACTCGTTGAATTAAGGAGATTTAAAATGAATACTTATAAAGCACGTCACGCAGTTCAGAAACCTTCTACTAAAAGAAGAAAGAAGCATATCAATGTTGCAGTGATTGCAAGTAACCTTGCAATTATTGTACTTACAACATGGCTTATGCTTATCTGGTCTGTAATTGGACTTGTACATACAGCAAGCAATATTCCTACTGATTTCTTAGATCCGTTGAGAATCGGTATGAATCATTATACTGCTAATGTAGTTACTCCTATCGCTACAAAGTCAAAGCAGCTTGTTGTTACAAATATTAATACTACTTCACCTGCAGAAGAAAAAATGATTCTTCCAATGAATGAAGATGCAGAATTAGAATACGAAATGGATCTTGCTGCTGAACTAGTTGCTAGTTCTGAAAAGGCACAAGAACAGCAGGTAGAAGAAGTAGTTGTTGAGACTCAACCAGAACCTGAAGTACAGGCTGAATCGGTTGTCACTACATCACCTACAGAGTCCTCTAGTACTACTGAATCTATTGAAGAAGAAAATAGCTACTATGGATGGACAGAAGAAGATTATCAATATCTTCTAATGATAATCGTTGGTGAGTCTCAGAATTGTTCTCGGCAGGAACAAATGTATGTTGGTTCTGTTGTTTTGAATAGAGTACATTCTAGTTGGTTTCCTAAGCAGAATACTATTAAGCAAGTTGCTACTGCTAAAGGACAATATGCATGTATGTGGGATGGAAATGCCTATAAAACTCCTACAGAAACTAATAAAGAAGTTGCAATGGAGTTATTGAAAAATGGATCTGTTCTGCCTGAGAATGTTGTATTCCAGGCATTATTTAAGCAAGGTAATGGTGTTTATTGTAAAATCAATAAAACCTATTTCTGCTATAAATAATATAAGAATAGTTTAAATAAAGAACCAGTAGAGAGAAATCTCTACTGGTTTATTTTTAACAATTTAAATATTTCACTTGTATAGTATAAAAGTGATAAGAAGGATAAATATATTCCTTCTTATAAGAATATTCATATTTATGGAAGTACAATTAGGAGGTACTGTATCATGATTGAAACCGTTTATAAGTTGGTCAAATCCATCAACAATAGCGAGGAGGTTATTTGCAGAAGCTATGCTTCGATGCCTCCCAAAATGGAAATGGAGAGACTCCATGATGAGTTTCAGAAACTCATCGAAGCTGGATGCTTGAAGGCGTCTATCTTCATTCCAGAAAGTCAGACTGGCTTCCGTCTGACTTACACTAACAAGAGTGAGAAGGTCGTAGACATTTGGTACGACCTTCGAATCGAAACCAATTATTCGGTTCGATAAAAAACAAGGCCGGATGGGTGAAAGCCCATCCGGTTTTATTTTTTTTTATTTTTCGTCTTCTATAGTTCCAAATTGATATAATGCGTCATAATCTACTTGATGATCATTATCTTCACTGTCAGAAGATTCTGCTTTTTCAATAGGATGCAAATCATCTCCTTCAGCATCTTCACCATGCTTTGTATAATATAGAACTGCTTCTTGCTCTGCTTGCATCCCATAATGAATACCATCGTAGATCATAGAAATATATTTATCATATAAAAGATCAGTAATTACAGTAGTTCCACTAATCTTTGAAACAGCAAATTCAATAGGATATGTAGATTCATACATGGATATATATTTATTATCTAAATTTAGCCATCCATATCCTTCATTTTTAATCCTATCTTTTACTTTATTTGTGATATAATAATCTACAATATCATGGAATATACTAAAGTCAGACATAGAAAGAATGATACCATTTCTAATAGTTTCTTCATTCTCACATTCTTCTCTTATAAATTTATATAGTTCTCCATTGGGACTTAAAATTACCTTTTTATATTTATCAGATTCTCGTTTTGAAATATACTGAAGAATACAGATAATAATAAATAGTACAATTAAAACCACCAATGCAAGAATTTTAAAACGGTTATCCAAACTCACAAGCATAATAATATTCCTCCTATATTATTAAGAAATTAAATAAATGTTTTTGTAATTTTGAAACCTTATAATTAATAATATAGAAAGGAGAGTAATTACAATGGTTGTTACTAATCCAGCAACACCAATTACTGTATATTATCAAGATTCTACAACCAATCAAAGCTTTATGAATATGTATTATTTTCTTAAAGCTCGTGGTATCAAGAATAATAAATTCTTTCTCTTGATATATGATGCAGGATTAATGGGTGTTGACCCAAGAGATCCAAATCTTCCGCAACCAATGAAGATGCGTATTCTAAGAGAATGCATGGTTAACTATTGGTAAACTGAAATGCCCCTCATTATGGTGACATAGTGTTGAATGCTATTGAATTGCTGGGAAAGGCTAAAGCTCTCTTACCTACAATCAGGTGTCGAAAGACAGAAACAAGTAGAGAGATGGACCATGGTGAAATAAAAGCTTATTACATTCTCAATTTCTCATTGTAATAAGTCCTAAAGTCTATTGACAATGTTTAATCAGCTTCCTATACACAGCGAATATAAAATATAGTATAGGATCAACGACTATTCCTGAAATGGAAGTAGAACCTTAAAAGAGGCTCGAAGTGATAGCACATCTCTAAAGAGATGAAGATATAGTCTGAACTTATGTAACACATAAGATTAACAAGCGTTAATATAAAAAATAACGTAGATACGTTAATTTCTGCAGAGAAATTATTCGCATTCCAACAGAAGGTGGATCTGTTGGAGCTGGTAAAAGATTCGAATTAAGTCGTGGTAATCTAGCCATGGCTTATATGTTCGTATATAATATAAACCAATTTGTAGAATTCCCTCGACAGCATGGTAAAACTGTTAGTGCTCTATGTTGGTATCTATGGGTATTTAACTTTGGAGCTACTAATACTAGAATTATATTTGCTAATAAGAAGCATGATGACTCTAAGAATAACCTTAGAACAATGAAAAATCTAAGAGCTGCATTGCCAGAATATCTGAGAATGGAAGCTCAATTAGATAGAGATGGAAAGCAAATTAGAGTTCCTAATACTGCAGAAACATTACAGAATCCTATTAATAGAAATCTGATTACTACACTGCCTGGTGCTAGAACTCCTGCTCTAGCAGAAGGTGCAGGACGTGGTGCTACTGTTGCTATACAGTATTACGATGAGTTTGCTTTTCTACCTTATAATGATATCGTTTATACAGCCGCAATGCCTGCATTCTCTAAAGCATCCGAGAATGCTAAAGCTAATGGTTCTCCTTATGGAGTTCTAATTACTACTACTCCTGGAGATCTGACTACTAGAGAAGGTCAATTCGCTAATCATGTTAGATTGAATGGTACTGAGTGGAATGAAAGTTTCTATGATCTAAGTTATGATGAATTAAAGGCAGTTATTGATTCCAATAAAGATTCTAACTTTATGCATATCAGATATACATATCAAATGCTTGGTAATGGTACTGAGTACTTTGATCGCATGGTTAAGGATCTACAGAAAGACTGGACTAAGATTCGTCGTGAGGTTCTACTAGAATGGGCTAAGACTGCAGATAATAGTCCTTTCAATAGAGAAGATCTAGATATAATCGGTGCTCAAGTAAAACAAGAACCTAAGAGTATTTTGAGATTCGGTAAAGCTGGACAATTTATAATGAAGATTTGGGATACAGTACCTATCAATAGTATGTATCCTTTCATTATTGGTGTTGACGTTTCTTCTGGTATTCATAAAGACTCGTCTGCTATTACAGTCATTGATTCTCAAACTACTAAAGTTATTGCTACATTTAAATGCAATTATATCACAATGCCAGAATTGGCAGATATGATATATCAATTTACAACCACTTATGCAAAGAATGCTATTATAAATATCGAGAACAATGGTGCGATTGTCACAGCTTGTAGAGTAATTTGCAAGTTTCATTGTGTTAATTGCTATGAAGAGGGTCAAGAACCTTATATACTACAACGTGATCTGAAAAGATGTGCGTGATAGTTACGAAAGTAGAAAGAAATTATAAGGATTCTGATATGGTCAAATCCTAAGTCAGAATTAACAAGCCCTTGTATAGCCGCGAAATATCCGTATGGGATAACGCTCAACGATCATCTCCTGACGGGAGAGGTAGAACCTTCAAGTCTATAATGGAAGGAAGAAAAATACACCCCTATAAGATATATAGGGTGGACACATGATCTGATCACTGTCTGTAATGGACGTGACTTGGAATTAACCAAGAGATATAATGTAGACGATTATATCTAAACTAAATGGCTTCGGTTCATCTGTTCTGCAGATGCTTATTAAAACTTCTATTAAGAAAAATCTATACTATGAGATTAAAGATCGTATTGATGAAGAGCAATTTGATGGTGTGACAGTCAAACGTAGACCTAAAAAATGTAAAGTTTATGGTTCTACTTCTGGAAAGAATAAGCGTAATCAGCTTATTGAACTACTTCATCAAAGAGTTCAGCATCATAGAGATAAATTTAATAGTAAAGATATTTATGATGAACTTTGCACAATGGTTGTTAAGCCTAATGGTAAAGTAGAACATGCAGATGATGCACATGATGACTTGGTGTTCTCTTATCTATGGGCTCTATATGTTTTCTATTATGGAGAAGATCTTGCTACAAGATTCCATATTATGAAAACTGAAATTTATACTGATGATCATTATGATGAAACTTCTTATAGTCTTGAAGAAGAATATGGTGAAGAAGGAGAAAAACTAGATCCTAGTGTATTTGCAGATGATACTGATGCAACTACACATATGGTAAATGATCAGCTAGAATATCTAAGTAAATCTAAGAGAATGAGTATGGAAGATTTCCATCTTGCTCAGATTAATGAAGATGAAGCTGCCCTTAATAGAATTAAGAAAAGTTCTGTTGGTAGACAAGCTGTCGCTAATGCATATCATATTCCCAAAGATTATCTAGATAAACAAGAAGATGTTGGATATACTGACATTGGATCTGATCTGAATAAAATTTGGTATGGTGATGATGGATCTAGTCACAATAAAGATCCAAGACTAGTAGGAAATCTAAGTGATATATTTAATAGATTAAGTTAAAATATATAAAGGAAGTAGAGATTTTCTCTCTACTTCCTTTTCAATTAGATATTATAATATTGAAAGATAAGATACATTCTTATCTAAAATTAAAATTAAAGAGGTAATTTACAATGATTGTAAAAGTAGAATTTGATGGATCAAAATACGTTGCTATTCATGAGGTTGGTATTGCTCCTGAAACAGGGCCAAATGCTATAAAATTTAAGAATGCTGGAAAATGTAAATTAATGGTGAATGGAAATGAAGGAACTATACCTCATTTTCATATTAAAGGAGTATATATTGATACAGCAATATGTCTTTGCACAAATAAATATTTTCCACATGCTGGAAAATACGAAGATAAACTTGATAGTGTAGATGAGCAAATTCTATATGACTGGTTCAATAAAAAATCTTATAGATATCCAGAATTTACAAATTATCAATATGCTTGTAAAGTTTGGAATGATTTAAATAATGAAGGAAAAATTGATTTCATTTCTATTCCAGACTATGCTCATATGAATGGTGATTATAATACCAATTATAAAAGAAGAGGTGTTATTGATGATTTTATCTAATACTTGTCTGATAGATTTTATTGACTCTAAAGATATGAGAGAATATTATAAAGTCAATAAAATTGATCTTCCATCTGATATGATTTATTTTATAATAGTGAATGCATATAATAAATCTATATACGAGATAATTAATGGGTTACGTAAATTAAAAGATCTATTTAAAGATAGTAAAGAATTATGTGATATTGATACTATCAAGCAGATAGATTCTTTTATTACTAGAACAAATATTTATCTATCGTATTTTAAATATGCTAAGGAAGGAGAAATCTATAAAGCTAGCTTTGTAGAATCTGAATCTGGTAGTGAGTATGATGAATTATTCACATCATATGATAATGCAATGGAATATATAAAGTCAAATAGTAAACAATTTTCTAAAAATGATTGTCAACTTTTTCAAAGTATACAGATTGAAAAAATACATTTTACAGATGTAAAATGTGAAATTGAAGATACTGGAGAATCTAAAAGTTATGCTATTGCGCATATAGACCCTAAATCATTAGAGATTCATAATATATATTGTACACCTATTGTATTGCATACGTCTTCTGAATATAATGATGAGCTTCTTGTTGAGAATCCAATTGAAGATAGATATTATGAATTTCCAAATCCTTTTAAGCCTGGTGATATTGTAAATATAATTGGAGATTTTACAAAAGATCCAAAATCAGATAAAGTATTTTTTATATCTGATAGGATATCTAGAAAACCTAATATTCCTATTGAAGATTTAGAATCTGGAGATGGTGGAGTTGTAATAGATGAATATCATAATGGACAAATATTATGGTATCACGTTCATGGATTATATCCTATGCAAATTGAATATGATACTAAAGAATATAATTATGATCCAATGAATAATACCCCTATAGAAAATGGAATTGCGCAATATCAAAGATTATTAAGGCATGAAGTATCACCGATATTTGCTATTGAAACTATAATTCACATGTTTGCTTCTATTCATGGGATAAGTACAGATGCAATTATGTGATTATTTAAAAAGAAAGGAAGTTTAATATGAATTATTGTTTTAATTATGATGATGCTATTGTCAACTATCAGGTTGTAGAGATTGATGGTATTAAATGTCTATTTACAGAGAGCCATCTTTATAGGTCTTCACTTCCTGGATTCATCAAAATGTATGATCTTAGACATGGAGATAATCCCAGTCGTCCTAGAACTCTTGAGCCTTCGGTTGTAGTAAATTTCTTTGGCACTATTATCACTGATCATACTTTCAATCTTACTGAAAGCAAAGTTAATCCGAAAGATAAATTCATGCCTCTTAATAGAAACAACTTTAAATATGCATATGAAGATAGCGTATGCGGCACTGATGCATGTAAATGGATCAGTGATCATAGTGTTGAAAAAGACTATGATGAATAAATAAAAAGGTCCGGTAGGATTACTCCTACCGGGCTTTATTTTTTTTTTGTATTACCAATCAAGATTTTATATATACTATATTATTGTATCTACAATTCCTAGGATCACCATCTATATTAGAGGCATGATAACCCCTCTCTAAATAACTATTTGCGTTAGCAATATAGCTACAAGCCATCAGGTCTTTAATATAAAAAGGTTCTAATCTCCATTTTCCATCTATAACACATGAAAGATTTACAAATGGAATATTATTCTTAAAAGCCCAGGCAATGTAAATATCATTAATTGTAGAATATACTTGTCCAGTCTTGGTAATACAATATAGATTAGGAAGAATGCTAGGATATGAGAGAGTCTTAGCATCTTCTATACTATCTGTTTTTCTATATCCTCTTATTGTAATTCGGTTTTGTGTTAGATCATAGTAGTCATCTTTATTGATTGAGAATTCCATAAAGAACTCCTATCTTTAGATGTTACTTATATCCAAATGCTTTCATAGTATCGATTTCTGTTAATTGAACTGTAGAGTCATGGAATGCCTTCATAGACTTATTCTTATAGATAGAGAAAACCTGCATAAGAGTAAGTCCAACATTCTTAATTCCAAGTTTCTTATAGAAGTTACCAGCACATGCATTACAGGGTTTTTCATGAGGACATAGATAAGCCATACGCATCTTAACTTTCTTACCAATGAACTTATCACGGTTTTGAGAATTAAGTTCAATTAGCTTACCATTACTTCCTATAATATTGTTATACATATACTGATTCACATTCTTAGGAGTCAGTTCAACTTCGATATGTCTATCAGTATGACAATCTGTTCCATCTTCATCAAGTACTAAGTCTTGATATGCCATAGTAGTAAGGTTCTCTAGATATCCGCCACCCTCAGTTTTCTTACCACGAGAGTATGCACCTTCAATACCAGAATTAGAATATAGAGAGTATTCTTCTCTTTTAATTCCTTCCATATAATTAGAAGTAGCAATACGAAACTCTTGCTTAGAATCAGGGTTAGGATCTCTAGTAGCACCTTTCCAGATAAACATATTCTTGAAGTTATTATTGATATTAGATCTTGCTCCAGAAACGAAAGAATCCATTGCAGGATCATCTTTCAAAAGTTCCTTTGCATAAGCAATAAGCTCATCCTCAATCTGTTTTGCAACAACAGTATCTCCAGCTTCAAGCTCTTTTTTATGCTGCTTAATAAGCTCATTCTTTTTCTTATCTATTTGAACACTACAAGTCAACAATTCTTCTGTGTAATTAGGTGCAAGCACCGTAACAAACTGCATTGTAAACTGAGTTTTCATTAGATAATTCTTAAGAGTTTGAACAGAAATACGATCTTCCATAAGTGCATATGAAAGATCTTGATTCATATCTTCTAGTTGATCACCATTGATAGTCTTATTGATATATCCAAATAGATCAAATAGTTCACTTTCAATAAACCACTTGTTGAATATCCAAATTCCTACAGTTGTGATAAAACTATTTTTATTTTTATTGCCTTCAGGACCATAATATCCAGGAGGTACTTCTAGAATATCATAAGGATGGCATTTAGCACGTCCATTATAATTTCCAAATAGACCAAAAATAAAAGAAGATGTGATTTCTTTTTCTTTGATATTGAGAAGCTCTTGCTTAAGAGTAGGATCTTTGATTATTTTAGATTCTCTTTTGTTACTAGCCATATTTAGCCTCCATTAGAAGTAAATATGATAAGTAATATCAATACCCTTAGTAAGGTCAATTAGCGGCTCATTGGGAATATTCAGCTGGGTCATAGGAATAATATCCTGATACCAACGATATCCACCATTCTCATTATACCATGCAGTTACTAGGGAGATACTATTGATCTTAGCATCATTGATAGAAGATGTAGCTCTGAAATAATCGCGGAAATCATCCTTAGTGATTCTCAGATTCATCTCAACATAAGTTTCTGCATCAGTTTCATTTTGAGAATCATACAGATTTTCATCAATGATAGTACCATCGACAAAGCGCATATACATCTTAGGATCAGACTCGAAAGCCTTAAAGTAATATGCAATACGCTCACCATCTCTAGTAACCTGACGACCAAAGTACTTCTGACGAAGTTCATCACTCAAATCATTTTGAGTAAGCTGATAACGGAAAGGAACAATACCACTGAGAGTATTATTAGGATCTGTGGGATTCGTATGCTCTTGCTGAGAGTCAACAGGAATTCTCTTAGTATAACGAACAGGGAATACTTGAGAATTCTCAGTGCCACATCCATTAGTACCACAGCAGAATAGACAAATCTTAGGAATGTTACCAGGAGTTGCTCCATTTAGAGAATTCTCTAGTTCTAGAGATTCGTTATAAGTAGGCAGATGAACTAGCTCAGGAAGATTGAAACACTTTTCTGCAACGAACTGAGAACCAGCAATGACAACTCTATTGTGTGTTGTCAGAAGAACCTCACCAGTATCGATACTCTTAAAGATTACTTCACCACGAAGAAACGACTTATGAATATTTGCTTCATCACGATTCTGCTGAGAATCGAAAAATGTCAAATGCTTATCAGACATGTTTCTAAAACCTCCATTTTAGTTAATTATTTGAATGTTCCGGTATATAAATATATAGCAATTAATGAGATACATCTATACCGCTATATTCTGCATTATCATTAGAATCGAAAGATACTGTCAGATATACTTCTCGTCCTTTAGGACAAGTCGGATCTTTACATTTCATTTTAAATGTAAGATCAAGTCCATCATCACAAATCTGTCCATCTGTTACGATCATTTGAGAGCTAAGATCTGTATATTTAGGATATTGTTTGAAGAATTGATCAAGTTTAGCAGGCTCTGAATATTCACCATAATCATATTCATTGTCTATATCATTCCACATAACTTCAGCAGCATTATCCTTAATATCTGATATATTCTTATTTGCAAGATTAATCAGTCGTTCAGGATCTTCAGTATCATAACATGAAAGAGAAATGCCCTGGAAGTTAAACTTCTTTTTATTATTAGCTTCTATCTTTTTCTTGCGTGCTTGATATTCCTCTTCTTTCTTTCTCTTTTCTTCTTCCTTTTTCTTTTTATTTTCTTTATAGCTATCCATAAATCCTTCAAGGACATTTTGACAATATGATTCAGTAAAAATGGCCATGATAAAAATTCTCCTTATTAATCAAATTGATGAGCAGGAAATTCTTGAGTGCTAATAGAATAATACGTATCAAGTAGATTATACTTTTCTTTTCTACTTATAGATCCTTTAATACTTTGTCTCTTATCATGCGTATTTAATACAGAATAGAAATCATAAGTATCGGATCTTATATAGTCATCTTGATATCTCATTCTACTCTCATACTTGACATCTACTAGTAAAATAGCAAGATCAACTAGCCAATCATTATAATAGTCATCAAAGTCTTCAGAATAAGCAGTAGAAATAGATTCTAGAATATTTACATGCTCATTATATACAAGATCAACTATCATATGCACAATAGCATCTACAGCATAATCATCAATCTCTTCAATATAATGATCAACAAATTCTTCAGAATTTAATACTAGAGTAGAATATCTATCTACATAATCTCTAATAATCTTTTCTGTCTGCTTATAATTATCGGAATTATAATACTCATTATAATTCTTGGTAAGCCAAGTAGTAATATCAAACCATACTTTATCGATCAATCTACACTTCTCTTTAGGAGATAGTTTAGATGTAATATTATTAATAGCATCTTCTATCTTAATAATCTCACTCTTATCGAATAGATACTTAAGAAGAATATGATCAATAATCTGAACATAATTTTCAAAATTATCATCTATTGTATAGATAATAGATGAATCATGTGTAAAGATCTTAAAAGACTTAAAGAAGTCAATAACCTCTGTTATATATCGCTTAATAAAATCAATAGAAATAGAAGGTAGTCCAGAGAATACAGTATCTAGTTTAAGATCATCTTTCTCATCTATATAGTCTTTTAGATAAGATACAATTGCTTGTATAGCATTGACACAAGCTTCTTGTCTAGTATCAGTACTATTCATATTAGCAATTGCGGTCAAGAAAGCATATATAGATCCATCTTTATGTGCTAGATATTCTCTATATGTATAAGCCATTTTTGCTGTTCCGACTTTTTCTAGATCATTATTCTTTTTGATATATACATCAAGATTATGATCTTCAGAAAATGTATTAGGAACTACAAAGCATAGATCTTTATCTTCTATAGATTCAACTAGCCATTTCCAGTCACGAGTAAAATCATCTGGATTATGATATTTGTTTTTCTCAGGAAGTACAATGAATTTACCATGATACCCATTACTCTTATATTGATCTACAATATTATTCTCTCCAATTAAGAAATACTCCATATTGAGATTTGTAGTCAATAGAGATTTATAAAGATATCTATATGCATCATAGATTTCCTTAGAAGGAGGATTTCTCATTACTTCTGTAATATGTTTATAAATATCTTTATTTGTAAAATAGATATCTTCTAGTTCTTTAAAAGTCATAATAGAATGATCGTCAGGAACTTTATATGTATCAATATGAAGATCCTTTAGAGTCAGCCCTTTATGATTTTCCTCTAGCCAGTTAGCTATCTTAGATAGATCTGCTTCCATATTGAATCCAAGAATCTGTGCACACTTAGCTCTTGTATCAATAATAGTATCTTCTACCCCATAATAAATATAGCTTAAAGCATATAGAGCAATAATAATATCTACTAATTCAAATTTCTTTGTTGTAGAGATAGTAGGTATATTCACTTTCAAAGCAGACTTATCAATATCATTATACATCAAGATATTCATGAAGTAAGATATTGTAAAATTATGCTTTGCTAAATCTATAACAGCTTCGATAGAATAGTATTTAGATCTTAATACAGTAAAATCAAGATCTTTAATATCCTTCTTAATTTCTTTATATTGCTTATCACCAATCCAGTATGCATCAGAATCTGTTACAGAATCATAAGTTTCTACACTAGAATCTTTTCTGATATAATTATCATAGTTATCTAGCAATGGAACTTTGATAAACTTTAAGTCATAATTCGTATCATTATCATCTACAATTGATGTATTACCCATTGAATCTGTTTTAGATTTCTTCTCATCAAAATAATCCAAATTATCTTTTGAATTCAAATTTCTATCTTTCATAATATAATATCTAAAGACTTCAATGTCTTCGATACCAAAGATAGAAATAATATCTATTATACATTTATCAGTAGATTTAAATTTAATAAGTTTATTTAGATTTTTAACTAGAGAAACCTGATATTTCAATGGAATATCCTTAAAATATTTAACACCATTAGATTCAAAAATATATTTACAAGTACGAGTATCAAATATATCTCGTCTAATAATATATTCAGGAAGTTCAACGATCAGATCAATGATAGTCTGAATAACAAGAAAGATCATCATAAAATTGTCATAATAATCAGATCTATATTTATAAGCTTCCTGATACATTGTATAGAGAAGATACATTCTGTTTGCTTCAAATAAATCTTTAAATCTAGTCTGCACTTCTTCAGCATCAGATTTAGGACAATAAAGAAGAGCAAATTTCTCTGCTACTCTAGCATTATAATAATCTACTTCTCTATCACCAATATACATGATATATTGAACATCATGCTTAGTAAGATTCCAAGATGCTAGTGTATTAGTATCTTCATAAATATTTTCACATGTTCCATTCTCATAAATAAGATTCTTATTGGATATACTAAGTTCACTAATAGGAACATAATCGGAGACCACAACTTGGTCTCCATTTTCATCATATTCGATATCTTCTTTATAATAAGGGGATACATGAGAAATATTTGTAGGTCGCATAGGATCAATATATTTTGTATCAATCCATAATCCTTTCCAAACACCTGTTTCATCATAAGCAGGTTGACCATGAAGCATTCTATAATAGTTATTCTTTTCTTCATATGTTTCATTGAAGATTTCAATAGCCATTTTTAGAAGTGCATCTCTATCTCTTTTTGGAATAAGATCATTATCTTTAGCATATGCTTTTGCTTGAGCTTTTGGATAGAATTTGCCTAGAGTATCTTCATCGTAATAAAAATTACTAAAAGCAATAGTATTATTACCAATTGCTACTAGAATATCTCCATTTATTAGAGATTCTTTTGTTTCACATTTATCTGCTAAATCTGAATCTTTTACTATAACACCAGTTGCAATTTGTCTGGCATTATAGACAATTTCATCCAACAAAGGATTTTCTGAAAATACTTTGTTGGACAAGGATACTTTTTCCATGCTCATATCCTCCAATCGTCATTAATAATTACATATATGTCAACTATCTCATCCTCCACATTTTAGTAATTTAGGAGGTATTTTATTATGAGTGCAGATATTATTCCATATGATAATGATACCAAAATAGCTGATAGTAGCAATATAAATATATATTTAGCTCAAGAATATATTAATACACAGGATCCTATTCCTACTATATATTTTCCAAGATGTGAATATCCTTTAATGTTTTATCAGACAAGAGATACACTTGCTGATATTGATAAATATAAGAATTTTATTGATAATTGCATTCATAGATTTAGAAAGTCAAGAACATATAAATCTTATAAATCATACTTAATGAGTATGGGACTTGATAGATGCCAAGTTATTGGTAATATACAAGATGGAATGGCAAATATAGAAATGCATCATAACTTTCTTACAATCTACGATATTACTATTCTAATTTCTCAGCATATATTAAATACAGTTGGCAGATGCACTACATTTGATATTATATCTCTTCTTATGCAAGAGCATAGAAATAATAATATTCCTATTGTAATGCTATCTGAAACTGTGCATCAGCTTTATCATGATACTCCTGATTTCTATATTCCATTGTCTATGACATTTGGTAAATGGTGGGATCTATTAATCAAATATAGATATGGAATTACACTTGATATAGCATACAAAGTAATAAAATATATACAGAATTGTCAGAGAAATAATGAATTAAATTCTGTTGAATTTTTTAAATTATCTGATGATATTAAGAATTGGGGAGAATATAATGAATACAGTTATTATAATAACTATTGTGGTAGCATTACTAATTACGGTAATGGGAGCACTAATAATGCTAAATTCGAGTTTAACACGCTTGTCGAAAACCCTTCTCAGGATCTCAGAAATCCGTCAGGAATCGGACAAATTTACACTGCAGAGCAAATACTCAATTAAAGAATCTAGAGAAACAATGGAGTATTTGGTAAATCAAAAACTTGCTGAATGGCAGATTTATAATTTGAATCCTGAGACAGAAAATTATATGTCACAAGATAATATGATCTCATGCGTTCAATATATTATAAGTGGTATTATTATAGAAATGACTCCTATACAAAAGAACATTCTATCTGTTGGATATCCGATGGATACAGATGAGCATATGATTGAATCTATTAAATCTAAAGCAAAATTTGCAGTATTGAATTATTCTATAGATCAAAATACTCCTAAGGAACAAGGAGAAGCATTAAAAAATATTAATGCTTTTAATTTAAATTAATATTTTATTCATATAACAATTTATTACTCGGAAAGATTTATTGAGCAAAGTGGATCTTTTCGATATATCTGATTAGTAGGTTACATAAAAGACTCGCACATCTTTGTTTTTCTTTCAACCTCACGACATGATAAGAAATTCTTGCTAATCAGATATTCTATGCAGCTGTAGTTCAATTGGTAGAGCACCTGCCTTCCAAGCAGGTTGTTGCGAGTTCGAGACTCGTCAGCTGCTCCACGACTACGTTTCATCAAACTTGTTGCTTTCGCTTCGCATCTTACCAGAGATGTACTGCATTCCTTTCTGTTTCGCCTATTATTCCCAGCTCTTCGGTAGTCGCTACTGAAGCAGTAGGTCTTGTAAGCGGGTGCCGTGACTTCGCTAGATTTAATGCGCCATCGCCAAGCGGTAAGGCAGGGGACTTTGACTCCCCCATCGTAGGTTCGACTCCTGCTGGCGCAACTTAATATGCTGGTATAGCTCAATTGGCAGAGCAGCTGATTTGTAATCAGCAGGTTGTAGGTTCAAGTCCTATTACCAGCTCCATTTCTTCTATCATCTCTAACCATTTTAATTCACTCCTTTTCAATCAAAAAAAAATAATAGAGGTAGGGATTCAAGTCCCTACCTCTATTCATTTGTCAGTGCATAGATGATCTGTATATATCAGATACAATACTCATTAAGTCTCTTAGAATTAATAGATTGCGATTAATATCTACTACCTCGACCATGCTATCATCGATCTCACCCAATGAAGCGCTTCTGAAATACGTATGAATAGTATATCCAGAAAATGAATCGAAGTTTCTATAGTACTGCTTAGGAAGCTTTCTATTAATGAATAAATCATACATTTGACTCATCCATTTCATAGTTTCACTTATATCCTCTCTTTGAATCTTATAGCAGACATTACAGATTAAATCTAGCATACCATTTTGATGCAAGGATAGCATTTCATCGCTAATACCTTTTACATCTATATTTGTACTGACAAATCCACTAATAGGGTCTACAGTATCACCATAATAAACTTCAAGATCAGCTATACCAAAGTACACGGTGTAAGTATTCTTCACTTTAAAGCTAAATGGTGGAAAATCTGTATGCATAAGATTCCTACCCGCAATAAACATTGCATCGTTCTTTACAGCAATAACCTCATAATCCTCAACACTATTAGCAAATACTAATCGCCTCTTTGCTTCAAAAATACCAGTTTGAATATCTTTGTATATCGATTTATCTTTCTTGATCCATAAGCCTATCTTTGTCTCTCTTTCCTCTTTACTCATCACTAAGTAGGATTCTCGTTCTTCTTGGGTTACGCGTCCCATATAATAGAGAGCATTAATATTAGCTTTGGATAAGTCGTATTCACGAATAAAAGTATTCACATAGTATTTTATCGGTGTTTTATAATTATAAGATCTCCATAAATCTGTAGGCATCTTTGACAACCCCTTTATTGGTTAATTATTCTGGAGTTTCTTTTTCGATAGTTTCTGAAACATCTCTACCACACTCAGGGCATTCCATAGAATAAATATCAAATTTCTTTCCATTCATGCTACAGATATAGTGTTTAGTTTCTCCAGGATTAGATATCCATTCGCATGCACAAAAAGCACATTTAAATGATATTTCTTTTGATTGACCATGTTTGATGATTTTCATATATTCACCTCCTTAATAATCATCATTAGTTGGAAGAGAGTTATTGATGATCTGATTTTCTACGTTCAACATCATCAATCTCTTCTTATCTTGATCAAACTGCTGAATGCCTGCAACTGACATAAAATCACATCCATCTTGAGAGATATAATTTAAGTCATCACGAGTATTAATGATAGAATACTTGATATCATATCTTGTTTGAATGATCTTCATAAAAGACTCATTCAAAATGCTGACATAATCATCGCGTAATCCATCATAACCACCGATGCAAACATATACTTTATTTCCTTCATATAAAGCATCGATAACTGCCATAAGAGACATACTAGCTTGAGGATCATTTAATACATAATTATAGTACCATGTATCAAATGCCTTCTCAGCTTGTTCTGCTACTTCAATAGAAGGATAAAGCTTCTTATCCGGAGGTAATACAAATAGTCCAGGAAGTTTAGGAATATATTCTGTCGGAGAAGACAAATTAAACATCCTAAACCCCTGGTCTACCCCCGGACCTGCATGAAAAGGTCCGAATACCAACATTGTGTTACTCCTTAATTGAATACAATTGCTGGAGAGAATACAGGAGATCCTGTAGTGTTGATAAGATTCTTTGCTGTATAATAGAACTTCATAGGATCTTCTCCAGGACACATAGGAGTAAGATCATATTTCAATCTATTATAGACCTCGAGACTATGCTGCATATTAGGATCACTAAGATTTAGATATTCCATTATATCGATATATCCATTACCATATAGAGAATCCGCAATGACACCATCATACCTAGGATCGTAAGCATAAGGATTGGTATTCGATGTTCCAACAGTAATACCATATCGTGTAAAGAAGAATAGAATCAGAGTGTTAGTCCACAAAGAATCGTCTTCAAGATGAGATGGAGTATATAGCATCACATTACCGCCAACGTGAAGATACATCAGCATACTTCCAATAAATTCTTGAACATTAGAATCATAATCAAGATATTCATTGTACTCTTTGATGAATCCTTCCATATCTCCATCTATCTCTTTATACATTGCTGCAGGAGGAGGACAGAGAAGAGTTGCTTTTTGACAATGATCAGGAAACCACATCTCAAGCATGTTATCTGTTTCATCCATATCCATACATAATGCTGTACCTGCAGCAAGCTGGGGCCCGTGAATCCCGGGTGGAGGCATTCTCGAAAGATTTGCTTTTAGAATATCAAGATGAGGTTCATCAATGATAAACATTGTTCCAGTGAGGATCATTAAAGATCATCTCCTTTACATCAGATCAATATTATTAAGATCAATCTTAGATCCCTTTTTGCGCGCCATATATTCCATCATAGAGTTGCTAAACTCTACAGGGTTGCTGGTATTACCAACCAAAGGCGAGATAACAGATTCTACATCATTACCAGCTACTGCATAATGCCCTTCATATGATGCGGTTTGATGATCATCCTCCTTCTCCTCAACTACAGATTCAGATTCTTTACAAGCAGCTTCTTCTCCAGTAGTCTCAGGTTCACTATCATCGGATTCTTCATGAACTTCTTCATCAGGAGCAAGTTCAATCTCATCAGGAATCTTAGCAATAGTATCTTCAGGATTAGAAGAATTACTCTGAATAATATCTCTTACCTTATCGAAGTTTGCTTCGACAACATGCTCAGACTCAATCGGTTCCGGAGCCTTTACAGACTTAGAAATCTCTTTGGGCTCGATCTGTTCAGATTCCTGTGTGTTGATAGTATAGTCATTGCTATCATCTTCATCAGTATTGTTTGTATTGTTCATATGCTCCATATACTGTTCATAAGACATGCCATTTGCCTTATCAGCATTATAAACACACAGACCATCCTCGAACACACGAATGACACGGTTGCCAGCAGTAATAACGTTACGCATATCAGTATACTCCTCTTCTCCAGATCCAATAACCACAATGCGTGACTTATCAGGATCTTTTCTTAAATCTTTTGCACGATAGATTCTTCCGCATTTCTTACAGATCAGCTTATTGAATCCATCATCGTAATCAATTTCGCCACCACAAATAGTACCATCATCTAATTGATTCTGGCACTGTAATTTCTTTCCATCCAGCTCATACAGGTAAGGGAAGTCAAGAATTACAGGATGGCATCCAATTCGAATTCCTACATTCATGAAATAATTGATGCCAATATCTTCCATAATATATTTACCCAGAATTCTTCTGGACAAAATATAAAAGTAATCATCAGCAATCTCATAAAATTCTTTAAATGTAGTAATCCGATATACTCTCTCAAATGATGCAATTGTACCACATGGAGAGCATTCAAACACCTTACAGCAGTACGGCTTAAGAATTGCTTGATTCCTATATTCAGCTGGATTATCTCCAATTCCTATAGAATCAATTGCAATCTTAAATACTGCATTTGGTGCTGCTGGGTGGATATAAACGACTCTATTAGTTCCGCCTGCAAATTTAGTGAATCCTCTAAAATGCATTACATCATTAATCTTATCAAGTTTATACTTAGTATCTCCGGAATACTTAGGTGACAAGATAAGCTTTCTAATGTAATCGATATCTTGAGTAGTCATTAAACTTAAAATAGGAGCTGTAGTCATTTGATCCCACTTAAATGAATTGAGATCTGTAGTGCCTCCATACATTACAGAAATCAAATTACGCTCTTGATCAGTTCTCAATGATATCACCCTCCTCTCGCCATTAATCTAATATCATTTTGCTCCTTTGCATTTTGCATTGCAATCATGAACTTATTATGAGCGTCCATTTCTGTGGGACTATATCCAGGGGATTGAGGTTGACTAAACCCAGGAATCTGTGCTTGTCCTGCTAAAGCACTATTTTCTCGCCTATTCTTTTCATAGATATTTTTGAGCATAGTCTCTATAGGCACATACTCATCATCTTTAGATTGAATAGGAATCTGGGAATGAGTCTCTCTTGCAAGAGCTTGTCTAAAATTATTCGTGGAATATTTATCATATCCAGTCTTAAGTTTAGCTTTGATCTCTTTTGCAGCGTTTGCAGCACAGAGTTTATATCCGTTATCAAGGAACTGCTGAAGACTGCAAGGTTGACCAGGTTCAATGCCAAGAAGTCTATCATGAGATTCCTTAATTTTAGCAAACATTTCATTTCGTTGAGCAATACGATAAGGAAGTGTTGCTTCTGCTTGATCAATACGATTCACAAAAGCATTCACACTTGCTTGCTCCATCTGCTCATCATATTCCTCCCTTTCTTCAGGAGTAGCAGTGTAATAGCTAAATGCTTTAGGCTGAGCTTGTTTCATATTACGATCAGGATCATAATATTCCATAGCAGCTTTCTCATCAAAGTCTTCATGATTATACACTGCTCTAATCTTAGCAAGTGTTGTATAGAATACTTGACGATCATGCTTAGCTTTCTCATAAGCTTCCTGTCTCTGCTTATTGACCTCGCAGGCATACTGAGGATTACTATAGATAGGATTACCATAATAATCATATCCCATAATATATCCAGGAGCACAATGAGATTTATCCTTCAGCAAAGTATTGATAACAATTCCAGGATCACTACTAACCATTTCTTCATTGTAAATATATTCCTGAAGAGCAATGTTAGCTTGATTCTGAAAATTATTATATAATGCTCTATTATAATTACCATAAGGCATCATGGAAGAATAATAGACATTATTAGATCTCTTGGAAGGATCATAAGGTTCAAATCCATTAGGATAAACCATCTGGCCATTTACCATCTGTCCCTGCATAGGAGGAGCATAAGAAGGCATCTGATAAGATACTCCATAAGGATTAAAACCTTGCTGAGCAGCAGGAGGTGTAAAAGTTTTTGTAGTAGGATCATAACCACCCTGATTAATAGTAGCACCACCCTGAATATATCCAAGACTAGGATTTGATACAGGATTAGAACCAGATCCCATAGGCTGCTGAGGAGGAATAGTAACGGTGCTACCGTTACTAAAGGTTGCCTCGATAGGCATGCTATTGATATTGTACATATTTGCCATCATCTGAGGCTGCTGTCCCATCCCATACATGTTAGGATAATAAGGAGGGTATCCATATCCTGGATACCCTCCTATACTTCCATTAGTATAAGGAGGAGACATAAAGTTGTTGGGATACATGTTCATATCCATCATCAATTTATTCTCCTTTTCTTATTATGTTTAAATGAACAATCTCCGGATGTTCATACTTATAATATCTTTTTATTCGTCAATTATGGTCTTCATTAATTCCTTTTTTATACAAAACATCATGTGCCGTATCATTAGCATTGAAAATTGTATAAATATTAGAGGCATTTACTTCATTTGCAATTGTAGCAGCAAGTACTGCACCAGAATAAGATAGATCACCCATAAACATTCTAAAGACAGTATTGAATCCTCTCACAAAAGCATCTGCTGTCTTTGCATTCATTCCAGCAACAGCCTGCATGATATATTTATTGATGAAATTATTATAGGTATTAGTGCCAATAACATTAACCATCGTAGCGATATAACTATCAAGTTTACCACTGTTAATGATCTCAGTTACAGCCTGAGGAGTATTTACGAAAATACTTTCAAGTGTGCTATTAAAATCAAAATTATACGGATTACAAGATGCAACCTCGTAAATATCAATTTCAATAGGATCACATTCAAGATTACACAGAAGTTCATTTACAGTATTGATGAGAGAATAACACAGGCCATAATATTCCTGAAGGAAATGATTATAGATATTCTTCTTTACAATTTCACAGTTGAAATACAAATTATTTTTGACAGTGTAATCCATTACTGCTCCAATAGGAGTATTGAAATCATTGTTCTCACCAACAATATCTTTGGTATTATTGTAAGCCATATTGCAGAAAATTGTTCTTACGTCATTGGGAATCTCAACAGCACCATCAGTAGTATAGACCCAAGAATTGTCAAAAGTAATTGCAGGAATATTCTTAGGAACAGCTTTCTCTACTTCCTTGCAAGTATAAAGATCAATATCCTTAGGCTCCTGATGGACTGCAGTATCAGGAACTTCGTCAAGAGGAACAATCTTAAGATTTTTTACACCAGAGTTCTTCAGGATATTCTCAATAGCATTCATAATCGAACGGGACTTAGAATCATTGTTATTCATAATAGCTCTCCTTTTCATTTATCGAGTTCATCATCATCTTCAGCATTGGTTTCTTCATTTTCAGAGAAATCAATGTCTTCGTCATTATCAATTTTCTGAAGATATTCGTCGCAGAATTCTACAAGATTAATTCCATAACTATTCTTCAGAATAATGCGAATTCCCATAAAGATCATGAAAATATATTTATTGTTCTGAGAAAGATCATAATCAATAATGGAAAGATTATCGTTAATATCTCCAAGTCTAATTACAATCAATCCAAGAAGAATAATTACAATAATAGAAATTCCCCAAATGAGAATATAGTTATACATAGTCATTTAAACATCCCTTCCCATCTTTATCAAATTTCAATACAGTAACAAGATCATCAAGATCTTTATTTGGTATTGATAGTGTTAGAGTACTGATCATTCTTGAATATGAGTCAAATTGAATCGATGTTGGCGCAATAAGAATCTTTGTTATCTGCTGATCTCCAATTACATTGAGTCTATAAGGAATAGATGTATTGTCATCATTAATATCAATACAACAAATATCTCCTTGTTTGTTATATTTAGATTTAAATATTAAAGATGTAATTAAATTATACATCGGTTCTGAATTGGTAGTGAATGTGAAAAAGATAGATCCACAGAGATCATAGATACAAATCTTATGAACATAATTTGATATGAATCTTCTATTAGGGTTATCAGTGTCATAGTCATAATCACTGATCTTAGAAGTTAAATATGCTTTATGCTCAAATGTATACTGGCCAACTCGCTTAGTCATTGAAATTAGGCTATTGTCTTGCCAAGGATTAAAAGATTGTCCTACCATTTTTATTCACCAAAGCTTTATAATCATTCATATTAAGTTTAGATTTATCATACTCAAAACTGATTGCATGTGTACCACTGCAATATCCAGATCCATTATGATAAATAAAACTCTTGAGAATAGTTGTTGAATAATAGTCAACATCATTATTTCCCATTGCCATATAATAGATAAGATCGTCAGTAGTATCATCTCCAACAAAAGGATTAGATTTTAGAAACAGATATTTAGCATGAGCCAAAGATGCTTTATTTCTAAGATCCACATGGCCTTTTACATGATAGAATTCCAAGAAAATACGATTTGCAAGAATGGTATAAATGATATCCATATAGTATTCTTGATTACTAATTCTACCATTAGCACCAAAAGTTGCTCTACCAGAATTAGTTTCTCGAATCCATCTAAAGATCCATTCTCTAATTCCTAGAACAGCATTTTGATTGTCACTAAAAAGCTTAATCCTTCTATAGCCAAGATTATAATACTTTACAGCTACATTTACTCCCATAAAGAGTGCATAAAGTTCTCCTTGCTGAGAATTACAATTATTAAGAATAATGCAATTTCTTTCAAGACACTGATCATTGAGATAAACACAATAAGCAGGGCTTGTAAGCTGTTCAGCAGGAATTTTATACAAATCTTTTTGTTGGTAAGATGCATCTGTAAAAATACAGATTGTATCTTGATTAAAAAACTCTTCTTTTGTTGCTACTTTCATTTTCATCATTCCTTTCTTTAATCATATATTAAAGCAAGAATAAATTCTAACTTGCTTCAATATTATAATATCTCAGTATTACAAAAATTAAAATCCAAGGGATTTAATCCCTTGGACTATAGATTTTAATTAAGATTAAATGCTATATCATCATATATGTCTGTTACATAATACAATAAGCATGTAACACCAGTTAATTTAGTTTTGTGTAATGTTGATGTTTTAGATATAGAATATATATTAACTTCAAAATTGTCATTAGATCTGAATAATTCTATACTTATTATATCAGTCCGTTTATCACATAATACTACCGATAGAGGATAATATTTTGTAATACCGCTAAATTTAGTTAAATAAGTTTGAACTCTATTTTCAACCAATTTTTTAGAAGCGTCAGATTATAATATTATATTTAACTATATCTACGAATACAAAAAGCTTTCCAATTTAAAGTTTCATTAAAGCAATATTGCATAGTTTGATAACTCATATTACCTATTTTAAATGAGCCATCTTTGTATATATATCCTATCCATATGTAATCATATGGATAATCATTAGATTGCTTATTGAAAGAATATCCTGGTAAAATAAATCTGCCGAACGTATTTGATCTGCATTCTAGAATATGATAATTATATAGATCTATATAATCGCCTGATAATTCTTTCATTTCTCTACCATTTATGATTATCAACGATGCATTAGTGGATGTAAAGTTCTTTATTTTTATAGAAGCGTCATTATCTTGGAATACAAAAGAATTTCCAATGTAAAGTTTCAGAATAGGCAGGTATCATAGATGGATATTTTTTACTATCTACCATAATATCACCAGGCATATAAATATATCCTGCCCAAGTATAATCATATGGAAAATCAACAGTTGGATTCTTATTATCTAAATATCCGGGTAAAATAAATCTACCAAGCTTATCTGGCCTACATTCTAGGATATGATATTTATATGCATCTAGATCTCCAGATATATTACCACCATGTGATGACCCATTTAATATAATTGTTGAAGTAGTCGATATAATATTTTTTATACATATTTTAGTAGAAGCGTCAGATTATCAAAAAAAAAATAAAATGAGTGAAGATTTTGTCCTTCACTCATTATACATATATATAATGTAAATTCAATTAAAGGATACTCAAATAATTATCTGCTATTTGGAACACAGATCCATGTTCTAGTATCTCATTCCATTTGGAGCGTTTGCGTTTTAATTCTTCTGCATCCCTTCTGATAGCTTTAGAATTCTGACGTATTTGATTCCTCATTGCATTGATATATTCATCATCATGATTATTATCATTAACAATGATAGAAATGTTCGTAACGTTTGTGATATTCATAATTTAAAATCTCCTTTTGGATGATATTATAATTTGATTTAAGTAAGGCCGCTCTTACTTTTCTATCATATTTATAATATCTGATTGAATTTACATTATTTTAAAAATATTCCCAGTAGAGATTTAATCTCTACTGGGATTTTATTTTATACAGTCATAATCATAGGGATACTCTTATTATTAGCACTAACATAATTAGATTCAAGATAATCAATTACATTATCTCTTTTACTAGCTTCATTCTCAAGATTACTAATCTTAAGATCAATAGTAGAGAATACTGTTTCAAGACCATCCCAATACTTTAAGTTGTTAGCAAGGAAAGCTGCAACGTCTGCTTGAGCAAGTTGTTCAAACTTTTCCATCGCTGTAGCAGGAATACTAGTAAGACTATCAAGATGCTTTAATAGAAGAATGATATTGAATTCTCCAATATTGACATCATAGTTACCAGTTGCTACTAGTCTAATTCTATTAGGTGGTTCAAATTCAGGAATAATCTGATTACTAAACATAGAAGCATAATCAGATCTTCCCTTCATTCCTAGGATATCATCCATAGTAAAGTTTGCTGCTAGACCAGCATCAATAGTACCATAACCAAATGTTTGTGCTAGACCAATAGATCTATTACCAAACTTGGTCCAGTCAATATCTCCTACACCAAGAATAGTTTGTCCTCCAATATAGTCTTCATTAATATAGTACCATCCACCTCTCTTAGGAGCTGTCTGTTCTGTAATTTTAAATGAAAACTTTCTAGGACAATATCTTGAATATGTAGTAAGAGTATCTTCTTTTATGATATTCGCCCAAGCATCTTTTCCAAATTCTTCAGGTAGATGTTTAGTCAATGGAATAAGTCCTAGTCTCCATTCTATTTTATCTACCAATTTTGCTATATTATTTTGATATCCAGCCATATGTATTTAATCTACTTTCTTAATCACAATAGATCCATTATTAGATTCAAACTTATACTGATTAGGGCATACAGCATCTACTGCTGCTTGCAAAATTCCAATAACAACTCCAGAAATAAAAGGTTCAAGAAACTTATTAAAGAAATTATCATTGGTCAATGCTACATCAACCTGCATACCATCATCAGAAATAGTAGTACAAATATGAAGTTTCTTTTTTGTTGTATCAGATTCTTTACAAAGATCTGAATATTCATCTGCACAATTTAGATCATCAATACATGGTCCAATTGCAGAATTAAGCTTATCGATATCTTCTTGTGTAAATTTCTGGCCTGTCATTGTAAATTCACCTCTTTATATTTTATACATAATTCTGAATTTCATTTGCAATATAATCTTCAACATTCATAATGATAGTATTCTTACCAGCTTCTGTTAGAGCAATCTTATGAGGACTAATAATATCAATGGTATCATAATTAGTCATATCATAGCACTCTTGGAGAAGCTTAAAATTATGACTCTTATCTTTAATATAATCAACTGCAGATTCTCTCATAGAAGTAATTGCATTAACTACATCCTTATTGCTAAATTCCTTAATGAAAGATCTAGTTCCATCCATAGAACTATTCATAGTGAAATTAGACTTGACTGCACTAGCAATACCAGCAGACTCATTAATGACTCCCTTAGTGTATGCATGAGGATGAGAAGGATAAATAACATAGTCATATGTAATCATCTTCAGATTCTCAACAACTGCACCTTGAGGAGTACTAGAAATGGTACCAAGTGCACGAAGAGAAAATGCAGGTAGAACACCTTGACGAAGATCCTTATCGAATGCTTCACCGAGAGCATTATTAGTACCTTGGAAGGTGCCCATAACATTATCACCTTCCATCCATAGCTTCAGATAACGGACACAAATCTTGGTCGGATCAATAGTCTGCTGACGAACCAGAGAACTAGCATCTGCTCCAATAGGATGTCCAGCTTCACCACACATTTGCTTAGCAGCAAGCAGTTCTTGTTGCCTAGGAGCGGCAATTTCCTTTGCTAGATCAGCAGTACGATATATACGCCCATTACGATTCTTTTCATTACCGGTTTGAAGAATTCCCATTCCAGTAACTCTAGTGCGATCATTTTTATCTTCTCTAATGTCTACATTTTCCATGCAAACACTGGATTCATTTAGAATATATCCAATCTTGCTCATTGCAAAAAATCCTCCTATTATTAATAGACTAATTACTAAAAAGTTGAGGAATAATACCCGAATAGGACTTTTATCCTATTCGGGTAAATTTTTAATTATTATAATATACAGGTTCAGTTCCTTTAGGAAGTTTAAATCTCATCTTAATAGGATTATTATTCTTATCTACAATGTATTTGTATAAATACTCTAGAAAAGCAATATTAAATACATCGTTGTCAGAAGCAATTTTCTTTTGAAGAATTCTAATTTGCAAATGATTATTCTTTTGAACAGAAACGGATTCATTTATGGTGAATCTGTTTCCACGTTCTACAGCAGCAAGATATCCAAATACACGATCCAGAAATTCTACATTATCAGGATGCATGTTTCTTTTATTACGAGCTTCTTTCCACCAATTGAATTCTGCTTGATAAGAACTATCTCCATTATTATATGCCATATTTGCACCGAGATAATCGCACATCATTTCAATGGTATATCTAAATGGAATTCTTACACAAAATCCTCCTTCATCAAGATCATCAGTCCAATATTCATAATGATGTGGATTATGCGCTTTATGATGCATCCAAGGTTCAGAATAACCACAAATTTGTTTTTTCTTGATAATAGGAGATACACCTTTTGTAGTATATTTTACATTAGTAATAAATTCAGCAGGAGAGAATTTTGACATATCATGCATCAATCCTACCCAAGGCATTCCACATCTATTACAATAAATATATACATATTTCTTATGAGTAAGAATAGTCTTCAGATGAAGTTTCATCTTTTCCCAAGTAAAATCAGTATTAAATTCTTCCATCGTTTATTCCTTCTTTCTTATACAAAATCTGCAGTCTTTTTAAATGTATTAGTCATCTGACAATTCATATGATCTCCACTTCGTAGATAGATCTCATATTTCTTTATCAGATAATATACGCCAGTATACTTTGGATTATCTTCATAATTGGATAGAGTATATTGTTTATTTGGAGTAAAGATTCTACTGTCCATATCTATTTTACTAAAGATAAGAGTATTAGCATTTTCAGCAATCTTAGTCTTGATATTACTTGCGGCATTTTTATCTTCACTAACAGTAATGATAGAAGAACCAGTATCACTAATATTAGTAATATTAGAAGTATTAACTACATCAGCTTGCAGTTTTGTTCCTTGCTCTACGTTAACAGAGCTAATGTTGCCAACAATGGAACTAGAAGTTCTATCTACACTAATAGTACAATCAGATCCATTTACATAAATAATATACGCATCTTGATCAGGATCTTCTACAATACCAGAAGCTAATCCTTTATACTGAGTAAGATCTCTAACATCTATTGCAATATTTTTATGATCTCCATCTCCAGCATCAATATATGATCCATCGTAACTTCGTAAATATGTTTTCTCGAAGTCCATATAGAACATATAATTTCCTTTATAGAAAGATGCTTTATTATTCAAATACCCGATGAATTTTGCAACAGAACTTAAATTAGGGCAAACAAATGTACCAAGACTACTATTATTATCAAAAGGCTGCATTACAAGATTATTCATATCTTTTAATGATTCTTTTACTAAATCTTGAGGAGTTTTTCCTTTCATAACTCCGCCAAAGCTCTTTTGATTTTTCTTCTGAAGATCAAGAGAAAATAGTGCCAATTGACAAACCTTATAAGATGTACCCTGATCTTCATTGATAGTATCCAATTCCTTATACGAATTAGGATCATCTGCCATATAATAATCGAATTCTCCATATATAACTTTCTTAGCTGTAGATGACGTAGAACCTTTATTTCTAGTACAATACAATTTAAGATATACTTTACTCTTACCTTGCTCAGGTACCATTTTATTATATAGAGAAGGTTTCAAATTCACATTCACATATATAAGTGGCATCATATTTTTCATATAGTCATGATTGACAATAATATATCTTACGCACTGTTTAAATATATCTTCAGATGTACCATCTTGAGAATTAAATGCTAATTCACAATCATATGTGAATGTACTAATGAATGCTTTTCCCATACTCATTTCTCCTTTTCATAGTTTTATATGAAAGTTTCAGAAGTAAGTATTCTCTAAAATCCTTAAAAATGGTCAAGTTGAACACTACTATAATCATATTCAAGGAGGTAAATGTAAATGGTTGTACTCAATGATCTGAAAGATTTGATGATCTATAAGAAACAATTCTTTCTTCCTATAAATCTAAAAGACAAACGTCATGGTTCTGCTATTATGCTATTGACACCAAACTATCAGTCTTCTATGCTTGCAATGACTGAACCTTATGTTATTAATAGAAGAACCTTTGAATCGTATTATGTAGAGAAAAGTATTACAAGATATATTAAGCAGCAAAATGAATCTGTTATTGATATTGGTGATCCTGGCCAATATCTATTTGAAGTTGAATTGACTTCTTCTGAGAGAAAACAGCTAGATGATAGTGAATTTGGTTTACCTAAACAGCGTAGATATCCTCTTAATGATGAAGCACATGTTCTTGCTGCTATTAGATTCTTTAATCATGTAGAAAAAGAATATGAGGCTGAACTTGCAAAGAATATCATTAAGAAGATTAAAGAGTATGATATGGCTGATCAAGTTCATGTAGGCGATGGCAATAGATTTAAGCCATATTGGGAAAAATCTGGCCTTGCTTCTAAAGCTGTTCATGAACAAGATATGGATCCTTATAAGTATCGTGAAATGCTAGTTAACGCAATTACTGATACTATTAAGAATAAATTTCATACATGCAAAATTACTGCAAATGGACCTTTTGGATCTAAGAAATTTATTGATGGTACAGATGATCTATGCCTTGGTAAATATCCTAAAGAACAAATTGATGCTATCTGTGATGAAGTAAAAGCAGTTCTGGGGCCTGGATATAGTATTCATAAAGATGATTTTGATACTATATTTGTAAGAGGGTCTAAAAAGACTCTAAGAGAATTTACTGAGGAAGAATATTTTAATGAATTTAGAGTATCTAATTTCATGAGTCAAACTGCTCTCCCTACAGCAAATCGTAAAATGAATAAGGAATTTACTCTTATTACATTTACAGGCTATGAAAGAGATATTCAACTGGTTCAAAAGTTTGTTAATCAAAAATATGTAAAAGAATGTTTCAGAAGATTGAATAAGAGAATGCCTAATGACAAAATCAATGTCATTTGTTGTAGTGATCATCAGGCACCTGAATCTTTTACTGAAACATCTCTTTTAGTTTATACGCCTGGCGCTTTCTATAGAACTGGTGCTCAATTCGATTATAAAGATTATATTGCTTATATCTTTCAACTCTATGCTATTTATACTATTAAAACTCCTGTTGGTAGTAAATATAATAGAGTCATGCATACTCTAGCTGAACCTGCAGCTATTCTTCTATCTGGTATTGCCGATGGAGAAATCGCTAAGAGAGATAGAGATGATCAGTTTAATCTAGAACGTGTATTTCAGTATATTATCGATACCGATGGAATTGATCAGTTTACTAGAATTCTTGCTTACAATGATACTGTTGCTATCTATGAATATGCAAAAGAATATGGTAAGCAATATGGAATGAATGACTTCTTTAATAGTCGTAATGATTTCATGAAAGCTATTAGAGAAGAAGTTGATTACATTAGTAATTTAAATGAGGAAGATATTCCTATTCCAGATCCTACTCCTGATAGTCTTAAAAGGATAAGTACTATGGGAGATAGACTTAAAAGACGTTTTAAAAGTAAGACAATATATAAACTCAATAAACTTAGAAGAGATCTTGAACGTGGTACCAATGATTCTGATAAGGGAGAAGCTTTATCTCTACAAAAAATTGGTATTCCTGAAACTGCTCCAGATGCAGAACCTGAAACTACTGCTGAGTCTTTTACTGGTAATACATTAGATCAGTGGTCTCAGAAAGATTATATCAATGAAGGTGGAATAGTTTATCTGTTTGAAGATTCTGCTAAGTATGATGCTCAACTTCGTAAAGCATTATATAAAGACAGAATGAGAAACGATAAAGATGTCTTGAATATGTATAAAAAGATAAAAGCAGATATGCCTTTTATCAGATATACATTTGTAAAACTTTCTAGATATAATAATCGTAATCTCTTCTATGATCTATCTTTCTATAATGAATCTTTCTTTAGAAATATGTCTCAAATTAATGACGATGATAGAAATAATGTCATGCGTCTGTTTAAGACATATATTGAATTGATGGAACGTTTACTCAACGATGATTCTTTGAGTAACTATTCTAAGAAAACTGTCTTTATTCCTGTTCTTGATTGGCATCATAATGAATCTCAGAAAATGTGGATGTATAAGCAGGATATCAATCCTATCTCTGTCATCTATTATTATATGAAGAATGATGTCAGAACTCTTAAGAAGATCTTTGGTGATAAGGATATTGTTTTTCTCGGTGCTAAGAATTATTTCAAGATTAATTTTGCAAAAGATGATTTCACTAAGTCTGCTAATGTAACTAAGTTTCTTCAACTTACTAAGAGAATCATTAATCTTGGATATAATTCTCCCGCAGATCCTGATCCTGAAGGTGAACTTGAAGATTCTCCTAAGGGTATTGCATTGTCTATAATTGATAAAGTTGAACAATCTCAGAATGTTCAAATCAATGACGTTTCTAAGATTGAAAAACTTTCTACAAGTGCTAATATCTATAAGGATGGAGTTCCTGGATCTGTAAATGTTGCTGTAAAAAAGAAAGTAGTTGCGGATCCTTCTAAGGTTGCTTCTAATGTTACTCAAACTAATTATGCTAAGTCTACAAAGAAGACTGTAGCTAAAGTTGAAGTAAAAGAAAAGGAAGTTACCAAAGAAGATAACAAGGAAGATACTGGTGTATCTGGCACCAAATCTGCCAATAGTACTTCTGATAAAGAAAAGAAAGATGCTATTGTCGATGCTGTTGTAAAAGCAGCTGAAACTTCTGATAGTGAGGATACTGCAACTGATAAACTTAATACAGAAGAATTTAAGGAAATGATCGTTGCTGTGCAACAAGATACTGAAGAGAATATTAGAGTTGATAAGACTCAGTCTTCTACTGTTGTTGCTAAACAAGAAGAATTCCATAAAAAGGAAGTTGACGGTAAATCTGTTAAAGAACTCCTAACTGTTGATATAGCAGAAAAGGAACTTCCTGAAACTAAACTAAAGGTTGCTTCTATTAATGATGATTGGGAGCATATGACCTTTATGAACTTTGATAAGGATTATGATCCTGATAGTGATATCATCAAGATGCTAGATTCTATGCAACACTGGACTTATCCTGTTGCAGTTGACAATATTGATGTCAAAGATAATTCTTCTTCTGAAGATGTCTTGGATCTATGGACTATTAGTTGTGTAGATTATAAGAAAACTAAATTTACACTTAAAATTGATATTCCTAAGTTTATCAATGGATCTAATTTCTTAAAGCTTCGTGGTAATGAAAAGACTCTGATGATTCAGTCTGCGCTACTTCCTATAATTAAGACTGGACTTGGAGAATGTCAGATCATTGGCTCCGGTGGTTATAATAAGATATTTGTTAGACGATTCGGTTCTCGTAAGGGACAATCTAATCCTTATACAAATAAGCTTATTAGAACACTAGGTAAATATTGTGATAAGCATAATGATATCACATTTGTCGCTGGCGATAATACTAAAGTTTGTACCAAGTATGAATTGCCTATAGACTATATCGATCTTGCACAAGTATTTAACTCTATTGAAGCCACTGGTTTGAAAATATTCTTTAACCAAGATGAGCTTAGAAGTGAATATGAAGTTGATGATACTAAGGGTGTTCCTATTGGTGTCTTTACTATCTTTGATGAAAAATCTAAGAGTGGCAAAGATACTATCATCTATTATGATGGAACTAGATCTACATTAGCAGCATATATTACTGAGATTCTATTCTATAGATCTAAAGATTATATGGACTTCTATAACAGTACTAAGATTACTGGAACTCGTTGTACTTATTCTAAAGCAAGTATTCTGAATTGTGAAATTCCTGTTGTCATTGTTTGTGCTTACCTAGAAGGTCTAGTAAAAACTATGAATAAAGCAGGAATCAAATATGAATTTGTACAAGATATGGATAAAGATTTGAAATATAATATGGATAAAGATTATATTGAATTTTCTGATGGATATCTTGTATATGATGTCAACTATTCTTCTACTATGCTTATGAATGGTATCAAGGAAAATGATACATCTTCTTATTCGATTAAGGATGTAAATAATAGAAGAATGTACCTTGAATTTCTTGAAAATTATACCAATAGTCTTAATGCTGATGGTCTAGAAAACTCTTATGACTGTATGATTGATCCTATTACTAAGGAAATTCTTGAACGTTTTAAACTTCCTAGTGATTACGTTGGTGTACTAATTCATGCAAGTAATATGCTTGCAGATAATAAGTATGTACGTCATATTGATCAAGGAGGTCGTAGATGGCGTCGTAAAGAGCTTATTGCTGGCTATTTCTACAAAGCTCTTACTACTTCTTATCAAGATTATGCTAACCAGAATCGTCATACTCGTAAGAGAACTAAGATGACAATTAAACAATCTGCTGTTATTGATCTAATTGTTTCTAAAGATCCTGCTACTTCTGACCTTTCTGTTAATAATGCTCTTAATGACGTCGAGTGTGCAAACTCTGTTACTAACAAAGGTCTAGTTGGTATGAATGTTGCTCGTGGTTATACTATTGCTACACGTGGGTATGACGATTCCATGCTAAATGTCCTTGGTATGGATACTGGATTCTCTGGTAACGTTGGTATTAATCGTCAGGCAACTGTTAATGCTAATATTGAAGGTGGTAGAGGATTTGTTAAAACAATTGATGGCAATACTGATAAATTGTCTTCTGCTTCTTCCTTTACTATCACTGAAGCTGTTACTCCTCTTGGAACAACCCATGATGATCCTCCTAGATCTCTAATGACATATGTCCAGACTTCTAAGCATATGATTCGTTGTGACAATAATGATCCTACGCTTATTACTACTGGTGCAGATGAAGCTCTACCTTATCTTACCTCTGACATCTTTGCTTATAAAGCAAAAGAAGATGGTAAAATTGTAGAACTTGTTCAAGAGGGATTTGGTAAGAAAAATTACATGGTTGTCGAATATAAGAGTGGCAAGCATGAGTATATTGACCTCTGCGAAGAGGTTAAGAAAAACTCTGATGGTGGTTATTATGTACCTATGAAACTTGATACAGATCTTGCAGAAGGTAAATCTTTTAAGGCTGGTCAAGTTATTGCATATGATAAACTATCTTTCTCTAAATCTCTTGGTGAATCTGGTAATCTTGCTGCTAATATGGGCACACTTGCAAAAGTTGCTATTATTAATACAGATGAAGGATTTGAAGACTCTGCTATGATTACAGAATCTTTTGCTAATAAGATGGGTACTGATGTTATTCAAGGCATTGAAACTAAGCTTGAAAAAGGATCTAATATTGCTGTCTATAAAATGATCGGTGATCATGTTATTGAGGGTGATACTCTATTTACTTATCAAGCTGACTTTGATGACGAAGCGATGAATACTCTTCTTAAGAACCTAGCAATGGATGCTGGTGAAATTTCTGAACTAGGTCGTAACCCTGTTAAATCTAAGTATACCGGAATTGTCTGTGATATTCAGATTTATCGCACTTGTAGTGAAGATGAAATGTCTGAATCTCTTCGTAAGTTTGTTGGTACTTATGAAAAGAAAGTCAAAGCCACTAAGAAGGTATACGACAAATACAATATCGATTCTGCTATTCTGCCTAAAACTGGTAAAGTTCCTGAAGTTGGTAAAACTAAAAATATCGATGACGCAGTTCTTGTTGTTTATTATATTAAGCATAAAGATACTATGTCTGCCGGTGATAAGATTACGTTCTATTCTGCAAATAAGGGTATTATTAAAAAGATTATTCCTAAGGATCAAGAACCTTATACATCTTTCAGACCCAATGAGCATATTGACAGTTTCATGTCTCTAAGTTCTATCTCTGGACGTATGACATGTTCTATTCCTCTATTTGCAGCAACTTCTAAACTTATGGTAGAACTCGATAGATCTATTAAAGATATAGCAGGAATTCCTTACGACGATAGTCAACTGTAAAAAAATAAATCCCGGTAGGATTTTCTCCTACCGGGACTTTTAATTATTCGAATACGAACTGATGCTCGTCCTCACGATTGAGGACGATATCAAACGCGATTCTGCACATCATATCATCCTTATATTCCTTGCCGACAACAACATCTTTGCAATTCATTGCATAAAGAACCATCATGTTGTTATAATCGTCTTCAGTAGAAGCATCACTGAAAACTGTATAGAAGATGTTGTCTTTGTATTTAGCAAGCTTAGAAAGCTCCTCAATCCGCTTCTGAATTTCTTCTTCGGACTTACCCTTAGTAGGGAACAGCAAGAATGAACCAGTAATCATAATTAAGACATTCCTTCCTTTTTACCTAATTGAGAGACAAACTTGATATATTCATAATCTTTTTGCGTACGCTTTTTGATAGGGATCAGTAAACATTCGGGATACCCCATATCAACTAATTCTTTCATCAGCCTATCAGCATATAAAAGATACAATGCAAATCCAAATGTATCAAGATAATATTTCTTGATATAAATGCTCATCGGAGACTCATACATAAATTCAACACCTCAAAAGATATTACCCTGACTGTCTTCCATGCAATCCTTACCACACCAAGGGCAGATGCAGTGATTAGAGCATCCATCATTATAGGTATACTGTCTCTGAGATCTCCAGCAATGCCAACCAATAATGTTGCATTCGAAGTATCTCAAAGGTTTAATCCAGTTTGCAAGGAAATGTGCGCCAAAAAGGACGACCAACAATCCTCCAAGGAAGATACCGATTGCACAAAGAATCAAATTAGCAATGCTCATAATAAATCCTCCTTACTTGCAACTCCATTTGTTTTCAATATCTTCTACTCTATGGAGAGCATTCTTTCCTCTACCAATCCAAAGAGCGTTGCATACGATTTCAATAGGGCTACGATTCTGCTTATTAGAGAAAACAACGGTAAAGCTCTCAACTTCATTACGAAGACGAGATTTTGCCTTAGGTACATAATCGATATAGTATCCATCACGATAGGTCAGAGGTGCTTTCTTACCCTCATCACATTCACTCTTGATGATGGTAAGGAGTTTCTTCTTGTGATTAGTAGACTTGTTTTTCATTTTATTCATCCTTTCTTATTTGGTAACTTCTATAGATACTAATCTATATTCTGCAGGATCAACAGGGATTATTACAAATGGATAGTAATACCCTGTATTAAAATAGATACATGACTGTAGTGTATTTAAACTATTCTTTGCAATAAGCAAAGATCTATAGTTTGTAGGAACAAGAAATACTGCCTGTTTTGCTCCATTGGGATAATAAAACATATTAACACCAATAGAATATTTCTTTCCTACTAACCCACATGTTCCAACCCAAAGCTTCGCAGCTTCAAACAACTGAAGCAATTCTTCTGTAGATGGCATTTAATCATCCTTTCAAATCAATTGCAGCATTAAGAAGATCCGTAAGAGTATATTCGCGATCTTGAAATTTATTATTATCCTGATACTTTTTGATGAAATCATATAGATTAGCATCATCTACATATGTGCAATCGCTCATGATATCAAACATAAAAGGATTCATTCTACCAGGAAGATCATAGAATCCTTTATTATCGCGATCATATACTGTAATATAAATTCCAAATCTATCTCTATCAATATCATTACAATTCATTCTGCGAACGAAGCAGATATAAGAATTATTCATGATAGGTTCATTAAGTTCACAATAAAGCGGCTTAACAACCATAGTAGGTTTAAATGGATGATGAAAAATAACGCTCTTTCCTAACTCATCAAATGGATGATTATGATTTACCCATTCACGACTTGCATTAACAGATAAAACTTCTCCAAATCCATTAAGAGTTATAAATCCATATCTAAGCAAATCGTTTGAACTAGCAGTTGAATCTAACAATTTATCTTTAGTAACGATATGGATTGTGTTATCAGCAGCTTCATGATCATCTTTAGAAAGATCATTTGAACATGCTTTAATAAACTTTACTGCTTCATCGAAAGAAATAAAAGTTCCTTCATACCAATCATGAAGATGATTGAGGTATTTATTAGTCTCAAACTTATTACCCCAATACATATTAAAGATAAATTCAGGAGCTTGACCTTCACAAATTGCTTTATCAACTTCTTTCTTATTGTTTTCATACTGCTGAATATTGTTCAGTACTTCTTTATCATCGGTAAATTTCTTAAGTCTATTAAGAAGCGATACTTTTTCTTCAACAGAAATACCACCATAGCGAATGATATAAAACAACACTCTATCATTCATAGTAGTGGTATAAAATTTTTCCAGACTATTAAGAATCTTCTTTCCTTTTTCACCAATGCACCATTGCTGCATAGTAGCGCTCATCAATTTATTATTATCAATAATAGAATTGATGAAATCCTTCCTATTAACACTCACACTCATTGTTTAATCATCCTTTCTTACAATATCAATATACTGAATAGGCATTGCATCATGCTTTGCTTCTTTACTGTTACTATCGCGAAGGCTACAATAAGGATTGGAAATAGTCTTATCAAGATAGCCAATGATATATCCATACTTTTCAGTAGCATCACAAAGGCCTCTGGTATAAAGGCTATTATGAATCTTCACCTTTTTATCCTTTGCGAATTTATCAATGCCATTGATCTTAGAAACTCCATCATCATGGATAGGACCAACATCGTCTTCAAGTTCGATAATAGGATATTTATTGTAATCTGCATCAATCATGTAATCATGAATGAAGATGTCAACCATATTACCATTTTTATCGAAGTAAAGATCTCCATAAGAATAAGAGCAATCAATATCTTTGCACTTTTCATCGAACAATAATGTCTTAGAGACCATATAATACAGGTTATAGTAAGGATTATATCCTCTTTCTTCATCTTCTCGATAAGATTCGTGATCAAGGATGATCATAGCACGGGCAGAATCAACACTGTTAGCAGTGCCAATAAAACTATTGCACTGGCCTTGACAATTGCTCATCTCTTCAAAGCATTGGTCACTATGAGGCTTATGATAATTCATTGAATAGACATTATACACAAACTTCACACCTTTAGAAGATTTATTTTTGATAAGATTATATTCGTACTTACGGCATGTGATATATGCCTTAATCTTAGTTCTAAATTCGTCATTAACAAATTTAGCCAGATTAGTAAGCATCTTAATCTTAGTTGCCATGGGATGCATAGACAATGTAATGAGATTATAAATCTCATACGATGTGACATGCGGCCAATCATCATTGAAAATCTTGCGCATCTCTTTAGAAGGAACGCAAATCTCATCATTGATGATCTTGAAAATAAAATCCTTTTTGACAGTCGTTGTAGTAAATTCCATAATACTACATCCTTTCTTTTTATAAAGATTTTATGAAGATACAATTGATCTTCACTTTTATAATATCTAATTAAAAGCATGAATTAATTATATTCAAAATCAACTAAATTATAATGATCGAGAGGGGATTTATCATATGATTAATCCTGTTAATCTTATCAAAATTGATGATATCAGAGATAGTTCTGGTAAAACATTTCACATTGGCCAATTACCTGATTATGATCAAGAAGATTATGATCTTTCTAATCCTAAAGACTTTGGTAGATACGTCAAAGATATAAAGGCTGAAGTACGTGGCTCTTTTGAATATAGAGCAATGGTTAGATATCTTAAAGAATATTGTGGAATGGATCGATCTGGACTTAATCCTGATATTACTAATAATGATAGTAAACATGTGAAAATTGAAATTCATCATACTCCATTTGTACTAGAAGATATTGTACGAATAGTATATGAAAAAAGACTTGCTAATCATGAAGATCTTTCTATCGAAATGGTTGCTAAAGAAGTAATGGCTTGTCATTATAGATGTATCGTAGGATTATATCCTCTTTCTTCTACAGAACATGAGCTTGTTCATAATGGATATTTATTTATTCCACCATCTAAAGTATTTGGTAGATATGATCTATTTATCAAAGAATATGGGCAATATATGGATCCTTCTGATAAAGAAACTATTGAAGAAATAGAAGCTCATGAAAAGTCATTTAATCCAGATGAACAAAATATGTTACTATCTCAGTCTAATATTTACTTAGATCCGGAAGGTGCATATCAAGTTCCTCAACTTGATCAATTTAGTAAATCAATGTCTAACAGAATAGATATGATTAGAGATAATATGTATACTCTTCCCACTGTGGAAGAAGTAAAACAGATACCACAGAATCAAGATAATCAGATGATTCAAGCAATTTATTTTCTTGATGATTCTAAGATAAAGGAGGAAGAATAAAATGTCTTATACTCTAGAAGAGTGTGAAATCCCTAGAGATTGTCATGTATATTTTCAAAATCCTGTTGATCTAAGAACCCAGAATGATAACATGGATGCAGATGTTAAGGTAGTTCTTCATGATGATGAAGATCCTACTGGAGATGGAGTTTCAAGCGATACTCCTATATCTATTCCTGACGACGATCCTCCGATTGAAGCTAATACACCTATTGAGGCTATTGACAAGCTTCGTATGGATCCTCGTAATGTTATGATTGCAAAGTATGGTGATAATTATTATGTCGATCATAATGATTTGAAGTGCTATATGGATGCATGTAAGGAAACTAAGTATGAAGCTGCTATGAATAATATTATGATGGCTCATGATGATCTTGAACCTTCTAATATGAGAGTAGCAATTCGTCGTTCTGATTATGATAATATGAGTGAATCTACCAAGATGGAAATTAACAGATCTAATGTTAGTTTCGATCTATTTGGTTGATTATAAATATCCGGATATTAAATTCTTTGCAAAGGAAGGTATATTTTTATGCTAGATTACTTTGACGAAAATGATGATATGGGTCTAGACGATATCGATGTTCAAGTCGGTCCCGATCATGAGGTTACTGCATCTTTTGGTGACGATGCAATTGAGAACCCTGTCTCTGGTGCTAAGTCTGATCCTAACACTATTCCTGTTGCTAAGACCAATGAAGGTTACTTCGTTGATTGCAAGGATATTGTTAACTTCTCCAAGCTGGAAGGTTGCAATATGATGGAAACTCTGAATAATGTCATTGCTTGCAATGAGGGTGTTGCTGCTGATAACATTCATGTTGTTATTGATGAGAGCACCATGAAGTATGTCAATGGCCTGGAGAGTTATGGTGTTCAGTGCACTCGCTATGTCCATGAGGGCGATGTCGATGATGTCACCGTTGACGTTCAGGTTGGCCCGAATGACAATGAGGTCTCTGTAGCTGAGGATCCTCAGACTGTAAACCCTGTGGATGCTGTCAAGCGTGACTACAACAACGTTGTTGTTGCAAAGCGTTCTGACGATGAGTTCTTCACTGATGTTGAGGATGTCCAGAAGTGTGCAGAACTGAATTGTGAGTCTGTTATTGAGACTCTGAATGGTATCATTGCTTGCCATGAGGCTGATGATATCTCTGCTGCTAATCTGAAGGTCCTGATCCATGGTAACACTGATCCGGATATCCGTGCTACTCTGGAGAGTGCTGGTGTTCAGATGGTTATTGAAGAAGACGAGATTTAACTCCAATTTTCAGTAAAATGAGATCCATAGGAGTAGATCCTATGGATCTTTTTATTTTACATCTTATTAATCTAATAAACTTTAATGGAGGTGTATGGCAAATGGCAATATTTTCTTCTGGAAACTGTTTTAATATTGTCAATGAAGCTTTTAGTAATGAGCTTAGTTCTTTTAATGAAAATGATTTTTATCTTTCTGCAAAAGATATACAGAGAATTTGTAATAATCTAAATTCTAATAGATCATTGCTAGAAGATTATATTATAGAAGCAGCTGCTCCTAAATCTGACTTTAGCAAGCTTGGTATTAAGAACAGTTCTCAGATGATTAATAAAGCTTCTAAGGAAATAGCAAATACCATTAAGAAAAATGGAGCTACTCCTGAAACCAAGAAGCAAATTCATAATATTGTATCTGATCTATTTCAAGAATTTGCAGATAATATCGATGCAGCTGTTATTGCACAAAATCCTGGGCTTAAGAAATGTAAAGATAAGAGAAATACTCAAAATGCTCTAGTACTATTTATCTATGTTCTTACTATTAGTGTATTGGTAAATAGTGTTCTTACAATCTTAATGCCTGCTGTTGGTGGAACTATTTATGCCATTATTGGTGCTCCTATCATTGAAGAAGCATCTAAATCTATTGCTGTTAAAGGTGGATTTGAGAAGGAATATATGATTGTATTCAATTCTTATGAATTCACTTCTTATGTTGTTCAAATGACTGCAATTGGTATTCCTATTATTGACTCCATTCTTGTCAGAGGAGCAGTAGTTGGTATGCATAACTTTACTACATATATTAACAAAATATTCTCTACTGAAGAATTCAGAAAGAAGTTTAAGATTAAAGATACCAAAGATGCAAAAGACCAAGCAACTCTATGTGCATATACTATTGGTACATTGATTCATGTTTCTTGGAACTCTGCTGCTTGCCTAGCATCAATGGTTCTATAAGGAGGATATATGGCTATATATTCTATAGACTATTGTTGCTCATTATTAAATGAAAATTATCATTTGATCAATCCTTTTAAACTTAAAGGAAAAATGTTATTGAGTAGTAGAGATACAAGATTTTGTGATGTTGATGATGATAAAATATGGATGGCTATTCATTTAGTAGAAAGAGATTGGAATAAGATAGTTGATTTTACAGCTAATGCATATTTCAAAAAATTTTCTAAAGTAAACATGAATACAATTCAAATTCAAAATATAAATGGTGCATTTAATAATCATTATAAGTCCCCAAAAGATGTTAAAGATGATTTGGAATACCAACGTGCATGTTATAAAGAATATAAAACAGAAAATATTCATCCATGTGGACAAATTGGAGTAAAATTTATATTAAAGAGTCAGCCTAAGATATATATTAATACCATGACTCTTGTTGATTATGATAAAAATAAAAATCTTCAATTAAGAATGAGTAATAATTGGGGGTGATATAATGGCTATATATTCTATTGAATATTCTCAAGAACTTCTATCTGAACAATATTTCAATGAAGCTCTTGTAGATTTCTTTCATATAGAAATAGATCATGATAAATCTATAGAACAATTTACTTCCTTTATGGCTGATCAAGCTGTTAGATCTAAAGCTTTAACAGAAAATGTTAGAAAGAAGCTCTACGAGATTATTTCTGATAATATGGAAGAGCTTTATAAGAAATCTAATTTGCAAGGATTCATGCCTTCTGGAGGTAAATTCAAATCTATAAATTATGTAAGAGCAATGTTCTTAGTAGGAGGTATTTATAATATAAATACTTATCTTATTATGATAGCTCTTAGATATATTTGTAGAAAAGTAGGTTTGGGTGCAATTTTTAATATGATTGTAAAATATGTACTTGAGCCTATTAATAGTAATCTCGGTATGTCTGTTGCAGTAAAATATGGGTTTGAAAAAGAATATAGAGAAGTGCTTACTATCTATAAATCTTCTATTGTAGGAATTAATTTCCTAATTACTGGTAATACTTCAAGCATAGCTAAATCTATAACTGGTATTACATTTGATAATATTAGAATTTCTGTTCAATCTATTCTTATGTCTGAAGAATTTAGAAAGATTGCACATTTAAATGATGATCCAGCTACTGTCGATAAAATGAGTTCTATTGCTTATGTAATATCTACTATCCTTGATATGTCTTTCTCTATCATGATAGATATGATTTCAATTTGAGGTGAGATAAATGATATTTAATGAAGTATATTTTGGTAAAGATTCTATCAAAACACTTCAGGATCAATTTACCAAACTAAGAAAGAAAATTAAAATGAAACCTGTTACTAGTAATACAAATCTAGATACTGAAATTCTAAAATTTAATAGAATTGCAGAAGTTACTTTTGGTTTCAAATCATTTGCTCTTTATATTCAACCTAGTCATCTTCCTAATGCGTATGCTTGGCCTGTAGATACTTATTATACTGAAGATGAAAAGAAAAGAATTTTTAATTCTATTACTGCAGATGCTACTGGATTTAAGTATAAGAAAGTATTTCCTGGTGTTAGCTTTATTATGGCTATTAATAGTGGCTTAATTGACGATGATCTTTATACAGATGAAGAATTGATTGCTGTTATGCTTCATGAAATTGGTCATAGCTTCTTTGATGCTGTTACTAATAAAGATAGTAAGTATACATCTGCTCGTAGACTTAATCTGCTTGTAGCTAAAATCAATGAAATGATTATGAGTAAAATTAAGTCTAAAGAAAAGGTTAGTACTTATAGTGTATCTCAAGAGCTAAGTAAGTTTAGTTCTGCTATTATTAGTATTCGTAAAAACCTTCATGATCTAATGCCTCAATTCTTTAGTGAATCTATGAAGGATAATATGCGTAGATCTAGATATGATTATACGAATGAAAAGTTTGCTGATACATTTGCTGCGATGTTCGGATATGCAGAAGAACTTCATAGATGCCTTATGAAGATGACTAATAAACTCTATGGAGAATATTATGGAGTACAGCAATATCCTCCTTTCATTGAATATACTGAAGCATATCTCTTATATTTTAATGATTTTCTAAATTATGTACTTAATGTTCAAGATGAACATCCTGGAGATCTTGCTCGTATTAAGACTTCTGTAGATTATCTAAAACGAGAAATTGCTAAAGAAGGACTTGATCCTAAGATTAAGAAAGAACTTGTCGCTGAGCTTAATAAACTTAATAAGCTTATTGATGATTATATCAATTTCCCGAAGGATCAAGATTCTATGAGAATTATTCGTATCTACTATACGCTACTTTATAAGAACTTTGGTGGAGATAGACGAGAACAGGACACCGATAATGATGCTCTGTTTGGTGCTATAGATGATAGATATGAAGAACTTAATAACTAATTGGAGGTCATATCTTATGAGATTTGACTATCTACAAGAAGGAATTAGAGATAAGATAGAAGAATATGATAAGAGAAGAGATGACATTTCTGATCTCGAACTCATGTATGATAAAAAGTATAATGCTTTTTGTCTATCTGTTTCTGATTATAATATTGATAGACTTCAATCTACTTTATCTAAAAAGATTGATGAACTTTCTAAAGCAAAAGAAGAAAAGAAATCTGCTAAAGATAAATATGATCGTCTAAAAGCTCAACTTGAGATTGATTATATTCAAAATATTTGTACTAAATGCAGACAAATGATTAAAAAGAAAAGTTCTTATAGAACTAAACACTTTTAATTTTAAGGAGGAATTATAAATGGTATTCCGTATGCCTAATGAGCCCCTGAAAGAGTATATGGTTGAGAATGGTCTCACTAGTACTCAATGTGATATGATTCTTCAAGCATGTAAGGAAGCTTGTCAGTCTGAAGATACTAAGAAGTATCTTCAAGAATCTGATGTTGCTCTCTTTGCTGGTATGACAGTTGCTGCTATCATTACAATGATGATGGCTTATATCAAGAATAAGTATAGTATTAATGTACAAAAAATTCTTGATCAAACTAAAGAGCTTAATGATATCTACGCTAAGGTAGATGATATGCTCAAGAATGATAAGATGGCTCGTTTTAAGCATCGTAATGATAAGGTTAATGCTACTACTAAGACAGCTGTTCTTAAAGATACTAAAGATCCTCGCAAGATGTATAAGATCACTCCTGATCTGCTAGCATATAACTCTGAATATTTTATCAATGAAATTGATAAAATTATGGAATATGTTAATAATGTTTCTGATAATAAGAAGCATGATTTCCAAGGTATGTATGATTCTTTGATGAAAGATGTCGAAGATGTATATCATAGCTATGAATATATTTCTCACACTAAGCCTGTACTTCTGTGCAAGGATTATAAGAATCAGAGACTTGAAACTGTTCTGATGGTTTATAAAGAAGATATTGCTAATATTTATAGCAATACTGCTTATATGAATCAACTTGTTCAGACGCAGATGCAATATCTACAGCTGTGCAATCAAGCTTATAATAAGATGATTGCTAAGTATGGCAAGGATAAGTATGGTAAAAAACTTGTTGATGATATCTTCAAGAAGATGCTATATTATTCTACTCTAGCAATTGACTTTAATAATGATATTAACGAAACTCTTGTTGAACAGATTCGTTACTATGTATCTGAACTTGAAAAAATTTATGATATCGTGAGAAGTTAAACTATTCACTTTATTATAATCTATAAATGGAGGTAGATATTATGTGTACTGAAAAGTCTACTGATGCAAAGTATTCTGTGATTACCGAACAGGGTGATCTGGGTCTTGGAGCAGATGTTCTGAGCGATGAAGATCAGAAGGTTGTTGCAGAGTCTGCTGCTGAGTAAAACACTGGTGGAGAGGATTGACTCCTCTCCACCTTTTATTTGGCTCTGCAAAACTTAATATTAATGGTGCTACTTATTTTTTATAAAAGGAGGCTAAGCACATGGCTGATAATGACAAGTATATTGCCAGAATTCCAATCGTGCTTGATGAATTTAAAAATAAAAACAATCATCAAAATCATGAATTGGTTGTTGATATAGATAATGAAGATCTATATATCAAAAAAGATAATGGATATATTAATATCACAGGCAATATAAGAGAAAGTATTAAAGAGATTCAAGATGGATCTGCAGTCATTCATATTGTAACTGAACAGACTATTCCTCCTGTAAAAGACAGAGAAGAGAATCATTGGTATTATGTAATTACAGCGACTGAAGATGCAGAAGGTGGTAGTAAGTCTACCACCAGCTATGTTTATTATGGACTTATTGATTCTTATGATACATCTAAGAATTATCTATTGATTGGCCAAAATGTAACGACAGATTCTGATGTTATTAAAATGAATGTCGCAGAAGGATATTATCCTTGCTTCTATGTGCCTATTAACTATAATGCGACTTTTAAGAATAATGATACTAATAAGGCAATTGAATATACAATTGAAGATCGTGTATATGCAATGAATTCTACAGCTGGTAGCTATGTCGCATATGACGTATATGTACTAAAAAATTATGACCAAGGTACTTATAATATTAAACTAGATCTAACTGGTAGTGATAACTTTATTATCAGTTTTGAATCCAATGAAGAAGGAATTACTGACCTAGTGCTTCCTAAAGATATCTCTATTAAAGATGGAGATACAATCGGTAAGATTGCTGATCCTTCTTGGAAAGATGCTAGATTTACATTTAAGGGATGGAGTACTAGTAAGATTGCTGCAACTATTATAGATCCTACCAAATATAAGCCTAATGGTAATATGACTTTATTTGCTTGGTTTGAATATAATAATAGTAAAACTGCTCTTGCTTATTATGCTACATGTGTTTCCTCTACTGGTGAATCTATTGGAGGTTAATAATGAATAAGATTATTGGTGAATTCTGCTCTATGGCAGAAAAAGATACTATTGTTCTTCCTAAGAAAATTCCTGGATATACTGCTCCTGAAGGACAAGTTCTTACTGAAGATGGGCAACAGTTTCAATTTGTTTATACTCCAATAGAATATACCATTGATTATAATCTGGATGGTGGTTCCCTTGATGAAAAATCTATTAAGAGAACCTATACTATTGAAGATGAAGATTATACTCCTCCTATTCCTGAAAAAGAAGGATTCTATTTCAATGGATGGGAGCCTAAGTCTATTCCTTCTGGATCTATTGGAAATATTACTTTTAATGCTACTTGGAAAGAACTTCCCATTCTTGTTACAGGTAATGAGATTAATAATGCATTTAATATGCTTGCAAATGGTCTAGAAAATATTATTGGTATTAATCTAGTAGATTCTATTGGAAATACTACTGAATACCTCGATATTTCTAGTACTCATACCTCTATTTATGCATATTATACTCATGGAATTATTGCTATTTATTGTGATGATGCAATTCATTGTAATAAAGATATGAGTCATGCATTTGAAGGTATGACAAGTCTATATGATATCTCTGCTTTACAATCTTTTGTATGCGGAGAAGATGTAGATGTCAATAGCCTATTTAAAGATTGTACTCTACTTTCCGATGTTCAAGCAGTGAATGATTGGGGACATGGAGGAAAGTTCAAAGATATTACAGATGCATTTATTGGTACAAGTGCATTTAACGCTGGAAGAACTCCTGATTGGTATAAATGGAATGTAAATATTGTATATATGTCTTCTTCTGGTAAGGAGCTTAAGAATTGGATTTCTAGTGAGTGTCCCGGAAATATTGTTTATCCGAATAATGTTCCTGGATATATTGCTGAAACTGAATCTGTTGAGATAAATAATAAGGATATCATTTATACATTTATTTATATTCCTATTGCATATGATATTAATTATATGCTTGATGATGGATCTCTAATGTTTGCTAAAGATTGTTATACTATTGAAGATGAAGATTATTATCCTGGTAATCCTGTAAAGGATGGATATAAATTTGATCATTGGGATCCTGAGTATATTCCTTCTGGATCTACTGGTAACGTAACATTCTTTGCAAATTATACTAAGAATGAATAAAGGAGAAAACACTCATGGATGCTAAGATTGAGAATCTAATTAGTGATATTGGTAAACTCCGTGATCTTATTAATAGTAAGGAAGATGTAGAATCTATTAGACAAGATTTAAATTATATTCTTCCAATCGGAAAGTGTAAAGAAGTCATTTACACAAATAATGTAGATAAGCTTCCTTTTGGATGTATTGTGCTACCTACACTTGCAGATATCAATGTTAATGCTTTTCTAATTACTGGTGATGAAGTTACCATTAAAGAATATAAGTGTGAGATTGATTCTAAAATGTTTGATTATGGTCTTACAGATGAGGAGATTACACAAATTCTTCTATTCAATATTTTCCATCTAATCAGTGGTACTCGTCCCTGTGAAGTGATTAGAGAATATATTGATAATTTCTTCTGTGATGAAAATACTCAGCTTATTATTAGAGATTCTGTTCAGTATAAGACTATTCTGTCTTTTGGTATCGCAGATGCTCTATGTAAGATAACTTCTTGTCTATATCTTCCTGATGATATTGATGAAGATGCTTATCTTGAATCTCTTGACTTTGAGTACGGATCTTTCAAATCTGCCATTGATAAGCTTTATAATGAAATTCCTGGATGTGAAAATGAAGCTACTAGAGCTCCAAATCTATCTATGCTGAATTGGTCACTAAGACTTTATTCTAACGTAAATGATGAACGTCCTGCTGCTCTTCATCTTTTGAGAAAAGCTAAGGATATTACGGCTTCTAATCTATATATTAAGAGAATTGATGCTATGATTAATTCTCTTAATAGAATTGATACAGATGCTTATGTAACAGAAGCTGTTAATAGTGCACTAAATGAAAAAGGTGGACTACTAGCATATCTAAAGTATACTGGTTTGAGAGATCTTGAGAATGATCTCTACGAATTCCAGATTCGTGCTAAGAATGCTGAAGGTGAGCAAGAAGTTATGTATGCTCTTAAGCAGATTAATGCTAGACTTACTATTCTTGCTGACTACATCAGGGAAAATCAAGATGATCCCGATATCGATCATTGGATTGAAGTTAAAGCTGAGTATGAAGAACTCCGCGATATTCTTGCTAAAAAGCGTCTGCATAAGAGATCTTATGGTATCTTTGTAGACTATGATGCTCTTGATCAACTAGATTAATTTTAAATAATCTCTATGGGTTTTATTCCCATAGAGATTTTATTTTCAAAAAGTGTCAAAAATACCCAATTTTTTGCCAAGTAAAAAAAAATTCAATTGGGTATTTTAATATTGTAATATTAAAAAATATTAAAAGACTTTTCTGTACTTCTTACCATAAATCATATTAATCATAATCATCTTAACCTTAATCATTAATGTCATAAATTACCATTAATCATCTCTAAGATAGTTTCAATAAATATACTTCCGAAATATAATAGCTACTTGTCTTAACCTACTCTATATCGTAATACATTTAACATCATTTTGTATTGTGAATACATTTCACATACGTAAAATGTATTCACTCATTACAATATTAAAATACTTATGCAATGGGGGAATTTAAAAGGTTTCGCCTTTTAAAATTTGAAAAACTGATAAGTAAAAAATAATTAATTCAAGAGAGGAATTTATTTAAATGATTTTTACTAATGATCAAATAAGAGAAATATTAGAAAAAATTAAAGATATAGAAATTAGAAATAATACTAAAAGTAATTATGAAATTGATGATAAAAGAGTTCCTAGAGTTACAGAGATTCTATCATCTATGCTACATGAAGATAGTCTAATGAATTGGGCTAATGGATTAGGATGGAAAAGAATATCTTATAAGGCATTTATGAAAGATGCTCAAGATAAAGGAACTTATTCTCATTTAGCAATAGAGAAATTTTTAAGAAAAGGAAATGTAGATTTAGATATTGATTTACAAATTCCTAATCAGAAAATTAGAGATTCTGTAGAATCATGTTTAGATGGATTTATTCAATGGTGGGAATTTATACATACTGAATATAAGAAAATAGATGTAATATATCTAGAAGAAACTATGATTAATGAATATTTTGGAGGTACATGTGATTGTCTTCTTAAAGTAGATAATCAATATTGGCTAATTGACTTTAAAACTTCTAATCATATGAATTATAAATATTCATTACAATTAGCTGCTTATAGATATCTTTTGAAAAATGAAAGAGGAATTGATATTAATAAAGCAATGGTTCTTAGAGTAGATAAAAATAATCATTGCTATGAAACTCAAGAATTTAATCTATCAAATGAAAGAGATAAAGATTATATCAATGATTGTGAACAAACTTTTATGGTTCTATTAACAGCATTTAAAATGAGAATGTATACTATGATACAATATCAAGAAATTATTAAAAAATAAAAATTTGAGGTATTACTACAGTAATACCTCAATATATTTTCATTATGTAAAAAACTCTTTTAATAATCATATCAATTTTGGAAGGAGTAGAACATATGAATTTTTATTTAATTAATCTTATTCAATCATGTAATACGTTACATGAATTAAAGAGAGAATTAGAAAAACCTCTTGGATGGTTTAGATTTAGATCAAAAAAGAAAGCAAAGGAATTGGAAGAACAATTAAACACTGCTATTTCTGATATTGTATATAAGGACGTATGGGATATTCAATATCTTTATGATCTTGAAAGAATGTTTTTTGTTTTTTATAAAGATCTTAAAGATTATATGGTGAATATAACAATTCCTAGTTATGATCCTGATAATTATAATCCTAAGAATTTTTATCCTATTTATTTCTATGATGAAAAAAGAAATACGAATATCATTATAGAAATCATTGCTACTAATATTTCTTTCACCATATTTGATATTAATACTGGAAGAAATATAATTCAACTTTCATCTGCAGATACTGTACAATCTTCTCAAAGAAGAGCAGAGAATAAATGTAAAGAAATTCTTATTGATACACTAAGAGATTTCTTATATGAGAATAAATTAACAGAAGAAGAAAAAGCAACTGAGTTTGCTAAAAGATATTAAAAGTCTAAGGAGATATTATATTATTATCTCAAGATAATAATATCTGATTCTTTTTTATTATTTTTTAAAAATATAAAGGAGGTGATAAATTATGAAACCTTTTAAAAAGAAATGGAATCCTAAATACACTGAAGCTTTTACTATTGATTGGCATAAAGCTTCTAATGAAGTAGAAAGTATTATGAATGATAAAAATTTTATTAATCATTCATTTGATCATAGATTGATTATCGCTAATCTATATATGCAAATTAAGAATTATGAAAGATCTGATAATATAGATGAATATCTAAAATTATTAGATCAAAATAGAAATTTAATCAAAGGAGAATTATAAAATGAATAGTACATCAAAAAGATCATATGATGATTTCTATGCTGGTATAGCATTATTTTCTGTTGGATATATAATCTCTATGATATATAATTATGCTAAAGATTATATTATTTTCAGAGCTAATTGTCAAAGCAGAACAGCAGTAATGATGTTATGTGAAATAATTCTATTGATGGTTCCATTCATTGCTTTTCTCATCATAGGTATTTCTAGCAATAAACCTCTGACATCTGCTCTAGATGTTATTGCATCCTTTAATATAGTCTATATTGTTATGCCAGCTATTAATTATTTCAGTGGTTTTCTTAACAAAGAAGATTACTGGGTAGGTTCTGTAATACTCAAAACTGGTATTCTTACAACTGATATTAGTCTATTTAGACTAATTATGGGCACTACTCTGTATACTTGTACAGGAATTGTAGCAATCTGTCTTTTTACAGAATCAAAGACAAAATTTAAGATACTCACAATAGTTTCTGCTATTTTTATATCTATTTTACACATCTTCAATGTCATTGATGATCTTGCTAGAATTGCAATATATCCTTTGTGTATATATGCTCAAGCAAATCTGGCATTGATTGAAGCATCACAGCTACCTGTTGATAGAATCAGTAATATAACTTGGACTAATTGGTTTCTTAAGTTTATTATTCCTATTGCTCTAGGAAGTATTACTGCATTATTACTCAATGCTATTTTTTATACTCTTAGAGAAGAAGCAAAACGTAAATTAAAAAAGTAATATAAATCCGAGAAAGGATTAAAATTATGAAACCTAAAATTATTCGATTTACATCTACTGGAAATATCGAATGTAGAGAAGATGGTGTTCATCTAGTATCATATGATAGCACTAAGCTTATGCAAATGGATTTTCATATTACATTAGAAGATATGAAAACAATTGCTGATACATATTTTCCTATTTATCTCGAATCTTGCCCTAACCTTATTGAAGCTCTTACAACATTTGTAGAAGCTCATAGTAGTAGCGGTGATAGTGGAGATTCATCATCTTAAGAAAGGAATAATTATAAAATGGAAGATATCGAACCTAGAGTACAGTACATGATTGGTCATGATAAATTTATAATCAATGTACCTATTCCTCAATTCAATGGACATTTTTTCAAACAATATGCAATTCCTAAATATGCATTTGATATTGCTATTAAAGCATATTTACCGGATCTTATTAAAAGTGATCCTGATATCAGAAATATGATTTCTGATATTGTTAGAAAAGAAATTAGAAAAACTCGATAAAGGATAGATTAGAATGACTATTGAAGAAGAAGTTGCTCAATATAACTTAAAAGCAGAAATCGATAAAGGAACTCTAATCACTGCTCATATTTCAGATTTACATTTTCCTGTAATGGATCCATTAAAACAATACAATTTCTTGGAAGATCAATTTCTTCAAAAGATCGAAGCTATGCCTAGATTAGATCTTGTATGTGTTAATGGAGATTTATTTGATCATAAAGTACAAACATCATCTGATGCAACTTTATATGCTTCAATGTTTATTGGACGATTGGTCGAAATTTGTAAATCTCATAATGCTACTTTAATTCTTTTACAAGGAACTCTTTCACACGATGCTAACCAAATAAAAATCTATTATCACTATATGCAAAGAAAAGATGTTGATGTAAGAATAGTGACTAATATTAGATTTGAAATGGTTAAAAATGCTCGAATTCTTTGCATTCCTGAATTATATGGAATTCCCGAAGAATATTATCAGCATATGCTTTTTGGATCTGGATTTTATGATCTATGCATTATGCATGGTACTATTCATGGAGCAGTATTTGGAGATAATGTTGGTAACGGAAGACTTTTTCATATTGAAGATTTTTTGAATTGTAAAGGTCCTATTATTTCAGGCCATGTTCATAAACCTGGTGTATTTGATGATCATTTCTATTATTGCGGATCTCCATATAGATGGAGATTCGATGATGATCATAAAAAAGGTTTCATCTTGATGACCTATAATATCAATACGAGATATTATTATCTTGATTATCAAGAGATTATCTCTGATATATATAAGACTATTTATCTTGATGATATTATCAAAAATGATCCAATAGAAACGATTAACTACATTAGGAATCTTAAGCAAACTCAAGGAATAGACTTTATCAAAGTTAAGTTTACTAAGCCTATTATTGGTTCCAATAAAATGGCTATCAATGATGGATTTAGAGGAGATGAATCTGTTACTCTTGATTTTTATTCTCAAGAGATTGAGATTGCTAGACAAGCAGAGCAACAAATCAAAGAAGATAATGAAAAAGTGGCATTTTTGTTAGATCCGAGACTTACAGACGAACAAAAATTTGTTATGTGGGTTAACTATCTAAAGCAAGATGAAAAATTTCTTACAGTAGAAGAATTAGAAGAAATTTTAAAGAAAGAGTGATGATATGAATTATTATGGAACTCCTGATGCATATCCAGCATCTGAAACAATGAGGCAAGCAGATAATTCTGGAACTTCATATCCTCAAGCACATGCACAGTATGATGACAATTATCTTTATATTCCAATATTTACTGGTAGGATTGTTGCTTATATTAAAATAGATAAGCATTGTATTATGGATGCTATTAAACATTGGGAATCTATGAATGATGGTGAATTCAATGGACAGTAAAATAGAAATTTCAAGAAGCGATTATCATAAAACTCCTGATAATTTTCCACTAATTCGTATTCTTAATAATAATTCTAATTGTAAGAATGAAGATACAATGGCATATCCATGCTATGATGAAAATAATTTGTATTTGCCATTTGGTATATATTCTGGTAGTGAAAAAAGAAATATTACATACTATATGGAAATCAATAAGCATTGTATTATGGATGCTCTTGAATATTGGAAATCTATTAAAGAACCTGAAGATGATGATATTCAATATTTTAGACATACTACCATTATCGAAGCTACGAATATTAGATTTGACAATATGATTGTCAAAGGCGTTCTTGCTTTGAATAATAGAGAGTATAAAGAAGAAAAGGAGATTAGTGATGATGAATGAAGAAAACAATATGGCAACTAACAACGATACTACCAATGAAAATGGATTTGCAGAAAATGAGATTAGAAGTAGTGATTCTACATCTGAAAATGAAGAAAGAACACTATTAACGAATGATGAAATCAGAAATCTTATGAGCCATGGTGGATTCAATAATGGAATTAATCCTGAAGCTCTTAATAAACTTATGAATCAGCCTAGTCCTGATACTAAAGCTCTTCTTGATAGAGTTTCTAATATTATTGAAATTCAAGATGGCAACATTCAAAGAGCGTATACAAAAATCGGCAATCTCGAAAATCAAATCACCGCTCTCAAAGTAGTATCTAAGTTTAATAGTATTATTGCTATTGCTTCTATTATTGTTGCTATTGTAGCTATCATTCTCGGTTAAAGGAGAATAAGTATGAGAATTGTAGGGATAGATTTTGATAACGGTTCCAATGGAACTCATACTTTAGGATATCTTAGAATTCCTGATGATTTTTCTCCTACTTGGCAAATCGGTTTTAGAACTTATTTGACAAATACATATAAAGCCACTAATATTAAAATTTATCCACTCAATGTTCCGGTAGGAGTAGATGCTACTGATATTGTAGATGATTATACTCTTCGTAGTAGAATTAATATGGATCAAGATTTTAATAATGCTATTAATTGTACTAAAGCTTATCCTGAATGTGATGAGAATAATACAATTAGAAGGCAATGGCAAACTATGTATCCAAGTGTAATTCATACTTATATTTGAGAATTCGATAGATTATAATTTCTTCAGTTTTGATTAATAATCTCACACATTATTAACCATAATTGAGGAACGGAGAATGCGCTATGAATATTGTGAGAAAAGTTAATAATCGTTCCATAGTGAAAGATAAAATCGATGAAACTATCAAACCTCTATTTGATATAAAGACTCTCGACTTCTATTGTAGATATGTAATTTCTATGAATCAGAATATCAGGATTAGTAATCTGAATCTGATCAGAGAATTATTCAATAGAGTAGATGAAAATCAATATGGAAGTGATATTGATAGAATCGATCGTATCAAGTTCATTAAGAGAGGTCTCGAAGCAAGAATTGATAAGAAGCTGACTAATAAAGATATGATTATCCAATATATCAATGGTGGTATTATGGATAAATCTTTGCTGGATACATCTTCTATGGAAGAAATTTCTGATGAAGTTCTTGCTTATCTTAATGAACAAGCAAATGAATTAGTAAAATCTTATTTTGTCGATGACAGATATGATGAGATTTTAAGTTTAGCTAGTAATCTTCATAATGCTAATTATACTAGAAGATCTGATGTAGTTAATCGGATTCAACAAATGACTGCAGATTTAAATATGCAGTTTAATAAAATGGACGATTCTATTAGTCAGTCTCAGATGTTTACACTTATGCCTAATGAGTTTGAAAGTGTACTGTCTGATGTACATGCTAGACAGAATAGTCCTTCTAGAATTCTTAGAACTGGAATTACTGGATTGAATATGATGCTTGATGGTGGATTCCAAGCAACTCGTGTTTATATTCTATTTGCACAAGCAGCGGGTGGTAAATCATTTACCATGCTTGATCTTGCAATGCAAATTAAGAAATATAATAAAGACTATATTCCACATGATCCTACAAAGATTCCTACTATTGTATTTCTTACTATGGAAAACTCTGAAGATGAAAATATTGCTCGTATGATGAGCATGGTTTCTGGTGGTAAAACTTTAAACGATTGCTCGTTGGAAGATTCTATCAATATCTTCAGACAAAATGGTTTGGGATATGATAAGGATACAGATCCTATTGACTTAGTAATGATCTATAAGCCTAATCTATCTGTGAATACAGATTATCTGTATACATTGACTGATAAGCTTAGAGAATCAGGTCGTGAACCAATTTGCTTCTTTCAAGATCATATTAAGAGAATTCGTCCAGTAAATAGACGAAATGATATTAGATTGGATCTTGGTGAAATTGTAAATGAATTTAAAGCATTTGCAAATGCAACCAATATTCCAGTTATTACAGATTCTCATTTGAATAGAGATGCATCTAAAGTTCTTGATGATTCTTCATCTGCTAATAAAAAAGATCTTATTAGATCTCTTGGTAGTTTTAATGTATCAGAGTCTTATTTGATGATTGATAACTGTGATCTTGGTATTATCATTAATAAGGAATCTGATTCTCATGATAATAATTACATGGGATTTAAATGTATTAAAACAAGAACTAAATGTACTCTAGATTTATTCTATCAGCCTTATCTTCCCATGAATAATATTAAATTGACTGAAGATCTTTATGCTACAGTACCTTCATTTAAGAGACAGCTTAAAGATGACAATCAAGTTAGTAGAACAAGAATTTCTAAGAGGATTAGTCATTCTGATGACGATGATCTTTTTGGACAAAATGTTATGGGTAGTGAGACTAATAATGAACCTGGTAAGAGAGTAGAAGATGTAGGTGTAGCATATAGACCTGTAACTAATATTCTATTAGCAAGAAATGAGAATCAGGATTCTTTTGTCGTATCTGGTAAACCTTCTGTTCCTGCTATTCCATTTAGAGAATCTACTCCTGTAGAGACTACTCTTATTATGAATAGAGGAATATCTGAATGGGAACAGCATCTTCTTGATAGAAAAATTATGGGAGATAACTCTGCTATAGTTTTTGTTGATGATAATGGATCTGTCATTCATGATGGAATTCTTGCAATGAGATAATTGAACAAAATTTAATGTAGTAGGAACAAAATCCTACTACATTAAATTTATTTTTTATACTGCCCAGACTTCATTTCCATTATTATTTTTAAAATCATTTTTCAATTTAGTTCTATTCTTATTCAAATAATCTTCATTGACTGCTTGAATTCTATTTAATATTGTAGATAGATTAGAAGGATTAATAACTTTTACCCTGTCGAAATCAAATTCCTTTGGATCAATGATCCCATTTAACATCATTACGATAAATTGAGCTTCAGTAGATCCATATACATCATAAGCAAATAGCCAAGGCTTATACTTATATTTTGCTTTTTCTCTAGGACTAAGTTTAATATAAGTAGTAACACTTTGTAGTTCATCTTCGTAGTCATATAAAAGATTTGTAATGAACATATCAAATCCATTCAAATATTCTACGATAGAATAATTATAATACGTTACATCATCTGTAGTTCTAATAGCTATGAATTCTTGAACAGTGGTTGTCTTATCTGCAGAACCAGCAAATCCAATGTCTGCCATTCAATATCACCCCTCATCTATACCTATAATTCTAGGAGTATCAATATTACCACCCATATTTACAACAATAAATTTAGTTCCTGCTGTATATTCTCTTCTATAAACTAACTGTTTAGGATCACATGACATGATACCGCCAACAGCATCTGGTGTACGAATGAATGTAGTCTTAATGCCATCAGGAATATAATCTCCATGCGGCATAATATAGAAGAAGAATTTAGGAACTGTAAGTTCTATTGTATCTCCACCTTTGATTTTTGATTCTCCATTAGGATTTACATAATCAAGTTTGAATTTTCCTTTAGGATTATTAAAAGTAACTGTTCCTTGCAGAATAGCGTAATGTGGTCCATATAGCAATTCTGGGCTATTAGCATAAGAATCTGGATTCATGTTATTGGCATTCATAATATTCACTCCTTTTATATATGAGTTTTGATATACCAAATTCACCCATGAGAAGATATTATAATAATGATCAATATAAAAATTGATCATACTAAATTTTTGGAGGCTATATTATGTTCGATAGAAACGAAAGCATCGAAATCACAAAGAAGTTGTTAATTGCTATTGGTATGGAGCTTCAACCTAATACGAACGTATTGGTTGATCAAGATACTAAGAGTCCTATCAGTTTTGAGGGAAAGATTATTAAAGCAAATAACGATGTAAACAAATCTCTTTATGTATCTGAATATGATGTAAAACTTGATCCGTTAGATCCTAAATGTACTAAAATCATTGAGAGATTGTTTGGTAAGTTTCTTGATGATAATAGTTCTGAAGATATGCAAAACATTCCTGAAGTTTTGACATATTTCTTTGATAAAGATGACGATAACCATCTGTATCGTTTAGAGATTAAATTTAGTAATGGAGATAAATGGGTAGGCAATTGGTTTAAGAATAAGATTCTTTGCTATCTAGAATCTATTTTCTTGATCAATGGTACCTTTGATGATATCGATCTTACTAAATATGATATCGATCAAGATGAAGAGGGAAATAATGAATGATCTTAAATAAAGGACAAGAAGAAGCTGCTACTAAAGCAGTATATTGGTTTAAGTATTCATCTGAGCAATATTTTTCTATTGCTGGATATGCTGGAACTGGTAAAAGTGTAGTTATAGCAGAGATTATCAGAAGGCTTGGATTAAGAACTGAAGAGATTCTTCCTATAGCATATACTGGTCAAGCTTGTACTATTATGAGAACAAAAGGATTTGCTAATGCATGTACTTGTCATGCAGGATTAATGGATCCAGAAAAAGTTCCTCTGAGAGATAATAATGGACGATTAATTTATGATAAGAAATTTAATACTGTTAAGACTAAATGGAATTTTAAGCCTAAGAGTTTTAAAGATACTAGAATTAAATTAATTGTTCTTGATGAAGCTTGGATGGCACCTAGATGGGTTAAAAACCTGTTGGATAATATTCATATTAAAGTACTTGCTGCTGGCGATCCTGGACAGCTACCACCTATTGATGGCAATCCAGCATTCTTACAAGATGGAATTATTTATCATCTTACAGAATTAATGAGACAAGCAGAAGATTCTCCAATTGTTTATCTTGCTAGTAGAGCAAGAAATGGAGAACCTATTATTCCTGGAATGTATGGTAATTCTGCATTCGTTATATTCAGAGATGAATTAAATAATGACATTTTATCTAGATCTCATATTGTTTTATGTGCAAGAAATAAAACAAAAGATGATCTAAATAATATTGTAAGAAAGGAAATCTTACATAAAGTAGTAAGATTTCCTACAGTAGGAGAACGGGTAATTTGTAGACATAATAATTGGGATAAAGTTGTTGAAAATATACCTCTAGTAAATGGACTAACTGGAACTGTCATTAGGCAACCTGATCCTGGTAATTATAATGGCAAAACATTAAGTATCAATTTCTTACCAGATTTAATTCCTTATCCATTTGAAAATGTTGATATAAATTATGAATATATCAATGCTGATTATAAACAGCGTAAAAAGATGGATGATGATCAATTTCTTGAAGGCGAGAGATTTGAATATGCATATGCATCTACAGTTCATTTGGCACAAGGCTCTGAATACCAATGTGGTACTTATATTGAAGAATATATGCCAAATATCACCAGAGCTTTGAATTATACAGCGATTACTCGATTCAAGCAACAAATGTTTTATGTAATTAATAGACCTAAATTTTGGTCAGCTGGATTCTAAGGAGATATTAAGATGGACGATATGTACACTTTTAATCCTTTTGGATATACTGCAATTCCTTCTTTGGAGAACGTAAGAAATGTTCTCCATCCTGAATTGATCAGTAATCTTTGTAGAGATTCTATGGGTGGATTATGGATGAATCTTCAATACAAATCTGGTTATAGAAGCTACAGATTGAGTTCTAATATTTCTGGAGTTTTGATGTATGCTTACCAATCTAAAAAGAATGATAAGAAGTTTGTAAAATTTATCTTTGGTAATCGTATGATGAATGTAAGATATAATGATATCAGAGGATATAAATTAATTGATAGACTTCCTATGATTGGTGTTGAAATTGGTATCGATGCACCAAAGAATAAGAAAGCAGAAGCTTTGAATTCTCTAGTGATTAGATCTTGCTTATATAATGGATTTACATTACTAGATGAAGATGAATTTAATAATGGATATAAAGATGAGGAGATTAAAATATGCAGCATTATGATGCAATGACAGATCCGGATGTACAGAGAATAATTTCTGATATCGAAAGCGAAACTGGCGATAGTTTAGCAATGGCTATTCCAGCTATCACACTCGATGACGATCCTGAAGAGAAGATCTATATCTTACTTCTTACCACCTATGATATTGATACTTCAAGAGATTGGAGTATTAGTAAGGGAAGACAGAATACTTATGATTATCTTAAAACGATGATCATGGGTGAGGCTATAGATCCTAATCTATCTTTCATTATCTCTTGTGATCAAGATGAGAATCAACTCAAACCTAATGTAATTCCTAAATCTAAACCAATTACTGTCTTTAGATTTATGAAAGTTATGTTTGAAGATCATAAAGTACTTGATGATGGAATTGGATTTGATATCAATGAATTTGATCCATCTGAACAAGTAGGAGATAAAACTATTCTCGAAGATATATTATAATATAAATTTGAAAAGGAGATTATATTATGTTTTATAACAATGGATACAATGGTTATGGATATTTTGGACCCAACTATGCAGTCTATCAGAATATCGTCAATGGTACAACACCTAAGCCTATCGAAGTAAATATCGATATTCCTGAAGGCATGATGAAGATTACTCCTGTTGATGATCCTAACACAACTGGTCCTTCTGAAACACTTAATTTTGATAAGGCAATTCTTCCGGATCAGCCTAAAGATGAAATTAGTGCAAATCAGGAAGTTATTAATCCTGATTTCTCTAATCTCATTGGTTGCTCTGGTGTTGTAAATGATATCTCTGAAAAGTTTGGTGTTTGTCCTGTTGAAGATCCTACTACTGTTAAAGTAGAACCTAAGATGGATCCTATTCCTGTACAATCTTCACTTATTAATAATCCTGCAGAAAGCTTTTTACCTACTCGAAAAGTAAATAACTGGTTTTCTCGTATGATTGATCAGCGTGGTGAAGATTTTCTGAATGGCAATAAAATGAGTATTGATGAGGTTAGTAGAAATGCTGATCGCATCATTGATGAAATGATTGCCGGTAAAGTTGATTATTCTAAGTATGGCAAATATATCATCAACCATGTTGTTATCGATACTCTTATCGATTTCTGTGCTAATAAGATTAATCTTAATAGTGCAAATCTCTATACTCAGAATTATTTCTATAGTGATTATCTGAATCGTATGCAGTTTGCTACGTCCGATAATGAAAGATTTATCCTTCTTAGCACTACTGATAATATGATCAGAAATATTGTAAGATCCATGAGCATGTGCGAAAGAGATATTGCAATCTACTCTATTCTCTATAACAAGTTCAAAGCTGTTAAGAATACTGGTAATGCATTGCTGCTTATCAATCTTACTAATGATCTTAACAATTATAGAAAGCTCTATAAAAAATAAAATGTAAAGGAGAATACTATAATGACTCGTGAAGATGTCTTGTATCTATTTGAAAAGTATAAGGATCGTCCTTTTGAAATTGACCTTGGAGATTCTGCTGCTTGTATGCGTGGTAATATCGAAGGGCATTGGCTTTTTCTAAAAGGCGATGGTGTTATTGAGGTTAAGAAGAATACTCCTGATGGATCATATGATGTTATGAATACCCATCAGTCTCAGGCACCTTTTAAAGTCACATATTGTAGTTTTGATAATATTGCTTATATTAGATCTTTCATCACAGCTAAACCTGGTGATGCAAAAACACAGCTTGCTGATTTCACTCCTGTTGGAACTAGTAAATCTAAGGATGATATTATTGCTGAGATCACTAGTGATAGCATCTATAATGCTGCATCTGCTAGAGGATATCTCGATAATGAAAACACTGCACCTGGTACCATGTATGGACAGTTTAGAGGATCTATTCTGTCTACTGATATTAAGGGCGTTCCTAACAATGTCAAGGATGCTATCATGAAAGAATAAGTATAAAACTACACCCACTACAACACTAAAATACTGGTTATAGTTATACCTAATTTTCGATTGCTAAAATCGCAATTAGGCATATATTATAATAATGAACATAAGTAGAATCTCACATGCTTATGTTTGTCGTTCTTCAATTTTTGCGCAAAAATTTAAGAAAACAAAGGAGTAACTAACAATGACTAACATGAATGGTATGTATCCGAATGGCATGGCAATGAATGGTATGGGTCAGACCATGCAGCCTCAGAACGCAATCCCTCGTACTGAGGATTGGCTGACTCCTGATATGGATAGCCTGATGCAGAAGGGTGATAGCCAGTTTAATCTCGCAGTTTCAAAAGCTGAGATTGCACGTGGTATCTGCAATCACTATTGGAAGAATGGTGATCCTGCTGTCACTCAGAATCCTGATGGCACTTGGACTTGCCAGCGCTGCCATACTACGTTTGATCCTACCCCCATGTCCAATGAAGATGCTAAGATGATCACCGATCGTTTCCTTGATCTGATCAACCTGATCAAGATTCAGTATCGTTCTCTGCCTGCAGAAGCAGCTCGTACCTACTTCCAGATGTATCCTTTCATTGAAAAGGTACCTAAGATGTACGAACTTGCTTGCACTGATCTGAACCGTTATTATAATACCAACAACGGTATTATGAATAACCAGATGGGTGCTAATAATCCGTATATGATGTATGCTAGCCTGACTGGTACTCCTATTCCTGGTTATGGTTATGGTGTTCCGATGGGTGGTTATCCTCAGTATGGTCAGCAGCCGATGGGCGCACCTGTTGGATATAACCCTCAGGCTAATCCTCAGTACAGTGTACCCAATCAGCCTGTCCAGCAGAATGGTATGGTCTATGGTAATCCTCTGTATGGTCAGCCTGCACAGACTCAGGTTGTTCAGAATGGCTATCAGCCTAACTACAGCGGCTTTGTTATGGATCCTCGTGGCGCTGCACAGCCTGTTGTTAACAGCAATATGCCTATCCAGCCTCAGAATGCACAGCCTGCTCCTCAGGCACCTGCAGCTCCCGCTGCTCCTGCACAGCCTGCAGCTTCTAATGATAATGCTCCTGTTCAGGTTCCTGCATTCACCAAGTAATTCAATAAGTTAAAATTTCCTAGCAACAATCGTCGTCAATAAATGTTGGGGTGGAGGAGTGATCCTCCACCCTAATATTTATTATTTTTAATATTGATAAATAATATAAATTAGAACACCACAATAATCCAGTTTTGGATTTCATAGAATGGATTATTTTCATATAAAGAAAAATTAAAATTATAATGAACAAGTACACATAAATAGGGAAAAGAAAGTGAGGATGCAATTTATGGAAAAGTCTATATATATTCCTATTCATATTCCAAGGCTAATATTGACATATGAAGAATATAATAAAATGATGAATATTATTGCAAAAGAAACGAGAGGAGATAATAATTAATGGCAAAACTTACTGCTGAGCAAATGAAGAATGTCGATACCTATGACAAGGATATTACACATATCGAAGGTACCATTAATGCTGTGAGAGCAAGAAGCGGCATGTACCTCGGCTGTAAAAATGAAATAGGCCTATTGACAATGTTTCGTGAGATCTTTCAGAATTCAGTCGATCAGCTTCTATATGATAAATCACCTTGTAATTTCATTTCCGTACTTTTTGATGAAAGAGATTACAAATTTGTAGTTATGGATAATGGCCTTGGAGTGCCTTTCGCAAAATTGATATCTGTATTTACTGAAGGTCATACTGGTAAAAATCTTACAGAAAAGAAGGAAGGAGATTACTCTGCTGGCTTAAATGGTATTGGTGCAAAAGCAGTTAATGCTGTTTCTGAATACTTCGATGTATGTTCTTATAGATACGATGGAACATGTAAACATGTTTTGTTTAAGAAAGGTGTATTGAAGAAGGAAGAAATTATTAAGAATCCTGAGAAGCTTCAAGGCACTAGAACTGAGTTTACTCCTGATCATAGTATCATGGGTGAAACACCTCTAGAACCTGCAATGGTATATACTTTGGTAAGAGATACTCTATCTCTATTGCCTATCGGAGCTACGATTGACTATACTTCTATCAATAAGCGTGGTAAAACTTATCATGAGAAGATGGTTAATGAAGATGGTATTGCCACTAATATTCTTGGTAAGTGTGCTAGTATGTTGGTTTCTCCTATTATCATTAAAAATGATAATGGCCATATGAAGCTTGAATGTGCATTTACATTTGATCAGCAAGACCTTGGTGGTGAGGATGTAACTGCATATGCTAACATGTGTCCTACTAGCAGTAGTGCATTGAATACTCATGTTACTGGTACACTCGATGGAATTGCTACTTGGTTTGGAAATTATATTAATAAGATTTATCTAACAGAACGAGAAAAGAATAAGATTAAAGTTGTTCCCAATGATGTTAAGATGGGTCTTAAGATTATGATTTCTGCTTGGCATTTGGAGCCTCAATTTACTGGTCAAGCTAAAGAAGTTCTATCTAATCAAGACTTTAAGCCTTTTGCTAAAGAGACTATTATGAATGGCCTTGATGGATGGGCTAAAGCAAAACCTCAAGATCTTCTGAAAGTTTGTAAGTTTCTGAAAGATATTGCTCTTGCTAGAATCAAGGCAGATACTGAGAAGGTTAAAATTACTGCAAAGTATGCTACCAGTGCTACTACTGGTCTACCTGCAAAGTATGTTAAACCTTCTACAAAAGATCCTAATAAAATTGAACTCTTTATTGTTGAGGGTGATTCTGCATTGGGATCTGCAAGATCTGCACGTAATGTTGAAACTCAAGGTATTTTTCCGATTCGAGGTAAGATTCTAAATGTTTTTCAAGCGAGTCCTCAAAAAATTGCTGCGAATAATGAAGTCATGGCAATTACACAAATTCTTGGAGCCGGGTATGGTAAGCACTTCGATATCTCGAAACTTAAGGTATCGAAAGTAATATTTATGACGGATGAACTAACAGCGTCCAAAAATGCTTTTCGTGTTCGTCACACGGGTTGATGATTTTAATCATTAGCTAACGGTAAGAGCTGAATAAGACTAGTGTATGAAGTCGAGAGAAGATATACACTTATATCCATAGACGAAGCAGCTCTCTAAGAAAGCCTAAGGTCCATTAGAACAGATGGATAGCTTGGTAATACCGTGGGAATCAATAATATTAATATTATTGAAGCCTGTAACGACTATTTCCGTGAAGGAAAGTACAGATACTATTGACACGTATTTGGAAAGAGCATTCTAGGTTTAGAGAAGTATAGTATCTAAGCATAGTAACATATAGTCTACTCTCTCACTAACGTGAGAGTACCGAAATAGAGCTGATAATGATGGTGCACATATTGCAGACCTTCTTTTGCTTGTGTGCCTGAAGATGTTCCCCGGCTTAGTCGATGCTGGCAAAGTATATAAGGCTGTTCCTCCTCTATATGGAATTCCTATGGGGAAGAATCGCATGAAATATTTTGCAGAGCGTGTTGACTTTGTAAGATATATGCAGAAGGAGTATTATAAGAAGAATTCTGTTACAGATCTTAATGGTAAGCCTATCGATTCTGCTACCTTTACTAGAATCTTGATTGAGAATTCTGATTATATTTATGACTTCTCCACCATTGCTGAAAGATATAAGATTAATCCTATCCTATTGGAAATTGTCATTTCTTCCTATATTAAGAAGGAGAAATTTGAAACTCTTCGTAAGAGAATTACTTCTGAATTTAGATTTATGGAGAATGAAAATATTACTAAGATTGGTAATACTATCAGAATCAAAGGCCTAATTAATGGAAGAATTGAAACGATTTTCTATAATGATAGATTCATTGAGGATTGCAAACCTCTGATCGACCCTATTAAGAAAGCGATGAATGAAAATCATATGAGATTCATTGTTAATGGTAAGAAAGTTGGTTTGTATGATCTAGTATCTACAGCAATGAATACTATTGGCAGTGTTAACCGTTTTAAGGGATTAGGTGAGATGAATGCTGATCAGTTGGCTGAATCTACTATGAATCCTAATACACGTACCCTGATCCAATATACGGTTGATGATATCAATGAGACCACTAAGATCATTCGTCAGTATGATTCGAATAAGCATATGATTCTTCAAGAAACTGGTGTTGTTGATCGCAGTGCATTGATCGGATTGTAATAATATAAGAGACTAGTAAGCACCAATTTACTAGTCTCTTATTATTTTATTTAAGGAGAAGATGATTATGTTCATAGAATATATGAATTATTCTTTAGGTAAAACACCTACATCGATTATGACAGAAGATGTCTACAATGATCCTGATTTGACTTTAAAACTTAATGTTGAATATGCTGTAGTAGTAGCATTTATCAAAACTCAATTAGCCGCTCTTCTTCATGAAAATTATTCTATTGAGATTAATAGAATTAGCGATGCAGAGTATTCTAGAAAAATTCTCGATCAGATTGCTGAGGAAGAGTCATTTGACTTTGCATTTAGATCTGTCCATCTTAAAGGTAAAGCCCTTTGTGGAGAAATTAAGATGAATGGTACATTTGTGACTAAGTTTGAGATCGATAATGCATATTTATATTCTGAAATGTTTACAAATATGCTTAATAGTCGTAAAGGAATTGATTTTTCATGTGAAGATTCTAAATCCAGCGGAACTGTTGTCGTAAGTGGAAATAAAAAAGTTGAAGGAACTACTTTGAATATTGGTAATACTAATGAATTTATGAAGACTATGAATGCAAAATTTACTAGGAGAATAAGCCATGATGAATAATAGTAAATGGGTTGATGTTGATAGCGGTAAAGTAAATATTGCTATTTATTATAATCATACTGAACCTTATCTTAGATCCTGTATTAGTGATCTTTATGCTGCTCTTGCGGATTTTGATGATGAAATTCATTGGATTCTCAATATTAGACATAATAGTGGATTTAGCACTCTTGATGTCCTTAAAGATCTTACGAAACTTTATGATGATAGAAATATATTGCTATTTGCTCAAGCAGGTACTATCTGTCCTATGGCAGCACATGGTTCTGTAGCAGAAGGCAAGGAAATGATCAAGAATCAGCAAGGTATTCTTTATAATGCTAATTTTGATCATGTCTTCTTCAATCGTTGCATGGATAGAACCTATGGTAATGATTGCATTTTTATCTATCATAACAAAGCAGAATCTGAATGGATTAAAAATAACACTGGAGATAACAAGATCGTTAAATGCTCAAATAGTAAAAGTGAATATATTGAAAGTCAGGTGTAAAAATAAATGGCCGAAGTAATTCGTCAAAATACAGCTCATAAACAATATATCGAAGATCTTGCTCTATACACTATTGCTACGAACCTAGTTCGTGCATTGCCTGATGTTCGAGATGGATTGAAGCCTGTTGCAAGACGTATTCTGTATACTCTAATGAATGATGAAAAAGCAGTAAGTCCTGCTACTCAGGTTAAATCTGCTGCCGTAGAAGGTACTGTTATGAAGAAATATCATCCTCATAGTGGTACCTATCCTACATTTAAAACCATGGTAAACTGGTTTGAAATTAAGCAACCGATGATGATTGGGCAAGGCTCTTTTGGTACTGTATCTGGTGAAGTAGCATCTGCACAAAGATATACCGAATGCTGTTTAAGTCCTTTTGGACTCGAATGTGTATGTGGAGCATTGTATTATAACAATGAAGTCGTTGATTGGAATCCCACATATGATAACAAGCATATGGAGCCTCAATATCTTCCTGTTAAAGTTCCACTTCTTCTGATCAATGGTATTCTTGGTGGTATTGGTACTGGCATTAAAGCAGATCTTCCTTCTCATAATATGGGAGAAGTTATCGATGCAACTCTGAGATTGATTGATGATCCAAACGCAGAAGTAGTTCTAATTCCTGATCATTGTCTTCCTTGCGATATCATCGATACAGATTGGAAGAATATCTGTAATAAAGGCTATGGATCTTATCGTGCAAGAGCAACTATGAGTGTATCTCATGATAAGAATGATTATCCTTATATCACAATTACTTCTCTTCCGATGTATGGTACCAACAATGTAGTCAACAAGATCGATGAAGGAATTGCCGCTGGTAAATTCCCTCAGATTATTGATGTTAATGATGAGTCTAAGAATGACTATGGTGTACGAATCGTAATCAAGTTAAAGAAGGGTACTGATGTAAACTTTGTTAAAGAAGCTTTGTATAAGTACACTCCTTGTGAACAATCTTTCAGAGTTAATTTTGAAGCAGTTTATGGTACTGAGCTTGTAAGATTGTCTTATAAAGCCTATCTTGAATTGTTTATCAAATTTGCTACTGATAATAAGATCAAGGAATACTCTGCAAGACATTATGTAGTATCTACAAAGCTTCATAAACTTGACGCATTTATCAAGATTGTAGGATCTCCTGATATTGATAAGATTATTAATCTTATTAAGAAAGGAAAGACTAGTTCTGATAATGAATTGATTGAGCTTTTGATTAGTAAATATAGATTGACTGATATTCAGGCATCTTATATTATCAATGCTCAGATCAAACAGTTGTCTAGAGGATATCTTGATAAATATAAGGAGGAGTTTAATAAGCTAAGTAAAGAAGAATCTTGGCTTGAAGGAAGAATCGCTAATGATAAACTTATTAAGGAAGATGTCAAAAATGAATTGATCATGCTTCGCAATAAGTATGCTACCCCTAGAATCTGTAAGGTTATTAAGGTTAGTAATCTGGGCAATATCCCTGAAGGTACATTCAAGATCATTATCACTGAGAATAACTATATCCGTAAGATTGGTGAGAATGAGAATGTAAATGTGGTTAAGGGAGATCGGCCTAAGTTTGTATTGACAGTAAGTAATCTGGAGAATATACTTCTCTTTGATAATAAGGGTAGAGTATTCAAGCTTCCGATTCACAGAATTCCCATTATGGCTAAGAATGAGCCTGGTATCGATGTTAAGGGTGTTATTAAAGGACTTACTGCAGATATTATTTCTGTAATTTATGAGCCTATGGTTACTAAACTTGCGGCTTTAAAGCAGAAAGTATATGTAGCAATCTTGTCTAAAAATAATACTATCAAGAAACTTGATATTCAGGATTTCATCAATGTTCCTCCTTCTGGTATTATCTATTCTAAGATTAATCAGGATGATGACATTGTTGATACTCAACTTGTATCTGACAATATGGATCTGATTCTGTATAGCGATTCTAAAGCATTGCGAATTGCTTCTACTGATATCGCATTGCTTAAGAGAAATACAATTGGCACACTTGGTATGGGAGGTCAACATGGGCCTATGGAAGGTATGAGTATTATTTATACTGACCATAAGAATCCAACCAAATACGTTATTGTATTGACAGAGTCTGGTAAGATTAATAAATTCTCCGTTGCTGGTTTTGAGAGAAGTCAAAGAAATAAAGCTGGTAGTAGAGTTATTGATCTTGGAAGAGGAGATAGAATTAAAACTATCTTTGGAGCTTCTGATAATAATACACTTAATATTATTACCACAGGATCCAATATAAGTTTGCCGATTTCTCAGATCCAGATGATGAGTTCTGTAAGCAAGGGTATTAAGGTAACACAGAATAAAACTGATGTTGTAATTAGAGCTTCTATCGTTTGATAAATTAAATGGGTAAGGGAGTTAATCCCTTACCCATTATTTTTTATCTAATGAAAATTAACGAGGCATCTTCTTGATATCTTCTGCCTGCTTAGCAGTGATCCAATGCTTCTTCACAGCATTGTCGACACCCTTTTCATCAATCATATGATTCTTCCACATACGAACGACAAACTTATACATTGTCATTTACCTCCTAATTTTAATTAATCAGCAACAACATTGGATTCAGGTGCTGTGTCATTACCATCAGAGGAGTCAGTATCGTCTCCACCCATAGCCAGCAGAGAAGCACCAATCTCAGTGATAGCATTCTCAACATCATTCAGACGGTCATTGACATCAGGTGTAGTGACATTCAGAATGAAGATAGTATCGGTCTCCTCAGAAATCGTAGGAGCATCGAAAGTAGCATTGCACTTTGTACAAGTAGTAGCAGTGTTCTCTACAGACTCACCACACTCGGGGCAAACATACTTGGTGTTAACAACGTAGTTAGGAACCAGTCTAACGTCCTTAACCTTGGTGTAATTGGTGAAGATACGAATAGCAGTATCATCAATCTTAGCAGTAATGGTATCATTACCAGTGAAGTCCTTCAGGACCTCTTCAGCAGTCTTGGTAGTACCTTCCATCGGACGAACCTTTAGGGTTAGGACACCATTGTACTCATTTACACCATCAGTAACCAGACGATACTCAGCACCGTTAGACAGAACTAGCTTTTCCATTTGAAAAGTCCTCCTTAATGTACATTAATTGTGATTGGAGATATAGCGATGACTAATATAGAGATGATCCTAAAATTGATGGGACCAGAATTAAATGAAATTCAACTAGCTAAATTGAAAAACGTTCTGGATACAATTCTAAGAACATCTAGAACCGCTCTACCAAATGAAGAGTTGATAGAACGCTTCATACAACAGAAAAGTTTAGTAGGACTAAAACCATCTTCTTTGACCGGATATGTAACAGAAGTTAGAGCAATGGCTAAGTACTATAATGGAAAGAGTTATTTAGACATTACTACTGCAGATATGAAGGATTATCTTGCCTATATGGTTAAAGCAAGAAATCTTCAAGCTGCTACATTACAGACTAAGATTAGAGCTATTAGCTCTTTTTATGAATTTCTTGTAAATGAAGAATTCATTGAGAAAAATCCTACTAATAAAATTGAAAGAGTATTGTGTGAAAAGAAAATCAAGAAAGCTTTCTCTAATGTTGAGATGGATGCTCTTAGAGCAGAATGTACTAATAAAAGAGATAAAGCATTTGTTGAATTTCTATATTCTACTGGAACTAGACTTGCTGAAGTTATTAGTCTTAATGTAAAAGATATCAACTTCAATGAAGGCGAAGTTATAGTATTTGGTAAAGGTCATAAGGAGAGAGTTGTTTATCTAAGTAATAATTGTATGAAATACTTACAAGAATATTTAGAAGAACGTTATGCTCAACCGGATCAACCTTTATTCACACATCTTTCAAATGGCCATAGATTGACTCCAAGAGGTGCAGAATTAATTCTTAAGGATATTGGTGATAGAGCTGGAGTAGAGAATGTACATCCTCACCGATTCCGTAGAACTTGTGCAACTCATCTAATGGATAGAGGAATGCCTGTAGAACAGATTAAAGAAGTTCTCGGGCATGCCAAATTAGAGACTACTATGATTTATTGTAATGTGAATAGCAGTAAAGTTAAAGCGAGTTTTAAAGAGGCTTTTAATAGAGATATTTACTTTTAATATGAAATGAATATATATTATAAATATGGTAGGAAGAAGTTGTCCTATCATACAATTTAAAAAAGGAGTAGTTAAAATGATTGACAAGAAAAAGGTTATCGAGTATATGGAAAGTATCTATAAGTATTTTCCTAATACACTATTCATTGGAATTGGCTTAAATAGAGAAATGATATTTTCCATAAAAGCAAAAGGGCATTACTTTATTACAAGTGATAAATATATCAATCTCTATATTAGCGCATATGATTCTAATGTATATGGTATTGATAATTCAAAAGATGCATTCAATGCTATACTTGAAGCTAGCAAGTCCAATACATTCATCGTTAAAGAGGAGTGTGACAACATCTTTGATCCTAATGAATACGTAGGATATATCTGGGCTCAAGACCATCAGGCATTTGGATGGTGTCAGATTATTGGAAATCTTTCTAGAGATGATAGGAGATATGATAAAGTAGAATGTGAATTTACCAGTGACAACATCATTAAATTGATGAATACCACATATGTCTATACAGTTCATTCTTGTGGTGAAGTCAATCGTATTACACTAAATAATGCACTATCTGTATATCCCAATTGCACTAAGTGCGATGAATTGATGGAAATTCAATGCAGAATGGATCTTGAACGACGTATTTCAAGACTTAAACTTATTAGTGTTACAAAAGATCTCGATAAGTGTACATTTAAATGTATTAAATGTGGTAATGCATATACTGATTGCAAAGATGTACTGTTTGCCTGGAATAAAAAATATGGTGAATGCGTATACTGCTATGCAAAAGAATATACACCTAAATTGATTGGAAGGAAGTATGGAAAACTTAGAATCGTACAAGCAGTACCTGTAATTAGTGGATATGATCGCACGATTTCTCATTTTAATGTGGTATGTCAATGTGATTGTGGAGGATATGTATCTACAAAATTAGAGAATGGTAAACTGCAGAGAACTACTTGCGACAAGTGTGGTAAGAAGTATCAGAAATCAACTCCATCTGCTGTTGATAAAATTTATAAAGGTGAACATCATGGAAAACTTACTATAATCAAAGCAGCATATATTTATAACCCAGAAGATATAAGCATTAATAAACCAAGTTTGTATCAACGAGTAATTTGCAAGTGCGATTGTGGCAATTTTAATATTCCTATATTGTCTTCAGTGTTAAGTGGACAATCCAAATCTTGTGGATACTGTGATAGAAACTGTAAACCAAAAGTTCCATATCCGTATGATTTGAGTTTCTACGAAATGGAATATAAGAAATAATTTAGAAGGAGTGAAGAGTAAAATCTTCACTCCTTTTATTTTTTAATAATCTGACGCTTCTATAAAGAAGCTTTATAATATTTATATCACAAAATCTGGATATACATTAAATGGTACTATAATAGGATTTGATATATTAGATGACGTAAGAAACGATGCTGATTGGATTTATCAAAATAACGGAAAATTATATTATAGATGGATTAGACACTGGAGTAATGGTACAGCGTCATCTTATACTGATGACTGCCATGCAAACATCATATATATTTAATAAGAATGACGCTTCTAATAAACTTGGAGTCCAAATTTATAATACTAGATATACTGTTGGAGGTATATCTAAAAGATCTCAATTCTCTGCAACTGATACTATACAATCTATTATCATTAAAATGCTAGGAGATAGTGGACAACTTCCGGTTGATACTTCTACACCTAATACACGTTATAAGTCTCAGGATCTTGGGACTTGGTCTAATGTTAGTGATATAGATTACTTTCTTTATAGATGTTGCCATGATACTGGTTATTACGGTGCTACTATTGGTAGTTATGTTACTATTAAAGATGATGTATATAATAAAGAATGGATTATTGCTGGTTTCGATATGGAACACAATCAAACAGCATCTGATGGAAATACTAATGATAATGGATATGGTATATGTTTAATACCTAGGAGGAGTTTAGGTAGTGTAGTATGGGATTCTAGTTCTACTGAAAAAGGATATAATGGATCTGCTATAAATAAGACTATATTATCTGAAGTTGCAGATAACCTTAAGAGAGTACTTGGTGAGCATCTTGTACTACGTAATGTTCTATTGAGTACTTCTAGAGATTCTAATTATTGTGCTAATAGTTATATATGGACTAATGCATATTGCACGTTAATGAGTACAGGACAAGTAACTGGCACATTTGCTTCTACTAGTAATAAATTCGATGATGGAGAAGCTAATTATAAACTACCATTATTCAATTATGAAACATGGAGTTTTGATAATTGGGCTTGGTTGCGTGGAATATGCAGTAAAAGTTATGGCAATAACTATGTCTATGGTATTTCAAATTCTGGTAAACCAGATTGGAACCTCTGTTATAGCAGGCTCGGTCTTCGTCCGCTTATTTATATTAGGTAATATAATTAACCACTTTATGAAATTTTAAAATACTAGGTAAGGAAGTAGATTCCTTACCTAGTATTATTTTTTAATTTTTCATTTGACAATTAATTACTAAATTTAAAGGAGGCTATCTCATGTCAGATAAACGCACTAATTATATCTCTAAAGAAGATATGTATATGGGCATTGCTCGAATGGCAGCAATGCGATCTAAAGATCCTAATTCTCAAGTTGGTGCAGTATTTGTATCTTCTAATGATCGTATCCTTAGCATTGGTTATAATGGATTTCCTAATGGAATTTCTGATGATGAATTTCCTTGGGCAAGGGAAGCAGAAAATGAAGAAGATACTAAATATCCTTATGTAGTACATGCAGAAGAAAATGCTATTCTCAACTTCCGTGGAGATCTTTCTGCTTTTAGAGGATCTACTCTTTATGTAACCATGTTTCCTTGTCATAATTGCACTAAGGCTCTTATTCAAGTAGGAGTAAAGAATATTTATTATAGCATTAATAAATATCCTGATACAGCAGATTTTAGAGAAGCTACTAGAATGCTTGATGCTGTTGGTATTAAATATAAACCGTTTAAAGGAAAAGTATACCTGCTAAAAGACGATTCTAAACAGCCTAGATTAGATGATCCTGATTATAATACTATAATGAAACTGAATAAATTTACAGATAATTCTTAAAAAATCTTTTAAGGATATATTATAATATTGATAGAAAGGTTATGATTTTATGATTAGACCACCGTAATTTTTGTAAGATATTATCTCCAAAAGTATAAATACACTAAGGAGGATTTTTATTCAATGGAAACGAAATATAATGTTGACACTAGCAACTATAAACAACTCCACGATTACAATATCGAATATCAGATGAAGCATCAACAGGAATTTAATTTCCTTAAGCCTCATCTTAATGATCTTATGTCTACCAGTAAAACTTATCCTCATTCTGATAAATATGAATTCTCTGGTAAGCTTGAGATCATTAATTATGATAAAGCTTGTGAAGATGATCTTCGTGAAGGCAATGGCTTTATTGTAGAACCTGCAGGACGTAACATCAAGAAAGATCTTCGTGCAGAAGATGGTATCTTCTCTCCAAAGTTTGGACAGACTCTTGCTGATACTAATCCTTTTATGGATAGGTATCGTTGTAGATGTAAAGAAGGAGGACTTAGAGGACGTATTAATTATGGTCTTCGCTGTCCTCAATGTGGGCACTTGTGCACATATGTAGATGATAACTTCAAGTATTGTGGTTGGATTAAATTATCTAAACCATATAAGTTTATTCATCCTACATTCTATATCTATATTGAATCTATTCTTGGTAAGGGCATCTATATTCAAGGTAATAAGCGTACTAAGCTTGAGAATATTCTTGATGTCACAGATACTCAACTTGTTCTCAATACGATGTCTAGAGATGATCCTAAGCTTAAGGATGAACCTTTCTTTGGAATTGGTATGATAGAATTCACTGAAAGATTCGATGAGATTATGGATTATTATATTAAAAAGTATCCTAATAAGAAGAGTTATTATGATGCTATTTATGAAGCTAGAGAGTCTGTATTCTCATCGTCTCTTCCTGTTATTACTACTCTACTTCGTCCTTTTGATATCGATGGAAATAACATGACATATGAGCCTACAAATGCAATGTATGCCATGATCAATAAACTAGCAACTTCTATCAACAAGAATAAGACTGCTATTCAGAGAGAACCTAAGATCAAGAATCAGCAGCTTTATAATCTCCAGAAGAAGTTTATGGATATTTATTCAGAGCAAATTAATATCCTTGCTGGTAAGAAAGGTGATTTTAGATGTCTTCTCGGTGGACGGTATAACTTCTCTTCTCGTTGTGTTATCGTTCAAAATCCCAATCTTCGTATTGATGAAATTACAATGCCTGCAGTTGCTCTGACTGTTATGCTTGAGCAGAGAATTAAAAATATTCTTTGCCGTATGCATGGTATGACTCCAACAGAAGCTCATGATATCTGGTATAAAGCTACTATTGAGCCTAATAAAAAGATCAATACGATTATTCAATCTATCATTGATGATTTTAAGCATAAAGGTATGCGTGGATTACCGGTAATAATTGGCCGAAATCCTACACTTGCTTATGGCTCTATTCTGCAAATGTTCTGTGTTGGAATTACTAATACCTATACTCTAGCAGTTCCTCTGCAGATCTTGAAATTTTTGGCTGCGGATTAAATAGCAGTGGTGCTATTTATAATATATAATATCACCACAGAAGTCCCTTCTCTAAAGTAATTTAGAGTCGCTAATATATCTAATTGCTGGAAAACCATAATGCCTGTAAAGCTACAACGTAACTAGCAATGGTAAGCGTGAAAGCCGACGAAAGTCAGAAAGAATTTACAGGATGATCTAGGATGCAATAAAAGCTTAATGAAAATTAAGTTCCTTAAAGATCAATACTATTATAGTATAAAATTGACAACCAGCAGCGAAGCTCAGAAATGAGTGTGCCCACAGATCATTATGTAGAGCCTATATTATATAGGTATGGTACTGAGGCAGCAGATAAATCCATTTAAATCGAAACGATATATATCCAGATAAATAAAGAATTGCAGAATCTTTACTGGATAAAGATATGATCGCTAAATTAAAAGAAAAGTTAAAATATGCAGTTTTAAGCAATTTTAAATATTTCATGTGTAAGGGTACATGAATGACATAAGATTCGCTTATTTCAATTTTAACTTTCCTAAAGTGTCCGATTTAGGTTTGACGGAGATGTTATATATTGTTTGGTACCGATGAATCAGACTTTCATTCGTCTTGCTTGGGAGAAATTTAATCCTAGAAATGCTATGTATATTTCTAGAGATAATGGGTATTTTAATGCTAACGCTTCTATGCAAAGAGATACTCTTATCAATGCTAATACATTAGCAAGACTTGGTAGAGAAAATTATACTCAAGAAGAGATTGCTAAGTTTGATAGAATCTTTAATGTTATTAAATCTCACTAATATTAATTGCGCAATAATACTAATGAGATAATAGTAGTGTATGTATAATTAAAAATATCAGTAGGGAGAAATCTCTACTGGTTTATTTTTTTAACAATTTAAATATTTCACTTGTATAGTATAAAAGTGATAAGAAGGATAAATATATTCCTTCTTAGAAGAATATTTTATTATATTGGAAGTCTATAAGGAGGACTTTATTATGGCTAACATGAACAACAATATGAACGATATCAACACTACTTGTATCAGTGATGAAGATAAGTACTGGGAGGAATTTGACAAAGCCATGAATGCCATGCGCGTGCTCCTTTTGAGCATGAAAAGCATGATATCAACCTGATTTTTACCCGTAAGGGTAAAAAATATTCCGCCATGCTTCGCCATATGGTGAATCATGGCAATGCAAAATCTGGTGCTACTATGCGCCAGATTTATAGGTACTGCTATCAGTACTTGTTTGATAAAGGCTGGACGCAATTTTATCCTCCCGTATTCAATGCAAAATGCAAGTACATTGTTGAGCTTGGTAATGATAGCAAGCTGTATATCACCAATGTATCTCGTATGAAGAGACTTCCAAAGTCTATTAACGAGAGGATGCTCGAAGAAGAGCGTCATCATAAATGGGAAGAAGGCGAAGAATAATTATAAAAGGGAGTGGAGAAATCTACTCCCTTTTATTTTTTTTTTATAATAATCTGACGCTTCTACTAATTTAATATTAGAGAATGATATTGTAACAAGATACACAGTTGGAGGAATTCCTGCTAAAAGTAAATTTAGTAAAAATACAACTATACAATCTATTATTATTAAAATACTAGGAGATGTAAAAAATCTTCCTATTGATACTTCTACTCCTAATACTAGATATAAAGTTCAAGACCTTGGCACATTATCCATTAATCATGATGAAACTACTATTGATCTAGATGATTTTCTTATTAGATGTAGTAATTTTACAGGTTATTATGGTGCTTCTATTGGTTCTACAATAACTATTAAAGATGGTACTTACAATAAGAAATGGGTTATTGTAGGTTTTGATTGTGAACATAATAAAACTGCTTCAGATGGAACACCATATGATAATGGATATGGTATATTTATGATTCCTACAGAACCTCTTTATAAATCATCAAATGGCATGATATTTGAAGATACTGGATATGTAAGTACAGGTGTGCATAAAGATTTGAATTCAACTACAGCTGATATATTGATGAAAAAATCTATTTTTTATAATCATTTAGTTAAAAGAAAGGTATTATTATCTAATAAAACTGAATATGTCAATGGCAATCTTACTAATACAGGTTATGCTTGGACAAATGCATATTGTACATTAATGAGTGCTGGACAAATTACTGGTAAATTTGCTTCTAATAACAACAAATATGATGATGGTGAAGCTAATTATAAATTACCATATTTTAATTTTACTACTTGGTAATTTGGAGATGGCTTCTTACGTGGATTATCAAACAATAGCTATCCTCAAGGAGGACACAGTTATGATATGCCATGGTATATTGCATCTGGATCTGAAGTAAAAGTTGCTAATGCACCTGTGTATTATGGTAGTAAAGGAGTTTTCCCTCTTATAATGATAAGATAAAATAAATCTGACGCTTCTACTAAAATTAAATATATAGATATGTATATCCCAGAACTAAAAACTTTTAAAAATGGAACTGTAATATCTGCAGTATGTAAAGATGTGAATTCTATATCTGGACTTCCATATGTATCCATATATTACATTAGTAATTCACAATATGGAATCGCTGCATTTAATATTGACTTAAACGCACATGATATTATTTTAGCAAAATATAATGTAAGAATATTCTATATTTAATATATTATCAAATAAATCTGACGCTTCTCAGAAAAATATTATACATAAATTATCTGATATAAAAACAGTATATACACAGATAAATAATCAATATGGTAACTTTAATGAATACTGTTATTATTTAGCTTCTGGAACTATGATTGGATATTCATTAAATATGAAAGTAATAAGATATAAATGTATGTTAACACAAATAGATTCATATATAATGGCACTTGCTTATAATGCTTCTGGAATAATTATAATGGAGTGCACTATATCTACGCTTTATTATATTTAAACTTTAATTCCTCCTAAACAATATAATACAAAATATTGTAGGAGGAATATTAATGGACAAATCTGATTTTTATAAAATTCTTTGTTCATCTACACCTGAAGAAATTAATCACTTTATTTCTTCTAAAGGCAAGATTAAAAATGTAAATGCTATTACATTTTTAGATGATCAAACTTTACAAGACATACATAATAGTACGGATTCGAATCAGACTAATTAAGTTATTAGCTCTTTTATATTTGCAGGAATGGTGGAATGGCAGACACGCTAGACTTAGGATCTAGTTCTTCGGAGTGAGGGTTCAAGTCCCTTTTCCTGCACCATGTAGAATTATCTCCCCTAATTCTACTTATAAGGGCTATTAGCTTAGTTGGTCAGAGCTTCTGGCTCATAACCGGATGGTCGTAGGTTCGAGTCCTACATGGCCCACCATTAGGAATTAAATATTCGGCTTGTATTTAATTCCTATTTTTTCTTTTGTGTATCGAGGGACGGACAGCTCAAAAGAAGTGTAAATCTAAGTTTTTCTTTCTTCTTAGGTTTACAAAGCGAGGTTCGATTCATTAGATTACATCTAATGATGGTGCAGTAAGATTCTGCAGGGATAATGTCTACTACCTTTATCCTAACGCTTATACGCATATAGATGGATCTGGGGGACCGTAGTGACAATTATTAGGATCCCAAATTGGGATTCGTAATTGAATAGATACGCGTATCGCCATAAAAACTTTAATTAATTTTCTAGATAGTCTGATCAACTTTTTAGGCTATTAATTATAGTGGTCTACTATATGCCCCACATAAAGGGCACCGGGAAAGCGTGTCAAGTCTTGAAAGTATCTACCGAGGCGGGGAATAATAATATTTGGTACGAATAACTCCATACCAGCTATGGTTTAGGTAGTTTGCCGAATATTGATATGCATTAGATACTCTTGATTGTTCTAAGGAAGGCTACTTGCGCGTTTAGTTTATGCAAAACTTCACCCGTAAGTTTATTGAGCTGGCCACGATATAAAGAACAATAGTAGGTTTTGTGTAAATCATCTAGCACATTATCCGAAATTTAAGGACTTTGATTTCGTGTAGGAAACCATCGATCCAGATGAGCTGTAGGTATGAGAAAAAGACAGTTGACCTTCTAGGGGTATAGATAAAGCATCCTTCTATATTTCCGAAATTAAGATGCGGTTTTCTGATATGGGTTTCTGAGGGTTATTTGTGGGCTACGGTCCACTAGCAAACTCATATCTCCCTAACTAAGATTGTATTGGACATTTATCAAGTTCGAGTCTTGAATCTTGGAGTATAAGAAGAATTCTATAAAATTAAAAAGAAAGAGAGATGACCGATTATGACAAGTGCATATGAGATTATCAAAGAAGTCAGAGATGGTGTTACTCAATGTTCTTCTTCTAAAAAAGATGAGATCACTGTCATGCAAGCAATGATGAATGATACAAACTATTCTGTTGATGTTTATGCTAAGGGTGGTAAGGTTGATGAATACTATCCTTCTCGTGAACTTCGTAAAGTGGTTAGCAATGTAGTAGCTGCTACCACTCATATTCCTGTAAAGGAAGCAACAGAACTAGTTAATGCTTATGAATTTACCCGTGCAGATGCCGCTGCTATGGTAAATATGTCTAAGGAGTTTACTGGAACTTATCTTCAGACTGGTAGAAAACTTCCTCTTGGTGGTCGAAAGACTTCTAACATTGAACTAATGTGGAAGAACATTGAAGACCGTACTACTGAAATTCCTATTAAGTCTGAAAATGGTGAACGTCTGAATACGTTCATTCCCGCTCATGGTGGTATCAAGGCATTAAATCCTTGCCCTGAGTGGTTAAAATAAATAAAGAATTGGGGAAGGCTGTAATAGTCTTCCCCGCTTCTTTTGTATAAATCGAACTTTAGAATAATACTTTTAATGTAAGGAGGAGTAAGATATGGCTAATCGATTTGGCTTTGTGGATCCCAATACATATGCCAAGAATGTATTGAAATCCATTAAGTATGTTGCTACTGAGACTGCCAAAGGTGTCAATCCTACATTAACCAATTACATTTCTGATAATGTATCTGCTGCAAAAGACATGTATTATGCAGTGAAAGATTTCAAAGGTACTGTTAGAAATGAACTTGGTAAAATGGTCGGTGAAGAGAACCTTGACTCTTTGAAAGATGTCAAGAAAAATATTCTCGATGACCTTAAGACTGGTAAGTTCTATAATGCAGAAAGAGAAGATGCTGCCATTGGTGCTTTTGCAGAATCAATGGGTATGACAGGCTTTGATTTTGATGATGAAGATTTTGACTTCGATGATAATGATAATAAGGAAGAAGAATCTTCTAGTGATAATGAGTCTTCTGAGATTACTGGAGCCATTCATGGCCTAGGAAATCAATTGTCGTATCATCAGTTAATTACTTCTGAAGCAGTTGCTGGAAAGATTGCTGGTAATGCTACTAAGAATAGCAGAAATATGATGCTCAATAATCAGAGACTATTCGGTATGATGAATAATTCTCTGTCTGTCATCAATTCTTCTATTCTTAATCTTCACACTGATATTGTTAAACCTGTTAATAGTTTGGCACTAAATGCTGATACTTTCTTCAAGCAGACTAGTGAAGAAATGGCTAAACAAACTAAATATCTAGAAGATATTAAGAATTTGCTTACTGATAGATTTTCTCCTAAATCTACTGAATCTGCTAGATCTAGAAAGCAAACTCCTTGGGAAAAAGTTATGGGAGGAGATCTTCCTGACCTTGGTGAATGGGGCAAGTTTGCTACTCAGAAATTTATGGAAGAATATGATCTAGACTCTCTAGCAGCTGTTCTAAGCCCTGATATGATCAATATGCTGATCAAGGGTGGTGGTCTAGCATCTCCTATTGCTACTGCTCTTACTATGTCTCTTACTTCTAAGATTCAGAATGGTCCTACTGGTAAAGCGCTTGATAGAACTGTTTCTATTCTTAGAGATGGTATGATGAAGATTGCTGGCCGTATGCATGAATATGCAAAGGGTGATGGATTCTTTGCTACAATTGCTAAGTTTTTGGATATTACTCCTAAAACTAAACCTAAGATGGATTTTGGCAATTACAACAAGGGACGAGTAGATTGGACAGGTAAAGATAGTAAAGCTTTGAGAGAAGTTATTCCTACTTATCTGGCTAACATTGAAGCACTTCTTTCTGGTAAAGAAGCTAAAATCTTTAATTATGAAACTGGTAGATTTGTTACTGCTAGTAGATCTGTTAATGATTTTAAAAAGAAGAGAGAAGAAGTTATTGGTAATGCTAGTAGAGGAATGAAGAGGGAATTGATCAATGATTTCATTTCTGAAGATAATGAAATTCATAGAAATACTCCTGGCCATATTAGTTATACCGAAAACAGTAGAGCTGTTAGATCCTTGAGCAAAGATTATGATAAACTAATGTCTTTCTTGACTCTTAAGGGAGTAGAACCTGGTAGATTTCATAAGACTGGAGATATTGTAAAATTCTGTGTTGCTCAAGGCTGGATTGGTAATTCTGGAGATCAATCTAAGTATCCGATGAATTATAAGAGCATTGTAGCTCTTGATAGATTGATTTTTAAGAAAAAATCTGGTGTTGGAAAGCTGTATAATGGTGTGTATCAAGGACAACTTGCAAATGCTAAATTTGTTGATCAGATTAGTGAATCTGATAGTACATTTAGCAATATTGCAAATGGATCTGGCCTTGCTAATACTCACAAGTATACTAACAATCTAAACTCTGATAAGAATAATATCTTTAATGTAAAAGATAATCTTGGAAATAATGTATTCTTCTATCTTCAGGATTTCTATAAAAATATCAGAATGATGGTAGACTTCCAGTCTGCCATGCAATTTGATCTCGATAAAGTTAAAGATAATATTGTTGGTGGTAAGAATACAACTAATCCTCCTAACAATGGTGGATTGTTTAGTAGAATTACTGAAGCATTTCATAGAAATGGAAGATCTAGTGGGCAGCCACAACTTTCAAGTTCTGGTAATTCTGCACAGCCTGCCCCTGCTAACCCTTCAAGATCTATATATGGATTTGATCTAAATCAATATACTGCTCCTGATAATATTAATATTTATGCTAATAAAACAGTAAAGAAACCCGTAACTTCTGAAGAAGTTACGGAGAGAGGTTTTACTGTTATAGATTCTGAAGGTAGAGACGTTTATAATCCTGAAACTAAGCAGTATGAAAAGCCTAAGGCAGAGAGCCGTGGTAGCCTATTATTTAAAAAGAATAAGGCTAAAGAAGAATCTACTGTTGGATCTTTCATTATTGATCAGATTAATGATCTAATGGAAAACTTTATGTTTGGTGATCTTGGCACTAAACTTAAAGAGCAAGTAGATGAAGATGGCGGATTCTTTGGATATATGCTTAATCTTCCTTCTCGTATTAGTGATGCTATATATGATTTCCCTGAGCGATTTGCTAAAAAAGCAGATGAGCTTTGGAAGAAGTTTCAAGAAACCAATTTTGGTGAAAAATATATTAAAGCCAATAAGGATATTCTCGCTAGCTTTGTAAGAGGTACTGCACAGTATGCTGATAGACAAGTAGATGGTACTTTAAAATATATTAAAGAGCATTTTAAGATTGGTAAACCTAAAGAAGAAAAGCCTTTTGAAGAGCATAAATTTAAAGCAAGAGTTTTAAAAACTAATAAAGACGGTAAACAGGAATATGTAGACGTTCCTGTAGCATCTACCAAGTTTCAACTTCCTGCATGGAATCCTGATAAAGTAGCTCCTCCTATTCCTAATAATGATGCAAAACCTGAAGGATCTTATAAAGGTGGACAGGTCAGAAAATCTGGAATGGTTTCTGTTTCTGAAGGTGAATTGATTATTCCTGCTAAGTATAATCCTATGTATCATGGTGCTTTAACTGATGAACAGCGTAAGGCTATTGAACGTAGAAATTATAAAGCTTGGAGAAAAGCTGGTGGAAATAGTGGTACCTTCTTTGGTAGTTTTGCTGAAGGTGGCACTGTTGAAGATAAGCCTGAAGAAAAAGAACCCAAACCTAATGATATTACAGAAGAACAAGCTAAACAGATTAACACTTTACTTAACCGTGGAAGATCTGTTCAATATATTGCTGATGGTGTTGGTGTATCTCCTGAAATTGTTGAATATATCAGTGATGCAAGAAAAAATAATAAAGTAAAAGAAAAGATCAATGATTGTGGAAAAGTACTTTCTGGATATGCTAAATGGGCAGAAGAAAAAACTGCTCATTATTCTAGTGAATTCCTCAATTCTCCTGTTGGTCAATCTATTAAATCCGGTGTTGATTATGGCAAGGGCAAACTCAAAGAAGCCATGGATTATTTCCTTGGTGGAGATGATATCTACAAAGATCTAAAGAAAACAGGAAATGAAATTGTTAGAGCTGCTAAGGTTGATCTTCCTAAGGTAGCAGCAGCTGGTAGTCTTGGTGCACTTGCAGGTGCAGCATTAACTGGGTCTGGATTAGGACTTCTTGGTGGCCTTGTTCTAGGATCTGGTGCTGTTATTGTTAACAATTCAACGGCTCTATCAGAAGCTCTATTTGGAAAATATGATGATCACGAGAATCTGATTAAGAAGGGAATTCTTCCTAAAGGAGCTAAGAAATTTATCACAGAAAAAGTTCCTGATATGGGTAAAGCTGGTGCACTTGGTGCAATTCTTGGAACCATTGGACTTGCTCCTGGTGGTGTCATGGGTGGATTTGTACTTGGTGCCGGTATTGAACTTGTTAAGGATACTGAAACTTTTAAATCTGCAATGTTCGGTAAAGAAGGACTGAACGGAGAAAGACATGGTGGTATTCTTGGTTCTATTCAAACTCGTGTCATAGATCCTCTAGCAGAATTTACTGAAAACGGTATTGAAAAAATTAAGAACTTTGCGAAAAAGAATTTCTTTAGTCCTATAAAGAGACTGTTTGATCCTCTTACTGATTGGGTCAAGGGTAAATCTAAGAGCATCATGATGTCTATAGTAGACAGTGCCAAGGATGTTGTAAGACGTACTATTGGTGAAAAATTTGATGCTCTATTTGCTCCTGTAGCTACGGCTGGTAAATGGATTGCTAAAAAAGCTTTAGGTGTTGGCAAAGCTATTATCACTGCTCCTTTTAAACTTATGGGAGCCGCAGGTGATGCTTTAAAAAGACATAATATCAATAAAGGATATTCTTCTCTGTCTGCAGAAGAGAGAGATGATATTGAAAAGAATTCTGGATATAAATTCTTCACTGGAAGAAAAAAAGTTAGAAAATCTGCATTGACAGATTGGGAGCTTAAATACAGTGGAGAAGAACGTGATAAGATGATTAAGACAGCAAATGCTGCTCTTAATGGTCCTACTGTTCTAAAGCAGGAAAAGCATCAGATTCGTCAAAATCTAAGAGATACTCTAGTAGGAACTCTTCCTCATGGTGGTAACGGTCCTGACCAGAAACTCGCTAAGTCTATTACTAAACTTATGAATTATCATAAGAAAAATAATAATGACTATAGCGACGTTATTGCAGAGATTGAAAATTCTAACCTCGATGAAACAACTAAAAAATCGATGACAGAAAAAATCGAAGCAGAGGTTAAAAGACTAAACGAAATAGATGCTGATATTAAAGATTATGGTGAAAAGAAGAAAACATTCTTCAATGAAAGTGGTCTTGATATTAGCAAGATGAGTAAGAAAGAGCTACGTCGTACTCGTATGCAACTTCGTATGGATGCTGCTGGTATTCATAAGAAAGAAGATGCTGCTAGAGAAGCTCTGAATAATAAAGCTAATGTTACACCTGGTGAAGCAACTACTGAGGCTGTAGATAAACTCGATATTGAACGTAATACCATTCTAGATACTATTTCTGATAAGATTTCTGGTATTCTTGAATCTCTTACTGGAGAAAAGCAGACTGAAGAAGCAGAAAGCAAAGAGCAGAAACCTGCTACTGCAACAGAAGCTACTATAGCTGATGCTGCTAAAGAAACTTCTACTACTCCTGCAGGAGTAGTTCCTCCTGAAAATAAAGAGGACACTACTTCTTCTAAGCCTTCTACGGAAATGGAGAAGAAAGCAGAAGAGGTTAAGAAAGAATATGAAAAGTTAGCAGAAAAAGTAGCTGGAGAAAATACTAAGCCTAAAGAAAACAATAGCAATAATACGATCATTACAACAGACACTATTAAAGAGGTTATGCGCCTTCATAATACTGGTGTTAATGATTGGCGTATTGCATTGAAACTAGGAATCGAAGTAGGAAAAGTCAGAGAGATTATCCGTAATAATAGAGCTAAAGATCCTACCAAAAAGGTAACAGGTGATTCTTCTGCTCCTATTCAGGAAGGTGGAGAATCAACAGGAGATAATGCTAGTAGTGGAGATGGCAATACAAAGACAGTTCTTGATGATGAAGGCAATCCAATTCAGTATACAAGGAATACTAAGGGTGAATGGATTGCTAATCTTGCAGATGCTGTTACTAATGCTGCTATTAAAGCTAAGAGAAAAGCTTCTGAGTTAAAGGACAAATTCTTTGGTATGTTTGTCGGAGGAAATTTCTTTGATAAATTCAAGGATATTTTCGGTATTGGCAAAACAGATGAAGATGGAGAGAAAAAATCTTCCATACTTGATTTTGTTAAGGATAAAGCTTCTGGGTTATTCGGTAAGATTTTTGATGGTATAACTTCTTTCCTAGGAGGAACTTTCGGTAAAACTATAATAGCACATCTTCCTACGATTTTAGGATCTGCTGCAACCATTATAGGATTAAGCTATCTTGGTGGACAAGCTGCTGGAACAGATGCAGATTCTGGAATGCGCAAAGGAATGGATCCTACTGAACGCCAGAAGGAAGTTAAAGGAATAGGAAAAATTCTGAAGCGAGCAAAACTTGGTGTAGATCGTTTTGAAATCAGTGCTACTGGCAAAAAGATGACTACATATGAGCAAGATGATCATGTATCTTCTTTCTTCTCTGATAGATTTAAGAAGAGAATTGCCACAAATGCTCTACTAAGTTTTGGTAATAATCCTGCTCTATCTGGTGCAAAATTAGCAACTTCTATTAGTAAGATTCCTGGTATTGGAAAAGCAGCAACAGCTATTAGTAAGACTACTTTTGGCAAAGTAATAGCTGCTCCTTTTAAGGGTGCATCTAAAGTAGGAGATGTATTTAAAAAGGGTGTTGATAAACTCACACATAAAGCTGCTACTAAAGTTATTGATCCTGATGCTGCTGTTGGTGTTAGTAAGAACGCTGAAATAATGGCAAAAATTGCAAATAAATGCAAGGGTGCTGTTCGTGCTGTACTTAATTTCGTAGCTAAGAAACTAGGTAAAGATACTAGTTGGATTGATGATTGTGCTGAACAGATTGCACAAGCAATTGGTAAGGCTGGATCTAAGGTAACTGGTGTTCTTAGTAAGATTGCTGGTGCTATTTATATAGGACAGATTGCTCTAGCTGTTGAAGATGGTTTTGAAGATGCCCGTGCTATGAGTATCCTTGGAATTATTGAAAAGCCTACTATTGCTGAAAGATGTGTAGCTGCTGCTGTTAATGGTATCAATTACGCTATTCCTGGTATTGGAGGCATTATTAGTTCTACTACTATCTTTAACATTGTATTCAATGTTCTATCTCGTTTTCTTAAGGGACTAACACGTACTCTTGCTGATAAGAGAGCCGATGCTAAAGCAACAGTTGAAGCTTATAACCAGGAAACTGGCCACACTTATAACGTAGAAGAGTATGTTTATAACGTACTTGGAAAGAGTACTACTCAGGATAAGTTTAAGTCTTTTGTTGGAAAAACTGTAACTAATATCAAGAATTTCTTCACAGGAAAGAATAAAGATACTAGTAAGGATGATACAAAAGATAATCTATCTGCAAGTAAATCTAATATTGATCTGAACAAAGAAGCATCTGGTGCAAAGTATGGCTCTGGATCTGGTGCTTCCCAGAAGGCATATCAAGCTAAACTCGCTAAAGCTAAGATCGAATCTTCTAAGAAGAAAAAGAAAGGTATTTTCAGTTTCTTTAATGGATCTGGATCTGATATCCATACAACACAAAAGGGTAACTTCACTAAATTTGGTAATAGCACTATTGATCAAGATGGATGTGGACCTGCTGTTGCATCTACCGTCTTGAAAGCTTTTGGCAAGAATACTGATATTACAGATACTGCTAAATATGCTGAGAAGATGGGATATGTTGCAGGTAGCACTAAATCTGAACGTGGTACTAATGCATCTTATTTTGGAGATATCCTTGGAAGAAATGGAATTGATACTAAGTATACTGATAATAGGACTGATATTAATTCTGCTATTTCTTCTGGTAAACCTACTATTCTTCTTGGTGAAGATGATGGAAACAAATCTAAAACCAATAGTCCGTTTGGACCTAATCCTCACTACATTGTGGCAAGAGGCAAGGATAAGAATGGAAATGTTATTGTTGATGATCCTGAACTAAAGGGAACTGCTCTCTATAAGAAGAGTATTCTTCAGAAGACTAAACTTGGAGTTGTTGCAGGTGGAGATTCTGATGTTGATAGTTCTACAGCTTCTACTACTAGTAATAGTGGTATGGATGTATCTACTATTATTAATACCGGTATTAGTGCAGGATTCAATGCAATAGCAAATAAAGTTGGTGGAACATTTGGTACCATCGTTAATACTATTTTTAATGGCTTTAATAACTCTTCTACTAGTGGCGATTCTTCTGGATATAGCTATGGAGACACTAGTTCTTCTGGTGGTGGCTATGTATACACAGGAGATTCTCCTTTCCCGATCTGTACTGAAATGCCTAAGGCAAATGATCCTTACATCTCTTATTATAATACTAAAAGTCATGGTGGACAGAGTAATTGTAGACTTGGTAATCCTACTGATCCTACTTGTTCAGTTCTTTCTAACTGTGTTGGTTGGGCATGCGGTCGTTTTAACCATATCTATAGTATTATGAAGGGCGAAAAGACCATGAGGTATAGAGACTTCCATGCAGATGCTGGACAGATGTATGCTCTTGCTTCTAAATTTGGTCTACAAACAGGTTCTACTCCTCAGGCAGGTGCAATAATGGTTTGGGCTAGTACTGTTGGTAGAGCTGGCCATGTTGCTGTTGTTGAGAAAGTTATTTCCAGTGATGAACTTATGGATTCTGAATCTGGATTTAGCTCCTTCAAGTTTAAGTATAAATCTCGTAAGAGGGGTAGTGATGGAAACTGGGGCGGAAATTCCAAGTATAGATTCCTTGGATTTGTTTATAATCCTGCTGTTCAGGAATACTATGCTTCCCATAATTCTGTAGCTACTCCTAATGCTGGAAATGCAAGTGATAATGCTAAAGCTATCTGGAAACGTCTTAAGAGTAAAGGAATGAGTGAGACTGGTATTTCTGGTCTTATGGGCTGTTGGAAAAACGAGTCTAATTTCAATCCTATGAATCTTGAGAACAAATTCGAAAAGAAGTATGGCGGCGATAAAGAATACACTAATTATGTAGACTCTAACAATAAGTGGCCTGATAAAGCTAACGATGATGTTGGATATGGTTTGGCTCAGTGGACTGGTGCCAATAGCAATCCTAGAAGCGGTAATCGTAAGCATAATCTACTCGCTTTTGCTAAGAGTAAGGGAACTTCTGTTGGTGATCTAAATACTCAGGTTGATTTTGCTTATGATGAATTGAAAAATTCTGGTAAGTATACTAAGGCATATAATAATCTAATGAGTGCAAAAACTCCTGCTGATGCAGCTGCTGCAGCACTTGGAAATTATGAAATGCCTAGTCTGGGTATGGAAAAAGCTAAGACTAATAAGACTTGGTATCCTGTTCGTAAGAAGGGTGCTGAAGAGGTATATAGTGCTCTACATGGTACTGGTAGTGCACTTGACCGTCTTGATCAAGAAGCTATTGCTGTGGCTGCACGTAGATCTGGAAGTGGTTCTTCTACTAAGAATACTAAGATTCCTATTACTCATGATTTCACCAATCCTAACCATTCTTCTACTCCTACTGTAGTTAGAAAGAAAGCTTTGTCTAGAGGCTCTGCTTCTGATATTGATACTGTAGCAACTACAGTTAATACTTCTAGTTTGTCTGATGTTGAAAAACTTGATATTATTATTAAATATCTAGAACAGATTACTCAAAATACTAATAATAACAGTTCTCTACCTGCTATTGCAAGTATTTTGAATGGCATTATTAACAATATGGGATCTATTGCACAACTAGCATCTTCTGCTGGTGGTGCTGCGTCTAGTATTGGAGATATTAATAATTCTGCACAAGATATTCAAAATAATATTATGGAACAACTCAGAAATATGAAAGCAAAAGTTGAAGCTCTTGCATCTACACCGTAATTAAAATAATGGAGTTGGGTCTCACGGCCCAACTCCTTATTAATATTTTCTAATAAGAAAGGAGAAACAATTATGGCAGTTATTGCAGCATATGGTGGAACAGTTCTTGAATATGACAATAGTGCATCAGATACTAATAGTGATGATGCTGCTAATCAAGAAGCTAATACAAATAAATTCATTAGTGACATTCAACATGGTCTATCTCAACCTGGATTTCACAATCTTGCTACAAATATTTCTGGTATATTTGGTTTGCCGTATCAATTTTCTGCTGATGTAGATCCTACTATTCATGAGAATGGAGTCGATACTCATATTGGAAGAAAGTATAATAGTAAGATTTTTTCTATTATGCCTATTCTATTTCTATCTCCTGGTGAACCTAAGTTTATGGCTGACTATGGAAATAATAAATACAAGAGTATTAGACAAACCACTGCTGCTAAATTAGCAGGTATGCTTGATCTAGATCAAGATGAAACTGAACTAGATGATGGTAGATATTATTCTTTTGAATCGAATTTTCCTGAATATAAAAAATATGCAAATGCTTCTCTAAGAGCGCTTGCATTATATATGGGAATCGATAAAGTTGAAATTCCTATTCCTGGTGGTGGTGGAAATATTAGACTAGGAAAGATGGATATTGAAAGATTTTTAAATAGTGGATTCTCTAAATTCTTTGGTACACAAGTTACTGTGCCGTTCTTTCTAGATGCAGAAAATTCTATTAGTGAAAGTTTTTCTAATAGTACTACTGAATCTGCATTGTCGCAAACTGTTAATCAATATTCTCAGAATGCTAGAGAAATTCAATTTATTATGGGATCTAAAGATTTTGGTGGTCTAGCTGGAAATATTCAGCAAGCTACAACTGATGTATCTCAAGCGGTTACTGATGCTATTGGTGGATTAAGTGAAGCTTTTGCTGGAAAGAGTATGATTAGTAGAATTTCAGGTGAACTTACTACAATTATTACTGGTGGTAAGATTGTGTTCCCTGAGATTTGGTCTGAATCCGAATATGATAGATCTTATGATATTAATATCAAACTAAGATCTCCCGATCCAGATCCTGTTAGTATTTTTCTTAATATATACATGCCTATTATTCTCTTAATATCTATGGCAGCTCCTAGACAGATCGGTAATAGTTCTAACTCATATGAATCTCCCTTTATTGTAAGAGCTACTTATAAATCTATCTTTAGCTGTGATATGGGTATAATTACTGGTCTATCAATTAGCAAGGGTGGATCTGGTAACTGGAATTCTATGGGTATGCCTACTGTAGCAGACGTTACACTTAGCCTAAAAGATCTATATGGATCTATGCAAATTTCTAAGCGCATGGGTCTGCTAACCAATACTGCTCAGATGGATTACCTGGCTACAATGGCTGGCGTTGATCTAAATGAATTTGAACCAACTAGACAGGTTAAACTTGCTCTACAAATCATTGGAAATACATTTAATGATTGGGGTGATTATTTCTGGGGCGGTATTAAAAATACTGCTAATAAAGCCGCTGCAAAACATATATTCTCTAAATTTAGTGATACAAGATTCTTGTCATAAAAATATTCTGGAAGGGAATAACTCCCTTCCAGATTTTGTTTTATTATTTATAATATTTAGATATTATAAATATGAATATTTAAGGAGGATATTCATATTAAATTTTATTTATAATTTAGAAAGGATAAACTTATGGATTATAATAGGCCAGGAAAACAGAATAACGATGATTTATTTTATTCGCTTGATGTGCATGAATTTATAATTCCAGCTGAATTATTTCCTCTTAAAAGAAGTATTGCTAGAGTATATGGAATGGAAGGATTTGTAGAACCTCATATTCATATTTGTACTAATGGATATTCTGACATATGCATTAAACTTTACAAAAATGAATATTTTGGTAAACCTGCAGAATTCTTTGATAAATATCAATGTATGATCATTGATAAATTTATGCATGATAATTGGGAAGAATTAAATAATGCTTGGGATTCTAGTGATGGAAATATTGTATATTCTAAATGGGAAACACCTACTACTTGTCCAAATTATATCGATTCTATAACTATTGACAATATATTTGATGCTATTATTCCTGATACAATTGATTTACCTATTGGAAATGGAAGATTTAAAATAGCAAATCCACTTTCCTCTGGATTAATTGTAAATATTGATGTACCGGAATATAATAGTATACGAGTCAATATTAATGAAACAAGAGGAGTTGTAATAGTCTGCGATCCTAAAATTAATAGATCGTTTAGAGAAGAGATATATAATATTATCAATAATAAAATAAGATGGGGTTCTCCAATTAATAACCCATATCTATATTTATATCAATATATTGCAATGCATGCATTGCATGTTGGTAAAAATAATGATAATAATTATAAAGCATTATATTATAATAACAAAAAGATGAGATTTATATTTGAATAATAGAAATGGAACAGTTCCTGATGATTGCTGTCAACCAGATTATTCTAAAATTAGATCATACAAATAATTAATTAGAAGGAAGTAGAAATCAAAATCTACTTCCTTTTATTTTTTATTTTTAAAAGTACCAATAACGGTAGATTAATAAAAATCGAAAGGAGGTGTGTTTCCTTTGAGTAAATCGAGAAAAGAAAAAGCGGAAGAATATGATTTGAAATATGGATTTATTCCAAGAGATAATGATCAGAGATTAGCTTGGCTAATAGATCAATTCAAATTGACCCCTTCCAAAATGAATGATATAATTGAAAAGAAAAGAAATATGGAAACTTATCTTCAGTATTATACATATAAACTTGTTTTATATGAAGATCCTGAAGGAGCTAAGCGACCAAGATTCAGATTAGTAAATAGGAAAAATTATATGAACATGGCTATTCAAGCAAGAGATTTTGTTCATGTATATTCTCCTAATGCAGCAGATGATCATCGATTTATGCATAGATTAGTAGATCAAGAATTAATTCAGCTTAATGGGCTAATTTCTACACCTATGCAAGTATCAATAAACACATTTTCGCATACACCGTCTTATTTCAATCAAGCAGATACTATACTTGCCGAAATTGGTCTTCATAGACCAATGCAGAAACCAGATGTAGATAATATTGAAAAGAAATATTATGATGCATTTAATTATAATATTTGGCTTGATGATAGTCTAATAGTAGATGCTGATATACATAAATATTACTCAGTATTACCTAGACTTGAAATATATATTAGATATTTAAATTACATTACAAATTCTTATCAATATAATCAGATCGTTAATCGAAAAGATTATAAACAAGAATTTGGTGTAAGCTATTTGGATAATATGGGTAATCCTATATAAAGGAGAGTATTATAAAATGGAAGATCTTTTATTTAATGAATCTAATGAATGTACAGGTATGTCAAAAAATATTCAGTGTGCTAAAGCAGATAAAGGAAAACTTCCTATCTCTTTAGTACCTATGGAAATCATTAGGAATATTGCAGCTATTAGAAAATATGGTGAAGAAAAATATCATGCTCCTAATAACTGGGTTCTAGTAGATAAACAAAGATATATTGATGCTATGTGGCGTCATTTAATCGCTTATCAGGAAGGTGAAGAACTTGATGAAGAATCTGGGCTTCCTCATCTTTGGCATGCTGCATGTAATATGGCATTTATTCTTGAGATGGAATCTAAGAATTGGAATATCCATAAGCAGCTATTAATCAATTCTGACCCTAAACTTAAGGAGCAATTAAAAGAATATATGAATAAATCTAATAAGGAGGATAAATAAATGACTGCAACTTACTCTGATGAGATTACTAATATTATTAGTAATCTTCGATCCACTATTTATAATTCTGAAGAATTTGTTCGAAAGTTTACAGAATATATGAATAGAAATGGCATTGGCAATGTAGGCTTTGGATACGATCCTACTGGTGGTATTAATATCTATATTACTATTGAAAATTATAATCCGAATGATACTAAATATTCTTCTACTGTTTCTTCTGCTCTAGAATATGCTATTAATGAAATTGGTGATTCTGCTATTGATAGTTCTATTGTTAATAATCTAGCAAATATTATTTACGTTGGAAACAACACTCTGATGGTGAAAATATGAAATTAGTTGCATCGAAGGGTTCAAAAACTAAAGCATTTCATTATCAATACTGCAAATGTGCAAAGAATATTAAACCAAACAATAGAATTGAATTCAATAGTATAGATGAAGCAGAAGAACAAGGATATTATCAATGTCCACTTTGCTCTAGAATAATTATTAAGTATAATGAAGATCGAGTAAATATAGATAGTTATTTATGCTCTCATTATCTGAAAATGTATATTGAAGGCGGAGCAATGTACATTGATAATGTATTTTCTTCTTGGAAGATTTGTGCAAGACCTAGAGCAACAGATCTTATGCTGTATCATGCGAATACTGAAAATTATGGTGAGCTACCCATTAAGAATGGTCATCTAGTTCATCATTATCATATTCAGAAATATCGTGGTAAATCTGATATTCTGAGTATGCTAAAGTACATTATATCTCATGATAAATATAAGGTTAAAGTTCTAAATGATTTTAGAAGACTTCCTTGCTATACCCATAAACAGCGACTTATTCATGATACTGAGATGAGAAAGTCTCGCAAACTTCAAGAAGTATATAAAAGAAACTTTATTCTTAAAGTGAAACTAGAATCTGATGAATAAAAACAGGAGTAGATCATTGCGATCTACTCCTTTTATTTTATTTCAAATAGATATTATAAAATTGATAAGAATGAAACCTCTTATCAAAAATATTAAAAAGAAAGAAGAGAATTATTATGAGTGAAAAGAAAAACTTAAATGATTTTATAAACAAAAAATTTGGATGTTTAACAGTTATTGGAGTTGTAGAACCTAATACAATTATTAGGCAATCAAAAGTAAGAGTTAAATGTGACTGCGGCAAGGAATACGATAAGATACTAAAGAATGTATTACATTCTCCAAAAGCATGCTCAAAATCATGTAACTTATATTGTGTTGAACATGCAAAGAAAACTGTAGATAAATATATTAATAAAAAATATGGTCATTTAACAATACGATCATTCGTAGGAAGAATAACTACTCTTTCTTCTAGTCATGATAATGGTCGTATACGTCATAGACCTATTGTAAGATGTGAGTGTGATTGTGGGAGAATAATAGATCTTAAGCTATATATAGTTACTTGTGGATATATAAATACATGCGGGCAATGTAATCTTTCAAACGTAAAGCATGGGATAACTGTTGGTAGAGATCCTGTTATGGTTACATTAAATAGTACATATAATCATATCGCTGCTTGTGCCGGTGAATCTTCCATTTCAGGGTTCCAAGTTTCTAAAGAGTGGCTTAATAATGATGATCCTATATCTGCTATTCATAATTTTGTGAATTACTGTAAGCCACTATACGAAAAACTTATGAATGATGGTACTCATAAGCGTATTTTTATTCATAGAATAGATATCGATAAACCGTTAGGACCAGATAATGTCTATCTTGATCATCATAGATACAATATTAATTATTCTGGTAAAATAAATTACTAAATAAAAAGCCGAGTGGACTAAATATCCACCCGGCTTTATTTTTTTTTACTTAATAGACTTTAGCGTATCTTCAATATACTTAATATCAACCTTTTCAAGCTGAATAGTACTAACAGTTTCGAGTAGAGCATACATGCAACGAGCAGATTCCACAATTGCATCCATATCAAGCTTACCACTCTCATCAATCAGAGTGCCCTTAGCATCTTCATTTTTGAGGGCAGCTTCAGATAGATTGCGAACCATACGATCAAATACGCTACGATGGCCTTCATGCTGAATTTGATAAATTTTATTCTTAGCAAGACGAGTTTCAGATTCCTCGACTTCCTCTGCATAATCATTATCATTAGTACCCTTAGCCATCTGGATACGAGAAGCAGTTTGCTGTAGAACAGTCTTAACGTTCTCCTTATCCTGCTGATTTTTATTGATGAAATTCTCTTCAGCATCAGATACACGCATACGAATCAGACTAGTAATATCATCAACGTTTTCTGTGTCATCAATATCATCCCAGAAACTATCAAGACTATTAGAATCAATATATTGAGTTTCAGGCTCAATAGTAGCATCTTCTGTAATAGCCTTAAAGTGCTTATCAATCTGATTATAGCAAGTACGAAGGAAACCATTTTCAGAGAATCTCATATTCTTTAGAATAATAGGTTCTCCAACCTCATTGATATAATTTTCAATAAGGTTCTCACAGATAGCATACTCACGTTGAGTATAATTGGGAATAGAACCTACGCACAACTCCATGAGCATCTTCTTAATAAGAGACTTCTTAACATCATGCTTGAAATTATAAAGTCCATTAACAGCTGCTTCGTGCTTAGCTTTTGCATCTTCACGATCAACAATACGCTTATTGAGCTCTTCACGCTTCTTCTGAATAGTAGCTTTTACCGCTTCTTCTTTTTCCTTACGCTTATTTGTAAGATATTCGCGATCTTCCTTGAGACTCATTGTAATATCCTCCTATATAATTAAATTTCAGATACATAGATATTGATATCAGGAGTTGTAGTACCATCATTAGAGAGTACATTATTTACATTCAAGAATTCTGGAGCTGTATGAATAGGAATCTGAGAATCATCCAGTTTATAGATATGCTGGATGTTAGCACCATAATCATTAAATCCAAGATACTCGAAGTAAGTAATTTGCTCTTTATAGTTGGTAGTAATCTGTGTAACCAGATTAGGAATATGCAACTCACTAAGATCATTTAGATCTTCGATATAGTCCTTAATTTCCTGAACAATATTATTCTTTGTATAAGAGTCATTCTCTGCAACCAACTTGACTCTGAAGTATAGACTAATATTGACACGATCAATATATTCAATAGTATCATCGAGTAGGCCATTATTGTCTTTATCTTTGATAATATAGAATGTATTGGAAGGTCCATATGTATTGAATAGCTTAAAGTCAACTCCGAAAGAATTTTCAAGTTTCTGTATAGCAGATTCAATATAAGCTTTTCTATAATTCAAAGCATTGATTGCAGATTGAACTAGAATCTCATCTTGGCAATAATCGTATCCAAGCATAGGAACGCTTGCAACATAATAACCTTCAAGATTCATTCTAGTAGTACTAGTATCATCTTCTGCCTTTTCTATATCTGTACCATAAGGTTTAACTCTAGAACCCATAATTTCAGAATAATTATGATACATAGTAACACCGTTGACAACGTCAAAGATGTTAGTAAGTGTCCAATTCTTTAGACCAGGACAAATAGCATCGAAGCCATTTCTAGAGTAAACTCCATTAGTATCGGGTATAGCACACAGAACATAAATCTTCATCTCTGTAGTAGGATTAAAGAATCCATATTCTGTCAAAGCAGGTTGAGTACTTGTAGCTTTAATAGTAACAGGGGCATCTGCATCAGATCCTGCATAAGAAATTTCAATTTCGTCTGCAAAATCAGTGAAAGAAATAACTCTATAATCAACTTTCTTACCATCTTTATCAAGAATAGGATCGAAGCTTAATGCATTTGCATTACTAGAAATAGCATAGTCATATTCACTAGGAACTTCAAGACCAAGATTTGTAAGAATAGTAGATAGATTTACAATGCCACCATTATTCATTCTATAGGTGTTTTTATCATTAGAAATAGTAACAGTGTATTCTGATTGGCCACATACTTGAACGTTAGAAACTCTGATATTATTATCTTGATCAAAGATATCTTCAGCAGAGAAATCTTGACCAAAAGTAAATGTATAATCAGAATCATCATAGCTTAGTAGATTTAATGCTCTGTATCTGTAATTAGAATTATTTCTTCTAAATACAGCAAATGCTTTAATAAGAGGAGTTGCACCTTCCTCTTCAGGAATAATGCCAAGATCATCTTGAACAGATTGCATAAATTCAATCTGAAGAGAATATTTATCTTTTCTATCTTCACAGAAGGGTCTAGTCCAATGAAGATTAGTGGAGATAAATTGGATATTAGATTTATCATTAATATAATCAAAATGTAGATATGGATTTTCTTCCATAGACATCATGTAAAATGCTGAATATAGACGATATCCATTAATATTAACTGCATAAGGATTAGTATAGATAAATCCTTTTTCTTTCTCAATAGTAGATTCTTTGGGCTCATACTGATATTGCTTACCATTATATTTCAGATAATTACTGAAAATCATATACTCCAAACCCTTAGATACTTTTACTGTAATCTTAGGAGTATAGTTAGTGCCAAGAGACTTATAAGAGAATTTATAAGTAATCTGAGTACCATTCTTGATAGCAAGAATATTACTTATCTCATCAATTCTCGGAGTATAAGTGGTATTGATATCCTTATAAGTATTTTCAGATCCCTCATAAATATAAATACCATTTTCAATAGCATAAACATCTTGAGTGATCTTGATAGTATAAATTTTACCATCAATAGAAACATTGATACTAGTAGGACCAGTAAGACGTTTCTTTACTTCAATGATATATTCATTACCACTAATCTTTTTCTCAGGTACATCTGGATCATCAGGTTCAGATTCAGTTTCTTCTACATGATCAATGACATAGTACCAGTTATTCTGAGGACGATCATTAATTTCAGGAAGATCTTCTTCATTAACAACACTTAGTGCATAATCATTATCATCATCAGACTCTTGCTGTTCTCCACCACCAGGAACTTTAGAAGAATTGACGATACCCATATACCATTCGTTCTCTTTACGATCCTTAAGATCAGGCATATCTTTTTCTGCAGTAACTTTGATATTATATTTATCAAGTTTGCCAGCAGGAGTATCAGATGCTTCTTTGTCTATTGTAGATGATTCCAAAACGTTACCATACCAACTATTCTTTTCTCTCTTACTTATAGGAGGAATGGTATCAGGATTAACAACATTGAATTTATACTCTTTCTTAGTTTCAACTGGCACACTAGGTGTATCAGTATTAGTAGTATCTTCTTTATTAGGATCTTTAATAATTGGATTTTCTACTGTACCATTAGAAGTAACAGATACATAGTTTTCATCAGAAGATACACAATCAGTAACCTGACCACTATATCCTAGAGAGTTAAGAACAGTGGATAGATTTACTTTTGTAAGCTGATTTAAACTATATTTATTTTCTCCTTCACCGAAATAGATAACACCAGAAGTCTTTTCATTAAGTCTTCTAATAATGCCAAATTCAATTTTGGTTCCAGTAGGTTGATCTGTAACAACAATAGGAAGAGAATCAAATTCTGTTGTTTTACCTTCGATAGTGTAATAAGCTTTAACAAAATCAAGATTAGGAAGATACTTATCTCTTACCTTGATAATAGAATTATCATATCTAGTTTCATAACTGGCAGTGTATACATAATCATTGCCAACACCCATCTGAATATAATTTTCTACTATTTTAGATTCTGTTTTACTATTAGTAACAAATTCTTTATCATATGCAAGGGTGCCATTAATATCTCCTGTAGTCTTATCAGGGAAATAATGAGTAGGAAATGCTACTCCATCAACATCAAAAGATACGCTAAAAGGAGCTTTAGTTTCATCTACTACTTCAACAGTGATAATTCCTTGAACTACAGTACCATTGGAGACAGAAGGGCCATCGATTTCATAGCCTTTATCAATGATAGGCTTATCATTGATATATCCAATGCCATCTGCACCTAGTCTAAAGCATGTACCAGCAGGCAATAGATATCTAGGAGAATCAACTTCATTGATTTTAGATTCAATGAGAGCACTCATAGGAACTTTAATATCAATAGTATTACTAGGAAGAATATCTCCATTAGTATCTTTAGCTACGAAGTATGCGTAATAAACTCGCTCAATCTGATTATCAATTTTCTTTTGAATAACAATTCGAGCAGAATCAGAATCTAGCATTCCAAAATAGTTATTCAAATCTGTAATAGTAGTAAGAGATCCTCTAGAAAGTGCTTCTTTAGGAATAATTCCTTGTAGTTCTTTCTTAGATTTTCTATCAATACCACCAGAAGAATTGGTAATAGGAGTAAGTCTACATGTAATATTTCGATAATTAAAATTTGTAGATTCTAGAGTAACGTCTACATCTTTACCATATGTAAAGTTACCACCAGAGCCTTGACAAGTTTTAACTAGACATTCTACAGTAGCATTTAGACCAGGCATATATGACTGTCTGTCAAAACGCACTCTGATAAGATTAGTATCGATATATTGATACCAACAATAATACTTAGATTTAGTATCACTTGGTACAGAGCTTCCTTCAAATACAGGAGTAATATAGTAATCTTGATCAGACTCTTTAGAATGAATCTCGAAATATGCAAGTTGATTTTCAAATTCAAAATTGATAGTTTTGTTATCAATAATATTTGAAGTAACCAACTTTTTGGAAACTGTGTTATGTTCAACCTGAGCAAGAATTACTGTTAGATAAATATATGCTTCATGGTTGACAATGACAACATTAGGAGGACTTAGATATTGATTTTCTACATTGATAGTAGACGTAGGTACATCTCTATTTGCAGGAATTTCATATTGAGCAGTATAAGTATTTGTAGCTTTCTTCTCAATATAAATTCTTTTTAACTTAATATCATATTCCAGATGAAATTCATAGTCACCAATCTCTAGAGGACATTCTCTATCAATGGTAAATATATTATTTTCATCAAAGTAATCAGCAATATCAGATTCTTTGATAGCTAGAAAAGCAGTCATCTTTGCAGGAACAGCATTGATGTTTTCGATATTCATCATTATTGCATGAGTAATAACGTTTCTTTCTAGCCTTGCTCTGGAAGGAAAAACTTCATTACATAATTCACCAGTCATTTGAACCTGAGTCTGAAGTCTTTTTGCCTCTAGAGCACCAAGATATCCATATGTACCAATTGCTAAGGTTTCTTCATTTTCATCTGGAAGAAATACCGATTTGACATCTTCAACCAATGATGACAGATTGTAGATATCAGAATTAACTGTTTTCTTTGCCATCTGAAATTCTCCTTATCAATTTATTTTTTAGCATACCATCTGAGACGATATTTGCTTCTTGAATCAGTTTCAAGAACTCTTCCATCGACTAGAGCAGCACAAGGAAGAGTACCATCTATCCATTCAGTAACACCGACATTATATTTCATGCCACTAAAAGATTGTTCTGATGCTCCTAAGCTCAAAGAAGAATCATAACCATGATTTCTACCATAAAGCATATCAGATTTTCTATTATGTTTAACTACAGGAAGCCAATCGTTCTTATTGATTCCGTTTTTGTTCAAAACTTTCATCATAAGATAATTAAATTGACTTAGTATAGCAGGAGTCATATCTTCAATAAACGCTGCATCAAAACTAACAGAAAAAGTTAAGCCGTCACTAAAAGATGCATCCTGAAATGCATCTCTAGGACATGATGTTGGATATACACCCCATAAGTAAGCCCAATAAATTAGAGTTTCCATATCTTCATCTACAATGAATTTATATATACCCATTGTATTATGAAGACGTTTATATTTATAATAATCTAAACTAGGAGGAGTTACTAGACCAGATTTTCTAGCAATATGATATTCAGAATATGCTTTGAAAAATTGGTAAGTACTCAGGCTTTTATCATCGACAAATTCTAGTGAGAAACTGTAGTTTTCATCAGAGGGTTCAGAATCTTGAAGATACTTATAAGCTGTTCCATATATAGTAGCAGGATTGTCCATAGTTTGCGAATTAGAAGAATCCAAAGGCAAAGCACTATTTACAGAAAAACTTAAAAGATGACTAAATGGATCTACACTGGCAGTAGCACTCTTTTGAATTTCTGGAATTATATCAGGATTTGTATTAAGCAATCCAACGAAATAAGAATTATTCGCTAGTTGTGGATTAAGCCTATAACCATTACCAGCAATAGTATTAGTCTTTTGAAATCCACCCATAGTATACAAAGTATCTGATGTAGATTTTCCATAAGGCACTACTATATGAAGATCAGGTTTGACAAAGAATAGATATTCTCTTCCTCCATTTACTCTTCCATATGGATCAAGTATCCGGCCAAAACGAGAGTATTTATTAAATTTAGCATCTTTAATATCACTCTTGGAATAAATTCCACGAGAGTGCATAAGCTCATCAGTTACGTAGTCCTGAGCTAATACATCAGTATTACTTTCACCTTGACGTATTGTCTCACTAGTATAACTATATTTGCTATTATTAGCCAATACCTTTTCCTCCTTTTCTTATATAATAAATATTATACGGATGTTCCAGAGCTAACATATTAGAGCCTTTAAAGTACCCTATAAAAAGATATTATAATTATGAGAGATATGAGAATATTTCTCATAAATTTTAAACGAAAGGTTTGATTAAAAATGGTAGCAAATGGATTTAGTATTGGTGAGGTTTTAAAGGATGCAATGCCTGTAATCATCGACACTGTAGTATATGGTGTATGTGATGTAGGCAAGAGGTTTGTCAATAATTATGATAAGAGAAGAGATGTGGATTTCACTCCTACTCAGTCTATTAAAGGTTCTTTTGTAGAAACAAAAAACTACTATTGTGATACTATCATGGGAAGAACTCCTGTAGAAGATAAACAGGCAGTGTATTTCATGAATCACAAGAGAAGAAAATTTTAAAGAAGAAAGGAATAAAAATGAATGAATCAGTGATACTTGATCCTAGATTTGCAGCTCTTCTTAAACATGAAGAAATGCAAAGAACTTTAAGTAATTCTGAAAAATTGATGATCGAAGATAATGGATATAATGAAGCTATGAATGAGCTTTGTGAATCTATGGTCTTTGTTGATTCTGAATATGTTCAGGATTGGTCAGCTGATAAAGACTATGATCCAGACATTAGAATCGAATACTTTAAGCATACGATCAATGGTAGTAGGTTAAAGTATTTATTCAAACAATGTGGATGGTCTCTTATCTTTGATAATACAAATGTAGAAAGGGATAATAGTACTGCTCTTATAGTAAACAAAGAATGGGTGATAAATAATATAATCGATGATCATGAGTATGCTCTTTTTATTTATACAAATAAAATGAGCACTGTTGATCTCAATATTGAAAGTAATGCACGTTTAAGAAATTTGTTTATAAATGATAATACAAGTGCATATCTTCATCCTGAATTTGGATTTATGCTATCGGATATTGATGAAGAGAGGATGTTAAATAGAGCACTAAAAATAGCTAATACAAAACGGTATAAAAAGGCTAGTAAAAGAATTCAAGAATCTATTGTTTACGTAAATAAAAGTATTGATGATAATCTTACAACTGAAGATTATCGTGATAAATTTGTTGTAGATGATAGAAGATGGAAGGGATTTATTAAAGGTAAACTTCTTAGAAGATATCTTGCTCATTGCAAATACTTTGTATTCGTTGATATGGATGGAGTATTTAATCAGGTTCAAGGTATTAAAACTATTAGCTTTAATAGAATGAATTCTTTGCTGGAATATATAGATGATAATGAGAAATATCTCGTTGTCTACTACAATGACGGCATAAGTGTAATTCCCATGCATCAGCATAAGAAATAAATAAAAGTCTCTGGAGCCCAAAATAGGCTCCAGAGCATTATTTTTTATTTTTTAACATTAGTATAATATTAGTAGGCCTAAAAAGGAGGTATTATAAATGGATAGTTTGCGCGAAGCAAACAGCTATGGCTTTGATGATATGGTTGACATGGCAAAGGGTCTTAGCAATGTTGCTACACAGCGATATCAGAATACTAGTGGTAATAATTCATATTCTTATTCATCTATCGCAAGAGCAGCATCTAAGCTTATTGCTGTATTTCCTGTTTTGACAAGTCGTACTGTAAGTATGTCTTCTGCACATGCTGTTTCTAAGTATATTGAGCAGATCTCTTGTCAGTTCTTTATGCTGGCTCTACAGCAAGCTAATATTAGTAATGTTAAAAATGGTATTGATTACCTAAGAAATTTCCATCAGAATCTAGATCTTGGTGATGATAATAGTAATGCTATTATTGCTACTATGCAATCTTGGCTAGATGCTTATGAAAGAGGAACTTTTGAAAATGCTACAATTGCTGGTTCTATGAATGCAGAAGCTTTTGCTGAAGCTTCTGTTGATCCTTTCATGTTCCAAGCTGATAATGTTAAGATTAGTTCTACTGATATTAGAGATCTAGTAAATCTAATGCATGAAAATGCAAATATTGAAGTTCTAGATACTAATCTTAATCCTGTTTCTGTTAATGACTATATAGTTAGAGAATTTGCTAATGGTACTTATAAGGTCACGATGGGATACATGGATCTCAATGAGGCTAAGAAGTATACAGGCAAAGTAAAGAATAACTATAATAATGGTAATAATCAGAATAGTGGAAATAGTAACCAGAATAATAATCAAACTCAGCAAAAAGATTATTCTGGATATATAGCTGCCAGAAATAAAGCATCTGATTACGATGATCAGAAAGCTAGCGCACGTGAAGAGAAACGCCATAACAACCAGACTGCAGAAGAAAAACAACGCCATGATAATAAAGAAGCAGAACAGAATAACCAATTTAAGAATCAGAAAGAACTCGAATCTATTAAACGTAAAGCAGAAGAAGAGAAAGCTGCTAAAGAGCGTGCTGATAGCCAATATAATACCCAAAGAGCTCAACAATTTAGATATGGCTCTGCAATGATTCTGAAAGATCAGGATATCAAGAAGATGAATGACGCCGTTCCTTCTATTCTTGTTGTCCGTTTTTATCAGCGTGATAATAATGGTGGTATCTCTGATATTCCTACTGAATTTCTAATTGGTGTTAAATCCAAAATTGTTCCTATTACTACTACTGAGATTCTTCGTCGTATTATGAACGATAATAAGGATGGCCAGAAATTCTTGAAGTTCATGCGTACTATTACTGGTGAGCTTAAAGCATCTGAAGTTATTCTTGGATTGTCTCGTATTACTGATGATGTCAAATCTTATAAGGTAAAGGGAGCACGTGGAGACCTTTGGACACTGCTTCAGAATAGAGCTGCTGCCGCTAAATCTCAAATTAAGTCTGGTAAGCATAATGATTTCTCTGCTATCACTACAGTTTTGATTTCTCAGGAAGATGTAGATGAACTATATCGTGAAGAGAATTTGGATATCAGTGATCCTAAGAATGCCCTAAGATTTATGAGTTCTTATAATCTTATGGGATTCGCTATTGTAGATGATTCTAATGAGGTTCTGCATCTATTGCTTGATAATGGTAGTAAGAGTTTCGAAGATATCTCTTATACTATGCTTGAGAGAGAAACTCAAGATGGTGGTACTTATAAGAAACTTATTAATCTAATGGCTTCTTCTAGATAAATTGAAAGGAGGATATTTGTAATGATTACAGGTGCAGAATATATGCAACTCGTAAGTGAAGCATATGATCTATCTGATTATTATACTAAGAAGAATGTTCTCTTTTGCAATGAAGCTAAGAGGCAAGCAAATATTGAAAACATTGTTGGTAGACTTTATAGCCATATCAAGAATGATGTAACTGGAATTGACTTTGGTACCATTCCTCGTTCTAAGGGAGTAATTACTAAGGTTGAAAATTATGCAAGTATTGTAGATTGCATTAATAGTATTCATGATCTTGTTAAGAGCTATAATGAACCTACTAAGCCTGTAGATGAACTATCTACTGCTATTAGTAATATTCATGATAGAGAGCGTCTATTTACCAAGGCATTTACTCTTAACATTGAATTTCCTATTATGCTATATAATATGACAGTAATGTCTATTATCACATCTACTTCTCTTTTGATCTCTTCTTCTGTAGAATTCATTAAGAATGGCCATGATTCTTTCAGTGTTGCACTCGATAAAACTGGTTATATTAAGTCTAGAGACAATTTGACTCTGGAGTATATTAATCAATTTAATCGTAACTGTGCTAATGGCACTATTGATAAACTCATTAATGGATGCATTAAGAGTAATATTACTAGTACTGGTGAATCTGCTACAGGAATCAATGAAGATGGAATTTTCATTGATTATGATGAAAATGGTAATAAGACATTTACCGACTTTACTAAGGCTATTGTAGGTGCTGCTACTGGTGCTAGTGCTGGTCCTCTACTTACATCACTAGCAGCAGCTGGACCTATTGGAGCATTCATTGCTACAGTAGTTGGTGCTGGTATGAGCGCTATTCTGTTCATTTGGCTTCTTCGTAAAGTTGCATTCTTTACTCTTAAGACTCGTATGGATGTATCTGATTGGTTTGAACTTCAAGCTAATTATCTGCAGATCAATGCAGAAAACCTTAAGTATCGTGAAGATGAAAAAGGCGATGATCATAAAAAGAAAGTTTATGATCGTCAAATTAAATGGGTTGATAGATTTAGAAAGATTGCTAACGCAATTGCTCTTAAGAACTCTAAAGCAACTAGAGAAACTGAACAGAATGAAAAAGAAGAATCTAAACATCGATACGATGAAGATGATCAAACCACATATGGTGATGATAATGGTGGCGGATTATTCTAATTCTTAAATATATAACTTTATAATAAATCTCAGGAAAGGAGAAACTACTATTATGAGTATTTTTAATAGTCTTCTTCATGAAGATACTTGGCATAAAGATGAGCCTCACAATACCTGGGATGATAGCCAGGAACAAGATGATAATAGTGGATTCGGAGATACTGCTTCTGACATTAAGCATAAGCAGAATTCATTTGCAGATGAGAGTGCAGATGTATTTGAAGAATCCACTGAAGATTCTGGTTTTGATGGCTTTGGAGTCGACAAGCTCGGTCGCCCTGCTAAGTATGGTCTTGACGCTGGTATCGCTGCTGCTGATCAGTTTGCAGATGCTAGTGATGGAAAAGACACTGATGTAGATTTATCGTTCCATGATTCTTTTCATGAAGATTTCTCTGGATTTGAAAAGGACGCAAGTCTAGTGAATGAATCTGAAGAGATCCCTGTTGATCCCAATACAATTCCTCAATTCAACAACGAAGATGACAACTTTGAAGCCAGCTTCGATGATGGATCGTATGTCGATGGAGCAAGCCCTGCTGAATTGGCTGAGGATGACAGTATTGACGAGTCCACAACAGGTTGGGACGATCTATATTAATTTTTCCTTACGATCGTAATTTTAAACAAAGGAGATTAAATCATGATTGTTAATGTTATTAGTGGTCAGAGCTCTGGCTATACTAACCCTAATCCGTTTCCTGGCATGAGCCTGGCAGAGGCTTGTGGCATGGCTCAGGCATATACTGCTGATGCACTGAATGAGATGAACATGAGCATTCTGCTGAATGAGCATGCTTATCTGCTGGAGAACGGCACTGAAATTCAGTATGTTAACGAGGCTAACTATCAGCTGAAGGAAAAGATCAAGGGTGCTATTGATAAGGTTACCAAGACTGTCTCCGATATGTGGGACAAGCTGATTACCTGGGTTCAGGATCGTGTTGAAGATGTTCGTGAGTTCTTCAATAAGGCTGGTATTAACAAGAAGAAGCTTGATAATATCATTGCTAATTGGAGTAACACTGCAAAGTATAATAAGGAAATTACTAATTGGGTCGAGAAAGAAGATCTTAACAAAAACGTTGCTAATTTCCTTGCTATTGATGCTAACAACTCTAATGCTAATGCTGAAGCTTCTGATGTTAAGATGAAAATCAAAAAAGCAGTTGTGACATCCAAGAAGAATGTAGAAATTAATAAGGGTATTCTAACACACGCAGAGAATATTGTTTTTAATACTGATAGAACTATTTTTAATGAAATTCGTAAATCTAAAGCTACAGCACTAAAGACTCTTAATGATGCTAAGAAGGATATTAGAGAAGAAAATGATGAGGATAAGAGTGATAAGTTGAAGGCGGTTAATGCTACATGCAGATATATCTCTCTTGCATCTTCTGAACTTATTAAGTGGTATCATTCTTATGTTGGTCAGTATGTTGAGATTCTGAAGTTTGCCCTGAAGAATAAGTCTATCGCCAAGGATACATATGATGGTGATAAGGATCTTGATAAGGCAATGCATGCTTGGGCTAAGGGTACTGATAAGTATACATATGATTATATTAAGCAGCGTTTCACTGATGGAGACGCCAGATTCACCAGAGATGAAATTATGAAGCATAATGACGATAAGCCTCTTCAGGGTCAGCATAATTCTGCTATCTTCTCTGATGATCGCTTCTTCCCCGTCTATTAATTTATAATAATTACTATATAAAATTACCCAGAGGGTCTTAAGACCCTCTGGGTTTTATTTTAATAATATATAACCGATACGATCACAGATAAATCTTTACTGTATGTATAATCTAATATAACTTTTATGTCATAATATTTATTTCCAATATTTAATGATGGAATATTACCAGTTACAACACTAGCCATACCAATTAATTTATAAAAAGATATTATAATATTGAATACAAATTAGTAATAATAAAAAGAAAGAAGATAATATTATGAAAGTATTTAATATTATAAATGAAAAAGTTACTCCATATTCAAAGCATCAAGATATTAAATCTGCTAAACTAGATAAATATAAAATGGTTATTGTAGGTGAATATCATAATAATTCAATGATTGGTATTTATGATAAACTTTTATCTCAAAGTAAATATGATTATCTTTTAGCTGAATTTGCTTATGCTGATAAAGCTCTTACAAGAGAAGATATCAAATATAAGATGGACCATGCTACTAATGGCGGGAGGGGTCCATGTGATTATCAATATAATTATTGGCTATATGAATTAGCATATAAATATAATATTCCTTTAATTGGAATAGATAGAGGAGATACTAAGAAATTTAAGTCTAGAGAAGAAGAGTTTAAAACAAGAGAAACTATAATGATAAATACTATTCAACAATATTCAGGAAAAGGAAGATGTTTAGTACAATTAGGAGATGCTCATGTAAGAAGCATTCCTATAAGTAAAGGATATATAAAACAATATAATTACGATGATGAATTCTATGAAGGGAATATAGATAATCAAACAGTATCTTTTGTAAGTCCAATATATAAGAAATACGCAAATGATCCTAATGTAATGATATTTAGAATTAGAAAAGAATATGAAGATGAGCAAAGATTCTTAAGAGAAAATTCATAATATAAAGAACCAGTAGAGAGAAATCTCTACTGGTTTATTTTTTTTTTTGATAATCTGACGCTTCTACTAAGATTAAAAATATAACAGTAAAAGTGTCAAGTTATTTTTCTGTACCAGGAACGCCAATATCTGCTGTATTAATATATAATGGTACTAATTATCCTGTGTGTAGTATAACAATGAATAATAAATATTATACTGAAAATTTATATTATATATGTGCAAATACTGGATATAATTCACATGATGTTGATAACTGTGTATCAGGTACAGCAATAATTTATTATATATAAATAAAATCCACTAGAGAAGAATCTCTAGTGGATTATTTTAATTCGAATATGTTTTACTATATACTATATTGAGAATTTATAAATACTTATTTACTTTCGTCAACTCCAATATTTGCCTTTAGGCCATATCTACGAATTCCAGTCATAAGTTGCATTGCCCAATCGTTCTTAACATCTCTGCCATAATTCTGACTGCCGAGATTATTTTTATTAAGAGCATCACTGGGAAATACAACATGGATATCATCACTTGCCATACCAGGGATATCAGATTGATAAGTATCTACAATATCTTCTGCTGCTTCACCAATAGTCTTACCAGAAGCTTCTACATAAGTCATAAACTCTACAGCTTCAATGAAAAGACTTGCTTTCTCTCCATCTCCAGACTTAGCAGCAGTAACCTTTAGATTCTTAGGATCTGCAGCAGCATTCTTCATGGTCTTATAGATATCACCAGTAATAGGACAAATATTATCAAAGATATCTAGAAGATTATTAGAAGAAAGAGTATTATCTAGATTTGCTCCAGTCTGATCATTGGTATCACATTCATAGATAGTATGAAGTTGTTTCATATTAAAATTCATAATAATTGTCTCCTTTATGAAAAGTTTTGAGAATTATTATGATGTGAAATATCGTTATATATATAATGATTTTGAATTAGATATTATAAAATTGAAGAAATAGAGAATAATGTACTCTATTTTAAATTATCTAAAATAAAGGAGAATTACAATGAGAGAAAGATTTATTACTACTATAAAAGATGATATTATGGTTAGTTTATTGGGATATTCTTCTGATAGTAAAACATGTGTTATGATTGAAAGTTATAGTTATAATGATTATCTATCATATGTTATTACAATTAGAAATATTATATTCGATATTAATGGAGGTAAAAAGGTTAAAATTAGTAGATATAATTTTGAAAGTTATGAATGTGCTAAAGATAAATATGAGCAGTTCAAATCTATTGCATTTTGTAACAGTAACAAAGTATTATCTGGTAGAAGGATGCGTAAAATTAAATTAAATAATGATGATATGATAAGATATTTTATTAATTGTCATAATATTAATACAACAAATAGAATGATTGAATCTTTGGAATTTATTAGTAAAAAATTAGATTCTGATAATAAAGTAGTCATTACCATTAGACTTTTAGAAAATATATATGAATTATATATCAATGTCAATAATAGTGATTCTATCACTCTTGGAGATGTATGGATAAGATGTATTGATCAAAAAAGAAAAGAATACTTGGTTGACAAACTTTATAATGATCTATTCGGAAAACCAGACTATAATCTTTTAAGTATGACACAATTATCTCATATTTATATGACTTCTTCTGATATTGAAAACTTTAGAACAAAATTCAATGATTTTTGCAGTAATAGTAATATTGAAAAGCACGATGAAAGAAGATTGATTAAGGCAATTATTGATATTATAAAAGAACATATTTGAGATATCATAAAATAAAAGCATGAAATCTAATTTCATGCTTTTATTTTTTTTTTGAATGATCTGACGCTTCTACTAAAATTAAGAGTATAGATTTTAAATCAGGACAAAAGTTTACATTAGGAATTCCAATATCTGTTGCAATTAAAGAAAACTATTATAATTATATTGCATTTATATCTAAATCATCTTGGATATATTGTATTCATTTTACTTTAGGTAGTAATACATCAACTTGGACGGATGATAATATATCTTGTATAGTGTATTATATTTAATTATAAACCAATAGAGATTTCTCTCTATTGGTTTTTCTTTTTTTTGAAATATATTAAAATTATAATAATTTGACGCTTATCTTCTTAAGTCTGGTGGAACAATGACGGGTACTATTAATTTTGGTAGTGCTAGTTATTATGTAGATAAAAATGGTGTAGCAAAATTTAGTAAATGTTATGGTGCTGTATATAATGACTATGCAGAATTCTTCCCTAGAGGAGAATATACAGAACCTGGAGATATTATTGCTCTTGATCTATCTTCTGATAAAGAAAGCTATATTAAAGCTACTAATAAAAGTAGTATTATTGCAGGTGTTCATTCTGATGAATATGCTATGATTATTGGTGGTGATCAATATGATAATAGTGATGATTATATTTCTAAGAATATTAAGAAATATATTCCTGTATCACTATGTGGCCGTGTATACTGTAAGTGTATTGGAGAAATTCATCGTGGAGATACTATTATAGTTTCTGATATTTCTGGAGTTGGTAAAGCAAAACTTCATGATGAAATAGTAGAAAATACACAAATTGTAGGATATGCAGTCGATGAAGATCTTAATACAGATATTCGTCGAGTACGCATTCGTGTAAGAGGGTAATATTATGGGTATTAAAAAAAGCGAATTAATTAATGCTAGTGATTTTACTGCACTTAAGAAACTCGTAAAATCGGAGATTACACGTAGATCAAATTCAGCAAGTGTTGGAAGTATGAAATCCTATAATGGAACTTCATATGATTATACTACTACACCAGCTCAAGGTAAAGATATTAAAATCAATTTAGAACACATTCAAAAGATTACTAAACCTTTGGATGCTGTTACTGGTAGTAATACAACTCCTGATAAAAATGCTAATGTTATTGCTAGTGTACTTACAAATGCTACTACATCAGTAGGCAATCTTTCTAAAATTGCTAAAGATGCGACCTCTACTGGATGTAAAGCATCTTGTAGTGGATTGTGCAATACTGGTTGCTATGGTGGTTGTAAAGGATGTTCTGGAAATTGTAAAACAAATTGTAGTGGAGGATGTAACACTACTTGCTCTGGATGTAGTGGAGGATGTAGTGGAGGGTGTGATGGATGCGAAGGGTGTGGATCTGGATGTGCTCATACTTGTGAATCTTGCTCTGGATGTGGATTTTGGTTAATGTAATGGAGGATATTTTATGATAGATATTACTAATGATACCTTTACTATAAATTATTCTAAAAATGATAAATTCTTTAAAAAGAATTTCTTACTTAATAGATTTCTTTCAATGGATCCAATTACTAAAGATATGCTTATTATTTTTGATAATATATCTAAAGAACCCGAATTTTGTTATATAGATTATTTTTGCACACTTTGTCATTCTGACTTTTCTATTAATATACATGATTATGCAAAATATGTAAGTTCTGTAGTATCTAGTATTTTTTCAGCATGTAATTATGATGCTACAGATGAAGAAATACTTCTTACTATATATACAATTACTTTAAAGACATATTCAGATAAATGCAATTTTACTGTTATTGATGGATTTCCTATAGATAATAATAAAATAAACATTTTTCTAAGTATGAGTACAAATTCTAATTTTCATGTATATTGTCTTTATACTGTGCTACGTTCAATTGCTAATAAGATGATTGAAGAAAAGGATAGAGACAATAGTCTTCTTATCAGGATTCTCGATAAAATTTTTTATATAAGAGATCGATATGAATCTCTTAAAACTGAAACTACAGCTTATCATCTGATTGAAATGGAGACTAATAATAATGCAGAAAAAGAAAGTTAATATTGATAAAGAGCAATCTATTACAATTGAAAGACTTCATTATATTATGATGAGTTATAAAAATTTCATTTGTGTATTGGCTCGTGAATTTGCAGAAAATAAATCCGCAGAAACTGCAGCTATGATAGATAAATATAGAGTAGATTATCAGAATGCCTATATTGAATTTATGGTAAACGTAAATACTCTTATTGCCTCTATAATCGGAAAAGTTCCTTCTTCTATAGAATATGAATTTGATTTCGATAATAATGAGGTAGAATTAACATGGTAAGTATTAATAGTCGATCTAGAGACAATTATGGTGAGTATATTCGAGAGATTTTTTCAAATGGAGAAGATCGAAAAATGGAGGCTGCACGAGAAATTACATTTCAGGTAACAAATCAGTGTAATCTTCGTTGCTCTTATTGTTATGAACATCATAAGTCTGATGGATCTATGTCTCTCTATATTGGTAAAAAATGTATTGATAGAATTCTAGATATGTATGAGGATAATGACACTGATTTTATCAATAAGAATACAAAAAGTATTATTCTTGATTTTATTGGTGGAGAACCAATGCTAGAAGCAAAATTAGTAGAAGAAATATGTGATTATTTCTTTCATCAATGCTATTTAAGGAATATTCCTATTGCTCAATTTACTAGAATTGCTTTTGCTACAAATGGTCAGAATTGGTTTGATAAAGATGTACAACATTTTGTGCATAAGTATAAAGAATTCTTATCAATTACTGTATCTATTGATGGTATTCAAGATCTTCATGATAAATATAGAATCGATAGATATGGAGAAGGATCATTTGAAAAAGCATATAAAGCATTTCTTGATGTAAAAAATATTTATGGTTCAGCGAATAGTAAAATGACATTTGTTCCCAATTCTGTTCAATATATTACTCCATCTATTAAGATGATGATTGAGAATGGATGTAACCTTGTTAATTGCAATTTTGCATATGAACCAGAATATTCTATTAGTGATGCAAAGAATATTTATTTTGAATTAAAGAAGCTTTCTAATTATTTAATTCAAAATAAAAGTAATGCTATTGTAGCTTTACTTGATTCTACTCTCGGAGGAGCAGTCAATCTACAGCATGATGATAAGAATTTCTGTGGTGGTACCGGTCATATGATGGCATTTGACCCAGATGGCAATGCTTATCCTTGTATTAGATATGCTCCTATATCTATTGGAAAAGAGAAAGCTAATAAAATTATTATTGGTGATTGCTTTAATGGATTATTTAAATCAGAGAGTAGTAAGAATATCAAGAAAGAACTTGATTCTATAACATTCACTTCTCAATCTCCAAAGAAGTGTATTGATTGTCCTGTATCTTTGAATTGTGGTTGGTGTTCTGCATATAATTATGAATTATATGGAACTGCGAATAAAAGATATACTGGAATTTGTTATGCTCATAAAGGTAGAGTATTAGGATACTATTACTATTATAATAGAAGATGTATTGAGTTAGGAGATAAAGATCCAACAAAGATCAATCTTCCATATAATGAAGTAGTAGATATTCTTGGTAAAGAAGAAGCTGATTATTTATTTAATCTAGAAAAAGAAGCATTTAATAAGTAACAATAATATCCAGTAGGAATTTAATTCCTACTGGATTATTTTATATATAATATATTATAATACTTCCATCATTCACACTATTATCGAAATTATATCCATCAATATCACTATTAATGATACATTGTATTCTAATACTATAACTATTATCATTATTATCGTAACGCACTTGAATAAATGGCCTATATGAATAACTTACATTAGAATACGTCATAAGGCAGGTATTTAATATGATACCATCTCTAAATGTATAATAATCTTTTACATTTACAATTTTATTCTTTATCTTAATAGAAGCGTCAGATTTATTTAAAGTGTATATTTTCACTTACATAATATAAAATTGAGATAGGAATATAAGAATTCTCTATTTCGGATTGTTTCATCATCATAAAAGGAGGTTAATTATTATGATGATAGATGTACGTCTCAAGCTAAGCACTGATAAATGCAAAGCACTATTTACCAAATACTTTGGTACTGATATATGTGATTTTATTGCATACATCAGTAAAAACGATGATGGTAATGCTTTAATATTATCGTCTGATGGGATCAAAATGGAATTTAACAGTTCAAAAATGGAAGAAATTATTATTGATTTATTCAATAATGATGTCTCCAAAATTGACAATGTACATGTGTACATTGTCAATAAGGAGGATCGAAAGTATGTTGGAGTTGCCTGTGATATGGCCAAAGAATGTATTAAGTTTATCATGGATATAATCGGATAAACGTTAGTATACAATTGACAGATCCTGTATCAATCAGAATTTTACGGAAGGGGTGGGTTTCATTCGCCCACCTTTTATTTTTTTTATAATCTGACGCTTCTATAAAAAAGCTTAATAATATTTATATTACTACTAGTGGATATCCATTAAATGGCACAATGATAGGATGTGATTTATTAGATAGTCCAGGACAATCTGAATATTTTACAGCATATCAATATAACGGTAAAGTATATGCTACATATGGATTTGACTGGAGCAGTGGGTTCGATTTTAGAAACTATAGTAGTTATGCTAATATAATATATATTTAAAATCGTCCCTATGGATTAAAAGTCCATAGGGACTTTATCTTGAAAACTTTATAATAATCTACTTCTATTCATAAAGAAAGGGGCGCTTATAAATGGGACTAAATATGAATTATAAATTCTTTCTTGAAGGATATAATTCTCATTGCCATATTCCTGATTATATTAACTACAATAATTGCGTTAATGTAGAAGAATTTACTCTTCAAAATACTCTTAAGTTTAATAATACTCTTAGAGAATCTGTTCAAAATATTGTTTCTATTAATGAATCTGAAGAGCCTGGAGATATTCAATTTAGCCAGATTTATGATTCTCTTACAACTGCTAAAGAAGCTATTTCTACAGTAAAGAATTCTCTACTAGAAGAAATTTCTGGTGCTAAGGAAACTATCGAATCTTGTAAGACAAGAGAGAAAAATCCTATTGAATATAAATATTCTATATCACAGAGAATTGAATTTATTAAGAGAATGATTGTAATCGCAGATCCTGCAGAGCTACAAATTCATAATATTGGAGAAATTACTGCTGGAAATGTTATTCTAGACAAGATGTTCCCCAATATTTCTGCTATTAAGGGAATCACTACTGAGAATACTGATTTCAATTCTTTTAAAGATAATATTCTTTATAATATGCTTGGTAGTTTTTATGATCCTTCTAAGGCCGCTAACACTATGTCTTTTGCAGTTGGAATTGCAGATACATTAATGCCGGATCGTAAATATACTCAGAGATTTCTTCTAGATACTTATATCAGAGCATATTCTAATCTTAATTCTATTGATACAGTTATTGAGCTTCTAGATTATATGAAAGCTGATGTAGAATCCAGCTTTAATAATTGCCTTCATAAAATAGATGAGTATATTAATAATCTAGAGAATAATGGTTCTAATGAATATAAAAATATATATGGACATCGGTCAGCATCTTTGATTAATGTAATTCAGAATGTAATTTGTGTAGCTAATATTGTTGCTAGTAGAAAGATTCATAGATTAATTGATATTTATGGATATGGAAAAGATTCTATTACAGTAATTAATACTGCTCATGAATTAATTCTTAAATACTGTGATCTATCTGAAAATACTGATAAGCCAGTTGAAGATGTTGCTCAAGATACTCCTGCTGATTCTATTTCCTTCAATGGTGAAGATTCTGTTAAAGAATTCTATGATATTCAGCATGACAACACAATGACTAATATGCTCATTGAGAACGTTTATAATGAGTATAAGTTTGAGTGCATGCTTGAACAATACTTGACAGAATTAACTAGAGAAGAATGGGACGCTCAATCTAATGAGCCTACTATCGGAAGACCAGAAGATTCCAGTAGCAAAAGTGATGGAAAAGCAGAAGAATCTAAGCCGCAAGAAAATCAAAATAAAGATAGTAATAATTCAAATAATAATGATTCGAATAATAATAAAGAAAATAATTCTAAGTCTAAAAATAAATTTGGTATCCTTAATTGGCTTAAACAAATTATTTCTAGACTTGGAGAGGCTATTGGTAGATTTAAGCAGCGAATCGATGAAGTTCTTGGCAAGGGTGGAGACAAACAGTTCTGGGAAGATAATAAGAATAAACTAAAGAATATCAATATCATGGATACTCAAGTTAACCAATGGTATTGTTATAATCTTAATTTGTTCAAGAATTCTACAGTCATTAAGTTTGATCCTGTTAGCAAAGATCTTCAGTCTGATGATGCTATGGAGAATGCAGCACTTAATAAAATTCATGGCACTACCGGAACTGATTATAAAGCTACTGCTGGAAAAGATAAGGATGACTCTTTCCTTACTAGAGTTAATAAAGCTTACCAAGGAGCTTATATTAATATTGATAATAGTAAAGGTAAGACTCTAGCAAATATTAGATATAATTTTGATGAAGCATTTAAATACGTTGATGAATTTGTTTATAAGGGATATTCATCTGATGCTCTTGGAACTATTAATGATGATTATAAGCAAATTGATGAAGATTATAAGAATGCTTCTAGAAATTATAATGATTATATGGTAAAGATGAGAAATAATCCTTCGAATGATACCAATAATCAAGCAACTCAACAACAACCTAGTTCTGGTGAACCTAAGAGTGAAACCGGATCTCAGAAACCTGCCCAACAACAGACTGGGCATGAGTCTGCTATCAGTGATTTTAATTCTGGATTTAATCTTGCTGAATGTCTAGGACTTTCTCAGATTGATGATGAACTTCCTTTCAATGAAGCAGAGATTACTCCTGGTGAAAAGACCACTGAAGATGCTGAAAAGGCTACTGGTAAGGTTGATGATAATAATTCTAAAACTCTTGATGATGCTATTCATCGTTGTTTCTCTACAAACATTTCTGTTATAACTGCTAAGTGTACTAATGCTTTTGCAGCATATAAACAGAATATGAATCTATTTAAAACTGTTATTAAAGCTTCTAGTAAGAACGAAAAGAAACAGGAAAAGAATAATAAGAAAAATAACGGTAATCAAGAGAATAATCAGAATCAAGAGAATAATAATCAGCCTAATAACGAAGGCGAAAAGAAATAAAAAATAAAAAGTGTAAAGAATAATTCTCTACACCTATATACATTATAGTAATGCAGTTATTGAAGGGACTTTAGCAATGCCAGCGACTTTGTTGTACTCTTTCAAGTAGTGGTCGTTAGCATTGTTGATAGATTTCATGTATCTATCTGGTAGGATCTTTGTAGAGTCTCTACAGTTCAATACATCATTTATGAGATGCGGTATTACTTCGTGCTTGATAATATGAGTGGCTTTGCCATCATCATATTTGTAAACAGAAACTTTTGAGAACTGTATTTCAGGAAGTACGGACATGGTACTTTCCTCCTTTTAATATTATTTGAAACTCTAGAGTTTGGGTCTATTGTTTCATATTTATAATATCTAATTGAAGGAAAGTGAAAATCAATGACTGCAGATTTGAATAAGTCGGCTAGGGATTAACTCCCTAGCCGATTTTTGTTTGTTAAATATTATACTTATCTAATGGTAGTGTAGGAATGATTTGTCTAACCATTCTATCAATCTTTTTACTACTATATAGGCCAATACCTCCAATAAACATAGAGTATAGTCTATCATCAATACTAGTATCAAGATCTCCAGGACTTACTAGACTTGCATCTTTAGTGACCTTAGTTTTGAAATCTGCAATTGCCAAAATAGTATATACAAACTGACTACATACCATTTCAGTTTTATTTGCATATTCAGAACCAAAATCTGATACTCGTTTTAGAGCAATATTGATAATGGTTTTAAAAGAATACTTAGTTTCATTCTGATGAGTTACATACCATTTGATTGCATCTTCCATCATAATCTTTTGCTCTTTTGTAACAAATAGAGCATGAACTTTGAATTTGATAGAAGGATCTATTTTCCAATAAGCTTCTATACTTTCAATAGTAAATCCTTTAGATATTCCATTAGAAGTTACTTTAGGATTCATATTAAATGTATACATTTGTTTCATAGAAGAATCGAATGATATTGCAGCATGAGACCATTCAGATCCGGTATACAGCTCAATTCCTCTACTATGAAGAGCTTTACCTTTGAATAGGCAAATGAATACAGGAACAATCTTATCTTTCAATTGATTATAAGTAGCTTCATTGAAAGTATGAATATTTCTGATATACTCTTCAGCATCCACCTCTGTAAAAATATGAAGCTTATGTCTCATATTTTTTACTCTAGTAATGGCTTCTTCATTGAAAGGAATTTCAGGATTCCATCCAAGATTGATGATCTCATTTTTGAGATCATTTTTCTTTTTTGCATCACTTGTGTTATTTGCTTCTAGACAAAGTTTGCTTACAACTTGTCTCCAAGAAGAATCATCAGTAAAAGATTCTCTAGCCACTTTAGTATCAGAACTAACTGTACCAACTTTTTCACCAGGTTTATAATATTGCTCAATAGGAGGAGTAATAGATCTCATAGTATTATATGAATATCCTTCTGATCCTCCTCCGGATTTCATAGTTGTTGATACATAGAGATTAAGTAGCTTACTATATAGAGTATCATTATCATATCCAAAGATATGATATGCTGTTCTATTAGATAGAGTTCTTTTTTCTTGGGAAAGAGCATTAAAGTCTGCATATTTCTTCTTAAGTTTATCAATGGTATTTTTATTACAAGTACCATATTTAAACTCAGGATATAGAATAATTAAACCCATTTGTTCAGCAGTTTTTGCTTTAAGAACTTTATTATCATAATCTTCTATACTAGTAATCATGTCATAATCACTAGAGACATAATTAGAAGATTCATTGATATTTACTAGATTGGATAGAGTAGATACCTGCTCTTCTAGTCTAGTGATGGGATCACCAAGAATGAAATTTCTTACAGATTCACAGATATCTTGAACTTCTTCATTGAAGTTTTTAACTTCTTCAAATCTAGTATCATATCTAATTTGATCATCAGAAATTATTTTAGAGCCTTCAGTTAGACGTTGATAAATATAATCATTAGAAGTATCTCCAGCAAAGAAAGTTTTAGAATTAGAAGATTCAATCTTTGCTAATTCATCATAAAGTTCTTTTGCTTTTTGGCGATCCTTGATCTTAAAAGTAGAATATTTTTTATTAATCTTACTCTTATCAGACTTAAAAACTTTATAAAATCCTTTAGATTCAGGATCTACAGAATACATTGTATATTGTACAGGATCTTTAGTAAGAGAATAAGCAAAAGCATTATTCTCCATATGCTGGATAATGTAATAATTATCTTTATTAGATTCATAAGGAATAGGATTAGGAGTTAGTGGTAATGCACCACCAATAGTATCAGACATAGACTCAACAACTTTATTCTTAATATGATTGGTATTATCTTCATTGATAATAAAAGGCTTAATCATTTTTTCATTCTCAGGAAGACAAGCATTTACATAATCATTTAGATTCATACCATTCTTAATTTTAGATCTATTTACAGAGCCTATATATAGATTCTTATAATTACCCCAAACCCATACATTTACAATAGCAATTTTAAGATCGAAAATACTATTATAAGGACCATGGATTCCAGTTTGCTCATACCAAGCATTTTCAATCCAATAATACTTTCCATTCTGCTTATAATAAGCAGCAGTATGAGTTTTTCCTGCAGGAGAATTTAGATCATTATATTCAATCACAAATAATCTTCCATTAGAAATATCTTTAGTAGACAATTTACTATGAATATAATTTGCCTGATCATGACAATCTCCATATCCATATTCTTCTACCTCTTCAGGTGATAGAAGAATTCCAGTAGATTTATATGTAATATTTGCCTTCATCCAGTTATAAAGATCCTTAGGATAATTATTAGATACAGATTCTAATAAAGTAGATTCATTGACCTTTACAGGATTTGCTTCTAGAGTCATGTAGTACATCTTATCATCTTCATAATAAACTTTAAATCCATACTGATCATAAATCATTTTTGCAAGTTTATTATTTTTATCTACAGAAAGATATTTGCATTTCATGATCTTAGTTGCAAAATCAAGAATTTGTTTACTTAAACCATGACCCTTATAATCTTTCATAATATCTAGACTTACAATCCATTTTGTTCCATCATCTAGATACTCACAAGATCCTACTTGGGCTACTAGATTCTCATTATCAAACCACATATATCCATCACATTTATAAGTATCAGTATCTTTGCATCTAACATGACGCAGATCAGGATACTGTTTCTTATACTTTTCAATGACGGCTTCCGTGATATGAACTTTCTTCAAAGAATATAGATTAATTCTGTCTTTAGGCTTGAAATTCTTATCTACTATACTAGCAGTTTCTAGAAGCGTACTCTCATTTACCTTAACAACAGGGTCTTTGTATCTATGAGCCATGTTATATTTAAGCACTGCCATGATACTCAATACTTGGCTAAAGTCATTATTAACTACTCTTACATAGCTAAATTCATTAAGCTGTATAATAGCTTCTTCTTTACATCTAAGCTTAAGTTCATCTTCTCCAGTACGATGAGGATGGTTATTCGGATTACTTCCACCATCTTTAATCTCTATAATAAGATTATAAGGAATATAATAGAAGTCAGGAATATATAGATGCTGCTCTCCATTATAAATATATTTGATACTAGGAGCAGGAGCAAGAATATCTTCAGATTTACAATGCATTATTTGATCCATAAACTGAAGGAATTTCTTTTCATAACTTCCGAAATACTCAATTACTCCACCATCAGCAAATTTATATTCTCCATGCATTTTGCGTCCAGCAAGTGCTTTTCTTTGAACATATTCTGCATATTCTGGATCTGTCTGAAGACGTTCTGTGCCATACTTTTTCTTAGTACGTTCTGCAACCATCTTCTTATATGCTTCATGGCATTTAGGATTATTGCAGAGTCTTTCATATCTACCTTTGTCTTCATTCCAATCAGTCACTGCACCACACATAATGCAATGACCTTCTGTTTTATGATTAATAGTATTGAATGCTACTCTAAGAGCAGTATAACCTTCAGGTATAAGATCTTCATGTTCATTTTGAATATGAATATGAAGTTTTGCTCTTACAAATCGTTTATCACAATAAGGGCACTTATATTTCTTTTGATAAGTACTCTTAGCAGTATTAGCAACAACTGATTCTGCAAGAATAATAGACTGCATTACTATTCCTCCTTAAAATATACTCAGTAAATTATTTGGATGTTTAGCCATCCTATTTTCATTGACTTAATATTAATTGTTATAATATTTTATATGGAATACAATTATATAATTAGGTAGGTGGTAATCATATGGTAGAACATTTATTGACTACGAGTGAGTATCTTGAACCTAAATCAATTAAAGGAGCAGATGCTTATGGAACACTACTCTTTAGACTATTAATATTACAGCCTGGATCTAATCCTTTGCATCCTGGAATGGGTGTAGGACTAGGACCTAAGTACAGATTTATTTCTGAAGATGATCTTGAGATGCTTCGTACTAGAATTCAAAAACAAATTGAAACATATATGTCTGGAGAATTTCTTGCATGTGATGTAATTTTAAATTTGAAAGAAAATACTAAATATCTCAATATCATAATTATTGCTGATGGTACTAAGTTCATATATGATACAGAAAATAGTTCTACTCCTATAGAACTAAATGATCTAGTATCTTAATTATATTTTTAGTAAGGAGATAATCAAATGAATGTGAATGATCTAAATAGAACTGGACCTAAGGTTGTTATTACACAGCCTGGCGTAACTCCTGCCCAGAATACTCAACCTATTAATATCAATGCAGCAGGTGGTACTGTTACTGGTATTGCTGATGAAAATCAGAATCCTAACCGTCAGACAATTAAGATTAATCCTAATCGTAAGCGTGTTCATCGTACTGTTGAATCTGCAGATCAGATTCAAGAAATTAATCCTAATGATTATATTGAGCCTGTTAGTAAGCCTGAACCTAAGCCTATTCAAGAGAAGTATGTCAACGAACTAGCAGCTGCTGTTACTCGTCGTAAGCAGGAATTCCATGAAGCTGTTGCTAAGATGGAAGAAGAAGATGCTGCTAACCGTGAAAGCATTGAGAATGGTCTAGAGAATGTTGGTGATGAGATTCAGTATATGCCGAATCCTCTATATACACCTATGAGTGAAGATGACAAGATTAAGGCACCAATCAATACAGATAATGGTATTGTGTCCGAAGATCTAAATGATGACTTTGAAGATTCTGATTATGATGAGGATGAAGAAGTTGAAGAGCCTACTCATGTTGTGATTCATAATCAAGATATCGAAGAAGATAATAATCCTCATCCTTTTGCTCATATTGTAGAGGAAGAAGCTGCTCCTGAAGAAGAGAATGCGGAGGATGAGACCGTCACAGATGACGTTGAGGAAGATAGTGCTGTTGAGTCCGAGGATGCAGAGATTCTTGCTGCTGAAGATGATAAGCATGATACCTTGACTAGTATGGATAACAATATTTCTCATGTGACATCTGATGATCTAGAAGATATTGATGACAATGATTTTGAAGAAGAGTCTGATGATGAGGATGAAAGTTCTAGAACTGATCCTATTGATGATGAGGAATCTGAAAAACTTGTTGATGTTGCAATGGCAAATCTTCGTAATGATATCATGAAGAAGATTGTTAACACTGGTCGTAAAGTAAATGCATCTCAGCTTGTTGTTTCTAATAAGGTCATTAATATTAAGGACGTTTTGAAAAATACTAAGCCCGTTGCAGTTAAGACTGCTACTTGGCCTTTGATGTTTGCAAATCGTCCTTATATTGCATCTTCTCTAAAGGGTGCTGAAGTTGCATTGCTAGCAGAGCAGGATAATAATTCTAATACTGTTCTGACAACTACTCAGGCTCGTATTATTTTTGAGCATGATGTCAATCCGTATCGTCCTGCTACTCTGGAAGCATGGGCTAAGACCATTCCTTTTGGCGATCTAGATAGCATTTTTATGGCACTATATGTAGCATCTCTAGAAGGTGCTAACTATGTACCTTACACATGTGACAATGATCATTGCCAATATGCTTGGCTATCCGATGATCTTCCCATTGATAAGATGGTTAAATTCGGAAGCGATGATACCAAGAAGAAGTTTGATTCTATCAAGAATATGGAACTAACACCTGACAACTCTGGAGCATATGAATCTGTAGTTACTGTCATCAATGATAGATTTGCTGTTGGTATCAAGATGCCTTCTTTGTTCACTATCATGTATGAATATGGTGCTCTTGATGATGCATTCATCAGAAAGTATGAATCCATTATTAGTGTCATTAGATTCATTGATCGTATTTATATGATCGGTGATGATGGTAATCTATATCCTGTTGGATGGAAAAAGTATCCTGGCGATCATGCTAAGACTTTCAAGTCTAAGATTGCTGCATATTCTAAGATCCTTAAGGAATTTAATACTGTTGAATTTAGCATTGTTGCTTCTCTAATCAATGCTGCTGTTATTAAGTCTAATGCTGATATTGAGTATGTGATGCCTGAAACTAATTGTCCGAAGTGTGGTAATAAGGTAGCTGAGAGCACTGTCAATCCTCGTGGTATGCTTTTTACACGGCAGCAATTGGTTCGTATCGCGACTACATATACAGAAAAGTAACTCTGGTTAAGTATTTTAAAAACATGACCTCTATGTTAGAATTCGATCATCTTCTATTATCTGATATAAATACATTGTATTATATGTATTGGAGAGAAAAAGAAGAAGAAAGTAAATTATCAAAAGAGGAACAAGGAGCTAGACAAGTAGGTAGAATGATAGAAGATAATCTTACCTAAAGGAGTCAAACTCTAATGAATATGCCAGAATTCATTGGACAGACATATAAAGCATCTACTTATCCTATTGATGATATTCTACGATTCTTTGACCATTCAATGGCAATATATGATATTGTAAAGCAATATAATGTAACTGGAGTGTGTGGTATCACTGACTCAAACCATTATACGCTTCAAATGCAAATCATGACATCTAATCCTTCCGATTTGGCTAACATGGTTAATTATATTAATTATGATATTCATAATCGAAAGAATATATATGGCAAAGTATTTAGAATAGATGCTCAATCTACGGGTAATTGTGCTAATTTGTATGTTCAAGAATGTCGATGATAAATTTCCAATTGCTGAGATAATATAATAATGAGACCAATAGGAGTTTCGTCCTATTGGTCTTTTATTGTTTATTACAATAAAAACTGTACAATAACAGATGTTTGAAAAGGAGTAATCATCATGACAGAATTGAAAACAAATATCGGTAAACTGTTTTGCAAATATAATAGTATTGATGATGGTTTTGATATGGTTCGTATTATCAAAGAATCTGATAATGGTAAAAGTTGGAATTATGCAGAACTTGATCATGATTATAAGGTGAAAGGATATAAAACTCTTCCTAAAGATAAATTTAAGGAAATGATTAAGGGTTATACTCCTCTAGCTCCTGATGGTATTCTGTCTCTTAGTAACGTAGTAGTTACTGAATTAGAAAATGGTAGAGAAATTAAAGATATCATTATGCTTTTCTTTATGGAGAATAAAGATATTCATATGATCGATGCAGATAGTCCTTGCATTCTTGCACGTCAATCTCTAATGAATATCTTTAAAACTTTTCTTGATCCTAATGAAGACGACGTAGGATTTTCCATTACCGATGATGCTTGTCCTGAAGGATATAGTTTTAGTGATCTTAGTGCAGCTTCTAAAATCATTGATTCTCGTATGGCTAACGTTTACAAATTTGATACACCTAGCACACTTGCTGTTTTACTCGATAATACTACTACACAAGACATTCTTAATGATCTTTATGAAACCGCAATTCGATATGCTAAAGATACTACTCTGAATTTCCTGAATGCGATTAAAGATGATTGCTATAATGGATATTGTAATAGTCTCTTTAAGTTTATTGGCCATTGTGGATTGATGACTGATATTTATTCTAAGATTGGAATTATTAAAACTGATTTTAAACTTGAGTTTAATAAGCCCATTTCTGATGAGAATAAGGTATTTCTGTCTATGATGTGTGGTGGAATTAATATCGTAAAAGCTGTTCCTATTAAGTTTGGATACGATATTGATTTAAACTCTATCAAGATGAAGTATATGATTATTATGGATTCTGATGAGATTCTTTGGATTGTTCCTTTTATTGAATCTGAACAGGAATTTAGTCCTCTTGAATTTTATAAAATGACTGAGGAGCAAACTAATAGAATACAGACAAGATTGAAAGCTGCCATGGAAAATTATGATAATCATAATAAGTAAAATATTGATAGTCTAATATTTAAAATGGCAAGATATTATAATAGTGATAGAAGATATGAAAATATCTTTTATTATACGTAAACACCAAAGTACACGGTGTAAAACAATTTTTTAATTTGGAGGTACCTACCATGGAAATCCGCAGCACTAACAACAACACCAAAAAGTTCACTAACACTGGCGCACGTATCGAAGGCAAACTGAGCATGCATCCCACTACTCCTACTATCATTACTCAGCCTGGTATGTCTGAACTCTTCATCAAATCTACTGAACTCTGCCGTAATATCACTCATATGTTTAAGCAGACGTTTGCAGATTATCAGGGCACTGTTGTCAAGATTACTCCTAATCCCAATACCGGAATCAGATATGTCACTGTTGAGCTTGTGTTTAAGCTCATGAGCCAGGACGAGATCAATAAGCTTCCTGATGATGGTAAGTTTGTTGCATTCACTATCCTGGGTGCAAATCTGCATCAGAAGACCAGATCTGTTGAAGAGCTGTATAACAAGATCAACATCTGGAAGAATGTCAATGCCGCAATGAGCAGAGGTGGTAGCAAGTATGCAGTTGGTATTACTCAGGATGCAAAGGATATTCTGAGTGATTTCCTGCTTCCCAACAACAATCTGAGAGTTGAATGGAATAATATCATTACTGCTCAGGATTCTTACGATGTAAAGACCAATACTGAGCAGACTCAGGTTTCGGTCAAGTGCATGGATATCCTGAAGGTCATTGCAGCTGCTCGTGGCCATAAGGATGATATCAACTTTGGATATAGCATTGCACCTCTTCAGGAAGTGTGCACTGTTCCTCAGCAGATGAATATGGGCATGATGTCCAATATTTATTATCAGGCTATGGCTAACAATGATTGGATCCTTGATATCAGAGAGCTTGATTGTGAGGCTATGAGCAAGGTCAAGCCTGACAGCAATTATACCACTAATTATCAGGGTGCAATTGTTTGCTACTAATCTAGTAAACTAAAAATCATGAAGGGTCTGGGAAGCCTAAGGTCTCCCAGACCTTTTTATTTTTTAAATAAAATTAAGGAGTAATTAATATGGCATTCAGTAAGAATTCTGAATTTAAATATTCTTTTCGTGGTGTTAATCGTGTAGTAGATGAAAAGAATAATCAATTTATTCGTCTTGCACAGATTGCTTGGGTTGGAGCAGATGAAGAAGTAGATCCTAGTAAGATTAAGCTTGATATTCGTAAATATACTACAGACGCAGATGGTAATGAAAGAATGCTTAAAGGCTGTAGTTTTCTTACAGAAGATGGTCCTCATGAGCTGACCCATGCTCTTGTTGAAGAAGGCTTTGGTAAGACTGAGAAGATTCTTGGTGCTATTAAGAATCGTTCTGATTTCCCTGAAGCAGTAAGAGCTTGTTATGGTGATAAGGTTCCTGACGATATTGATGAAACCTTTGATTTACGTACTATTATTGATTAAATAACAATCGGAGTAGAGAATTTAATTCTCTACTCCTTTTTAATTATTGGAGGATTGTAAAATGAATGGTCCTTGTAGTAAAGTTTATGAAAATATTGCCCAATCAATGTTAGTTGAACAAGTAAAAAGAAATCTTATTGATAAGATTAAAGCTACTAGATTAGAGAAAGATATTTCTCAAGATGAACTCGCAAGAAGAATTGGTGTTACACATTCTATGGTTAGTAAGATGGAATCTAAATATCAGATTTCTATTGATAATCTAATTCTTATTTATGAAGCTCTTGATCTTGACTTTAATATAATTGAAGAGATTAGATCAGTTAGAAATAGATTTAATCTCGAACTACCATCTAAAGTTGAGCATAGACATACAGGTAGATTTAATAATAAAGGAGTTGGAAATGAATGATAGATGATAAATATACACTAGAACAATTAATGACTGGACATTTTATCAAGTATGAGAAAATGGCTGAGCTGATTAGTCAGTCTTATACTGGATCTAATTGTAATAAAATTAATCTATTTATCGATATCAATTCTCTTGTCAAAGGTCTATACAGTATCGATGCTTGGGGATATAAATCTGTAAGTAGATATGAAATGTCTGCTATTATATTGAATATGTGTGGACATTATAGACAATTCTTTAGAAGACTTGGTGTAAGTACAACAATATATCTTATTTATGGATTGAATTGTCCTAAATCCAATTCGACTTATGTATCTGGATATAACAGCAAATTTGTGAGATCCTATATGAAGAAAGAGCCAATTACTAATCTTATAGATGATAATCTTGCAATCTTGAATGTTATAACACAATATCTTCCTAAAATATATTTCTTTAATATTGGACAATGTGAAGTATCATCTATGATAGCTCACATTATTAAGAAATCAAATGCTATAGCTAATGGCTTTGAAAATATAGTTATTAGTAAAGATATCTTAATGCTTCAATTGGTTCCTGAGTATAATGTAAGAATTTTAAGGCCTATAAAGAATAAAGATGGAGATTGCTCTATTATTGTAGATAATAGTAATCTATGGATTCATTTCTATGGATTTTATAGAAAACTTAAATCTACACCAATAGATAATATTCCTAATAATTTTATATCAAATATTCTTACAATGACTAATGTGACTGAGAGAGGAATTAGTGCTATATTTACTATTCCTAAAGCTATGAAGATTCTATCTATGGCTATTCAAAATGGATTTCTTGATCCTACTAAATTCTATAATCAAGCATCTGTAAATACTGCACTTGCAGTTATGGATGTATCAGGATACAATCCTATAGAATTTGATATGAGATACAAGGCTATCTCTACTCAGTTTCAATCTATGTATATTCTTCCTATCGAGAAACCTGAATTGGTAGATTATCAGTTGTTTGATCTTGAAGATGTACAAGGATTAAAAAATATCATCTCGAGATATTATTACAATACTCCGATAGATCTCGATAAATTGTAATTTATATTATCTTAAATAGATATTATAAAGATGAAACAAAGGGAAATGGATCCTTTGTTAGAAATAATTTTTGGAGGTTAAAACTATGGACATGAACAAAGGACGCGGATTTATTCATCAGGATGGTGATAAGAATGTTAACATGAGCATTGAAGACGTTGCTGCTGAGATGCTTCTCAGTTCTCGTGAAGGGAAGAAGTATCTTGCATATATCAATGCCCGTGTTGATCGTGATAAGCTTGTCAATGCCATCTGCAAAAATATCGATGGCATTCAGGAGATCACCGAAAAGCATTGCGATCTTGATACACAGATCGCAATCATCGATGTGTGTATCAATATGCTCGATAATATCATGAGACTTCAGATGGCATCGTATCATGTTGGGTTTATGACTGACTCAGCATTGGCATTGGGCGAAACGGGCAAGACTACTGATACCGATACCAATATCGATAAGAAGTAATCCGATATTGAGGAGTGGGTTCCATTTGCCCACTCCTCTTTATTTTTTTTTTGATTAAATACATATTTTAAAACACCATATTAAAACTTTAATAAACAGGAGGTTTTATTATGGAACACAAATCTAAGTTTAATTGTATTTATTCATCTATATCAGAAGATGGAGAAATGTTTTGCATGATTACATATTCTAAGTGTATAGAATCATGTGAGTTTAAATATGATTGCAAGTATTGCCTTGATAAAAGAAAATGTCCTGAGTGCGTTGTTGGTGATCCAGAACTTTAATATAATAATCTCTATAGAGAAAGGAGTAGAATAATGCCGAGTAGTATAGATTCTAAGCAGGAAATCAGTGATGAAGAAATGCTAAATATAGTTAATGTAGATAGATTTCGTCCATCACTAAAGTGTGATCTTTTTATACCGTCTTATGTGCACTCCTTATCTATAGCTACTGAGTTTATTTACAATTACGTCTTGAGTAGATTTCCTAAGAATTATTTCACTACGATTCATGTTTCAGGTAAGCATCCATTTGAGGATTTCAGAAGACTGCAGAAGGGTAATTTCCCTATTAGGGATAACCCTGCAGTTGCAATTTCTTACACTGTGCAATATGATTATAATGACAATAATATCGATATGAATCTGCTTAGTACCAATAAGTATTTAAAGAAGTCTCAGTGGCAGAGAAGCTTCTTTAAATGTCCACATAAAGGCGTATACCTTGGTATGGATCTTGAAGCTATGATGATTAATTATAACTTCAGATTTAGAGTAAGTACAAAGGCTCAGCAGTTAGATTTATTTAATAGAATTCGTAAAGTATTTCGTTTAGGATGCACAGAAACAGTAGATATAGATTGCGATTTTCATCTCGATAATGACATGATTATTGAGATGGCTAAAGCTTCTGGTTTTATGGTTGATGCTGCAAATACAGAAGTAAGTGATCCATGGAATTTTACAAGATTTCTTAATCAATATTCTCAGATGCCTATACTATATAAGCTTAGAGAAATTAATCAGAAATATGAATACTTTCTTAGAATGAGGAATCTTCCTGTGCATCTTGATTTTCAAGATCAACTTGATGTTGATGATGGAAATCAGGTAGGAATGATTCAGAATAACTTTATGATCGAATTTCAAATAGCAGTTAGATTCCCTGCAGTACGTACATTTGCATTGTATGATGAAATGCACACTCAGGAATTTATTAAGCTTGAGAAAGACGATGCTATTAAAGTTGTTTCTATGAAGGTATTTGATATTCCTGAAGAAAATTATAAGCATTGGCCTATCTATGGTCATAGTAATTATACATCTGATAATGATGATGGAGAATGCATAGAATCCATAGACATTACAGAACTTTTCAAAGCTCCGGTAGATATTAAGGTTGGTACATCTTTGGATGATCTTATTCAAGATGCTATTAATCAATTCATAAATCCCGATGTATTTATAGAAGTCGCTATATATACCAATGATTTAGCAATAGATGGTACTGGACGGTTACCAATTCAAATGGATTGGAAAAAAAGAAAAATTATTCTTCCTTCTAATACGCCTAACACCTATTTCTATATTGCAATTTATATTGACCGTGGTTATGTAAATGAGAAGATTATCGAAAAGACAAAAGCACAGAGCAATAGAATTGTAGAAAGTGAACGGACTTCTGATCATGATACTGAAGAGTCCATGAAAAAATGTTACTATGATGGACATATCATAGAAGATAGTAAACCTCAAACTACTACAAATCTGAAACGAGGGAACAAAGCAAGATTTATTGTTAACAAATAGCGTTCTCATTAATAGCTCTGGTTAAGCACCAAATATATTTATTATAAAAGGAGATTTTTCCAGATGTCTATATATGAGATCTTTACAACTATAACTGCTAAGCCTGGAGACCTTGGACTTGTAATTGGAATTCTTATTGTTATCGGAACTCTTATTAAAATTAATCCTTTAAAGATAGATCCTATTGGCCATATTAATAATTGGCTAGTGAGTACAATTACTAAAGATTTATCAGAAAAGATTGATGGAATGAATAATAAGATAGATGAAAATAACAAAAGGGTCCAAAAACAAATTGATAGTATAGAATCTAAGATCGATAAAATAGATTATACTATTGATGAAAATAAAGCAGTTGAAGCTAGAACTCGTATTTTAAGATTCGGTGATGAAGTTAGTCATGGAAAGAATCATTCTCGTGATCATTTCCAACAAGTACTATTTGATATTACCAATTATAATAATTATTGTCTTAACCATAAAGAATTTAAGAATGATATGACTAAAATGACGGCTGAAAGAATTAAAGAAGATTATATGACTAGAGATAGAAATAATAATTTTCTTGAATAATTCTTTTATTTTTAGGAGAATATATTATGTCTATATTCAACAAAAAGTTTATCTTGAATGAAAAATATGTTTCTAAATATGCACAATATTTGGATGATGACGATGATAAAGATGAAGATAATGATGATGACGAAGATGAGGATGACGACGAGGAAGATGATGAAGAAGACGATAAAAAAGAAAAAACTTCTTCTAAATCAAACGATAAGAAATCATCTTCTTCAGATTCAAAGTCTGAATCTGATAAGAACAAAAGTGAAGAGAAAAAAGAACAAACTCCTGAGCATTTGACAAAAGAAGAAATTCGTAGAATCATGACAATTGCTACATCTACTTTAATGGATTTTCCAAAGTTGAAAAGATGTTGTGATTATGTTGATCTTAATGATAAAGATCATATTAATGATGAGGGTGAACGAGAATCTTCTTTTGGTAAATACTACAGTAGTTCTCCGAAAGCATTTATCGAACTTATGAATGGTGATACTTATAGTGGATATCCTGATTTTAAGGATCACGGTAGTGAGAATTATGAAAAGGATGCTCATAACTATGTAAAGAAAGTTAATGAAATTCTTGAAGATAGGAATATCAAAGCTAAGTTCATGGTAGGACCTGATAGGGAAGATGATGCTATAAGCTTTGGTGTTAAGAGTACTAAAGGAAATTAAATATAAATGAAATAGGATTTTATATCCTATTTCATTTTTTAATATTTCACTGATATATTATAAAAGTGATAAGAAGGATAAATGTATTCCTTCTTAGAAAGAATATTCATTATATTGAAAGTCTTAAGGAGGACTATTATGGCTGACGTATTACGCATGAGTCGTAAACCCATCGATTTTAAAATCGGTAAAGAAGAATATATTAGGAGGTGCAAGATCCTCGGGATCAATGAACTGGATTTCCTATCCGGAGCATTTGTCCCGATCGATGTTGAGAACTATATTCCTCCTTTTAAAGGATGAAAAGTAGTTTATACATATGGTAGCAATTATGCAATTGCTGCAGATGAAAAGAGCTGCCACTGCTCTTGCAGAGAACAATACTGCATCGGACCATGTTGTGTGTGTGCACGAAATGTACGTGTAATGGTCAACGGTCCAGACATGGACACATTTAATATATTCTTCAAATAAGATAAAAGGAGTGAAGATTTTACTCTTCACTCCTTTTTATTTTTTTTTATAATCTGACGCTTCTATAAAAAGGCTTGATGGAATATATATCGATGCAACCAAAGGATATGTACTAGCAGGTATAATAATAGGATACGATTTATTAAATTCACCATCAATTAGAGAAGAATATTCTGGTATATATAAATATAATAATAAACTATATGCTGCATATGCACATGGTAGTGGTAATGATACATTTTATTTTGATAAATATAGCACCTATGCAAATATAATATATATTTAAAAGCATAATGACGCTTCTACTAAAATTAAAATAGATGACGCAATTACTACTGTACAGCGTGGCACGTTAGCAATATATTATGTACCAGATCCAAAAATTCCATTACAAATAATATATATAAAAGATGTTAGTGATAATACTAGTCATCCATTTACAATATCAGGCATTTATATGGAGCGTAATGAAGATAATAAAGGCTATTTTATATTGATACGTCTACAAGCTGAATATTCAGGAAAAGTCACTTCTAAAATACTTTATATTTAAACATAATATTAAAGATATCTGATTTCGGTGCTGGTTGGATATCTTATTTAGCCGATATCATTGCTACGATGGATATTGGTTGGCATAATATTTTCTCCTAAAAAGACCGGTAGAGGATTTAATCCTCTACCGGTTTTATTTTTTTTTTAATTATTTCTTTCTAGACGTTTAGCATGACGTTCCAATGTATATGGAGTATAATAATTTTCATCAATAAGATTACTATGAATATTAGCACCGATTAGATACACATTCATAGCATTCTTAGGAATACTATCATTTTTATCCATATCAATATCATTGAAACTAACTTCACCCTTAACATTGATTGTATTATAAGCTTCCGCTTTAGATTTCATAGCAGCAGCTTTAACACGAGCATATTCTACAGTAGTATTCTCTAGGTTTAGAGCCATTGCTCCCTCGAATTCCTTATTTGATTCTAGACCACCCTTATCTGTACTCTGAAGTCTGCCAGTTAGTTTCATATCACGCTTAGCAATTTCAATAGCAGTATTATTCTTTTTGGTAAGCATCTGCTTTAGACGTTTGATATTTAAATATCCTACCATACACTCTTGACTTTCGATAGGTGTACCATCAGCATTTTTTGCTAGATAAGGAAGCTTAACAGTTTCCATTAGAGGTTTACCAAGAACTTTAAATGCCTTAAATATATCAGGCATCTTAGGCTCATTATCAAAAGGAGCTACATGATATCTAAAAGGAAGTCTACCAGAAATTAGTTTAGTGAATTCAGCATCAGACATATCTGCAAATAGTTTTTGATAATATTCTGTATTAGCACCAGTAGGATCAATTGCAGAAAATGTTTTATAAATAATCTCTTCACATTTTTGACGAATTTCAGGAGTTATAGTTTTTGGCATAGTTACTTCTTTCTCCTTTAAGATTGTTTATTAGCTATATTTACAGTGATTGCAATATAACTAAGAATAGCTTTATAGTAATTATTTTTTGTAGCTTGAGTTTTAATATGTCTATATCTATCACTAGTGTTAAGCCAGCCTAGAATAATATTCTTCATTTCAATAATATTTTTATCTTTAGTATTAGGCTTCATTGTAATACTATTAGCAATGAAATTGGTTCCAGTAAGATCTTTTTCTTCAGGATACTTACTACAGAAATCTGTAAGTAGAGTATTAATAACAGTTCTAAGATCATCAAGAGCTTCATTACTATTAAGAATATTTTCAAAGATTGCTTTTACATCATAAGGATCAACACCAGATCCAGATACACTATAGCATACATTAATACTGATTTGAGTACTAACAAAATAATTCATTGTTCTTTCTGTGATATTAGAAATAACAGTAGAATTATTATTAGCTATTCTGTAATCTTCTTTATCATAATTATCAGACTCTTTATTCAAATAAAGTTTATTGTCATAAGCTTTATAATAAAGATTTGCTATATTTCTAAGAGATGCTTGAATTCTATTATGTAATTGATGAATTATATAGCATAATCTTTCATCAGTAATATCAGATGCTAATTCATCTTTATATCTGCCAAGCCAAGTAAGAACTAGATTTCTTATAGCTCCAAATACCGATTTCTCTTTAACAAGATCATATTTCTGAGAAAGCATATAATTAACAACATAATCCATGACTTCTCTTTTAGGAGTATAATGAGGCCATTGTTGATAATGACAAGATGCATAGAATTTACCAGAAAATGCAATATAAATTGCAGTAAGTTCAATAATATTCTTATCTTTCTTTTCTCTAAGTAGATACCTAAGAGCCATTAAAGCTGTAAGAGAAAATTCATCTTTACATGCCTGAAGTTCATCCTCTTTCCAATAATACAAATTAGGAAGAATATTGGTGACAGTTTTCAGATCTACATTAATGCTCTTGAAGAAATCATTGACATCACTTTTCTTAAAATAGATTCTATCTACTGGAGCATAATCATATAGAGCAGCTTGCCTAGAATTAATGAATCGCTCAATACATTTCTTTAGTGATGAAACTCTAGTATTTAGATTAGATTCTACAAGAGGATATATATTATCTATAATAATAGTATCTTCGATAAGATATTCTTTTTTCTTTTTAGCCACCGTGGTTACCTCCTTTATAAGTTTATAAGGATGTTTTTCTGGTACAAAACATATAGATAATCCATCACCTAGTATTTAATAAGAGGTAATATTAATGAATAATATGAATATAAGAATCTATTATAATGATCTATATGCAGATTATAACAAGTATTGCTATCTCTTGTATATTGAATCACTAGGAATTTTTATTTCAACAACGAGTGATATGTTCACTGCTATTGAAACTCCTAGAGTAGAGATTGACAATGAGACTATTGATGCATATGCAATTTCCAGAGGATTTACAAAATTATGTAGTACATATTTTAGAGAAACAAATATGGTATGGATAGATGATGGATATAATCTAAAAGATGATATATTAAAAACTCTTAATAATGCTAAAGAAAGCATTAAAGCACATTATAAATATACTGTAAATGGTACAGTACCTAAGCTATCTTATACTCTATATGCAACTATTAATTGTCTTCTGAATAAGATTAAGTAAACAAATGGGAGTAGGATAAAATCCTACTCCCAAATTTTATTCTTTTATAACACCAAATTGACGAGCAGAGAAAACTTCAGTCATAGTTAGAATACCACTCTTAATACCACCAATAATGATCATATGAGCATTAGTATTTTCTTCATATTTAGTACCAATGGTGATATTTCCTAATGTATAAATATTTGTGGATTGATCTTTCCAGTTAAATACAACTGTGGTATTTAGATTAACTCTATTACCATTAGAATCAATTAGATTATCAAATATCAAATTATATACATTTAATGTAGCATTATCATGCCAGTTATCGACATTGACTTTAACACTAGCATAATTATTTTCTACTGTAAGATTATAATTAGTAATCTCTTTATTAGAAGAATTTATTACTGGATCATTATTGAGAAATCTATAATTTAGAGCATCTACTCCAGAAATAATAATATCACTATTCATGTAGTAACCGCCACATTCAATGGTCTGAGCATCCTTTCCAGGAGCAACAGTTTGACCATCCATATTAGGAACATTTTGAGTTACATATCCTTTTCCTGTATGATATCCAGCAGGAATATAATAAGTTTTATTAGTTTCTAGAGTAATTTTTTCTGGATTAATCTTTTTAATTGTACCATTAACCATCTGACCATTAACCCAAGCAGTATATCCTTCAATAATGGTTTCAGGTATAGCATTACCACCAGTTTGAGATGCTAGAGAAGCAGCACTTATTACAGCTTTACCACTGTGATATCCTTCAGGAACTGTATAAGATTCTCCTGCATACAATGCACGAGTAACACTATTATCTTTAATTACAGGCATTGTTCCTGTAATCTTCTTACCATTTGCCCAACATGTAGAGCCAACAATGATATCTTTAGCTACAATTGAAGCAGGAGTTTGTTTCATTAGAGATTCGGCTCTAATAACACCATTGCCATCATGATATCCTCTAGAGATAGTATGAACGTTATCACATAGGATAATATCATTTTCTGCTCCAATGTTAGGCATAGCTCCTTTTATTTTTTGGCCATTAACCCAAGCAGTCTTTCCCCATAGGATGTCTTCATCTGTAGCATCTGCATCAGCAGTTACACTTCCAATACTTTGTGCAGTGATAGTAAATTGTTTGGGATTGATACCATAAGGTACTGTAAGAGTACTACCAGCAGGAAGTGTCATATCAGAGATAGGATTATTTACAGGAACTGTACCTGTTTCTACATGCTGAGTAGAACCAATAAATTGTTTACCTTGTGCAACATCAGAAGGTGTAGCATTTAGTAAAGATCTATCTGTAACAACTACATTTACGATATTAATAGAATCAGTAAAGGGCATAATGTTTTACCTCCCTGTATGGAAATGTCTCTAAATTACTATGAAGTTGAACTTAGGAGCTTTCGCACATTATATTAATATTATTAAAGGAGAGGAGTTGGATCAACATATGGCTGGCAAAATGTATTTTGATACATCTAGTGCAAACAATCTTGATGCATTAGCACAACAAGAGCCTGACGAATCTATTGCTACTCCATCGTCAGTTAAAGATAAATATGCATATAAAGATGCAGTAACAAGAGATGTATTGGTAGGTACAATGCCTCTTAATACTGCAGAAAAGATAAAGATAGATCCTAAGTATGATGGCCATACTAATAATAGATATATCATTCCACGTGGATATCATGATGGAACAGGATCTGTATATGTAGGAGATCTTAGTGAGTATACACCTGGCACAGCAACAGCTGCTGATGTTATCAATACTAAGACATTCTGGGTAAATGGTAAGAAGGTTACCGGTACTCTTGATATTAAACAAGCTACTCAAGAAGCAGATGCTACTGCTTCTGATATTGTTTCTCCTAGAACAGCATGGGTTAATGGCAAAAAAGTTACTGGTACTATTCCTAAATTACCTAGAAAAGATAAGAATCTTCTTGCAGGAGAGTCTTATACTTTTCCTTATGGATTATCTGCTGGTACTACAGTTATTTCAGCTGCAGATCTAGCATCTCAAACTGTAGGCAATGCTTTGTCTAGTCAAATTATTAAAGGACAAATAGCCTGGGTTAATGGTCAAAAGATTGTTGGTACATTCGATATTGCACAAAATACAAAAGAATATTTAAAAACTACAAATGCTACTCAGAATCAGGTTCTGAGTGGTAAGAATTTTTATTCTTCTGTATATGCAGAAGTACGATCTGGTACTATGCCAGATCACAGTAATGATCCTGAAAGGATTCTTAGAAATGGTGTTACATTTACTATTCCCGAGGGATATTATTCTGGACGCACAACAATCAAAGTTCAATCTTTAAAAGATGCTACTGTTGGTAGTGCTACTCCAGATTCACTCGTTGCAGATAGAACTGCTTGGGTTAATGGTCAAAAGATTGTTGGTACTGTACCAATGATTGATCCTAAAGTTGTTGAACTTGGTGAAGGAGAAATATTTGATATTGCTAAAGGATTTCATACTGGTAATGGAAAAGTAAAAGCAAAAACACTTTCTTCTGAAACTGTTGGTACAGCAACTTCTGACTCTATTCTAGAAGGATCTTCTGCTTGGGTTAATGGCAAAAAGATTGTTGGCACTATGCCTAACAATGGAGGATCTTCTGTAACTATTGGTCCTGGCGAATCTTATGAAATTAAAAAAGGATATCATGATGGTACTGGTAATGTTTGGGTAAAACCTCTATCTGATTATACTCAAGCTAATGCTACATCTCCTGATATTCTTATTACTAAGAATGCATGGGTTAATGGTAAAAAGGTAGATGGTACAATGCCTAATAATGGTGCTGTATCTTCTACTCTACTAGCAGGAGAATCTTATACTGTTCCTAAAGGATATCATAATGGATCTGGTATTATTATATCTAAAGATCTAGCTTCTCAGACAATAGCCAATGCAGATAATACTGATATTCTAAAAAATAGAACAGCTTGGGTGAATGGTAAAAAGGTAACAGGCACACTTGAATTGACAGGTAGTGCAGCTCTTGATGATGTATTAGTAGGAAAGACTTTCTACAATATTGATTCAAAGACTAAGAGAACTGGTACTCTTGCACTTACTGGCAATGCTCTATCTGATGATGTAGTTGCTGGCTCTACATTCTATACTACAGATCCTAAGAAGAAACAAGTTGGTTCACTTACTTTTACTGGATCTGCAAAATCTGAGAATGTTCTAGAAGATAAAACTTTCTATAGTACAAATCCTAAGGCTAAGATAGTTGGTACAATGCCTAATAATGGTGCTGTGTCTGCTACACTAGAAGCAAATGAATCATATAAGATTCCTAAGGGATATCATGATGGATCTGGTGTTATTACTGCAAAAGGATTAGGAGGACAGACTTCTGGCACTGCATCTGCTGATGATATTGTCAAAGGATCTACTGCATGGGTTAACGGTGAAAAAGTTGTTGGCACTTTGGAATTAACCGGTAATGCTACAGCAGATAAAGTAGTTTCTGGAGTTACATTCTATAGTGATAATCTTAAGCAGAAGCTTATTGGTACAATGTATCAATCTCCCGATACAATGACTTCTCTATATGCTGGAGATTCTTATACAATTCCTGCTGGATATCATAGTGGTAAATCTATTGTATCTGCTGTTGACCTAGCTACACAAACAAAAGCAGATGCTACAGCTAATGATATTTTGATTAGTAAATCCGCTTGGGTTAATGGTAAAAAAGTAGATGGTACAATGCCTAATAAGAGTTCTACTTCTTTTATCAATCTAGCAGCCGGAACTACTGTTCAAATTCCTGAAGGCTATTATTCTGGATATGGTACTATTACTACTCAGGCTCTAGCAGAACAAACAGTATCTGATGCTGTATCTGCTAATCTTTTGATTAATAAAACAGCTTGGGTTAATGGTAAAAAGATTACGGGCACTATGCCTGATAATACTGGTTTTGGAAAAGATGATGTTACAGCAGGTTCTACTATTGCTATTCCTAAGGGATATCATGATGGTAATGGAAAGATTGTTTTGAAAGATCTTTCTAGTCAAACAGATGGTACTGCAATTGCATATAATATTCTCACAGCAAAGACTGCATGGGTTAATGGTAAAAAAGTTATCGGTACCATGCCTAATAATATGGACTGGTCTGAATTGGAAATACCTGCTGGAGTTCAAATTACTGTTCCTAGTGGATTCCATAATGGATCTGGTATTATTTCTACACAATCTCTAGCAGAACAAACAGTATCTGATGCTACATCTTCTGATATACTTGCTCCTAAGACTGCTTGGGTTAATGGCCAAAAGATTACAGGCAATATACCTACATATACCACTTCTAAACTTAGAATAGTTGCTGGTAATGATATTATTCTACCTGCTGGATATTATGCTAGCCCTGTTCATATTTACAGTTTGTATGGTAATAATGTTCTTGATCTTACTGGTACTAGTGCTGAATATGAAGCTCCTACTCAATCTCTATTACCTAATGATGATGGCTATATCGATACAAATACTGATCTAGTTATTACAGCAGATATAATAATGTAATCAAAACATGATAATAAAAGATTTGATTTAAATTTCTAATTAAAGGAGACGATTCATTATGGCCAAAATTGAAAATCGACATATAAGAATCGAAGACTGGCAAGGAAATAGATATTTCCCTATTGGAACATCTGAAAATTCTGGTGGTGGAATAGTATTAGATTCTACTAATGCTTCGACAGATAAAAATGATAATACTCATACAGAAGGAATCAAGACAGCTGATGGAGATGCAAATAATGGTGAGTCTATTATTGTAAGTTCATCTAGTGTAAGAAAGATTCTATTTTCTACAAAGATTGCTAATATTCCTTTTGGAAATACTTCTATTGTTTATCGTATTAAGTCTTCTATTGCATCTGGTGTTCAGAATCTACTTGAAATTAATACCTATTTTGTGGATACTTCTGCAACTAATCCTAAGGAAACTAAGATTGATACTCAAACAATTAATGGAGATCAGATTAGAACTGCAAATAAGTATGTAAGTCTTGGACATACTGTTGATTTCAAGGGATCTGCTACTGGATCTTATATGATTAAGATTGAACTAATTGTTCTACCTGATACTGGTGCAACTATATACTTTGATAGCCTATATGTAACTACAGCTGCTATGTCTGCAGATGCAGCTAATAAGGCTTATATTGATAAGACAACTGTTGTTTTACCGTAAAATAATAACCACTACTTGGATATCCAAGTAGTGGTTATTTCTTCAAAATTAAACATCAATATAAATTAATATAGTGGAGGGCCGATTATGAAGGCAATATCTGACTCTTATCTATATAAGGTCACCGATTATAATAAGGAAATTTTTAAATACCTTATGGAAGCTGATCGAGTAGATAAGAATAACTCTAGTTTTCAAGATATAGTTTATGCGGTTAAGCAACAGGCTACTTCAGTTCTATTAAAGGTTCTATTGAGCAACAAAGTTGTTTTAATGGTAAGAGAGAATGGAATTTCTAGAGCATTTAAGGTAATCTATGTAAAAGATATCAAAGAAGATAAAGATGTAAAGAAAGTATTTATCGATTGCTCTGGAATTATTTCTATTGAAAATGGCGTTTATAAGTGTAAGAAAGTTGGAGTTCTTATATCTTATTTGACAGCTGCTATGACTTATATTATATACTATAATAATCCTAAGCTAATTACTGGCAGTGTAACTCTAATGAAGAATGGTGCTGGAGCATTTGCAGATATGATGCTCTATGTATTTGGATATCTTAAAGTGCCTATTACTTATGCTGATAATAAGGAAAGAATGTCTTTTGTTCTAGCAGAATATTATTTGCTATGCGTAGAAGGTGTTGCTCCTGGAGAAACAATTTATAATGTAGCAAAACAAATTTCTGGCATTAAAGATAAAAAGGTTTGTGACTATCTACATACACTATTTTCTTTTACATTTGAAGATGGAGCAGCTGACTTTAATCAATTCCTTATGAAATTTGCAGAAGTATTTCTTGATCAAAAAGAAGGATCTATAAGCCCTAAGAATAGAGCTAAGCTTACAGTTGATTCTTTTGTTCAGCGATGGATGTATGCATATGGCCCTAGTACTTTCCTTGGTCTAGAATGCTTTGTACCTTTTTCTCAGATACTGACAGACTGTTATAATGGTGCATTTATTAATCAGCAGAATACTATTGAAAAAGTTGCTGGTAGTAAAACTGTTCTTAACTTCACTAATGAGCTACTTAGAATCGGAGGGGAGAATGCATAATGATGGATCAAAAATTCATTGATAAAATTGAAGACTTGAGACATCATACATATTCTCGTATTACAGAATTGCAGAGAAATCTGTGTCCAATGGTTAGAAATCTTTATATGCGTCATCAATGGGAATATTGGTATGATGGATATAAGTATAATGTTTGGGAAACAGATGTTCAGGTATATGCAGTAAATGATATTCCTTATTGCTATGATAATGAATTGAATAATACTGTATTTATGGATAGACTAGATAATCTAGTGAATGAAGATAAGGTATGGCCTTTCATCCTATTCGTTGAAGGATCTGCAATTCCATGGAGTAAAATAACTATTATTCATGATTATGATTATAGCTATTTAAGAATTGATGGTTTCAAGAAAGGCGCTACTCATTTTGATGCTAAGATAGTTATCTTCCCTATTGCTTCTAAATATATTAGATATGGTGAAGATAGCGATGTTCTTCTAGATCATGATAGAAAAGGATTTTATTTTAGAGATGGTAAGAGACTAGAATCCACAGATTTTGTACAGATTGATATGAGACTTGAGATTCTAGATCCAGATATTTATTATAAAGAAATTAATCTGTATGAAGTTCCTAATGGATTAATGAAATTAGACGATCTTCCTGATGGATATATTCCTACATTGGATAATATTATCACATTTATGGATACTGGTCTATTCAATATGACTGGAACAGATAAGAAAATTGATGATATTTATAAAGGAACTTTTGGATTATTCGAAGTTCTTTCAACTACAACTCCTATTAAATGGGCTATATGCATGTACAATACAAAGCATTGTACTGAATATAAATCTCTGTTTAATAGAGAAGATGTAAATAAAGATCTTGTAAAAGCTATTATTGATAAAAATAAAAACAATACTTCTAGTACTGATTGGAAAGCTATTATATCTCCTCTATTGCAGAGCTTTGATTTTGATCATTCCAGAAATCTTTCTTATGAAAAGAATATTAGTAATGCAGCAGAATATATTACTCAATATGATTTTAGCATGTGGAAAGATGTATTCGTGGATGAATCAAATATCAAGTCTTTTACTTATGAAGGGCATGATTTCAAAGAGCTTGCAGATTCTGATGGATACATACATCTATCAAGAAGATATGGAGATATTATCCAAAGTGTAGTAATGGTATTTGTAAATAATAGGCTATATCAATATATGATTGATGTAGTTTATACTACAAATACTATTAATATTCCTATATTTGGAATTCTAGATGATGATCATGTTGAGATTCTTATGTTTACAAATTGTAATAATAAGATTCTTGAAGTTACAGTTCCAGATGCTAATACTTCTGTATATCTTCATTCTGAATATAATCTCAATGATTGTTATCTAATGTCTGAATATTGCCCTGATTCTACATATGAAGTTCCTGATAGCAATGAAGATAGAAAGAATTACATTGTAGAATTTACTTTTGAGAATACTAAAGAAGACTACTATAAGATTAAATTCACTAATACTGAATATTATGGTAGAAAGCTTAAGATAGTTCCTAAGAAGCAATTCAGATATTATCGATTCAAGCAAAAAGATAATCAGTATAAAGTTATACTTCCAACTCAGTTCAACTATTGTCATAATCCAGATCAATATATGATCTTTATTAATGGTAAGAAGATTGATAAGACTGAGTATGCAATCACTTTCATGAATAAGTATCGGCCTTTTGATAAACTTATTTTGTATTTTACTACTATTCTAGATAAAGGAGATTATATTGATATCTTCTATATTCCTGAAATACTAGTAGAAAAATATAAACAAGTATCTATTCCTAAGAGTGGATTACTTACTCTAACAGATACTCCTACTGATGTAAATTATCCTACTACATATCCTCTATCCAAAGATACTTGCATGCTATTTATTAATGGTCTCAAAGTTAATCCTATGGATATTAAAGATATTGATCTAAATACTCTTTTGATCAATATGGATAAGTATGTCAGAGATGCTAATGGAAATATTGTTATTGATGGTACTAATAATAAATCCGAAAGTAGACATTATGCAGATTCTGTAGATAATGTAACCATTATGGAATATATTACAGGAAATTCTGAGATAGCTAAATATTTATATAAGAATGGTAAGTCTATTACTGATACTTGGAAAACATTTATCAATACTCTACTTACTACTTATGCTGAATCTGGTAAATCTTATGCTGGACTTCAGAAGATCTTTGGCACTATCTATGAACTCGAAACTCCTGCTGAAAATTATAAGGATAACTTTGCTAGTCTTAAGACAATTCTCTATGATGTTATTATTGACTTCTATCTGGGTCGTAATGATGTCAGCACTGGAGATAAATTCGTCTATGACTTCCATCCTGAGTATTTTGATAACGAAGCAGAAGGTAGTAATACTAAGATTGTACGTCTATTCCCCGATAAGGATAAACTACTCAATTATATTGCTACTGATCTTGTTGCTGATACAGAAGACGTCAAAGATGGACAAAAGTTTATTCTTGCCAATAGTCAAGATTAATAATTGCGGAAGGGATTCATGTCCCTTCCGCTTTTTAATAATTCAAAATTTCACTTGTATAGTATAAAATTGAAAGAAGGACTTAGATTATAGTCTTTCGAAAAATAAATGATGTAAAAAATAAAGGAGTTATGAACTATGGCTACTATGACTACTGGTATGAAGAAGGATTACAATTACGTAAGCGATGCAGAGTATCGCCGTAACAAGCGTGCCGCTGCTAAGGCTCGCAAGAATGCACGTCGTAATCGTTGCATTCTTTACTGCATTGCCGCCATCATTGTATTGATGATGACCTTCAAGCTTGGAGGTTGGGTTGATAAGATCACCAGCCGCAAACTCGTGGTTGATCACTATGTCAGCTACAGGGTTAAGGATGGTGATACTCTTAGTAGTATTGCATCTCGATTCGATATGACTGATTCAAAGGATTATCGTTTTGAGATGTATGCCATCATAGAGGCAAATGATTGCCTCGAAAATGATGCTAGCATTCTTCAATATGATAGCGTCATACTTGTACCTATTTATAAATATGAGCTGAAGGAAGATTGTATGTCTCCCAATGCAGTCAAATGAAATTTGAAAGGAAAGTACATGGGAGGCATATGCCTCCCATGCAACTCCTTTTAATTTTTTGCTTAGTAAGATATTATAACTATGAATAGAATACCAGAAGTGATATTTTATTATTCTAATTATCAATTAATAAATGGAGGTTGTATTATGAATAAATTCCTTGAAATGCATGTCTATCATGCAGATCCTAGCTCAAAGCAAAATATTATGAAAATGGAATCTTTATCTAATAAAGAAAAGCTTCAAGCAATATTTGATATTGATAAAGAAGCTTTAAAGAAACAATTTCCTGAATTGTATTATTGTATACTAGCAGTATTGGATGAAGATAAGATCAGTACTCCAGCAGGAGATTATTTTAAAACTGATAGTTTCTGAAACTCAATATTACTGATGGATACATATTATAGTTCTATAAAAGGAGAGAATTATAAATGGTTACTTATTATGAAAACTATGGCCCATATGTTCAACTCGCACAAACTGGATATCAGGAGATTGATGTAAACACAATTAATCCTGATAATTTTATGGATCACTTTAATGGAATTCTCAATATAATGAGAGATGGCATTGAGCAACCTGATGTTCAAGCATATAAGATTGGAGTTCATTTTAATCATGATCCTGAGTATAGACTTGATCCTTCTGATGAGTTTGTAACATTTACTTTGGTAGATTATTGGTATAATCTAATTTTCTGGACATTCTCGATTTGCATTGGAGATATTATTACCGTAAGGTATATCTTTAATACGACAGCTATTACCAAAAAGAATATTGAAGCTTATTGTAATAAGCTTATTAAAGCACATAGAAAAGATATTAACTTTATGGTGCTCAATAATCTTTTTGATGATATGATTTCCAAGATGAAGTATATTGATGAATTTGCTATGTATCTAGCAAATACTGTCAATTTCACTGATACCATTAAACTGATGGAAAGGTATCCTGATTTTAATGAGTCTATCCATGCTGATCTGTCTAATACACCTATTGAAGATGTAAAAGCTATTGGCATGGATTATACCAATATGCAGATCAAATATATCAAAGCAAATGATCATTGCTTGAGAGACTCTTTTACTTCAGGTGAAGCTATTTCTCCGAAACAGTTTAAGGAAGTGTCTGTCAATATTGGCACTAAACCTGATGGTCAGGGAGGAATTTTCCCATATATCATTAATAATTCTTTCATGAATGGTGGTGTCGAGAATCCTGAATCTTATGTTATTGACTCCTCTGTCGGTAGAATTGCCCAGATTCTGCAGAAGATGAATGTCGGTACCTCTGGTGCATTTGCACGTTTACTGGAAACTAATAATCTGGATACATTCTTGAACGATGATCCTAATTATTGCTGTGATACTGCAAACTTCATTAAGATGACTATCAAGGATGCTAAACTTTTAAAGCTCTATGATAAGAGATATTATAAGTTTAATCCTCATGGTCCTGATTATCTTTTGGATTCTGATAAAGATACTGATCTTATTGGAAAGACTCTATATTTCAGATCTCCTATCACATGTCAGTCTTATGCTAGAGGTCATGGCATTTGCCATAAATGCTATGGTGATCTTTATTATACTAATAGAGATATCAATCCTGGCAAGTTGGCTGCTGAGCTTCTGTCTGAGAAATATACACAGATGCTTCTGTCCGCAAAGCATTTGCTTGAATCTGCAGTCATCGAAATGAAGTGGAATCCTGAGTTCTTTGATATCTTTAAAATCGAATTGAATTCTATCAATATCGATGAAGATACGGATGTATCTGGATATTATCTGGTTTTGGATTCTAGTAAATTTGATTCTGATGACGATGATGACAGTGATGGAATTATTTATGAAGAATTCACTCCATCTTTTGATGTGCTGTATCCTGATGGTAGAATTGTAACATTCCATACAGTGGATGAAGATAATATCTATCTAACAGAAGATCTTAATAGAATTCTTAAATCTAAGAAAGCTAAAGAAGATGATGGAGTATATACTATTCCTCTTGATGCTATTAAAGGTTTGCCTAGTATCTTTAGTGTCAAGATTCAGAATAAGGAACTTCAGAGAACTCTTGAAAGATCTAAGCATATCATTGATAGAAAGAAAGATACTTCTTCCTTTGATAAGGATAGTATCGTTGCAGAATTTATCAATGCAAACCTTGAAGGTGGTCTGGTAATTTCTGCTGTTCATTTGGAGACTATTCTTGCAAATCAGATGAGAGATCCTGATAATATTCTTGAAATGCCTAATTGGGCTATTGAGAATGCACCTTATAAGATCCTCACTCTAAGTTCTGCATTAAATTATTCTCCGAGTATTACTGTTAACTTCGAATATCAGCGTGTTGGTAAGACTCTGGTTTCTCCTTTGTCTACTAAAAAGCATAAACCCAGTATCTTTGATCTTTACTTTATGGAACAACCTCAGAAATTCATGGTTAATGATGAAATGGTTTCTGATGAATTCCGTTCTAATGATGAATATGATATGAAGGGTAATGTAGATGCAATTTATTTTGTATCTAATGATAAAGGAGATCAGCAAGAATAATTAAATGGACCGGAGAGCTAAATACTCTCCGGTCTTTATTTTTAAGAAGGTATTAATCATGGGACTTAAATCAGCTAATGAATGTAAGATGGTTCTTCATAATTCTGCTATAGTAATTAATGATTGTGATCCATCTGATTTTCCTACACTATTACGACAATTTGGAATATGGAATAAACTCTGCCATAGAATTGAATACATTGGAATTTATTATGATAAAGAGAATAGAAGATTATATCTTCCTAGAGGAATTGATGTAGATTTTGTACGAAGAAAAGTAGAATCTACTATCGATGATGGATCTTTTAGTTCTTCTGTTGTTCATGCACATCAATACGCAAAAGTAACTAAATCTATTAGAATGAAAATGCTTCCTAGAGATGATGTACAAACTGAATCTTTAAAGTTTGTTCTTTGTAAGGATAAGTATTATGTGAATAGTAGTAAATCACAATTTTCATTGAATCTTACTACTGGTAAAGGAAAGACTTTTATTGCCGCTTGTGCTCTTAGTTATTTGGGAATAAGGTCTATGGTAATTACTTCTCAATCTGGTATTCTTGATCAATGGAGAGAGAAGTTTAAAGAATATACAGATATAGAAGATTCTGAAATTGTTAAGATTGAGGGAGGATCTATGATTAGTAGAATCATTAGTGGTTCTACTATGATAAGCAATAAGTCTCTTTATCTTTGTACACATTCTACTTTACAGACGTATGGATCTACTCATGGATGGGATAAGGTAGGATTGTTATTTGAAAAACTTAAAATCGGAATTAAGTTTTTTGACGAAGCTCATCAGAATTTTCAAAATATGGCTTTGATAGATTTTGCTACAAAAGACGTATGGAGAACTTATTATATCACGGCAACTCCTTCTAGATCTGATAGACAAGAAGATATTATTTATAAGCTATATATGAAGAATGTGCCATCTATCAATTTGTTTAATCCGGATGTAGATGCTCATACAAATTATATTGCTATTAAATATAATTCTTATCCTAAACCTTCAGATATTAACTATTGTAAGAATAGTGTATATGGATTGAGTAATCCATTATATATTGAATATCTGATGAAGAATAATAGATTCTGGATAATGTTTGATTATATCTTCTCTTTGATATATAGAACTGGAGGCAAAGCATTATTTTATATTGGAACCAATTCTGCAATTCAAAAAGTTTATGAAAGGATTATGTTCAACTATCCTGAACTGTGGAATGATGTTGGAATTTATACTTCTATTAGTGATGATAAACAAAATGAAAAACTTAAGAAGTATATTCTTACAACTACTAAATCTGCAGGTGCAGGTGAGGATATTCCAGATCTGAAATATTCTGTTGTTTTAGCAGAACCTTTTAAATCTGAAGTTATTACAAGACAGACACTTGGTAGAACAAGAAATCATAATACATCATATATTGAGCTAGTAGATGTCGGATTTAAGCAACTTACATCATACTTCAATGCTAAGAGACCTATATTTAATAAATACGCCTCAAAAACAAAAGTGATGTTTGTAGATAATCCGAAATTGGCTAATATAGATGAAGAGACTCGCATTCAGATGCGAGACAGATTTAAATATCCCATTGAATATAATTGTCCAAAGAATATTCAAGCAATTGAGTTTATTAAACAAAAAGATATGCCAGCTATATATTTTGCATCAGAAACTCAAAACAGAAAGGATGATTAATATGCCAAATGTTTATTATGTAAATAGTCAAAATGTAATTTGTGGTACTGAAATGGATGTTGAAGCAGGTATTTGCTTCACTAGCTTAGATAGTGCTATATTTTATATTGGGACTAAATGTGGAGAAATTTCAAAGAAATTTGAAAAGAATAATGACATAAAGGTTAATATTTACAATAGTGATATGAGTGAGAAAGATATTAAAAATCATCTTATTTATAGTGCTTTTGTAAACGTTATTCCTAAGAGTGATAATCCACAAGGACCCAAATATATCTATAGATTTAATATCTATGAGTATCCTTTGTATGAGAATTCTATTGAGATTAAGTAAATGATAATAATGAGTAAGGTAGAAATACCTTACTCATTATTTTTTTTTAATTTCTCTTAAATTTGAGTAGATATAATAATAGTGAATGGAAGTAGAAATATCTTCCATCAAAACATTTTATTCACACTTTTTAAACGTACTTTTAAGGAGGTACAAAATTATGACTAGTAACAACAATGAGAAGAAGTCTATCAACAATTTCGATAAGTCTGAAATCAAGAAACTCATTCAGGCCAAAATCGACTGGAATCCCGCGGATTACGATATCCGTAATACCTTTGAGGGGAAATCGATCATCTCTCATGGCAATGATGTTGCTTGCACCAGCACTGGCGTTGAAAGCAAATATGTTCGTGCCTTCATTTTTCAGGGCATGGTGAGCGGATCTAAAGGCGATGATATCGCAAGGACGATTCAGGACGCATGCAGTACTTTCTGGGTATGGGATCACGCACGCATCTCCATCAGAAAGATCAATCGTCCTGATGGGTTAGCGAATTACCGCATTGAGCTTCTGCATGCAGACATCTTCAAGCTGCGGCAGTTTGCTAAGATCCTCAAAGCTGCAAACAGTGTTGAAAAGGTTTTTGAGGACATCCCTCGGAAGGAAAATGTGTTAGCATAAAAAGGAGGTAAAAATATGCTGACTTATAGCATGGTATATTTTGCGTTTCTCAAAAAGAAATGCAAAGGTATTTCTGACTATGCACGGTTGATCTTGTGCTTCATCGAAATGGTGGTAGTCTGCTTCTTTGCAGGAAGTGGCGCAAAATTCTGGAGCACAGTATCCAATACTAAAGCGTCACAGAATCAGAAGAAGTAATAGTGTTAGCCAGACCGTAGGATAAAATTCCTACGGTCTTTATTTTTACGAATAAAAGGAGATATATTTATTATGGCCGCAACTAGAAATCGTGAAATTCCTAAAGACATTGTTGAATTCAACAAGAAATACGGTATCGTTATCGATGAAGAAAAATTTTGGGAATCTATGGACAGACTGTGCCCTGAGTATGGGAAAGATCCTGAACACAAAATTTGCTTCAGTACGCTCCTTGCAGATAGCTGCATTGATCAGGATGTTTGTGATCAAGCATCTCGTTATGTGAATAATTATATTGACAAATTCGAGATGGGACAATTCACAAACATGTATACTCCGGCTGATGGACACGTATTCTCTATCGCAAATAGATGGTTCCAGCTTCCTTTCAATGATAGCGCACCTGAAATCTCTATGATGACTATTCATAGATATTTCAATGTGTTGGGTAGAGTTATTCTTACCAACATTGGATCCGCTGAAGATGAGAAGGAGACCATCCGCAACGCGAAGAAACTTTATGAACAAGGCAATGCCAACGTTTATAAAGTTATTGCGTTTGGCATCGTCCATGGCTTCATTACCGGGACCATGGATTTTGATCTTATTATGGAATTTATCCCCGACTTCTATAATGAAGCCAATGGGATTGACCATAAGAAGATCAAGGCCTGGAATGAGGCTGTGGATATGCAGACTGACATTCCTGAAGAAGTCCGCAATATGTTCATCGCAGAAAAGAATGGCTATGTTGAGGCAGGTCATTTTGATGACCCTGTAGATTATCGAGCTCCTACAGATGATACGCCAATTGTAACGCCATCTGCTAATAATTCCGAAGAGGATATTAGCTTGGATGCGAATGCAGCAAAGCCCATGGAAGCTGTTGTTCCTCAACAGAATCCTAAAGGAGCAGCGCCGATTGCAAACAACAATAATGGAGCTCCTGAGATTGTTCGTCCGAATGAACAACCTATCGCAGCAGCCATTCGTCGTGTGTCGTCTGCAATTTCTCAGCCTCCTCAGAGTGCAGGAAATGTAACTCCTGTGACTGATCTCCATGTTGTTGATCCTCCGGAAGGTCAGGTCCAGATGGTTCAGGCAATTACTTTGCCTGGCACCGATCCCAATGAGCAGAACATCACTTTTGATGATGTTCTTGCTGGCAATGGGGTCGCAAAAGCTATTCCTGTAACTCCTGCTCCTGAGGCTAATCAGCCTGCTCCTGCAACTCCTACTGCTCCTGCACAGCCTGTTTCCAATAAGCCTCCTCAGATTGCTGCTGTTGAGGCTGGAAACAACGAGCTCTTTGCCAGAACTTATCCTGGCATTGAACGGTTGACCAATTTGATCAATAGTTTCGGTCTGGTCGTGAGTTATGGTAGCTCCGATTATCCTGGTGTCATTGCAGCAGGAATCTATAATCCTGCCTTGCTTGATCAGCATGGCAATTGGATCTTGCTTAAGATCATTGGCGTAGATTATAAGACGATCTATGGCGATGATATCCGGGTCATGCCCCTGATCAAAGGTCATGATATTCGTCGTGAACCGAGCATCTGCTTGCATGATCAGGCAATGGTAACTAAGTTTATTCTTGGTACTATTACTCAGGAAGACAATCGTATGCTCAATGCTCAGATTCCTCCTGAGATTATCGCCATTAACAATGGATTCATGTTTGCTGATAGAATGGACATGAGCAATCTTCCTGAGATCACTTATGATGATTGGGTGAAATTGGTCAAGAATATTTACAAGGTTCTCGGAAACAAGAGCCTTGATAATATTCGTTTCCGGATTAGCTCTTATACCAATCCTGATAAGTTTATCATGGTCGCGGATAGTCGTGTGAATTATCCGTTCCCCAGCAAGATCATGAGCTGTGTGCAGAACACGAATGCAGCAGCTGATGAACTTACTGTCTCTGTTGATAACACTAAGCCTCATAAGGAGGGTGAAGTTCGTTACTCTATTCGCACCAATAAGAAGAATAGTAAGTAACAAGTAAATTTAAAAGTCTGGTGGAGGGTTCCTCCCTCTGCTAGACTTTTATTTTTTATGAGACTTTTATATATAAAAGAATTCGCTAGAGAGGTATATATAAATGACTAAAGAAGAAAAAGAAAGATTAAATCTTTTATTTGAATTAGAGAATATAAAATCATATCTTGTACCATATATTGCTCCTGGGGTAAATTTAAAAGTAGTAGCAGATCTAAGCTGGAAGGATCCTCAAGGAAATAAGCATAGATTTTATAATGAAATCAGATATAGATCTGATAAATATAAGAATGTAGATCATCTTATCAGTGCTTCATATAAACTCAACACTTATTTATTTTTTGAGTATCCCAATCCGAATTATTCGAAAGATCATCCTGGAGATGAGTTAAGATCAACTGGTATTTATATTAATGGATATGCGATTGATGATATCGTAAACAATATGAAATACTTTAATTCAAAGGTATTGAATCGTTGTTTTGGCATTAATAATAATAATCTCATCATATATTCAGATAAAGTAAAATCAGTTGAGATTTTCTCAAATCCATATAATGGTTCTTCTATTGAAGTAACTCCAGATGTTTATGTTCATAGTCAATATGGTAAATGTCCTGGAGTTAGATTTACAATGAATAAAGAATATTCATTTATTGTAGATGCAGATAATACATGGTTGGAGATTATCTATAGATTGAGTAGATGTGATCTAACAATGTTGGGATTTCAAATGATTCAATCATTTCTATCAATGCTTCCTGGAAATGCTGTTTCTGATATAGATAGTGGATATAAAGGATCGTCTAGATATGCTCCATATTATGAAGATCCGGATGATATCTGTAATTCTAATGAATCTGTATCTATTAAACAATCTAAAAATACGAATGCTTATAAAAAGCATATTTTCGATCTTTGACTTATTAATAATATACTCTTTGTATATTAAATTATTTTTAGAAAGAGGTAATAATGATGGATCAAGATGTTTATACTAAAGCAATGGTTAATATCCTTGATGAACGTTTGAAATTTAATAACCTTAAACATAAGGTTATTCTTTATTCGTCAAGTCTTGGATATGAGTACAACTATCTTACACAAAGAATAAGACCTATTAATTCTGTATTTTGGTTTAATTCTCTAAAAGCAAAAGCACCTGAATTTATAGAATTCTTCAATGATTTGATTGATAGTATAATTGATCAAGATAATGATACTGGATGGATTAATGATTTCCCATTTGGTAATTGTGATAATGGAAATATCACAATTGATATGGATTCTATCAATATTCCTAATATCAATTCTATCGTAAACAATAGACAAAAAGCTGAACAAATTTTCCATGATTATTATCACTACTGTAAATTCTTGATAAAGATTTATCAAGATTCTGATGCTCAATTTAAACAAATTATTCAGAGTACTAATCTTTCTGATATTATTTAATTTATAAGGAGTAAATAAACATGACAAATGCAATAATTGAAAAGATCAATAATGAGATCAAAGAATATAAAGACCGTACTAAAAACTCTGCAGATGATATTTCTGATGGATATCATACTTTTGGTGATCTTTATAAACATCGTACTTATCTACTTGCCCTTGCAATGATTCATCTTCCTTATGCTTGGAAGGCAAGAAAACATGAAGATGGAACAATGTTCGATGGAATGTTTGTTGTTGGATTCCCTACACCTAATGGAATGGTAACTTATCATTGCGATAATGAATACTGGAATGATTTTAAAGTTCCTGAAATTCCTCATGCTCCTCATTTTAATGGTTATTCAGATGCAGACGTTCTTGATAGAGAAAAAGCTTTCCTTGATTCAACAAATACACGTCTTGTGAATAATACAAATATCGATGATATCAATAAGATTGTAATAAATGAGATTCTTCCTACATTTGATAATGCTGTTCAGAAAGCTGCATTTATCACTTTCTATAACCACATGCCCGTAATTTGGGATTCTAACAACAAAGGCTGATCAAAAACATCCATATAATTATTTAAATGGAGGTAGATACTGTGGGATTGCTTAATATAAGTCATTCTCAGATGACTCAATCAGTAATTGATCTACAGGGAGATCTACTCAAAAATCCATTTTATTTGTTCAATGACAAGAAAGCACTCCCTGTAGATTATTATAATATCAATAAAAACAAATCTACACTTGATAAATCTCTTAAAATTAACTATGCTGATGATGGTAAGGATACTCCATTTAGATTTAATCTGATTCATGATATGTATCTATATGGATTAGATCGTATTACCGTTGCTCTAGAAAACAATGATTTCGGTGTTGCTGGAGGAGATGTTTCTGGAGATGCTTATATTCTTCCTGATACTATTACTCCATATCCTGGAGATCAATTTGTTATCAAGATGATTAAGCAGCGGTATCAGTTTGAGGTTACAAGTGTAACTCCTGACACTTTCGATAATGGAGCCAATTATTATAGAATCGAATATGCACTTATTCACAATGATGATTCTAGAATGGTCAATAACATTGTGGATGAATTCAGATTTGTTTCTGGTAATATTGGCACCGAGTATACTCCTATTCTACAGCAGTCTAAATATGATGTATGTAAGCATCTTGATGATGTTTGTGTAAATCTTAAGCAACTGTTTAAAGGATTATACTTCAATGATAAAGTGCAAACATATACTTTTGTTCATCTATATCATGTCTGTCAAACAGGCATGAATTCAGATTTTTTCTATGATCCGTATATGATAGAATTTTGTATTAGACATAAGATTCTATCTAATTCTGGAGAAAAATATGACTTTATTGATCATAAGACTAATTTAAAACCTGATTTCAATATCAAGTATAATAAGTCTATCTGGAAAGTCATAGAAAATAGAGAAAAGGATTTACTTCCTGGATGTAAACATGCGTCTACTGCTGTTTATATAAGCGATCCTGGAACTATCTTTGGAACAAGATATGAGAATTATTTTGAATTAACTTATGTTAATCCAGATCCAGCTCAAGAAGTATATGCTCCTGCACTTAATATTCTAGATAACCAAATGATTGGTCATATTCTAGAAAATCAAATCTTTCCTTCTGATAGTAAATATGCTAAGTATAATTTACTCATTAAGTATTTTAACTTTGATGATACTATTGGAACTGAAGATATTCTACCTCTCGAAAGAATCATTGAAACCGAGAATAATATGGAAAATTATTTCTTAATTCCAATGATTATTTATATTATCGAAAGAAATATTAAGAATACTATGGCAAGAATTCCTAATTAAATGAAAAGGAGGTATAGATCAATGGAACGATTGACTTCTCTTTTTGCAGAAGATATTGAAGATCAAGTTACTCTAGAAGCTAGTCTCGGTGGAATTGCTGATGAAACTGAAGATATCATTATTGGAGTAATGGAAGATAGAAATCCTGTTGATGATGGTAAGGTTCATCTATTTGAAAATGCAAAGCCTGTTAATGATGATGGGCTTACAGCTGATGAAGAGCAGGAAATTATGGTAGCAATGCTTAATGCTCCTGATTCTGAAGTTGCAGATTTGCTAGATGACGATGACATTGATGACCTATAAGGAGATAAAATATGCAAAAGATTATTGATCCTGAGGTCTTTGATTGTGTGAATTCTATTGAAGACCCTGAAGATTGTGCAATTCTCGATGATGATTCTGTTGAGGATGCACTCGATGATATTGAGTCTGAAGGTATCTCCGATGATGATCTTGTAGATGACGATGAGGATATTCCTGTCGATACTAATCAAGATTATTCTGAAGATATGACAGATCTCAATATTGAAGGTGCAGATGCTGATGAAATCATTGCTGCTGAAAGAGATATTGCAATGGATCCTTTTGAGGACGATGAGCTGATTGATATTGCTATGAATGTAGATGATGGTATTGATGTAGCAGCAGATGATCTTGATGACGATGATGACATTTCTGAAATTTAAACTTAAGGAGGATATTCTATCATGTCTAATATTCGTATTGCGATTAAGCCTAAGTATCCTACTCGTCGTGCTACTGATAAGGTACTATTTAATGAAGGAAACTTCCTCGATGTTATTGACGAGTATTCTGATCGGCATATTCTTTCCATCTTGGATACTGCACATGTAGCACTTATTGATACTGCTGGTAAGTATTATCCTGTCAATAAGGATAACTACAAGGAGCAGTTTGCTCTGGCTGTTGCTGGAGAAGCTCCTACAGTTGATGCTGATGAAAAGTTCGGTGTCAAGAAGATGGAAAACTTTATTACTGCTAGTACTTCTGAAACAGCAAAGAAGATTCAGGATTGTGCTATTTATAATGGTATTCTTACTGGCCAGCTATTTAAGGTCACAGATTTTAAGAAGATTGGCGATGAGAAGATCGATAAGAATGGTTTCTGGATGATGTTCGAGTATGATAAGGCTGAAGCAGAAGCAGAAGGATATTCTAAGGCTCATATTCTTTGTGAGACTGAGGAACTAGTTGATGGTACTAACTATATTTACTTTGGTACCGATGATGCTTCTCTGAATTCTACATTCTTCGGCATCGATAGCACTCTAACTGTCGATGGTGAATCTGGAGATAATCTAACAATCTTTGATAATTCTCTGATCTGTAAAGTACTGATTGATACAGATGATCTGCCTAATTGTATGCTAAATGGTATCCAGTATGAGGAACTGAGCATGGCTATTGCAGCAGCTTCCTCTGGTGATGTTATTGATATTTACAAGTCCATTACAGTTCCTAAGACTATTACCATTAATAGTGGTAAGAATGTTGTTCTGAAGCTGGTCCATGGAATTACTGTTACTATCAATGGATATTTCATGGTTACTAATGGTAGCCTAACCATTACTGGTGAAGGTACTGTTAAGGAAGCTAAACCTTACTTTGCTCCTGTTATTCTGAAGAATACCGATGAAAATGTTTCTGCTAATGTTCATATTGGCAGTGGTATTACTCTATGGGGCTGGGCTGGATTGATGTTTGATGGTAAATCTGTCAATCTGAATGCTAGATGCTGTGGTCATGTCGTTGGTAATAACGATGGATCCGATAATGGTGCTGGTGTTTACTGCAATGGTAATGTTCTTCAGGCATCTATGGTCTTCGTTGGTAGTACTGAAGGAACTGTTGGCACTGGTATGTATCTAGCTGGTAATATTGGAGCTACCATTAGTAATTCTATTATCGAAGGTACAGATAGTGGTATTGAACTTCGTGCTGGTACCGTTGATATTTGTAACAGTAAGGTTATTTCTACCAATGCAGGTGAGCCTATTATGACTCCTAATGGTAATGGTACTACTGCAACGAATATTGCATTTGCTGTTGCTCAGCATACCACTAAGAAGAATGTCAATGCAATTATTAATAATTGCATTCTGACCGGTTCTGCAGCATTTATGGAAGGCAATCCTCAGAAGAATCCTGAAGCTACCAATCAGACTACCATTATTATTAAGAATGGCACTACTCTAAATGGTAAGGTTCTAACTCTTGATCCTGAGAATGATTGCAAGAATTTCATTTATGATGCTCGTTGTGCAGAAGAGCCTGATGAAAAGTATCTTGCTAAGGGATATAAGGCTGAAAAGAACTTCACTGGAACTTTTGAAGTTGTCAAAGAGTAATTAAATAATTGCCATAGAGAAGTCAATTCTCTATGGCTTTTAATTAAAAGAACCTTGTAATAATCAAAAAAAAAATAAAAGGAGAACTTTTAATGAATTATATTAATAATTGTCGTACCATTAAGTTTCCTTCTACCAAGGCAGATCTAATTTTTAATAAAGGTCTAATTTCTAGAGAAGAATATCTTAAAGGTACTGATGTCATTACTCTAGAAGATACTCCTTATCCTATTACTAAAAGAATCTTTGATTGGACAGATATTGAAGTTCTGAATAATCTTACCAATGAATGGATTGCTATTAGTAGTGGTAATTATAAGGCATTGGATGAAGCGTATACAGATCCTGTTAAAGAACCTATTAAGCCTATTCCTGTAGTTGAATCTAACATTGTAGAGTATGATGTTCGTAAAGTTGCAGATCCTGAACCTACTGTTGAGACTGTTGAAGAGTCTCCTATGGAAGAAGAAGTAATTGAAAATGAAGATACATCTGAAGAAGATGTTCAAGAATCTGATGTAATTGAAGATGAACAGGAAGAAGTTACAGATACTACTCCTCCTGAAGTGAAGCCTGTTCAGCAGAATAATTACAATCAGAATTATCATAACAACAATAAGAAGCGCCACGGAAACGGTAGACGATAAAAAATAAAAGGTGGGTAAGGCTTTATGCCTTACTCATCTTTTTTATTCTTATATTTTATTTTAATATCTATATTTATTATTATAAGATATAAATCCTGATGTTTCTACAGATTGCTGATGTGAAATCTCATATTCATCTCTCATATCTTGAATATAATCATGCAATGGTCTATTATTTTGAGCTGTACTTTCTTCTACTTCTGTAAATGCTCTTCCATATGTTGTAGTATCTTCACCACAAGTACGATGTTTAAAATTTGCAGTCTTTTTTCTGAAGTTGAACATTTTGTTTTACCAGTCCTTATATTATAATTCCGAGAAAATAAAATAATCTTTTATTCTCTCATTGTTATAATATCTTTTTGACGATTGATGAAAATAAAATACGGCAAAACATCATTATAAAATTATAAGGAGGCACCGTTATGGGAAATATTACAATTGAACAGCAAGAATTCTTTAATGGAATTAAAGATGATTGCATTAAAATATCTACTCAGAATAATATTCTTCCTTCTATAATTGGAGGAATTGCAGCTCTCATTTCTAATTATGGTAACTCTAATGTCTATAAAGTTACTAATAATTTATTTATGCTTAAAGTAGATGATAATTGGGTTGGAAGATGTTATTCTTTTGATTCTAATTGTATCTATGATAATGTAAAAGATTGTAAAGAGCATTCTACTACACTACTTAAAGTATTTTCTAATACTGGAGAATCTATTAGCCAATTTATTGAGTTTATTAATACATCTAGAAGATCTGAGAATGGTCCTCTTAAATATAATTCAATTGTAGGAGATATGGATTATAAAAATACTATTAATAAACTTAGTAGACTTGGATTCGTAAAAGAATTTATGTATACAACAACTTCTTATTTCTTTAATACATGTGTAAGTATTATTGAGAATGCGAAGCTATATGATTGGGATAATGAGGTTAAAGAAAATATGTCTAGAAAGAAACGTAGCAATAGAGCTCCTCAATCAGCTGTACAATCTATTTCTGCTGAAGAATATGTTTCTCATATGTATCGTGTTCGTCTTGATTGGGACAAGCCTGATACTCAGATCTTTGCAAGTCCTAACTATGAAGCTGCTAAATCAAAGGCTCTAGAACATGAAGGATATAAGATTTATATCGATGACGATGGAGAACTATTTGAAGATCCTTGGATTAAGAAAGAAGAAGTAAAACCTGTTACAATGCCTACAAATATTCCTGGTGTTAAAGATGTTATCCATCCTTTCCAGGGTAGAGTTATTGATCTTCATAATACTCCTGTATATAGAAATGCTTCTGATAAAATGTATTTTAAGCAGATTTCTGGTAGATTCTATTTTTATGATGAGACTATTGTAAATGGTCGTGCAAAGATTACTGCTACACAGCATATGATTAAGAAGAATCCTAGTTATATTCTTGGATATATTAATATCAATCAATAAGAAAGGATATTAAGATGAAGCATATCAAGATATTCTTTTATAACAATCATACAAATTTTGATATTCCAAAGAAGATTAATACATATCCTGTTGATGTAATCTTTGGAAATACTATGTCAGAAGTTAAAGCAAGAATTAACAATTGCCAATTATATGTGGTTTATACTCATCTGGCTGATTGTGACATTGCTGTTCCTACTCAACAGGATAAAGATTTTATTCAAGGAATTCTTAATTTCACAAAGAGAAAAGAAATTGTAGCTGTAAAAGATAGTATTTGGTATTCTGAAAATGCAGATAGAAATATTATTATTTCTGATACTTGTGATTTTCTATTAGCAGATATTACAGCTATTCTTACTACATATCTTCACAAAGTTGATGAATTCAATAAAAGAAATATTAAACCTGTAGAAATGTATAGTGTGCAAAATACTCGTAATGGTGAAATCATTATAAAAACTCCTAATAAAGAAGAAGCTATTAAGGTATGTGATAAAAGCCCTTGTTGTGTTATTAGAACAAGGGACAATAATATTGTCTATAAATCTAGATTTGGTAAAGTGGATCTTGCTACTTCTACCAGAATACTAAAAGCAAGGCATTCTCAATCTAATGGAGTATTTAGTATTACAATTAGTTAAAATTATAGGAGAAGGATTTCTAAATCCTTCTCCATTTTTATTTATCCTACAGCATTTGATCTGCTTTGTATATTTATATACCAATAATTCATTTCACGATTTTTAATATCTGGAGCAGTAGATTCAGTTCCTTCTTTATCGCTTTTGCATACAATAATATTTGCATTTTCAATTTTAGATCTAATCATTTTATCATATATATCTTTAGCAAGTTTATCTTTTTTGCCATTATTCACAAAATATAAATCATTGCTAACGTAATCATACATTAGCTCATTATTTCTAGGATTTGCTGCATCTTTGCTTCTTAGAACTAGAGGATATGATCCTAGCGGATTAGGTACATGCATGATACTTAACCTCCTTGAATATTTTTATTATGAAGTTAAAAATACCCGGTAGAGCTATTGCCCTACCGGGTATATAGAAAGAAAAGGAATCTCGACTATGAGATAATGACTTAATTAACGATTAGGATCAGCAGTAATAAAGCTGGTGTTAGTCAGGTTAACATTTCTCATGGTCTTCAGATACTGCTTCTGAGCAATCGTAGCAGCACGAGCAGCCTTATTACCATACTTCTCCATAATCTTTGCACGAGTCTGCTTACGAAGCAGCTGATACTTAACAAGCTTCTTATACAGAGGATCGTTCTTAGCCTTAGCCATCATGATAGCAGCAATAGTCTTACGACGCTGCAGGTCAGTTGCCTTAGACAGACGAACCATAGTACGCTTATTAGACAGAACCTTAGCTTCAAGCAGAGATTCGCCAACACCATTAGGAGCGCAGAACTCCTGGATAACATTATTACTATAATGATGAGTCAGATCATCAACCAAGAATGCTTCAACCAGAGCATCCATATCGATTCCAAATTCATCGTTATATCCGTTTTCAGAATAAATGCCCATAATAATATAAGTCCTTTCTACATGTAGAATTTTCATAATAGATAGATATTATAAAAATGATAGATCGAGCTCTCCATCCTCATTTTATAATCTCTATTATGAGGTATTATAAAATAGTTCAATTATAAAAAATGTAAAGTTACATTTATAATTGATAATTTTGTATACTTTATATTAATCAATGAGAGTAGAAAGCTCTCTTTTTAATTTAGAAAGGATAATAAAGTTATGAACAATTACAACGGTAAGCCTCGTATGTCCAATGAAGAATATGCAAAGATTAAGGCTGAGAAGCTAGCTTTCCAGACTAAGAGTGTTGAGATCATTGAAGCAACTTGTGATTTCCTTGAGAAGAAGATCTCTGATGCAAGTGTTCACAAGATCGCTATGCGTGATCTGCTTGCTTATCTGAACGGTGAAAAGGGATATAGCGCAGACGAGACTCGTTCTGTTTCTCGTCTCAATGATATCATCATTGATATTGCCAATGGCCGTATGAATAAGTATATCTCCGATGATCGTATGAACATTCGTGTTCTGTATTTCCATGAGCGTATGAAGACTACTTTTAAGAAGGAACTTCATGAGCGTATTGAGAATATGATGAAGAACTATCCTGCTCTGCTAAAATGGGTTGACACCAACGGTGAGGGCTACAAGACTGTTATGGAAGAAAAGAAGAATGGCTAATTACATCGAACGCGAAGATGATTGCTCATGCTCATCTTCTAACACTACCGTTGTAACTGACGATACTTATAAGAATGATGCTCTTGATAGATGGGATTGGCTTCTATCTGGATGGGATCAAATGTCCATACTTGAAAAGTTTCAGATTTTTATGCCATATCTTCATTATATCAATCTGAGAGACTTCTATAAAGAAAAATTCGATGAAGAACTGAACAAGAATATTGTAGAGAATTCTTATAAACTCTGCAGATCTTTCTCTGGTCAGTTTAAATTCGATCCTGATCAGCAAGGTGCACCTAATCTGATTATTACTTACAATCCTGTAGAAGTAGATCAGATCCCTTATGCTGGTCTAAAGAACAAGGTAATCGAATTCGGTGAAATGTTTGGAATCTATACAAAGAATCCTTTTATACCTACTGAATTTGATAATACCTGTCCTGGATGTTGCAATGAGTGTCCCAATTGTTAACTTGACTTGAATATCGGCCCAGAGGTATAAAGTTACCTCTGGGTCAATATTTTAGTAATATAACATTTTGAAAGGAGAACTATATGGAATGATAAGAGACATTAATGGAACAGTAAATCCGAAAGATCACGAGATGCTTATGCATTATCGAGATACTATGTCTAGAATAATTCACTCTATTCATCCAGAAATGGATATTAGAGACATTTATGCTGGTGTAGAATATTCGATAGCTAAGCGATTTCAGAATTTTACTCTGACTGTAAAAAATAATTATACAAACTCTGATCCTCAACTAACAATGCTAGAGTTGATTGATTATATTGCACGAAGAGAACCAATTCTGACAAGTTATGGAACTATGTTTAGAAGACATGATGTAGTTCCTAATCCTATGGCGAGAGTCATTCAAAACTTCCTAGACCTTCGAAAAATTCATAAAAAGGAAATGTTTAAATATCCTAAAGGATCAGAACAATTTGAGAAATATAATCTATTACAAGCTTTGGACAAGATAGATGTAAATGGTTAACTATATAGCCCCATTAGGCTGGAAACGGTCAAATGGTAACACCAAGAAATTGCTGGGAAGTCTTAAAGCCTAATTGCTAATATGTGTAGATATTAGAGCGAAAGCAGAAATAATAATTAGGATGATATATGGTGATAGTAAGCCTAAGTATTTTTAAACCAAAATAGACAATCAGCATCCAGCTTAGAGAAATAATTCTCTAATAGGTTCAACGACTAGTTGTAGAGCTCAAGTGAGTCTCGAAATCTGGTGTACCTAAGTCATAGAAATATGATATGGTAGTGATATAGTCTAGTATCCTAGAGATAATCTAGGGAAGTTCATTAGAGAACTGTGTAAGTGAGAGATAATATCAACGACTTACATGAATATTGCGATATACGGGTAAACTAAACTGCCCCTTCTTGATGTGAGTCAAGAATGATAACAAGGGTTAAAATTGGGAAAGGGCTACGGCTCTAATCAATTGCGAAAGCTTATGAGAAATCATAAGAGACGCTTATCGACTATCCTCTTAAGAGGAGTAGGCCCCAAGTGGGGACGGCTGTCTTGTAAACGTAAGACCGTTTAATTCGAAAATCCTGGGTCTATATAAAATAATTTATATAGACTATTATATAGTCACAACTTCTAGGCAACACCTAGAGAAGTTCATAAGAGAACTGCGTAGAAGAGAGGATTAATCCATTGATTAACTCCAACGAGCTACGTGAAGATTTTGTGGTTGGTTTGTATGTATCGATTTTGTTCGACCTCAACATTGCACCTTCTGTAACATCTATCGGTAGATCTCTAATTAGTTCTGCAATTCTTTGCTTTGAAGGATTCCTTGGGAACAATGTTAAGTTTGGAAGTCTTAATGATGTTCTCATCTTTATTGACAATGTAAGAATGGAGGGAAATGACTGGAAATATAATGATTATGAAGTTCTTGGATTTAATGGTTTTATTTCTCCAGATGAATGTTTTAATAAGATCATTCTAAATTGTGGTTTTAAATATGTTCCTACAGAACAGGATATGGAAACTGTATGGAGAATTATTCAAAATTGTAATCAGATTGAATTGAATAGATTGTTCTATAAGAATAATCTTTATTGTTTTATGGACTTGCCTATTGCAAGAGATTTGATGATAAAGATTATTACTGGAATGAAAACTCCTTATATTGAACCTGCTAAACCTCCGAAAGAAATAATCGGATATCTTGATCAGCTTCGTGATCTATTGATGGAATATGTCTTCTACTGTCATCAATATATGGATAGAATGATTAGAAATAAAGAAATGATTAAGACAGTATCTATTGTATCTGATACTGACTCGTCTTTCATTTCTTTGGATGCTTGGTATAATTATAATATCCAGTATCTTCAGAATTATGACTGTCCTATTATGCATCAACAGATTGATGTATTTAAGTATCTAGAAGCTGAAAAGAAGAAAGAAGATTATTTCTGGAAAGATACAGAAACCCCAGATTGGTATAATGCTGTAGATAAACAGGTTGCAATAAGTTTCTTAAAAACTGATAGTTTTGGTGACATTGCAAACCCTGATGAATTAGCAGCTATTGAATTTCTGGAAAATAAAAAAGATTATGATTTCTTTAATGAAGAGATTATTGAGCAAAAGAGAATGATTGATGCTACGAAGATTATTCCTCAGGATAATGTAAAATTTGCATTGATCAATATCATGTGTTATATTCTCTCTTCTGTAATTAATCAGTATATGATTGATTTTACTAAGGAATCTAAATCTTTTAGAGGAGCTGATAAATGTAAGATCAACATGAAGAATGAGTTCTATATGTCTCGAATCATGTTGACAGATGCAAAGAAACATTATGCAAGTCTTCAGATTCTGCAGGAAGGCAATTATCTTGGAAGTGGCGTATTGGATGTCAAGGGTATTGATTGTCTAACTAAATCTTCTACTTCTAAAGATACCCAGAAAGCATTGAAAAAGATTCTTCTTGAAGATATGCTTACTGGAGATTCTATTGATCAATTGAAGTTGATCAAAGACATTGCTATTCTTGAAAAGACCATTTATAATGATCTTGTTTCCGGATCTAAGAAATATTACAAGCCTGCAACTATTAAGTCTATGGATAACTATGATGATCCTACTAGAATTCAAGGTGTTAAAGCAGCAATGGCATGGAATTATATCAAGTGTGATCTTCCTGGATTTGATTTGAATGATAGAAATGCCATTGATGTAATCAAGGTTAAAGTTGATAAATATACCTTGGAAACTATTAGAGAAGATTATCCAATGCAGTATGTAAAGATCTGTGAATTGATTGATCTTAATAATACAGGATTAGTAGAAGGTAGAACAATTAATAAAGTTTTCAAAGGAAAGCTTGATACTATTGCACTACCTAAAGATCTTCCTGTTCCTGATTGGTTGAGAAAATTGATTGATTATGAACAGATCATTTCTGATAATCTTGGTAATTTCCCTGCATCGTCTGCTGGTATTGGCCAATTCGGTGCAAAGAGAGCAAACTTCTCTAATTCTGTTCGAATGTAAATTTTAAGAAAGGGATAGACTTTTCGTCTATCCCTTTATTTTTTTTTACAATACTTAAATTCAAATAGGTATTATAACAATGATGAGGATAAATGATTTCCTTATCAGAAGTATTCTATATTTTATTTAAAGGAGGTCCAATATTATGGACAACAAAACTATCGGCAAAGGAACTTTCGATATCACTCCTCGCGAAGAATTTTTCGAGGACACCAAGGAAAAGCGTCAATCTCTTCCTCGACAGAAGAGGAAGTACAATCGCACCTTCAGGATTACTGATGAAGAGGGGGTTTGCAAAACATATTCTATGGATAGGAAAGTATCGTATGCAGACTTTATCCATTGGCCTAAGGATATTCAAATTAAATATCTCACTGGTATTATTAATAAATATCCTTCTGTCACTGTGGCTGCTATTGCCAATATGATGCATTGCTGTTACAAAACTTTCTATAAGATCAATATTGATCTAGGAAACATTATTCCCATCGGCAAATCTGGCAACCCTTATAAAACAGCCAAAGAAAGCATTGAGCAGTTTTATAAGGACTTTGGTGTGGAGTATAAGAATAGTGTCAAGAAAGAAGAAAAAACAAACGGCAATATTCACATCAATTCCATGAGCATGGAGGTAAGTTTCAACATCGATACAGACGATATTGTAAAGATGCTGAAAAGCAATGGCTTCAGTGGTGAAGTAACTATCACCATTAAGAAAAATATTGACAATTAAAAGGAGATTGTATTATGAACAACAGTGCACTTATCGATTATTCACTTTCTAATGAAGCTCTTATCCTTAAGAGCAAACTTGAAAAGTATGATCACATTATATTCCATAGCGGTGTATTCCATGCTGATGAAGTTTTCGCATCAGCATATCTTATGCTGGTCTATGATTGGCTTGGAATTCCTTTCCCCAAATGGGAAAGGAAGAACGTCATTTCTGATGAAATGACAGAGCAGAACGGCTACCTCGTCTACGATGTAGGCGGTGGTCGTTTTGATCATCACTTTAGAGAGGAGCTTAAGCAGCGTCGTCCTGATGGCAGTCCTTATGCTGCATTTGGACTAATCGTTCGAGAATTTCATGATGGATTCTTGAACGATTACGAATATCAGGAATTTGATAAGTGGGTTAAGACAATTGATTATACTGATAACACTGGTGCATATAATGGTATCAGTGATGAAATCAGTTGTATGAATCCGACATGGGATTGTCCTGATCCCAATATCAATATTCGAGTTGCTTTGGCAATCTCTAAAGCTAAGGATACGTTAAGCTATAAGCTTGAACGTATTAGATCCGATTACAGAGCCAAGGCAGTTCTGGAGAACGCTCAAGATATCGAATATGGAGTTGTATATCTTGACTATTACGCTCCTATTGGCAAATTCATGAGCGACGTTGATGGGCTTGAATTCTATGGTTCTCCATCTAATCGTGACATTGGCAAATACAATGTCATTGCAGCAAAAGATACCGATGGAGTAAACAAGAAGTTGTTCCCTAATAAGTATCGTGGACTTTCTATCAAGAGCCCCAATTTCGAGGAACTTCATTCTGAGTCTGGAATGACCTTCTGCCATCCTGGTGGATTTATGGCAACTTTTAATGATAAGAAAACTGCAAAACAGTTCTTTATCAAGCACCATAATGAATTTGAAATTCCTGAGAAGAAAGAAGAGGCTAAAGAATAAAATGAATCATTTGGTCGTTGAAAAAGTCCATAAAGATAGTGAGCTTCCTATGGTTGAGATTAATGTTTATTCTACTCATTCTGCAACCAAGAAGATCTATCAGGGGATGTTAAAATTCACAGGAACGCGATTTGAAATTTATCGCGTTTATAACGGTGAAGAAACCCAATCTATGATTGGGGCTTCGCCAGAAGTCCAGTATGAGAAATACGTAAAGGAATATAAAATTCCTAAAATGGAAATCATCGGCATTATGAAATGCCAGATCATGTATGCAATTAATGATTATTGCTGCATTATCAATGATCTCTATAAAGGGTTTATTGATACTCCTAGAGTATTTCCTCATAAAGTAACTTCAAAGCTCTCAGATGTTGAGAGTTTCATTGAACTTTGTTACTTCATGATTAGTTGACAATTAAAGAGGGATTGGATTTAACTCCAATCCCTCTTTATTTTTTACTAGATGAAGCACTTTTATATAATTACTTATTATATAGGAGGTTTCCAACTATGTCTCAGGCGGATAATATTTTTATTAAAACTTGTACCGATATTATTGAAAATGGTATTGATACTACAGGTGAAGAGGTTCGTGCAAAATGGGCCGATACTAATGAGCCTGCATATACCATTAAGAAATTTGGTGTAGTTAATCGATATAATCTTCAGAAAGAGTTTCCTGCACTTACTCTACGCAAGATTAATATTAAAGCTGCTATTGATGAACTCCTTTGGATTTGGCAGAAGAAGAGTAACAATGTGAAAGATCTTAATTCTCATATTTGGGATTCTTGGGCTGATGAAAATAGTACTATTGGCAAAGCTTATGGATACCAGCTTGGTAAAAAGTATCTTCATCATACTATCCCTGATTATCCTACCCATGAATTGTATGAAGAGTTAGCTGCTTATCCTAGTTCTTCTGTTATTATGAAGAACGGTAAATACTATGTTGCTCTTGATCAGGTCGATGGAGTTCTATGGGATCTGAAGCATAATCCTTTCTCTCGCCGTATCATGACCAATATTTATAATTTCAATGACCTTCATGAAATGAATCTTTATCCTTGTGCTTACTCTATGACTTTTAATGTTACTAGAGATAAGGAAGATGGTCGTATGACGTTGAACGCTATTCTAAATCAGCGTTCTCAGGATATGCTTACTGCTAGTAACTGGAACGTGGTTCAGTATGCGGCTCTAGTGATGATGTTTGCTAAGGTATGTGATATGTATCCTGGTGAATTGGTTCACGTAATTTCTGATTGCCATATCTATGATCGTCATGTTCCTGTAGTACAGAAACTTATTGAGAGACCTATTCTTGATGCTCCTACAGTATGGATTGATAAAGTAGATAGTTTTTATGATTTTACAGTAGATAATATTCACATTGAAAATTATAATGCTGGTCCTAATGTAAAATTCCCTGTAGCAATTTAATATAAATTAAAAGGAGAATACATCAAAATGGAAAAACTAGCTGTCCGTGGAGCCAAGGTTGGTGAAGATTACCGAGTAGGTAATGATGTTGTGCGAGTATTGTATATTGCTCAGCGTAATGACACTGGTGAATATCTTGTTGCATATTGTCCTTTTAATTATATTGAAGAAGATTGTAAATCTAGTGATACTACAGATAATGTGAGATTAATGCCTATTTCACAATGGAGAAAAATTGCTCATAGAGCAGATAGGACATGATAAAATGAATACTGAGATTCATGTAGGAGAAATCTATGTACATCATAAAGGTAACTATGTAAAAGTACTTGCTAAATGTAAGCATACTGAAACTAGTGAAAATATGATTGCATATATTCATGTATATAATGCAAGAAAAGAAAACACAGATCCTAATTTATTCTTTACCAAGCCTGGTGATACTATTTGGGTAAGACCTGAAAGTATGTGGTTCGATGAAGTAAAACCTGGAGTAACTCGCTTTACTGAATTTAATAAGGAGAAATAATTCGCTATGATGAAAGCTATTGTGTGCGTAGATAAAAATTGGGCAATTGGAAATAATAATAGCCTTCTTTTTAATATCAAAGAGGATATGGCTCGATTCAAGGATATTACAATGGGTAAAACTATTGTATGTGGTCGTAAGACATTAGAATCGTTTCCTGGAAAGAAACCTCTTCCTGGAAGAAAAAATATTGTCATGACTAAGCATTGGGATAAACTTGACCATAAATCTTTATTTGGCGCTAAGTATGCGGGATTTTTCTTAGCTCCTGAAGGTGGAATTCGTAATCCTGATATAGATGAAGCAGAGTATAGATCTTCTTTTGCTGTTAGAAGTAATCCTGAAGTTAAAACTCCTAACAATAGAACCATGATTTTCTGGGTAGAAAATCTTCGTGGTCTACTAGATACAGTAGAAATCATTGGAGACAGTGAAAATACTATTGTATGTGGTGGAGAACAAATCTATAGACTTCTTCTTCCTTATTGTGATACTGTATATGTAACTAAGGTTGCTGCTATTGCTCCTGAATATGATGCAGTATTTCCTAATCTGGATGAAGATGATAATTGGAGAGTTGCTGAAACAGAGGCTTGGAGAAATGTCCATGGTAAGTATGACTTCACCTTTAAATTTATGACTTATAAGAGGAAATAATTCGCTATGATGGAACTGAATAATGTAATTATCAATATGAGCTCTCTTATTGATGATGGAAATGTAAGCACTAATATTGAGAGATTTTCTAATCCTAATAGAATTTATGAAAGATTCATGGAAATCAAATCTAGTATTCCTTATGAAGGATATACTAAAATGATTGATTATGTTACACAAAACATTATGATTCTATTATCTTCTGCTGTTGATAAACAGCCTAAAGCTTTAAAAACAATTACAGACATTGATTTCTTAACAGCTTTAGATATGTCTGGTATTACTTTGAATAGAGAGTATACCAATAGATTTAATAGAGTTTATCGTGCTTATGTAATTAATCCAGCTAATAATGTTATCTATAATGAAGAGAATGCAAAATTACTTGGTAAGATTGCATATAAGTTTAATGATGATCTCGTTAATATTCTCGTCGAGATTGGTTTACCTGACAATCATGCATTATGGATTTCTGTAAATAGAAATTCTAGTACAGATGAACGTAGAAATATCAGACGCATGGTAAGAACTATGCAACATGTTGATCCTGGTATTATGGATGAACAAATGATCATTAATATCTTCTCTAAGACATTTAATGATCAACTTACTAATTTATTCATCTCCATTATGACTGATAGATTTGATACCTTTGATGACGAGAATGAAAGGTATGTATATTCTACAGTATCAAATGCTATTCTTGATATTCTCAATACTATGGATGAGGATGAAATTAAGGATATCATTATTGAATATGAAGACGAATTAAAGAAGTCTGGTGTTTCTGGTAGATTCTCTTTGAGATCTATTAGCTTTGGAAATTATTATCATATTTGCAAAGCCATTGATGAAGTTGAGAGTATGGGTATTAAGGTAGATTAATTTCAATATTTACTTCCTTTCAATAAGATATTATATAATTGAATCCGATAGTAGACTATTATTGGATCAAGACGTACTTATCAATTGAAAGGAAGTAGTATTTATTATGAAAAAATTTATCTCTGCAATCCGTATCAATGTTGATACTCATGACGATGGTCGTGACGTTAATATGCTGATCGACTATACAATTGAAAGCGTAGATGATGGCGATTATGTCATCTATGTTGGTGACTATAAAGATCACCAGCAGCAAGAAGGCGTTCAAAACATTCCTGAACGGCACAAAGACTATATCAATGTATTTGATAGAAGACTTCCTAAGATTTTTATCAGGAAAGATAAGTCTTTGAAGAGTCAGAATATTAAAACTGTGTTGACTGATGTTCGTCGAGACAAAGGTGTTCTGATGCCCATCTACAACTTCATTGGATCTATCAATGAGGCTCTTGATAAAGTTCCTGACATCATTCTCAACAATGCTGTCAAGGCCTGTAAGAAAGCCTATGATAAAGCGATGAAGGATGAAGATTCTGGTGAAATCAAGAAGATTCATGTATTGATTCCTGTATGGAATCCTGAATCGGAAGGATTCGCAATTCGGATCAATATTATTGATAGAATCTTCGTTATTCTGTTTTGATTATGTGGTGGTGAGTAGAAATGCTCACCACCATTTATTTTTAGGAGATTTATATATGTATAACAATATAAAATATAAAAAAGAATGTAAGTTCGAAATAAAAAGAACTGCAATATTGGATTGGGATACATTTGCAAACATTATCTTTCAATCTGGATTTAAATTTTCAAATTATTATATCCAAGATATGCTAGGAGTATCTGCAAGTGATATTGATAGCCATGGCCATAATGGTATGGATCTAATCTATATTACAAAAAGAATAGCTAAACGTATTTTCGATGCAAATGATCTTTATAATTGTTCTTTTTCTATTGATGATAAAAATGGAGAAGTTACAATTATAGCATATCAATCATTTAACTACGATGATTATGGAGATAATGAAAATGAAAAAGTTCGTCCCAAATTAAAGAATATTGAAATAGATGATTATGATAAAATCATTGTACCCAAACAACCTAAAGCAAAAAGAGGTAGACCTAAGAAAAATATTACTATTGATACAGATCATATTGATGATAATGCAAAATCGGATAATAAACCAGCAGATAATGATCCAATTATCAAATTCTTAAATGATGAAAAGATTGGTGCAAAAGTAGATACTGCCATAAAAACAAGGTATACTATCGAAATGCAATATGAAGATTTTGCTAAACTATGTGGATGTGCTGGATATAGCATTACTGATATTAGTAAAATAAAATATTTTAGTAATCTTGAACTTATACCAATGAATATAAATAATAAACAAGTATATATCGAAACTAAATTGTTTGTGAGAAATGTTTGCATTAAAACATTTGGAGATAATATCGATGATATAAGTTTTACTATTGATGATGAAAATAGAAAGATTACTATCATGATGGTAATAAATCCATTATCTGCTCTATAAATGTAAAAGAGGAAGTAGATAAAACTACTTCCTCTTTATTTTTTTTTCTATTAATCTGACGCTTCTACTAAAATTAAGCAGCGAACTCAGAGTATAAATAATACATATATGATTGAAGTGAAAATGACTTCAACAGATTATTCTAGTGAGTATCTAATTAATGCAATTCCAGATACGACTGACAATATTACGATGATATTAGTAAATGTAGCACATTCACAATATACATCTACAAATGAAAGATTTATTATTTATTTATTTTATTCATGTAAAATTAATAATAGTAATAATTTTACATTTATTAGATCACCTATGGTTGGAACCATAAATATTTATTATATTTCTATATAATAGCAATCTGACGCTTCTATAAAAAGACTTAATAATATTTATATTGATACTAAAGGATATAAATTAAATGATATAATGATTGGATATGAATTATTGAATTTAAGTACATACGGCAGTACAATCTACTAGGTTTGTAAAGAAAATGGAAAATTATATTGCAAATACATAAATCACTACTCTGATAGTGCAGTATCTGGTAATACAGATTATCATGCAAACATTGTCTATATTTAAATTATAAACCAATAGAGAGAAATCTCTATTGGCTTTTCTTTTTATTTTTATTATTTTTTAAATAATATGACGCTATTACGAAGTAGTCTGAGAAATCTGCCAAACGCCTCTAAAATGGCCTAAAATGGGGTATTTAGAGGGTAGAAATTTGACGATTTCTACCCTCATATTTTTATATCTTATTTAGTATATGTTTCATATAATATCATTTTTAATTTAAAAATATGTAACAATATGATAATGAAGATTGCGTTAAAATGAATGAACGATTCGTTAAAATGTTTTGAAGATTTCGATATACAGATTTATCCATTGTAATTGAAGACTATAAGAAGCGTCAGATAATTTGAAGGTTTCGTTGAATTTATTTTATTGAAGGCTACGTTTAAGATCTTATTCGGTGTGGTCTTTATGATCACCCCGCAATTTCTTTTTTAAAATAGTTACTCAAAATCAAGCCAAAACAGGTAAATTTAGAGAAAGGAAACTAAAAAATATGGCTAATGTTGATCATATTAAGGTAGGATCTACGTCTTACGACATATCTCCTTCCCCTACTGGTACTCTTACTACAGGTACTGGTGGATTCTCTTCTAGCGATGTTGCCCAAGCAAGTGCAACATCTTGGACTAATGTAGGTCAAATTACTACTTCCGATAACCATGCTAGTATCTTTACTAAGATTACTCAGATGGCAAAAAATGTCCGCTATCTGTACAATGTTCTTGGTACTGGCTTCTCTACTGGCTCTACTGTTAAGGGCCAAATTGATGGCAAAGCACCTTCTAATCACTCTCATAAGGTTGCTCAACTACCTACTTCTAGTACTCAAGTTAACTCCAATGACTACATTCCTACCTCTGCTCTGATCTATTCTATGAATCAGACTCTGACTTCGCTAAATGACGCTTATCTTCCTATAGCAGGAGGAACAATGACTGGTACTATTAATTTTGGTAGTGCTAGTTATTATGTAGATAAAAATGGTGTAGCAAAATTTAGTAAATGTTATGGTGCTGTATATAATGACTATGCAGAGTTCTTCCCTAGAGGAGAATATACAGAACCTGGAGATATTATTGCATTAGATGAAAATAATAAAGAAGAGAAATATATTAAAGCTACTAATAAAAGTAGTATTATTGCAGGAGTTCATTCTGATGAATATGCTATGATTATTGGTGGAGAAACAGTAGATACTGGAGATGATTATATTTCTAAGAATATTAAGAAATATATTCCCATAGGATTATGTGGACGTGTATATGTAAAGTGTATTGGTAATGTAGATATTGGAGATTATATTATCCCTTCTGATATTCCTGGAGTTGGAAAGTCTAGTAAAGAATATTCTAATCTATCTGTAGGCAGAGTAATAGAATCTTCTAATAGTAATAATAATATTCATAAAGTAAGAATTATTATTGGAAAGGAGTAATATAATTATGGCTACTAATAAAGGTGGATTAATTAGTGCTAGTGATTTTACTGCACTTAAGAAACTTGTAAAATCGGAGATTACGCGTAGATCAAATTCAGCAAGTGTTGGAAGTATGAAATCCTATAATGGAACTTCATATGATTATACTA